TATGTTTTTAGTTTTTCAATGGTCAGACCTTCAGTGTTAAAAATATATATTTTAGTTTTTCAATGTCGGGACCTCCCGGTGTTAAAAAATATGTTTTTAGTTTTTCAATGGTCGGACCTTCAGTGTTAAAAAATATATATTTTAGTTTTTCAATGGTCGGGACCTTCCCCTGCTAAAAATATGTTTTGGTTTTTCAATGATCATGACCTTCAGTGTTAAAAAAATATGTTTTGGTTTTTGGTTTTCCAATGACCATGATCTTGTGTTAAAAAACATCGGACCAGAGGACAAGTTCTCTCAGATGAATTCTTTGATGTAAGTCTTGTCGGTCCAGACATCACAAGAAAATACATGTCCGTGTACCGAGTCAGTCAGTGAAAGAGAACCAATGACCGAAAGGGCAATACCTAACATCTCAGGTGTACAGTACTCGTGAGTGTACTTGTTGACCGTGTGAGTCTTACCATCAAGGAGTCGTTCTCTCATGGTCTCGATGAGATTTTTCATTGCCTTGTCATGGTTCTTTTTTTTCTTTTCGTACAAGACCATCGGGTTCTCCTGGTTGTATTCCCATGCCCTCTCTTCAAACGTACGAACGTTATGTCTGTGTTTGATCTGATCAAGTAATCCTGTGTAAACACCCAGGCAGTACATTTTATGATCTTCCTCAGAAGTATCATGACCCCTGACCAAGGTGTACATCACATGTTTAATAATGTCCGGGACAGACTGAGATGTCTTGATCCTGGAGTAAAGACCCTGGGTGTCATACTTTCCTTTGTTGAACTGTTCCCCTAGAAGGTCATCGTGTTTACGTCCACGCATGTTGACCCAGACCTTGGTCTGGTGTTTCCTTTCTTCTATCAGAGGTTTGTGACACTGGGTCCAGTCAAGAACACTTACCATACAAATGATCTTGGTAAGTCCCGGACATATCTCTGCCAATGCATTGGTGAACGCATTGACCTCTACCCAATTGACAAATGATTTTATTCCTACAATTGTCAGGTCTCCGTTCCCTACTCCAAGATGTTTCATGATTGTCATGTCTTGGCCGACCATGTCCGGATGAATGATACATGCAAACATGGAACTCTGGACCTTCTGGGTGATCATGGTATTTACCATGTCTTCTGTCCATACGTTCCTGGTACTGGTAAAGATTAATGTACTGGTCGAGCGTAAGTCATCAACCCGATCTCGTAAGACCTTCTCGGTCCAGACTCTGAATGAAGTTCTATTGTCCATTTTTTATTGTTCGGATAAACAGAATTATTAATTATAAAGTTATTTTTCATTAAAAACTTCAGAGGTCATGACCCGGTCCAGTACAAACTTCCATCTCCAAAAATCCGGAGTGAACAGGTCGGTCATGTTATCTTCGTACGACAAGTAAGATCCGACCACTGAAAATAAAGAACCCATTTTTTCCAAGAACTCTGGATCTCCCGGGTCAACCATTTTTATGAAATCATTGACCTCAGGAACAGACTTGTTCTTGTCCAGGACCGAATTGTTTTCAGGAAATATCCCGGGACCAAAAGTAAAATCTGATAATTTAACAGGGACATCTGGTTTGTTCTGGAACAGTTTAAACTGAGCTCCGACTCCGACGTACAATCCTAGTCTGTACATCCCTTGGCCGGTTCTTACAATGTTCTTGGCCCGGTCAAACAAAATTACTGGCTCCCTGGTCGGACCATGTATACAAGGTCTGTGCATACAAGGGGTGTCCGTACAATGTCTGTCCATGATCCAAGAGTCCACTATCCCAAAATGAAAATCAGAAAAGTCTGTGAATTCTGTGATCCGGTCATGTAAGATGAATACCCTAGAGAGTTCTTTTCTTACCTTGACCGGGTTATATCTTGGACTGAGGTTCCCCCTATGTTGTACAGACGGGATCAATGACAAAATCAATTTTATATTCGGTAACTTTGGTATCAGATAATTTATCAGTATCCACTGTTTATGAGTCAGGACATCAATGACCAACATTTTTATTTTTTTATAATAGTTGACCTCCCCGTGTGTTTCTATGAAGGTATGAACATGTTTGTTGGCACGATACAGAACAGACTTTATCAGTCCTTGGACAAAAATGTTTTTGACCGGTCCGAAAACCACTATCTCTGTGTTGTTTAAAACATTAGTGTTGAGTCCGCTCCTGATCAAACCAGGAAATTCAACGTGTTCTACCAACATTTTTCAACATGTACAAAAAACATCTTTTTTCTTTTTTAAAAAAACTCTTCCAGGGTCAACCTGTTCCTCCAGTAATCAGGAGTAAAAATAAAACAGGTAGGTCCGTCCCTGAAAAGATACGACCCTCTGATCGACAACATTGTCCCGAAGATGTCACAAAAGTCCATCTTACTGTCACGCAACACTCCTCCCTTCCACTCTTGCAGGACAGTGTAATAAACCAAGAAGTTATTTTGCTCAAATGGACTGTCCTGAACAAAATTATTGGCATAAATTCCGTTGTTGTGAGAGTAATTATCGATCCCGACCTGATCACGATCGTATGCTTCCATCTTGAAATTACCTCCTTGGTTGTTGTAAAGTCCTAGAGCAAACATAGGGTCTTGTCCTAGGGTCTTTTGATTCAACATTTCAAATGTGGTCGAGACCACATGGTCTACTGAATCGCCACTTGAGAAAGCAATAGGCCAGGCCGCTTCTGTTCCCTCGACGAAACTTTTATTATTTACAGGACCGTGCATCACACAAGTGGCAGAGACATACACCTGAACAATGTCTGATCGGTCCAGGACCGGAACACCCACTGTCTTGTAATGATCTGAAGACATCATCATGACAACGTGCTTGACAGAAGGAAGTTCATTGACAAACCGATTGATAGCAGGTGATGTCCAGTCAGCATCCTTCTCGACACCGACAACCAGCATGTTACCACCTCCCTTTCCTAGTCGTCTGTAGACCTTGGCCTCCTTGGGATCAACTCCGATGTATTCCACGATACACGTGGCAGACTCTGTCACACAAGAAGTAATCATTGACATGATAAATTCTCTTGTGTACGTATGGTATTTGGAACTGAGTACAAGAGTACTTGTTCTCTCCAGATCTCTTGTGTTTACCTCGTTATTGAACAGACCAGGGTAATCAGTGTACCTGGTCAGATCGTGCTCAGTGGCAGTTGGAAAAGGCCGACTGTCAATAGGCTCGTCCCTGACAAGAATGTTACTGTACTTGCACAACATTTTCTTTCTGGTTTTTACTGGCTGGTTTTACTTTCTGTAAAAAGAACCTTGACACAATTATGTATGTACGTATGACTTTTATAAAAATATAATAAAATTTCCATTATCAGAATAATGGTTTCTCAAATGATGATCAGAACCAGGTCTTTTCAAGTCCTGCGGTGTCGTAAGCGGGCTTCTTTGAAGGAGGACTTCCTCTGGCTCCTTCCTGATCAGACACAGAAGAGTCGGTCCATTGATCAGAAGCGTCCTTGAATTCTTCGGTCTCTGTCTCCTGGCGGGCCTTTCCACAGACACAGTTTTCAGGACTGGCCATACAAGGTCCGGAATCTTCAGAATCATACGAAGAATCATCTTCGTGGTCGGTATTGTTATCCTGATGCTCTTGGTAATCATCTGACCCGATACAATCAAGACACTGGCAAATGAAATCTGACTCTGGAGTCACTCGGTCCCGTTCATAAATGCCATCCTCATCAAACTGACCGGTCATGAAGTCGGTAGGGCAGTGACTTTCCAGGACAGTCAGTACACATTTCAGTTTCCAGAAGTCGGTCCCGAACACAAACACCGGGTTTTTGCCTGCTTTGAGATTGTTGTAAGAATCCAGTGACCCAAGAAAAGAACCGAATCGTTCCATGGTCATGTGGGTGTAATCCAGGAGCATGTGATCATGATCATAGTCATCAAAATCTTCTCCGAACGACCGAGGTCCTGTGGTGTCTCTACAGGAAGGATGTATCATGTCATCGGGGAACACTCCCTGGGAACGACTGAGACTCGACCCTCTCATGAAACAAGAAGCCAGTCCGTTGTAGATTCCTGACACGTAAGCAGGAGATCTCCTGACCTGACCCGGTACGAAGGAATCACGGATCTGGGTGTCTGTCTGAATACCATGTTCCAGATCTTTCAAGAGCTCCATTGTCGTGTCAATCATTGCTGAGACGTCTGGACCAGCTGGGTTGATTTTATCCCAGAATGTATCAGAGTCCCTGAGTCCTCCGACAAAGTCAGGGTTGTTACACTCTTGGTTGTTGTGAACATCCACAAACACCTTCATGAAGTGACCTCGGACAGAAACTGGACATTGAGAACCACATGTTACCCAGTGTTCCATCGAGATCATACAAAAGACCTGCTTGAAATTGATCAGGAAGTCAATGAACGGGTCAAGTCTGTACCAGTTAGCAGGATTGTCGATTCCGACGACCATCAGAGACTTCCCGTCGTATCCTAGTCCTTTGTAAATGTCATGTTGTCTGGCACCGACAGGCCTCGGCACAAAGTTGAGCAGAGAAGTAGCCGTTTTCTTGGTGTATCCCATGGACTTGACCAGGGAATTCGTGTAAGAACCGTAGACCGAAGTGAAAATGACCGTGGTGACTTCCAGGAGCTCTGTGTTACTTACAGGATCATCAAGAAGATCCCGAAGATATGACCCAGAGTCACCTCCATGATCCTCCTGGTGATTTTCTGGGAAAAACTTCTTGGTGAACTCTCCGACAGTGTACTGAGATCTCAGTGGTGGTCTTGTCAGTGTGGTCTTGTCAGTGGCCATCTTGTCTTGTCAGTGGTGATCTTGTCGGGTCTTGTATGTAAGTGGTAAAAACCTTAATAATTAACAAGTATTTTTCTTTTTTAAAAAAAGTATATTCCTTTGGAGGTCATTCCTCCGGGTCATTCCTCCGGGTCATTCCTCCGGGTCATTTGAACACTCTCAGGGTATTTTTTATCTTCCAGTAATCAGGAGTGAGCACATAAGTAGGTTCCCCTGGTCTTTCTGTCCTGATAGAACCCATGACCGATAACATCCCTGCAGTTTCTAACATGACCTGAGGTTCCATGATTTTCTTCCAGGAGGGTTTTCCTCCCAGAGGTCCTCCTGGACAACCAGGTCCTCCTGGACAACAACCTGTGGTATGGTTGAATTGTTTCATCACGGTAATTTCTTCTGTGTCTCTGTTGTATAAATCTGGAGATTTTTGATAGTTTGACATCCCAAGGATTCCTTGTTCGTATGAAAAGTCCACGACAGAACTGTAAGGAAGAAGTTTTGACTTGATTCCTAGTTGAGCCCCGGCTCCGTTGTACATTCCAAGGATCATGTCTTTTCCTTTCCCCTCGGACTCTTTCCTTAGCTTTTCCAAGATCTCCAGGACCGTGTCTTCTTTGTCAATCTGAGGTACCATGGTCATACCAATGAAAAAATCTTGAGAACCCATGTCACCTAGATTCTGGACACTTATATAAGTCCTGGTCAGGTCCGGCCTGGGATGATCACGGTCCTTGATCTTGACCCAGTCTGGCAATGACACCATCCTGGCAATCAACTTCAGATTAGGTAGTTCATCCACAAGATCTTTGGTGTGCTCCCACATCCCGGCCCCTTCCATTGTCACGACCAACATGTTACCTTTTGTCATACCTGTGTATTTGTACACTTCTAATTTACATGGAGTTATGATTATCTCATTTAACATACGCCTACTTACCAGGTCCATGGCGTCAATTCTTTTTTTCTGATCATTGTATTTGACATACAGTGGAATCACGTCAGCGTGTATCAATGAATGAATTACTGTTTCACTGGTACGTAAATTATACGACGTAAATATTATTGTTGCAGTGGCATCCAAGACGTCACGTCTTATGTCATCTAGGTTTAATCTCTTGAATGCTTTAACGGGTACATTAGAGGACATCATTTTGTGTAAAAAAGTAGTTGATTATAATGTATTTTTTTTACATTTTATAAAAAATATATATTTACACTATTACGTACTATGGTGTCATTTAAAGGTGTCAAGACATAATTTACTTTTTAGAAAATCACTTGTGAATATGTAAAAGGGTCTTGTCATGTCTGCTTGTTTAGCTTTGTATGTTCCTAACACTGACAACATGGTTCCTAATCTATAAACATCGCGAGCATTCTGAATGGTGTTGTTTATGTTAAATTCACCGAAAAGCTCTACCATGATATGGTCCGGACTCTTAAGTGTGGGTGTATTATGAGGACATGTGTTTTGAAAATGCAATATCCCTCCTTGATAATCAAATCCGGCGTCTAATCTGTCAGAGAATGTGATCTTACACCTGGTAAGTCTTGTGGCCATTGCATTATAAAGCCCTAAGATGAATTCCGGACTTTTCCCTTCGCATTTTGTCTCTAATGTGGATAGTATGGTTTTCACTGTTGTGTTCCTTGACAGATCCCACTCTTGAAACCAGAGACTAGCAGTTCCGTCGATTACGTCAGGATGTTTCAGATCACCCAAGGTTCCTACTCTTATGTAAATGGTAAGATCAGGTATGTTCACGAGTTCTGGACATAGTTTGGAGTAAGAGTATTCGGATTCGTTTATTATGGCAGTGATCTTTTCCACGTTAGGTAATATATCCACTACTGTCTTGATATGTTGCCAATCAATACCGTAGTCGACTTCCACTACAAGAAGTACTCCTAGATTTTTCCCTATGTTGTTGTACATTTCTGGAATTTTTGTGGAGTAAGAATAGTTCGGATAGAAATCACATTTTATTGATTCGTGCACTGTGGAATAAAGTAATTTCAGAAGCAAGGCATCTGTGCATTTTCTGTCGGTCGACGTGAATATCACACTGGTCACTTCAGGAAATGACAAGTACTCTCTGTCGAAGAATCTCAGTAGTCCTGTCCTTTCTCGGGTACGGTTCACAATATTCTCGTAGTCTATGTCTATGTCTATGTCTGAATCATAATAGTCAGTGTCTGAATCATCATGTTCGTACGGGAAATAGTTTTCTATGTCATACAATGTGGTCCCCATAATAATTCCAAGAGTATGACATTACTCAGAACTATTGTTTTTTAATTTTTTTAAAAAAATAGAGACATGGGGGTTTTTTGGGGGGGGATTATTATATTATGATAAAAATTAATTTGGGGTTTTTTATAAAAGCATCTTATTACATACTACATACTACATACTACTAAAATGTTTTTGGTGAAAGGGACCAGGGACCAGGGAAAAGACAACAAGGAAGTTTTTTGTTTTTTTATAAAAGCATCTTATCACATACTACTAAAATGTTTTTGGTGAAAGGGACCAGGGACCAGGGAAAAGACAACAAGGAAGTTTTTTGTTTTTTTATAAAAGCATCTTATCACATACTACTAAAATGTTTTTGGTGAAAGGGACCAGGGACCAGGGAAAAGACAACAAGGAAGTTTTTTGTTTTTTTATAAAAGCATCTTATCACATACTACTAAAATGTTTTTGGTGAAAGGGACCAGGGACCAGGGAAAAGACAACAAGGAAGTTTTTTGTTTTTTTATAAAAGCATTCATACTTCATTCATACTACTAAAATGTTTTTGGTGAAAGGGACCAGGGACCAGGGAAAAGACAACAAGGAAGTTTTTTGTTTTTTTATAAAAGCATCTTATCACATACTACTAAAATGTTTTTGGTGAAAGGGACCAGGGACCAGGGAAAAGACAACAAGGAAGTTTTTTGTTTTTTTATAAAAGCATTCATACTACATGCTACATTCATACTTCATACTACATTCATACTACATTCATACTTCATTCATACTACATTCATACTTCATACTTCATACTTCATACTTCATACTACATTCATACTACATTCATACTACATTCATACTACATTCATACTTCATTCATACTTCATTCATACTTCATTCATACTTCATTCATACTTCATTCATACTTCATTCATACTTCATACTTCATTCATACTTCATACTTCATTCATACTTCATACTTCATTCATACTTCATACTTCATACTTCATTCATACCCAGTACACAAGATCAAGACAACTACTTTGTCTCTGAAGGCCAGGCAGGTCAGGTGTCCTCACTGCAAGATCCAGATAGTCCAGTCTGTGTCTGATCTCGATCATACTCCTCCTGTAGTAATCCATGGTGTTGCCGTCCTCGTAGTAATACTCTGGATCGTCGTCAGATTCGGATCCAAAGTCAGAGCCGTTGTCAGACCCGAAGTTGGTGTCCAAATCTCCTCCTGTAGCAGCATCGACCTGGTAGATGTTGATGTCGGTGTCGTTGTCGTAGTCAGGCATGACCAGAAGATTAGGATCATCCATGATGTCGTAATCTCCGGTCATGTCGTACGGAACAACGCCGAATCCGAATCCGAAATCATCATCCTCCTCATCATTCAGTGGAGTGTAGGTCTCACCTGAACAGACATAATCACCGTCTTCATTTTGTCTGAACAGATGGGGCCTGTACTCATTTCTGAGAGCAGTGAACCAGTTGTCCCAGGTACGAGATGATCTTGCATCTGAATCAGCCTGTCCCAGTCCGACGTCGATATCCACCAGGTCATTGTCATACACCTCTCTCTCGAACATGATCCCGATGTCATCAGGTGACACGATTGTGTCATCGATAGGCCAGTCGTTCGCAAGTACGTACTCGGATCTGTCAACAAGTTCTGGGGTCTCTCCTCTGTCGTCCTCACTCGCTCTCTCCAGCAGATTATGAATCCTCACTCGCTCGCCATCTCTCTGATCCCTCAGTTGATCAAGCCAGTCGGTTTCCTCAGTGGTAAGTGGTCTCACAGTGGGTGGAGGAAACTCGTACTCTGTCCTAGTCTGGGATTGCCCCCTCCGATTCTCGAACCAGGCCCTCTGAGCATCTGTCAACGGGAACATTCTCTGAGAAACTCCTGCTCCCTGGTCATTGCTCTCTCCGGTTTCGTACAGGTCTTCTTCTTGTTCTGGCTCCTCTGCTCTCTGACAACAATCCTTGATCCAGGCTTTGTATCCAGCAGACCCCATGACTTCTTCCAACTCGCGGTCTACATCAAGTTCAATGACTTCACCGGTCCTGCTTTGAACTGCGTTATCGATGTCTTCGCTCAGCTCTTCCCACTCTCCTGGTTCACTGTTCACAGAATACATAGGACGTTGTCCCAGGAGGAGGTCGACAGCATCTTCAGTCCACTGCCATATTTCTTCCGGAGAAGCAAGTGGCAGAGACTGATTGGTGTGATCGATCTCATCCTGTTTCTTCCAAGCCTGGACTCGGTCCTTAATACTTTCGGGTGAAAGGTCCTCATCCTCCGGCTCCTCAAAACAGGTCGGCATGCCATTGTTCCATGATGTACGAGTCCAGAAACGTTCACGCGGTTCGTTGGAATAGTCAATCTTGGTAGAAGGTCCTCTCCCTGTCTGTTCTGTACTTTCCTCGTGACACTCGCACCAACCGTTTCCGGCACAGCACATGTCCTTGTAGTTAAGTCTTCCGGCCATTGTAGAATGAAATTCTCTGCTTTGGTTATTGCAAGTGTTTGTGAGTAATAACAACTATGTTGATAACTGTCCCAATTGTATTCTTTTTTTTCAGTAAAGAATTCAATTCAAGAAGTAAACAATATAATTGTCAGTGTGTGTGATCACGCTCTCAATACATACGATTATTTTTCAGTAAATAAAAAAATTAATAAAAATTCGGACCAAAGAGTCCTGACCAAAGGATCCGGTATAAATTCTCACACATTAAATGATTTCCTGCATTCTGGGTGGTCTCTTGGGCTTATATGAAGGTTGATTATAATCTCCAGGTGCCATGAACATGACCCTGATCCCTCCGAATTTTCCAGGATCAGTAGATTTGCTTTCTGATCGTGAGATACCTTGAACAGGACTACTGGGTGGTGGTGGTGGAATATGATCAGGAAGTTCTATGTCGGGAATGTCTACAATCTCAACGAACTCTGTTGAGGCGTCAGTGGTATTCTTAGAGTAAATAGATCTTTTAAGTGGTTTTCCCTGAGTGAATCTTGATTTGAATCCGCGGTGATTAAACGCTGCCAGATTTAGCTCATGTTCTACATCAGGGTTATCAGAAAAGGGTACGACACGTCCACCTGTGATCTGACATCTTCCCTCGTCTGCTTCGTCAATGGACGGCAAAGGAGGAGAACATCCAGGTATCTTACGGTAGAGTTCTCCGAAATCTTCCTCCTTGTATTCACGTATGTAAATACAGTCATCATCTTGATCGGAATATCCTCTCATGATAGTGTTCACACTTACACTTTTGTCTTGATCATTGATCTTATCATCAGTACCTGGAATTCCTGTAAAAGGTTTGACAGTGTACACTGTACCATAATAATCTGCCCCGTCACTCGGTTCGTGATCACCGAGTCCGTGGGCCTCGACACAAGCAAAAAACCATTTTCTGATCTTGGAAAGCATTTTGTTGAAGTATGTCACAGATACTTTTTAAATTGTGTAGAGAGATACTTTTTTTATATATTTTTTCAAATATATAAAAAACATACACATGTCAATGGAATTATATAAAAAATTAGAGATTTACTCCTACGACAGCCCCGTTTTTAAGTGTTATGCATTTTGATAAATCATCAGGAACGACTTTTTTGATCTGGATATTATCGCGCCCTTCTAATGTGACTGTCATGGAAATCTGTAGTTGTCCGTAACAACGTAAGGCCAATATGTTATACGTGATGTTACCAAGGCGAAAACTAAACATGTAGTTTTCATCATTTATCATGTGATGATTAAGAAACACCGAATCATGATCCATGTAACATAACCATCTCATTATGAATTTCATGTTAACACATGGCTTCCGTGGACTTTTGTCCTCTCTGTCTTGTTTGACTTGGTAACAATCGTCCCATGTACATCCGTCAGGAAGAATATGATTCCGGACCTTTTGTAATGTAGGGTGATTTCTTACGTTCAGTTCCATATAAGTAGACGTGTTTGTTTCCGTGGTCATAGGATATTCTCTGAATGCTCCTGGATATATTTCATACTCTCCAAAGAAGATACCGTCCGTGTCCGACTTTGCGATGACAGACAAACAAAATGGTTTGATGCCGGACACAATCAAATGGGTGCGATTATCTAACGTTTTTTCTTTTATCCATTCGTCTATTTCGTACTCGTCTAATTCATACACTGAATGAAGTTTATAAAAGAATCTGAAATAATAAAATAAATTTTTAATTCTGCTTTTGACATCAGACATGATTATTGAAATATTTATTTTTTTTCATTTCTCCACGGCTATTGACATTTCATATATTATGATATGGCCTGTCTTTTTGTTTACTTCCAATAACGGACTCTGATCATTTGCGAAAAACACTTTTTCGTCGTCGTCTATTATACCAAGGTCTATGTTTTCAAGTACTACTTTGAACGGACCCAGGTGAGAAAAGCTTAAAGTACATGGTTGATACTCACCTGGTTTCTGCCCCCGTATGTCCCACATTCTACCAGTATTTTCTTCTGTTATGTATATACCATCTGGATCTGTGTATATACTGGTCCTGGTTAAATAAGGACCGTACTTTGTGTACATGTACATGGTAGAATCTGGTAGTGATTGATTCAAGTCGTTAAATTTTATTTTTATTTCAGTTATGGATCAGTGTATTTTAATCTACGATACACGTTAGGTAGTTTCCAGATGTCTTTATTTTTTAAATGTATCGGGACATCCAGGTCTTCTAATAATACAGATGCCAGATATAATACACTACTTAATTTTTCCATCAGATCTTTTTCTGTACGTGTGTGTGTACGTCGGATGTCAGTCTTGACAGGATTTTTTTTTCTTTCTATCAGGTGACTTCGTTTTTTCATGGAAGATTTTGAAAAAACTCTGTTGGCCAGGTCGTTCAATTCCATGATACATGTAGAGAACAGATCTTTCGGAGAGTTAGTAAATAATTCACCAGACAGATAATCTCCTGAAAAATTAATTTTTCTAACGTCGGTCGTAGGACACTCTCTGTATCTGTATTTTGATAATATTATGTTTGACAATGATTTATAAAATACCAACCCATAAACCTTACCGTGTATCAACATATTTTGTAAAATAAACCATGCTGTTTTTTGTAATATCTCTGTGATCATACATTGGTCGATCAATGGTATCAAGCCCTTTGTGTCTTGTATTGCCTTATTTATTATGTCTTGTTCACTGCCAAAAATTGGTTCTGTGTCGGAAGGGATGAACTGATGAACCTGACATCTTGCTGGATGTCTTGGTATGGATACTAGTTGATTATGTTCTGTAGGTATCAAATATATACATTTTATTATGTCGCTGTAATACAATATCAAAGCAATGATGTCTTTGACATGTTCTTCTGTGAGGGTGTTGACGTACATGATTAACAAATTACCATTTCCTGATCCGATATTATTGTGTATATGAAAATTGTCGTTCACAATTACATGTTTGTACGTTTTCACTTTGTTATGATGATAAGCTCCTTGTAAAAAATCAATGGTGTGATCACATGTCGGAGTCGTCACCAAAAGAGTGTTGACTCCTTTCATGATTTTGTACGTCAATTGTGAAATGTTCAGGTCAGTGAAACTGACGGTGTCTTCTTCCAGATCAGAATAAGTGCCTGTGGAAATATCCATGTCCATGATTGTGAAAAATACAAATTATTACGTTAAGTACTGTAAATTTCATTTTAAAAAAAATATCATGTCGTGTACTTTGATCCGACCTTTGTAGAATTCATGTATTTGATCAAAGACCTTTCTGGTAGTAGAAGATTTTTTCTGGTCAACTCCAGATTGTTCAGATCATGGACTTTGAATTTGATCGAATGTTTTTTTTGTTTATCACAGTCTTTTTCTGTTGTCTGATAACCGAATTCTTTTACGTACATACAGTCTCTCAGAGTGACTCTGTCCATGATAGTAGAATCTATGACAGACCGATGTATCTTGACCTGTGTGACGTTGCAACGGACCACGTTGCATTTTTTAAAGATTCCCAGAAACACGGAATTCTCTGTCAACTCTGTGTTTGTGACCGCACAATTTTTCATCAATGATTTCATGATGGTCGAATCACTGATCTTACATTCTTTCAGGTCGGACTTTATGTAATCACTGGTGTCGATCCAACAGTACATGACCACAGAACCATCACAGTCACATGATTGTTGTTTTGTGGTTATCATCGTACAACCTTGTATTTTGGTAGTCCTGAATAATGACCGTGATGATTCTGAATTGGTCAGGACACACTGTGATAATTCTGATCCATACAACTTGGAATCGATGATGTCACTCTTGTACATGTAACATCTTATGTATTTATTTTCTTTACCTGTACATCCTATGTTGTCAGAATCAGACTCATTACAATTTGTAATTGTGCACTTTTCACTGGACGATTTTATTGACGTGCAACTTCTTTTTGTACATGTTTTTAACACACTGTTTTTAATTGTACAACGGTCAAAAACACAATGAATGAAGAAACTTTTTTCTGTACGGTCTGATGTTTCTTGATCTGATTCTTCAGATTCCTCAGATTCCCCGGACTCGTCAGATTCTTTAGATTCCTCTTGATCTTCTGATACGTAAGTGTAAGTGGGGACAACAGGTTCGTCTGGAATACTTACCATGTGATTTTTCACTCGTTTGGCAATTTTTTTGTCTGTGACCACACACAACTCCAACATACAATTTTTAAAATCAGACAGATTTATGTAGTCGTTGTGGAGCTGTGTGGATTTCAAAAGAGAGTGTCTGTATTTGTTTTTTCTACTGGTACTATTTTCTATTTTACAGGTGTTGATTTTGTTCGAGTATAAAATAGCGTCTGTCCATGTACACCCTTGTAAAATACATCTGTTGAAAGTGTTATTGTCTCCTGAGCACTTCGTGGCGACTGAATTAATACTTTGTGTGTTAATTAACACACTTTGAGTCATGTTACAATTGGTTATGACACAATTATTTATTTCACAGTTCAAGATTTCACAGTGATTTATACTGAGACCTGTCAGATTACGGAAGTTTAATTGAACATTAGATATTATACGTGATTCTGTGAACGTGTATTCTGAGAGTATCGGACAATTTATTTCGGGATCATCTGGAAGAATATTTTTTTCTGTGTCTGTGTCTGTGTCTGTGTCTGTGTCACTTTTTTCATCGTTCCATTCACTTTCTGGATCCCAGTCACTCTCTTGATCAGTGTCATGTTCTTGATAAAGATCTTCTACGTCACTGGTATGACTGTCATACGGTACATTCCATTTGGACGTTGTTTTACTGAGTGATTTAAGGGGGTCCATTTCCCAAACGATATGTTGTGAATAATTGTATGTAATTAATATTTCATTTAAATAAAAAAAGCATTGTCATGAACTTTTATTAAGGTAAGTCCTGGTCAATTCACATTTGTTCATCGACGATTTATTTAAAAAACTGTCGTCGATCACACACGAATAATATTTGCAATTATCCGACATGACATGTTTGAGATCACAACGTGTCAGATGTCCGTTATTTATTTTACAATCATTGATCAATGTCTTGTCCGAAAAGTAAGAATTCACCATTGTTGAATCACTTGTGTCACAGGCGTACATATGACACGAAAGTAATCTGGAGCCTGTATGTATCATACAATGTTTGAACACAGTGAACGTCACATTACATGTCTCTATACTAGATTTATTAATCACGTTATTATCGGTCAGAGAAACGTACTCACTGTCATCAACTTTAAAGTTGATGATGGCACTTTTTACAATAACACAATTGGTCAATCTACATCTTTTTACCTTACTTTTTTCAATATGAGCATTTGACAATTTACATTTGATCAATGTACAATTTATGAAAGTCCCTTGGTTGAATTCCTTTCCTTCGAACATGGAATCTATGTACATGCCCATGTCTTCGTGCTGCAATTTCCCTCTTATGGTGTTTTTTATGTTTTTCCAGTTTTTCACAGGTCATTCCTGACACATGAATAAAATAAACGTGCGTGTTTCATAGGAAGTCCAGACATATGTAATGACACATGTGGGTCAGAACTGATACAGTTACAAAATTTCATGACACCTTCGTACAGGTCAAAATACAAAACACATCTGTGATGCTGTTTTGTGGTTATCAAAATAATATTCGTCGGACGGAGTACGACCATGTCCACCGGAATGTTAGTACCATTCTTTGACACGACGAAAAGATTTTCATGGATGTCTTCGAACAAGGTAATCTGGGTCCTGAGAAGCCAGTCATAATCATGTAACGAATATTCTACTATTGTGTTCACGTCAGTTCTGGTCACTCGTAAAACATCTAGATGGTCAGATCCGTTTATGATATCCACTAAATTATGAAGAGTAAGATGAGACTCCATTCTTTTTAATTATTGACTTTTATTTCTTATCTTTCATTTCTTACGTGTGTGATTAGTTGTACCATATCCAAATTATAGATTATCCATGACATACCAAATTATAGATTATTTTTTAACAAAAATATATTAACAGACTAAAATTAACAGACTAAAATTAACAGACTAAAATTAACAGACTAAAATTAACAGACTAAAATTAACAGACTAAAATTAACAGACTAAAATTAACAGACTAAAATTAACAGACTAAAATTAACAGACTAAAATTAACAGACTAAAATTANACAGACTAAAATTAACAGACTAAAATTAACAGACTAAAATTAACAGACTAAAATTAACAGACTAAAATTAACAGACTAAAATTAACAGACTAAAATTAACAGACTAAAATTAACAGACTAAAATTACACTCGTGCTTTAGTATCTCTCCAAGGTTCCCTCTTCTGATCTCTCCACTGCTGATTTCTCCTTGGCTCTCTCTGCTGATTTCTCCACTGCTGATTTCTCCAAGGTTCCCTCTTATGATCTCTCTGCTGATCTCTCCAAGGTTCCCTCTTCTGATCTCTCCAGGATTCTCTCCAAGGTTCTGTCCATGTCTGGTCTGGTTTTTGAAATGGTCGATTTTTCCTGACAGAACTTATTCGCAGATTTTTAATCTGACTCAGGTCATCCACTCCGTTCTTTTGAAACCCACCTGAATTTACCGTTTGAAGAAAAGATGTCTGGTGTTCGAACACTGTCAGAAAATCAAGATCATCCAACACCCCGACAATTGAATTCTTCATCATTTCATATGAGGCTTTCAATTGATGTACCAGGTGTTCGGATGGTCCAGAGGAAGAGTTCAGATGCCACGTGATTGGTTCACACAGATCAGACCATCGAAGAACCACGTTGTCGGTATGCACTGTTCCTTCGATGAACGGCTCTGGTTTCCAGCATCTCTTGTACGCCGTGTTTTGGCAATTGAAAACAACAGAGTCGAGATCAGGTGAAAACATGGCGTCCTCGAAATGACGTCGTGTCTGTGCGGTCCGTAGACTGTTTCGGACAATCTTCTTCCGTTCTCTTTCTGAAGCATGTATGACCCACTTTGTATTATCCCGATCATGTACCGGCTCTCGTTCTGTGTACAACATGATGTCATGAAGGTCGGAATATCCTGTCATACTCTTGATCCATTCTTGTTTTTCTTGTTCGTACCTAACATGCCTCAGGACAACTTCCTTCATGTCATTGTCGTTGTCATACTCTCTCTGTGACGGAACGTGCTCGTGATGATAATACATGTCACCACAGGTCGTCGGGAATTTTTGCATTTCACATCCTGTTAAATGCACACACAAGACAGTTTCATTCCGGCAATTTATCATGGTCATGACCGGGTCGTGTCTGGTCACCAGACAAGTGTGAAAACTAACATGTCCTCCTACTTCAATCACGGTCCTGAAAATGTTATCTTGTAAGCGTGTCCCGTGACAACTAGAGATCCTTTGCTGGTTGTAGGCAATTACCAAAAACTCCTGCTCCGAAGGATGCTGCAGGGTCATGGAGTTTTCACCTGCTGTCCACCTTTCTTTGGGAGTCTGAACGAATTCAGATTCTTTCAGATTAGATCCCGGAGGAGTTGTACCTTGACAGTGATACGGTCTGACCTGATCAGGTTTTACGTCAGGTATGTCACGGGTCCCCGTGACATAAGGATCTTCTCTCAGAATTGTTGGGATGTCCATTATTTTCCAAGTGTACGTTGATCATAAAGAGCGCCGTTATTAAATCCTTTTTTTTCTAAAAAAATTTATTGTGATCCGGGGGAAGAATCCAGACAGGAATCAGATGTAAGAAAAAAAAAGTTCAGAAGTCAGAGTCCAGGGGAAAAGTCCAGGGGAAAAGTCCAGGGGAAAAGTCCAGGGGAAAAGTCCAGGGGAAAAGTCCAGGGGAAAAGTCCAGGGGAAAAGTCCAGGGGAAAAGTCCAGGGGAAAAGTCCAGGGGAAAAGTCCAGGGGAAAAGTCCAGGGGAAAAGTCCAGGGGAAAAGTCCAGGGGAAAAGTCCAGGGGAAAAGTCCAGGGGAAAAGTCCAGGGGAAAAGTCCAGGGGGGAAATTCACAAGTCCACATTACCTATGGCAGCCATCACTCTATCAATCGGGTGCATGTTAATGGTAGGTAATCTTAATCTTCCGAAGAAACGTCTGACTTTTCCCTTGAAAGATTTAAATGACGTGACAGTATACATCCTTTCTTTGTAACTACACCGTGGGAGTCCGGAGTAGTCAATGTCAGCATCACCATTAACAGAGGCCATTTTTCAGGTATTATGAGATTGTTTAGTACAGGGGGTTATATTATGATATTATTTTTAACTTTTGAAATATATATATATAGTATGGACATAAAAACAAGTCCCATTAATTATACACAGGGACACAGGCACAGACAAAGCCGATCAGAAAATAATCAAACTCGTCGGTTGTCACGTCAATTGTGAATTTGACTTTCTTGTTCGTAGGGAGATCATCCATGACTTCCTTCTGACAAAACTTACATGTCTTGCCCATTTTGTGAACGCACTTTTTACAAACGCGAGTTTCTTTTCCGTCTCTGCTACATGTCTGGGGGATGGTGAATCCGATCTTCTCACAATGATCACACTTGTTCTTCAGATGATTTTTTTTGATCATGAGTTGAACGTTCACTAGCTTTTTTTCCATGGGATTCCACGGAGTAGGAGACACGCCTGTGACGTACATATGAAGTTGATCTTCTGGATCCATGAATCTCACGGCAAATGACTTCCACTGTGTGTCAGTTCCTGTTTCGTTCACCAACGAGAACGTCCTGAACTTGTCAGAACTACAGGGGACGTCATTGACCACGCATGATGTCATCCAGATAAGCGGTTCTCCTGTGAATGAATTCTGCCACTGGATCACTTTGACCTTGTTCCTTGTAGTGTGAAACACCGGGAGTGTTTCTTTTTCGTTGACGATCACAGAGATGTCCCATGACTCTGTTTTCCAAGGAATGTTTTTTTCCAACACAGACAACAAAAGAGGCTTGTCTGTCTTTCCACTTTTCACAATGAACAATGTCCAGTAGGTCTGCTGGTTTGTCAGTTCAAAAACGAACTCGGTTTGTTCTGTCCATTTGTGTGTTTTTGAAAATGGTACCGTGTCAGTTTCTGAGCAAATGAAACACATCAAGGTCGTCGGTTCGTCGATGGTCACTCTTAGGGTTCTGGATGTTTTATCATCGATGTCAAGCCTGTGTAGTTTTCCTGTTATGATAGAATCACCGGTGATTCTATTATGGAAAGCATCTGGGGGTGGGACCGCACATGTTTTTATTGCTCGACCATACTCTGTGGTGACCACCATTATTTTAGGATTATCAGAAACTCCGTTCCTGAACGAGTCCATGTTACACCTCCTGGTTTTGAACGTTGCCATGATAGCTGTGGTATGGATCAGACCTGTTAAACAATGTAAAATTAAATCTTTTTTTTCAATAAAAAAGTACCGTGCAATCACGAGTGGACAGAAGACTAAACATAATTATCAAGGTTCTTCAGTATCTTCCAGTGATCAGGTGAACTTATCATTTTAATATTTAACATGGTGTTGTTGTTGAAGAACAATGTCACCATTTTGTCACTTACGTCACGCATTGCCACTATCAACAATGTCACCATGTGACGAACCATTTTGTCAGACAGTGTTTTTGTCCGGTCATCGATCACGGGATAATCAAAACTGAATACATTATCAAATGTCAGGTCGGAATCATACACGGTGTTGATCATTTCTATACACGATGCCAGGACAACACTTGTGAAATTGGGTTCTTTACGTGGTCTTGTTTCTATTTTAGGTAAAAAACCTCCCCACTTTGTATGATTTCCCAATTGTATTGCGTCATGTTCTATCAGGGCATTGTTATAAATCAGATCAAGTCCGGTGGAAAGTGTGTAAAGCATACATGCTTTCCAGAGATCTGATTTATCCACGCATGTCTTTGCTAAATTAGCCGTTATGTTTTCTATGAAAGTTTGCGGCTTGTCTGAAAAATGTTCCAATAAATTCCACTCATTTTTATTTTGAAAATAAGTATCTGAAGTGTCTTTTACTTCACCAGGCATCAACGTACTGAATTCATTCAATGTGTTTCTGTGGATGATGATTTCTGTGATGTCTGGATATTTAATATTAAGAGTATTTTCTTTGGTGTAATGAATCATGATGATGATTTGTCGTAGACCAGAAAGGGTATCAATGAATAAATTAAATGAATCAAAATCAATCGTGTCAACTGATTTTATCAAAAGGACATCTTTGTCATCCTTTCCGATTCCTTTTATTACACGACTAGACCCTTTAGACATGGAATTGATGGGTTTATAACCTTTATTTTTTACCTTGCTCAAGGTATTTACAAATGCCAGGGCCCAGGTATGTTCGGTGTAAAATATCACGGTTGAAACCGTACTAAAGTCAGTGTTCTTTTTCAGATTGCCACAAATGTTCAAACATGCTTGTACAGCAGCCATTTTTAATGATTAATATGATAATGTGTATATAAAAAAGCAATTTTCATACATTGATTCGTGTGAGTTTGATACCCTGAGAAAACTTGGTTATCAACGTACCGAAAGAAGGATGGTCTTTTTCTTGGTAAATGGAAGGAGCCACCCTGAATGTCTTGTAAAATAGTTGACCATGTAACGATTCAGTGAACACAAGAGTGTCATATTTTGAGTCGTACTCTGTGATGTTTTTGATGTTGTACATGACATGGTTATGAATTAACTTTTTCATCTTACCCTGGGTTCGGAGTAGTAATTCTTCTGGAGTGAACGTACTTGTCTCGTTGTCATGTTCTTCTTGTACTTCGGCTAGTTTTTTCAGTAAGGTTTCCTGACTTTGTACGTACGGTGGTAAAAAACTTTCCTGGTCACTGTCAAGGTCACTGTCTTGATCACTTTCCTGGTCACTGTCAAGATCACTGTCAAGATCACTGTCAAGATCACTGTCAAGACAGTGGTCGACCACTGTTCCATCGTTTGTAAATTCCTGACCTGATCTATCCATGATATTATATTGATTAGATGACACCGTGTCAAGTAAAGATAATTTAAATTTGATGTTGTACGAATTGTATACTAATCGTTTAGATATGTAATTGTCGTTTGGTTCTCCGAAAATCATGATCGTTTCTTCACTGTGATTATTTGAATATTCAAATCCAAATGTTCCTATTGACGTGTAAAAGATAAAATAGTTCCGATCTATCAAATCAAATCTGATTCTTTCTAATTCACGGGTCTGTTTTTTTTCTGTGCAAAATATATTCAGTGAAATTGTGAAGTCTTGATTCACAAGTATCTGAAACGTACCGGTTAACGTGACCAGGATCAGTTCGTTACCGGCTTCACTTTTGTATATTTTTATATGATGAGTTTCACCGTTGTACGTATACATTCCGTTCAACAAGTAAGCAGATTCATGTTCGTATTCCAAGTCAGATTTGACATATCCGGATATGGTTTCCATTATTTTAAGATAATGAAACTTGATATTTTTTGATGTATTTTTTATGTTTTAAAAAAATACCATGAACATGTTTTAAAAAAAAATTAATCTGACCTTGCCCTCTTCATAGGTATCTCGTAATCTGATTCAGTTATCAAATACTCGGGTATCTGGTTTTCATTTTTAAATGTTAATCCCTCATCCGATCCAGGACAGACAGATCCTGGTGAAGAAAAACCAGACGACATGACATCTATCAAGGTGTCTGATGACGAAGAAATTGAACTACCTAAACAGTCTGTTGAAGAACCAGTTGAAGAACCAGTTGTTGAAGAACCAGTTGTTGAAGAACCAGTTGAAGAACCAGTTGTTGAAGAACCAGTTGTTGAAGAACCAGTTGTTGAAGAACCAGTTGTTGAAGAACCAGTTGTTGAAGAACCAGTTGTTGAAGAACCAGTTGAACTACCATGTACCGACCATGGTTCTGTCATTGTCCCTATTGTGTTATGTGTCGGACCGTCAGAATACTCTGATTCAGACCAAGATCTTTTGTTGTCTTGGTCTGAATCATTATCAGAATCGGTCCACGGAGCATACGATGTCACATTATATTGATATGTCGGAGACGGACAACCAAGACTCGATCTTACCGAGGCAGTAGAATATTCTGTTTCCGAATCTCCCATGGTAATATACTTTCTTGAATTATTTTTCAAGAATAAAAATAATTCATATTCCATGATCAGATCATAAATTTTTGAAATCATCGGAAGACTTTTCTTATGTACTATGTTCATGTAATTAACTATTGACACGTGATCAGAATCCGGAGAGTTATTTATCATGATCTCTATCCGGTCGATGTCATCAAAACAGAGGTTCATGTTTTTTATCAAGATCTTGATCACTTCTTTTGGTATGCCCGGAGACTCCAGATTCAGAGCATGAATTTTATGACAGAATTCTGTCATAATTTTTTTTGTCTTTTTTATTTTCTTGTACGACATGGTGACTTTTTTTATCATACTGGTATAAATGATAATTCATTTTTTTATGATAAAAAAATTAAATCCGGTATTTGTTCAGTCTTCCATACAACCATATAATTCCCGGTCTCTTCGTAGACTCTCTTCATACGGCAGTGGGTATGTCCTGGGTAGTCCTGCTTCGACTATGTCGTACAACTTGGATCTGTGAGACTGTCGAAGTATCACAGAATGAGGTGGTGACATCAGAGGAGTTCCGTCGATGACCATACTCTTCCAGTTATCCATGTCACTTGTGACAAACACATGATCAAATTTTTCCTGAATTAATTTGGTCATGAAACGGTCTGCTGCATGTAACAGACCTGTCACCAGGTTGTTGATCATGATCATGAACTCGGACTCGGACGCGTATCCAGAAGGCATGAACTCAAAAAAGTCTCGCTCCAGAGTTTGGTTCACAAAATCAAGGAAAGGTTTGTACGTTCCAAACACGACTCTTTCATGATACGCAGACTTCATTATGTTGTCCTGGGTCAGAGGTTTTTTTTCTACGTACAACACGTTCAAGGCACTTGCCAGGGTGTACAGTGTAGCACAGATTTGTGTACAATTTTTACCCTCTCTGAAATCTCTGAACTTTTCCTGAAAGTTCTGAAGGTATTCAAACGGGTTGTAATCCTTGCTGAACTCTCGAAGATCATGTTCTGTTTTTATCTCGGGTCTCGGTCCTCCTTCCAGTACACATCCATAATATTTATTGTACTCTTTTCTATTCTCTAATTTCCAATCGTTTATGTTTCTGATCATGTCAGTGACATGGTCGTGAAACTCACTGTCATGATCAAGATTGGCATCTGCCAAAGACTTGACAGAGACCACAACGTTATTATGGTTTGGTACTGTTCTCCAATCTATGGTGTCATGAACAAACAATGTTGTTTCCAACTTACTGAGTGAATGATCCATGAACAAAATGATTTTGTTATGATGAGGATATCCATGTGGAACCTGGATCAGGAGAAGTTCTTTGTTCTTCTTTCCAATGTTTGGAAATGTGGTCGGGACATTTCCTGTGACATGTTGAAATTTTTTATTTTTATGAAGTCGTGTCCAGAGGCCTTTTAGAAAAGTCATCGAGGATTCATTGTCCATTCCTATCATGACTGTCTGAACATTTTTGAAATTTTCGGTAAATTTCTCCCGTGGTCCTGTGATGTAAAAATTTAAAAAAGAATCAAGAGTTTCCATTTTTTAACCTGTGTCAGTAGAGGGAGGTAAGATACCATTCATTTTTTAATATTCATTTTTTAATATTCATTTTTTAATATCCAGGGATTTTGAAATTTTTCCAATGATCCTCTGACGTGACTATTTTAACGTCTGTTCTTGTGTTCATCAACCGATCAGCCCAGTCAGACAAGGCATAAATTAAATTTTCTTTCAGGAGGACAATGTTATTCGCTGTGAGATTTTCCTGATCTAAAAATATCACCGTGGAATTCAGAACTCTTGATATCTCTCCTCCGAAACATTTCTTCAGATTATCAATAAATTTATTTATGTGATAATCTGAAATTATTCTATCCTCTTGATACGCGTAATCGGGATTGTACCTTGCTTTTTTATCGACCGGACTGAAAATAAACGACATGTCAAATTGGCTTGTGAACGGGGATGTTTTTATTTGACCGAGACCGGCGGATTTATTTAGTATTGTGGTTTCCATTATTTTCCTGGTGGTTTGAATAGCACCGACAAGTTGTGATGTTCCGTCCGTACTTTCTTCCAGACGTTTTTTTAACATGTTCATTTCATGTATGAACATGTCCAAGGTCTTTATATTATCAGGAAATTTCCAACTATCAAGATCCTTTAATACATGGTCGTATCCTTCTTTTATTAAAGGATCAAACACTATCAAAGAAGACACAGAATCCAGATATATCACATGATCATCAATGTATTTCATAATCGGTATTTTGTCATAATTTCTGTTGTTGTACAACATGGTGACTTTCAACTTTGATCCGATGATCATCATTAACTGGTTTACTTTTTCTAACAACATAGGATCGAACACGTAAATTACCATGATGTTTTGTTTATCCCATGCCATGTTGGCGTAAGCCTTTGTTTCGTCAGACCGGCCATTGTACAATAAATGTGCATTTCTATTGTACAATGTCTTTTGTACAGGAGACCAATTATGTAACTTGAACGTACATATCAGAACTTCAGACAATTTCCCAATGTCACATGTCTGATCGACGTCTCCACAGACGTCCCAAAATAACTGTACCACGTTTGAAGACATGTTCAATTATTTTTCCTTATATTAATAAAAAATCATTTTTTTACAAAAAAATTATACGAACCCATTCAGGATTTCCTTTCCTGCAGGGAGGTAACAGACAGTGATATTGATACTTGTGCTCCTGAACACATCACGAAGCATTTTCTCAATGTTCACCCAAGACTGTCGGTCCAGCCCACATGCGATCGTAGGAATGGCCAGTTCTGTGTAGTTATGTTCGACCATCAGATCCTTCAACTGTACCAGACTAGACCTGATGTTGGACAATGTAGGAACGTCTCGACTTCTGAGTTTTGTTGTGAGATACACCAGGAGTTGGAGAGAGGATTCATCTGCCTGATGACACAATCCGCCTACTTTCGGATGTTGACTTTTCAGATAATCAACCCCTCCGTATTTTTCTCTGAAAATTTTAGCTATTCCTGCTCCCATTCCAAGATCAGTCGCAACACAGTGAGCAAGGACATACTTTTGTTTGTCAAGATTGAAGATGTTTTCGCAAAGATACGTGATATGCATGATTGCTTTTTTAAGGATTGTACTTTGGAGAAGAAAGCAATCGCTATGTCAATACATTACTTTTTAAAAATTGTTTTTCAGTTTTCATAAAAATTTACTCTGGTACTTTCTTAGGGAGTGTGTTTCCGGATTTCGTGTGCAATGGCCTTGTAGTGATAATTGAATGCCAGTCTGTATTTTGTGCCGGCTTCCCAGCTGTAGTTCTTCTTCTTCTGGAAGCAATGGAACGGGTAGTGAATTTTGTTCTTCCTGGTCTTTGATTCTTCCTGGTTCATGTAAATCATCCCCATGAACTCACCTAACCATCCTGCTATGTACATAGTCAATGGTTCTGCATGAGGATCGTTCTTACCACTTCTGCTTATGAAGACCAAGTATCCGTTCAGTTCCAAACAATCCCATAGTTTCTCCACCGTAGGAATCACAAAGTCTGCAAACCACACCGCCTGTGTTTCGTTTGGACCAATGGTCTGTTCAATGTCTGTCGGAAAATGTTCTCGGTCAATTCTTGGTGGTTCGAAGAACACCATGTCATAATAGTTCTTCTTGACCTTGGCGTATCTGAATGGAATTATCATGTGCTCTAGTTTAATGTCTGAACGTTCAGACAAGAACTCGGTAAGTTTCTGGAACGGGACCTTCATCAGTGTATTGGGAGAACAACATGTGTACTCTTGGACTGCTGGGGTAGAATTTAGTTTTCCTGCCTCACATGCTGCTGCTGCTCCTATCATTCTATCACCCCAACCACCGTATGGATCCAAAACCCTCTTTGATTGAAAGAACTCAAAGATGAACTTTGCGTTTGTTGGTTTGAACGTGGAGACCTCGTATCCGATGTACCACATGATGTTTTTAAAATGTTCCGAGGACAAGACCACGTCATCACGTTTAAGAACTACCTCGTAGAGGTACCTCAGCTCTTCCTTCCATAGGTCGGCCATGCTGTGACTCATGAAAATATTCCGCCCGTGTGACCGTGCTTCCTCGGACCAGTAACTACTCAACAAGTCCATGGAGTTCCATTCGCTTTTCTTGATGTTGAGCACCGGTGACTTTTTACCCTTGAACAAGAACCAGTTGATGACCTTTGATAATGACAGAACATCTAAATCTTCTTTACAGAATACCGTGTTCAGTCCATGGCTGTATTCCACTATGTTAGTCCAGAGCCTATGCTTTTCCGAGTCCACGTCAGGTTCGTTTATTTTCAAAGGCAGTCCTAGTTTCAGATCCATGAGTGCATTTACAATATCCCCCTTGTCATGACTAGAACAGACCACGACAGTTTCTTCTTTTGTAAGAAGAAGAATGTCATTTCTGGTTTTTGATCTGAGGTATCCAAGAAGGTCTGTCTTTACCAGAAGGTCTGCTTCCATTTCGTGTGGTGATCGAGAGATTCCTGTACTATGTTAAACTAAACATTTTTTTTCAATTTGTGAAAAAAAAGTTTAATTTTAAAATATCTTCGATCATGAATTCATCATTCGGATGTGCGTGTGTTCCTGACAAGTGTATTTGTGTCACTGACTTGTCAGACATTGACAAGAATAAATGGTATACAGAAGCAGAGTTGTACAAAGACCACACATGTATACATAACAAGTTCATGGAAGTCTTGGCCTATGTGATCATGATAGGTATCTACGTGGTGGACCGTGTACAAATACGTACGTGGTTGACAAACGCACAACGGACCTATCATAACTTACCGGAGATAAAGTTCGAGCACTTTAGCATTTTTAAACTTCTGATAATAATTGGAGGAATGACCGATGACAGATATTCACATCGAACACACATGTGTTACGATGGGATGATGTCTCACTCAGACGATGATTTGTACAGACTGGATAATTCTGATGTCGACGACGGTTTCATGAATGATCCATTATCCGGATCAGATAGTGGATATGATTATTAAATATTATTTTTTAAGCCAATGAACTTGCTTTATCAGAGAAAATATAAAAAACAATTCAGAGTAATATTCAAGACAATTTAATATGTCTATGGTGGTCATGTCATCAATTGCTGCTTCAGAATTAATTTTGTAAGGTGGAGGGGTGATCGGGACATTTTTTAGTGTTGCATTTATCACGACGATCATAGGAAGTATAGGTACACGTACACGTAATTCTAATTCTATGTAATAATGTTTTGTGAACAGTAAATTATTTGACCTGTGTAAAAACCATTTTTCAAAACCATGTTCGTTTTTTATTTTGACAGCCAGTAAAAAAAGTAATTCACGTATCAAATTCGTGACCGTGGAAAAAACCAGCCCTCCACTGAATACGTTATAATTGGAATACATTAAATATTTACATTGATCAAACAATTTACTATCTTTTATGATATCACACGCAGAGTAATCAACTGGATAATTAGAAGACGCAACTATTCCTTTTTCAGAATAAAAATTAATTACTTTTGTTAAATATGGTATGTTAAAATCAGGAAATAAAAAAGTAAGTAACTCATGATACGTTATGGTTTTTTTACCACCTATGAATCTATTGATTGTCTGGACTTTCATTTGATTTAATGTATTCATCACATTTCAACTGTTTCCAAAAATTCGGAATAAGGTTCCAGTTTGGTGTAATGTCCTCCTCTGAAGAGCTTTCCCATTTTTCCAAAAGACAGACCAATGTCTCCTTGGTCGCGATCAATTTTTTTTCCAGATGCTCCATGTTTTTTGTTAATGGTGTGACATTCTCAAGTGGGTCCAGATCCAACTCATGAGCAAGTCTATTGTGTTTTTGTGATAGAGTCAGGTACGTGATTCCAAGAGTATTAATATTCAAGATGAGCTTGTTAGGCATCCTCACCGACAGAGTATATAAGATTAAATGCTGATCTGATCTCTTTTGTATTGTTTTGTTCAATGATTGTTTTATCAGTTTTTAAACTTTGGAAAATGATGTCCAGATCACACGTGGTAGACATGGCAGTGACATTATCATTCACAGGTGAATAAGGGTCTGGAATCATTATGGACATTGACGGAACCATCATTTGATATAGTTTATTTGACACTGTCAGGACATCACGATGTTGCTTGATCATTATATTAAAAATATTATACGTCATGGTACAAGACTTTATGGCCTTTTGTGCCACTGATTTGGGACAATGATTTAATACAGTAGGAGACAAACAAAGTCTGTCAAATGTCCAATTTTTATCCAGGTACTTTTTTGTATTCCAACATACATTCGGAAACTTTACACTTTTGTTGTTTAAAATCCAATTGACACAGCAATAATTTTTATATTTTTTACAAATACATTTTTGTGTCTGGATGATACAATACAACAATAGATTGACCAATTGATAATCTGACATGCCTATTGATTCATTGTTTACATCTGGTGTTATTGTACTATGAATGTTTTCCTGGGTCAATATGGTATTTATCTGACAGACACTACTCCATACCCAGACCAAATAATCACTGAAAGAAATTTCAGTATCTATGTCCTGACAAAGAATCATAAGTGATTTTGAGTATCTGTTCACCCATAGAATAAGTCGATCTGTAATTTTCAAATCTGCCATTTAACTCTGTAATTTTTTTAATCGTAATCATTGTTATAATCATCAAACGTGAGCTTGACATTTTCCCGAAGTTTTTTCATTGCGTTTTTAAAATTATGGTTTGAAGAATTTTTCTTTTTTAATTTATTATTTTTATCTATGACACTTGCCACGTACTCGTTGTATTCTAATTCAGCATTTTCAGCCGAGTTGTCTCCGGTGGTAAAATTCATTAATTCCAGTTCTGAACAGTCTGATTTTTCCAAATCCATGGTTTCCACTTTCTGTACATAATTTAGATTGTCCAGGTCAGGTCCGTCTTTTTTATTTTCAGAAGTATCACGGTCTTCGATCATGAGCAGTATTTCACTATTGGTAAATTTTTCTAGATCATGTGTCTGATCCGTATACGTGATCTTTATCAGCTCATCAATTTCATCATTGGATAATTTTTTAGGAGGCGGAGGGACTTCCTTAGGAGGCGGAGGGACTTCCTTTACTCTCTTGTTTTTTTTTGATCTGGTAATAGACCTGTTCATCTTCTTACCACGGGCGATCGGATTTGGCTTATTATTTTTTTTGGTCACTTTGTTCTTCAGATCACTTAGAAATGATATGAAGTTGACAGCAGGTTTTTCAGGAGTGACCTTTACCTGAGTGGCCTTTACCGGGGAAGGCTTCACCTGAGTGGCCTTTACTGGGGAAGGCTTCATGACAGGGACAATAGGTACATTTATAACTTCGGTTATTTCCTGATCGAATAATGTGTTGTTGTAATACGGTGTCAGATTCATCAGACTGATACTTTTATTTTTGTCTAACGTGAACGATATCAGATCAGAATCAAATTTGTGAATTTTCGTACAAACTGTATTTTTCGGTTTACCAAAACCTGTCATGGTTTCAAACCAATTACTTGCCACCTTTTGTCTAATGGGTTTAGGAACTTCAAGATCTTGAATTATGACAGATTCGTGTCTTATCGGAATTGTGTGCTTGACCACAGGATGTAAATTAATACTCTTTTCCTCTTGTTCCAACTGTGTAGATTTGATTTCAATGTCCTTCAACGTGGCAGCTATGTCTTTTGTGAGATCATCTTCATATTCTTCGGACAGTGTTTTTTTCCATAGATAATCCATGATAGGTATCTCTTTCTTTGAGAAATCCTTGAGGTCCATAACAGAAGAAGATCGTCTTATTGAATTTCTGTAACTTGCACAAACATTATAATTGATTCGCTTATTTGAAGTTGTGAAGTTTGAAGGCTTGTCTGTTATGAAATAAATACCCCGACACCTCTTCACGTATTTCATTGTTTTCACGTCAGACAGTCCTTGATAAATAACGCATGTATCAAAGTTATCATTAGACCCTAGGTAAGTCAGAATCTCCTCTAGATTTATTATGGTCTGATCATCGACCAGGTCAGGATAACATATCACACAAGAAAAAGGTACACGGGTCTGAAGAAGTTTTTTATTGTTTGTAAAAAACTCGTTCGGCCAAAAATTGCTAGACAACTCGGCTGTGTTTATGGCTAAATTATTTATACATTCCTTTAGATTTTTCACATTTTGCGACCCTCCGGTCACGTGGTAAAAAAAAAGTTTACCATGAATAGATTTTTCTATGTCTTGTACACTACATTGATCAAATGTCAAATCTAACTTTTTTTTCAAATGATTATACATGGCCATTTATCTTTACTATTTTAGCATTTACACAACTCATATTTAAATTCTTATTGTGTATAAATGTTATTGAAATTTTTGGGGACGTTCTGGGTAGAATTTTTTTTCATATTTTTATTGATATTTGGGGTGGTCCATACATTTATTATATCTCCTGATCCAACCATGAAAGCAGAAACATATTATTCTCTATTTTCAAACAGATTAAAAAAAATAAAACAGTAAACTAAGAAATCAACGAGTACAACAATATCATTCTAAAAGTAATCGGCGTCAACCTTCTTGATTTGTTTTCTGATGTCGTCAATGTATTGTCCGAACGCGTCTATCAAATCAGGATCTTCCATTTGCTCAAGCACCTTTGTGCTCGAATTGAACAGTGTCCTGAGAAGAATTTCCTGCTTCCGTGTCCCTCTGTCTACGTTCTCTGCGACCCCCCTTGGGTAGCACTCGAACAGTTTTCCGTAGATCATGTCCTTCATCTCTGGTGTGAGTTTCCAGCCATGTTCGGGTTTGACAAATGGCAATATGTACGTGTTGACCACATCAGCGACTCTCTCGATATAACTACTCAGGGTGTAATGTCTGATCAATCTGATAAACTCCAAGACTCCAAGTGTCAGTGCCATGATGAACTTGTTTTTTTCATCGGGGAGACAGACCACATCAGACAGATCAATCCTCTTTGGCTCTGGTCCGTCCGATCTTGAGTAGAAGTCGTATCTTGGAATTCCTGCACACAATCTGGAGAACATTTTTGGGAACATGATGAAGCAGTGTGTGGTGAACCTCCCACTGAATCGTGTTTTGTTCTTTGCGATAGTGTCGAGGAGAGGGGGTGGAAACATTGCAATCATACCAAGACAAACAGAGTCCTCGTCCCTGTCGATGTATTCAAGAATCTCATATGTCAGGAAATTGTACACAATGGTGAAGATAGGAAACTTCAGGGTCATCATACTTTCCTTCTGGAAAGTATAAATGTTCTGCTCGATGAATCGCTCAAAGAGACATGAACTCAGTCTTCCTATTCTGTTGCTGAATGGATCTCCTGTGAGATCTTTCGCTGTCTTGTCTGTGAACGGTTTTCTGTCAGGACAGTGAGCGATGAAAATCACAGAATTTCTGATGTCGTACATGACATCATCCATGCTCGTGTGATGTTCCGGAACCTTCGTGAAATTCCTCAGCCATTTTGTGTTTTTGATGGTGACGGTCTTTACAGTGGGTCCACGCTCTTCTGCCAATTTGTCCAGGTGTTCTGTGAAAGTGTCCATGAAAAACGTTCTCTGGGTCGCTGTCTTTGTCATTGCGAAAAAATCATGAACGAAAATGTTTTGCCACTTGACGTCGTCATGATGTCCATGTACCAAACTATTAGCTAGCTCCTGGGCCTTTTCTCCGATGGTTACCTTTTCCGAAGTGAACAAGTTCCGATCAACTTCGTCGGATAAACCTTTCTCCATTTTATCAATAGAGTCTTTCTCAACTTGCTCAAACCAATCAGACATCTTCAGTTAAATTGTACAGGTTACGGACTTGTAATTTATTTATTATTTTTTATGTTTTTGAAAATTTAAAAAAAGTTAAATAGGCAATGAAATAGTTTCGTCTATACTACCAAAAAATACCAACATGTTGTAAATAGAAACAGGCCAGACCACGTTCATTGACATCACATTACAATTATCCTTCTTCAGTGTGTACACTGATGTTTCTGTCATGTCTGGTGAATATGTTGCCTTATCAAGGACAAAACCCTTCTGGTTAAGAGTCGGTAGAATAGAGTACAATTGTGTGTACGTAGAATAATCATAGGTCATGACATACGTGTTTGTGGTGGTAGAAGCCACTGCTTGGAAAATCTCATGGGTTCCGATGGAATCCTTGGCCACGTACTTGAATCCGTAAATCCCCCTCTCTACCTTAGGGAAATAAATGTTGAGAAATTGAGAATTTCTCCATGCGTTGTCTCCACAAACACTTCCGGCCCACTGTTGAACATTGAATGTTTTGGCATCAAACTTACCGATCCCGTTACCGTTTGACATTCTGAATTCTGACTTCATGGGGAACGTGTGATACATGTCATCGGTAAACACAAACGGTGTCGTACGTCCCGTGAATCTTCTCAATGTTTTAGTATTGTTGTAAAATTCCTTCATTTTGCTGATTCCCTCACTGGTGTCGATACTACTGAAATTATTCAGTTCTCCAGGAAGAGGGATTACAATAGCACATTCGGAATCACTGGTTTCATTGATTCTGACAAAAATACTGACCGCTTCATGTTGATCACTATTGGTCTGAAAGAAAAATATAAGATCTGCGATCTTATCGGTTCCTAGAATTGTTTTCATTTATATAAGAAATAAATGGTTGTGGTAACTACTATTTTTATTATTGTGACTACTGTGCTGGCTTTGATAGGTCCAGTTTTTTTAACAATAAAAAATTTGATAAGATTGTCCAAGCTTAAATATCATCAGAAAAACATTGAAAAGTTACGTCGTGGATAAGCGACTCCAGTCCCAACAAGTAAGTTGTTTATTTCTTATTAATTTACTCAACCCCCAGAGGACGTCTGTTTGTATACTTGTGTCAAAAATGGCCATGTTTATTTTTTTATCTGTGGTCACGAAATCAGATACTATATGTTTGACAATGACATCATGATGAAGGTATTGATCCAATTCTTCATATTTTTCTATGTCAGAATTGTCGGGTACGGTCGGCTCCGATGTCAATCCAAATTTTTCAATAATAAGTAATTGAACGTCATGTGGATATATATTACAATTGGTCGTAAGATGTTGTCTTATAGAATCAGCAATGTCCGATTCTAATAATTTTTTCCAGTGTTCGATGTCTCCGTAATGTACCAGAATTGGAATCAGGGCCGGGATCGGAACCGTGCTTATGTCGTAATCGTTCCGGAGAACCATGATTATGTTTTGCATTAAATTATTAATGTCTTTGGTGGTCAGATATTGGACACCGATCTTGATCAGATGTCTCCGATCATATTTTTGTTTTTTGACCATCTTCAACATCGGAGGACTGACGTATCCTCCTAGAACGTATCTGTACAAATGTACGAAATAAACGTCTACGAAGAAGCATGAGAAGAACGAACATAGTAGGTTTGTCTCTTTTATGAATTTTTTCACAAGAACGAAAACCACATTGGTCTGTAGACAAAGAGGTTCTACCATGGAAAAAAAAATGGTTTTTATACCATCTCCTAAAACTCGTAATCCCTCGGCCAATGTATTATATTTCCCTAACCAACTCAGGATGGAAATGAATTCACTGTTTGTCAATCTTCTTATTTTATTAAAAATAAAATCTTGAGGATTATTATATTGATGTATGACCTGAGTAAAAAACAAAGACAGGTCTGATTTTTCCATGCATTTTTCAATCGTCCATTCGTCATAAAACATTTCTTCTATGTTAATGTGCTTGTTAATTTCCATTGTTTTATTATACCTCGAAGCCATGTCCACTGAATAATTAAATGATTGTGTGAACGGCTGTTTTCCGACAGATACTTCTTCTTCGTAAATGACGTCATTTGACGAATCTATGTTAGAGTACGCTGTCTGATAGAATATATTTTCAAGAGGCCTGATACGGAACACGTTTGTCCGATGACTTTCTGCTGAATTATCTTTCTCCAATAACTCTTCCAACTCCACGATGTTCCGGACATGTTTGTACTCTGAAGGAAATTTCTTTGCGGCCTCCATAAAATCCATATGATTCGTAAGTATTTGTTCCCATGGTAATAGAATATTGAACGGTTCCCCTCTCCCTAGTTTGGACTGAATACCTTCATGTAACATTGTCACATTATTTTTTAATTACTATGTTTTACGTTTTTATCTTCATAACCACTTTTCAATAAAATCTCCCATTTCATTACCTATCAAATTAAGACTAGGAAGACTTATGATTGAATTTTCATAAATGTACTTACATGTTAAAAAGTCATAATCCAACATGAATGTTTCCAGAAGTTTTGTAAATTCCGCATAAAACTTAAGATGGTTCCATGTTGACCCGAACAGTATCAAACCATCTCTGTTAAGACTTCCTGTTTGAATCAGACAATTAAGTAAAGCATGTCTTAGTTCCTTAAAATATTGATTACATTTACGCGGTTGTCCGACTCCTGTTTGATTAATTTCACATATGTTGTGTCTCCACCAATTTTCCATGTCAGAAATGTTCACGATCCCGATACATTGATGATATATTGTGTCGTACCTACTGTCTTTAAAAAGTAACTTTTTCAAAACATCTTCATGTTCCCACGGGACAGGAAAATTAGTGGTGTGCACACCGAACACCACCGATGTATTTTCTTGTATTTTATTAGTTTGGACAGACATACCAGACTCTGATAATTTCAAGGCTTTCAATTGTACTTTTACGTTCCTGACATGATCAGCGTCTTTTTTTAAATTTTCCAATCTTTTCTGACAGATGATTCTGTTGTGATTAATTATCTTATTAATGTTGACCACAGAATGAGTTTTCAAATATGCGATTTTCTGAGACAAGTGGTTTATGTCTGTAGGGAGTTTATATGACACTGTCCCTGTTTCTGTGGTGTCGACAGAATCGTATATCATCATACATTTTTCAAGTTCTTCTTTCTTGGCAATTATACTTTCTTGTAATTGAGACAGATCCGATTTACATATTTTCATACCACCTGGACTGTCCCTCTTAATTCTTGGTCTGGTCATGATCAACATGTTATCTGGATCAACACGAGGCTTGTACGTGAACAAACTTATTTTACAATCAGTGATGTCACTCAATGAATTTTTATGATAAACGTATTCTCGGGTGAACAACCAACTCAACATCAGACTCTTTTTGTCAAGATTTTTTTGTAAAAGAATTGCTTTGTATAATTCACCATGACTGATAAATCCAAGAGATAACCAAAGGTTGATTTGAACTATTCCTGGATTAGGTTTTAATGTGACGTTGAACGTAAACACATCTGTTTCCATCCCGGGATCACTTACAAAATCCAAAATAGATTTATATATGACACTGGTGTCGTATTGGTCATGAATGGTTTCGGGATTAAATATCGTTTTATAACTTTCACACATTCCTGTGTTCCGAGGGTCATGTTGATTTGTGTACATGAACGAGTTGGTATAAGGTAGTTGTTTCAACGTTAACTTGTCCAAGCCTACTGTCCCCAATATTTTTTTAGTATAATTTGGTAGTTCGAACAGTTGTTTTTTGAGTAAATTATAAATATCATTACCTATGTCTAGTTCTTTGATGTATTTCCTAGGAGATTTGAATCTTGTGTACATGTTTATGTCGGGTTCTTTTTCTTTTAAATATTCCACGAAATAGTTGATACTTTTGTATAAATTATCTGTTGGAAATGTTTTTGGTCCGGTGTACACCCTGTACGTTCCTGTTATATTGTCAATGTAAACGTTGTCATTTGCCGGTGAATCCCAAATGGATCCTGTTTGAAAACTTACCCAAGATATTTTTTGAGAGTTACAAAAATCAATCAATAATTTATTATCGTACGAATCGCCAGGATCAGGAAATCTGTTAAAACCTATCAGATCAGGTTTTAATTTTATCAGAAGACTTTCTATTTCTGACACGACATGTACTTTGTTCTGAAAAGCCCAATCAAGTTTAAGTTTTGTTTTTAAAATTCTAGACGGAGACGGAATAAAATCTTCCGATGCCATACACATAAGAGGTATCAATTCCATGTTAGGAACCAGCTCTTCTAAAAAACTAAGAGTTGGATTATTGGTCCATCGTAAATCATTTCTAAAAATAAATATTACTTTTGTTTTAGGCTGAGATTTTTTACTCATTTAAATGTCAAATCATTTATATTTGTTTCCTGATTACACATTAGTGGATGATAATACTAATCCTCTTGTGGATGTAAACATAGTGACTTTTGATAAAGAGGCATATTCCAACAAACAAATCGTGCTTCCTGATATAAATTTTATTCCTGATATAATGCCCATAGAAGAAAGTGTGAAATTTATTCCACTGGAAACTGTTTTTTCCAGACAATATAATGATTTCATATCAGAAGAAATAGAATCCGATGAATTGGATTACGACTCTGATTCAGTTCAGTACGAAACCGGAGAATATGATTATGAAAATACTGTTAATTCAGTTGGATTGCATGATGATATGTGGATGGAATCGGATCACGACTCTGATTACGAAAACGATTGTGAAGATTCTTACATTTTACAATCACATTTTATACATTAAATGGACCATAAACACTCAAACGTCGATTTTTCAACTTTCCTTTTGAACGAGGTACTTAGAAAAAATCCTTCGGAAAAACAACTCAAACTTGCTAAAATAGTGGGAAAGCTATTAACAGGTACTGACCTGGTGATTGATCCTAGTGGTGGTAGAAAACTAGTTGATTATTCAGGCAATAATCAAATAGTCAATAAAGCATATATTCCTGAAGACTATTTTGATTCGTCTTCACATGAATATGATTTTCATTGTTCGTTGGTAAAATTTAACAATTCTATTTTTTAGTTTTTTTAAATGCAAAATATAAATTTCATACACAATAATAAATTTTATTCTGGAATAAAAATTTTACTACCTGGGACAGATAAATTTATATGTGTGTATGATAATTACTACACTGACACAAACGCCAAATATAAAAAAATTTGTAGAATAGCCAATATCATCAAAGATGATAAATCTTGGAAACGCCAACACCTTGTCAGTCTGTTGTATTTTTTTTCTGACCGTGCACAAAACAGTATGGAGCTCATGAACTTGTGCAAAATGTGGTACAGAGAACTTTATAAAAGTTGTGTCGAACAAAAACAACAGTGTCCGAAGATCCTACAGATTATCAAGAAATCAGTGGATTTGATAAATAGTCTTCCGTTAGTTGACGTACCAGAAAAGATCAAGTTCGAGTACAAGTATCCGGCGACTCGCAAGTCGTTGAACGTATCAAGATTACACAGACATTATTTCACTCAGATGAGGATAGCAGAAAACACATTTATAATGGAAGCATGGACTGTCTGGAAAACAAAAAATTATAATTTACTCCCTGTGGTCCGAGACTCCATAATGAAGTTATGGAGTTATATTTACATAAACACCCTTATCAACTGGGCAGAACAAGCATGTATCTGGAATGCTGTACCTCTTAAGAAAACATATTGGATAGATCCTGACGGTAATAAATTTGTTCTGACCGTTCCTACACTTCTTAATTGTATGGACCATGCGTACGAGGAAATTTATCCCAAGTATAAACCAGGTGTCATCACCTGGTTTTGTAAACATGACTTGGTTAATTCTGTTCATGACCAAGACACTCTTGTTCACATGTTGGGACTCATGAGATTGATGCAAATAGATTATGCAGCAGACGTGGAAAGACCATTTACTCATGCGGTCATTCCTGATTTGTATCCGGTCATCAATAGAAAATCATGCCCTGATCCATTAGAATATTATTACAGAAATAATGACACCAGAGAATTAGATCCAGAAGAATTTTCATGGTTCTGGCCAGAACTTGACATGAGTGGGGTACTCCATAAAATGGCTTTGTACAACGGAAAGGACGGCTTTTTCAAACTGAGGAACATCGGTGGAAAACCGACAGTTTTATCTTTTAGAAAAAGTTATTTAGACAGATGTAGATATTTTTCTTACAATGACAAGAGTGAAAGTGTGGATCATGTCGATGACGGTATTTATCAGATGTCCGAAATTCCGTTTCATACAAAATGGTGTGTCCGAGACATCATCCATAACAGGTCAGATCTGATCACGATCTCTGACAACACGTTCGTGACCAACAAAACAACAGACGCCGAGCCTGAGTTTTCATACAAAGACATAATGAGTAATGTTTTCATCGAACTACATAATAAATCAACTCTTTCTGATTCTAATAGCATGTCAGGATATGATTACGTAATGATCGAGAAGAACAAGTACGACGTCAACAAAGTATGTTTCTCTGTTTTATCAGAATTTCCAGAGTCTCATCATCATCAACGTGAAAAAATGAATTACACTTACGCCTGTATTTATCAACATCTTATCAGGCGTCGACTGGCTTATGTGTGGACAGATGAGCATACCAAAGAGTATGAAAAAACACTGGAGGCTTTCAGTATGAAAAAACTAATTTGTTACCCGTGTGCGTTCCTGGCTTATTCAAAAACAGACGTTCACGCAGAATCATATGATAACAAGTTATATGAACTACGTAGACATTATGGTGATCAGTGGGCTATTCTTGTCAACAGAATGAACATGCCATTTCTTGAATTGGGTTTCGTGGATCAAGGACATGACATGTCTTCAGAATTTCCTCCTCCTGGTCTTGGGACATGTAAAGATCTGGTGCTGGAACATACCATGAAAAGATACACTTCTGGTAGTAACGGACATCCTATTTCTTTCTTCAAGAAAAATGGTCCTTTCCTCAGAGGATTCGGTGAAGTTTCCATGGTTAAAAAGGCAGTGTACGAATGGTCACTTTTGAATGTTTTACATCATTTCAACCTGGAAAGTAACTTACTAAACGTGGCCGATTGGGACGGTTGTTGGAATTGGAAAACGTTCGATATCATGAGTGGGTTGATGAACGCAAAGATTTGTGTGATAACAGACAACGCTGTTGTCACTTTCGGAAGTCAGACCCATGCTAATTTCTATGTCATATACATTAGATTCGATCATGACGTACCTGTAGAATTTTTCACATTCGCCCCTTCGTACGATAACATGGTCGACGGACAACATTTTTCAGTCAGTGTCCCACATGGAAGACACGGACGGTACATCAAGAACGTGAGAAACAAATGGCATCATGTCAATGACAACCCCAACGTAGAAAAATACAAGGTTTCTTCATGGGTGAGTAACTCGGAATATTTATGTTATGGAGTGATCGACGACCATGTGAAAACTAACCATCTAGGAAGTGAGATATACATGGACTCTGATATAAAGATCATGGAATATAAAAAATTGATAGACATCACAAAAATTGGATTTGGAAAATGTAACGGGAGATCGTGGTTCAGTGACATCCTGGATAATAGTTCGGAAGATTATTAATGGTCGGTCCTGCTCAAGTCCCGCGTTGAAATACCATGTAAATATAATACTTTAGTAATTGATCCAATTGTGTATTTTTAATGTCATGGACCACACCTCTCTGTTGAGCAAAGAAACTGGCAGTGGACGGACGTGTTTCCAGTAATGACCCGGCCTTGAAAAACGGAACGTTGATATTGAATACCTCGTCGAATCTCCCTTGGTCGAGTAACACGAATCCGTAATCATAAAATGTCTTGATCATCTGGTCGGGGTCTATGATGTATTCGGTCATTGCTGTAGTGGTAGTGAGTGGGGTCAGGACCGAAAATGTTGTCGGACTAGTTTTTGTGATTGTGGTGTACCCGGTCGGCTCAATAGGATGAATTTTAAAAGTGACCGAATCATCCTTGTCAAGAATACTTTCTAATCCTTTCCCGTTCATGGTAGTTATCAAGACCCTACCACCTGGTTTTGTTATTTCACAAAGTGAGTGCATGATGTTTTGAATATGTTTATGATTCCAACTGAAGTGAGCGGCAAATTGCCAGTCTATGACATCAAAGTTTAATTGATCAGTGACCGTCCGTATGACAGAAACAAAGTTCTCGTTCCTGATCGAAGTTTTTAAATAATTAAATCTGTAATAATTACTTTTTTCGTTTTTGTTAAGTTTCATGTATCGGTCATGTGCCGTGTCAATTGCTGCACTGTCGGGATCAGTTGCTATCAGTTCTTGTATTCCTGCGTAAAAATATTTTGTGAGGTCGGCACCATTTCCAAAATCTATGGAACATACCCTGGCCTTCTTGGAATTACTGTAAAACATTTTAGAAGCGTACAAACTGATCAGTAATGATTTTACAAAATTACTTATGTATCCCAGGGGACTCCTGATTCTGTTTTCTTTGAAATATGTGGTTTTTGGATTCAGTCGATCAGGATCAAGTCCGTCGTCCATTTCGTTCATGGACTTTGTTCCGTTAATTTTAACATCTTGAAGAACAGTGTGGTCTCTGGCTTCTGGAGACTTGATCCATTTACTAAGTAATTTAAGATCGGCCAGGATAGGAACCGAATGTTGGATGGTCTGAATAGTGGTCCAGTTATTACCCAGATATTTTGTCCATAGATGAGTGGATGATTTTGTCAACCGTATCATGATTTCTTTGGTCCTGACATCGTATTCACAAATGAATCCAATAGGTACCACTGCATGAGATAACTTGACCAATTGTGGATCGACCCGTGTGGTCTTCACACAGAAAATGTCATTCAAGTAATCGAATTCCGGAGACAATTTTATTCTGTTGTCGTTGATCTTGACCAATTCATTAGTGGCGTTTTTACTCATGTAATCAACAGTAAGAATCATTCCGTCAGTGGCCATCTGTCTAGGATCTGACTTTCCTGCGTAAGTGAATCTAACCTTTCCTACGATGTCAATGTCAGAGGTCGCCTTGATTTTATAATCACACTTTCCATGACGGTACGAAGATGACAAGATAAGACCGTCTGTTTCATAAGAATGTTTTGACACTGTCATTTCATAAATAGCCGTCAACATGTCTGTGATGTCATTGAATGGACCGGTCCATTGTTTTGATTTTATGAGAACATGATCATATGGTAAGTTGGCACAATCTTGTACTTCCCATTTGTAAGTGGACACGTCATGTCCTAAGATCATGTAAGGATAAATACATTTGGAATGATCCGAATCAAAAATAAATTCACCAGACCCATAAATATCTTCTGTCACAGTAAGAAGATGTTTGTATCTCCATATAGATATTACCTTTGGTCCTAACATTTGCTGGACCAGAACATGTTTTTTATCAATCTTGAACATGACCCCGACCCCGTTAATTTTAGGAGTCAATTTATGTTGGGTCGGATCTATCGAATTCATCAGATAAGCAGGAGTGATCACACTTGTCGGAATAATTTTAAATAATGGAGTCGTGGTAGTCAAGATCTCTTCTATCGGGTGACCGATTATCCAACTTATGACCTTTGTGAATTCCAATTTGACATCTTTCCAAGGCTTTTTGAATTGCCCGGTATGTTCAATTTCAAGAGAAGGATTCGGAGGATACATGGCATTGTTGACACTTTTATACAGATTTGAAATATTACCTTGCCTACAATTACCTAATTTTCTTTTTAATTTAAAATCAACTACAAAGTCTGAAAATTTAACTCTGGCTCTATTTACAAAAATCATGTTGATTTTTCCTGATTGAATGACTTTATTAATATAAGTACCTTGTTTCTCTGTTGCTGAAGTGATTCTACCGAACTCGTCGGGACTCAACCAAATGTCCTTGGTCTCTTTTGATTCCCAACATCCATGTTCTACATAATCCAACAATTGTTTGTTATTAAGTTCAAGTCCTCCTACCACGGCAAAATCTATTCTGATTCTAATTTTAATGTTGTTACCTTCATCTGAAGTTTTATTCAATATATATTCCAAATAAGAATCAGTAAGGGGTTTTATATTAGGATTGGAGAACATTTTTGAAAGGGACAATAAGGAAGGATCAAACTGTGTAAATTCCAATTCTGTAATTTCTAAATCCATATTGGACTCTCTAATTTTTTCATACATTTTTCCATATTCGGCAACAATTTCCGATCCGGTATTATTCATGGTAGTTTTTGAGTTTTTTTACTCTTAATAAATGTTCATTTTTATATTATTAGTTCTTTTTATATCAGCTATTTATTTAGGTTCTCAATACAAATCCGGTGATAATATTAATATAGGATTAAAAAAATTTCAAGAAATTTCAAAAGTGAAAACTCAAAAATTTGTAAACAGTATATTAAAATACACGAATCCTGTGTTTTCCACTATTAAAAATACCACGACCAACGTCAAAGATTTACAAGAATCTATTATAATGTCAAAAATAGATTCTGATCAATTAGATTCTGAAATTAAAATGCTCCAATCAAAATACCAAAATCTGATTAATTATTATTCGACCCAGTACGAATCTATTGTCAACGCACTGAAAGCAGCAAAAAAAGATGTCCCTGCTTATTATAACTCACTTCACTATTAATCGTTTGATGACACCTGTCACGTCATGTGTTTTTGTACTGTCACAGAACCATTTATCATCTACAAGTTCCAGTATTTCTTTTATGAGATAATTTGATTTACATGTGTTGGCTTCATGACCTATTATCTTGGCAGTGATTTCAATACAGTGTTTCAGCATTTTTTTTGGTTTTTTAATTTCATCGGTCTCTGACAACAACTTGTCCCACTCTCTAAGAAAAATCTTATTGACCCCGTACGTACGGAGATCTTTTATTTTTACGTCAAACATGTTCATCTGAGTGTATATGTAACTTTCACTCAATTTGTTATTATTTGTGTCACTGAACAAAAATTCATTTTTAAGATTTGCCAACCTCTGAACATGTTTACCAAGTAACGACTTCTTGGATAAATTAAATTCTTGGATGACCCCGGTCTTTCCTTGAAATTTTAAAATCACGTTATCTTGGTCTGACATGACATGTTCAGGTTTCAGTGTGTTCAATCCTATGGTTCCGTTGGCTTTCAGATATTTCTCTTTTCCTAATCGTATGAACAAAGATGTTTCCAGTTGTAACATGACACTGAAAAGATATTCTTTGGTGACAGGATTGGTAATTTTATTATGTTCTTTTATGAAATTTTCAATCTTGTGTATGTTCTTATGAACGTTAATGACCAGGTCTAATCTAGATTCATTTCTGGCAGCCACATGATCTTTCCCGTAATAATATTGAACTCTTCCTTTTGAGTCCTCCCCTGTAAAAATAAGACCGGATTCATGGTCAGAAAAAGATTGTAATTTAAATTTAACATTTTTTAAATGCCCCGGAATGTTTACATTTTCCAAAATCTTATACAAGTCATCACTTTCGTCTATGATTTTACCAGAATCGTCTACAAAAATCCTTTTTAATTTTATAAAAATATTAGATGTTGACATTTAATTGTCAATAGAAAAGGCCTCACTCTTTACTCGTGGCTTTTTTGTTTTTACTGTTTTCTTCTCTACGATACCACAACATGTTCTGAGTGCCTTGGCAGTTTTTTCCAGAGCGTTGCAGTACTTTTTGACCACGTCTATGTTGGATGGATCACTGAGATCAGCAAACTTGAACATCTTTACATAAGTTGGAAACTTTGCAGAACTTTCCTTGATAAGATTCTTGATCTGAATCATCTTTTGATTATGAGAACAGATCTTGTCATAAATTACACCGATCCCAAGATCTTGTGTTGCCAAAGCATAAAGTGGATTATTCATACTCAGAGAACTGTCTGATTTGGTTGAAAGTGTCTTGAGGAAATCTTCATCGGTGTCACTCTCAGACTTGGGAATTAGCTTGGTAGACTTGGAAGGCTTCTTGGTTTTTTTAGGAACAACAACTACCTCGTTGTCAGATGATTCATCTGATGTTTGTCCCTTGGCAACTACCTTCACTCGTCTTCCCCCCTTTTTCTCCATTGGTTGATCTACCACTTTGACATTTTTATTAACCAGAGTGGAAATACTAGAGGTGAACGTGGGATTAACAGTGTCAGAACCACTCTCCTCGTTGGAAGAATTATTAGCGAGAATAATATCCTCCTCGTCGGTCAAAACAGTTGTGATAGAAGAAGACATTTTTACTTTTATATTTAACAGTTTTTAAGTAAGTTTTATTACTTATATATAAAATTTCTATTTTTTCACTTACTAGGTTCTTTTTCATATTTAAATCATGGATGATATCATCGACGTAATAATTAAAAAAATTAGAAACTTTTTTCATAAATCACTGGAGTTACCTAATTTCGATGATTTCCTTGAACAAGAAAAAGTGTTATTTACCAACAATTTATATGGAGTACAAGACATGGACATGGCAGACATTAGATTGTTATTCACTACCATATATCAAAATCCAGAGACATCTGATTCTGAACTAAAAGAGGTGTTTGTGAACAAAGGTCAGATATTTGAAAAGGACGTGGTCATCAGTCTCAGCTATGATTTGTATCATAGCGAAAATAATTTAGTGAAACCATTTTTTAATTGGGTCTGGAATAGTCTAGAAATTATCACAAGACCAAAACAAATATGGTCCATGGAACATAATTCCACTGTTCATATTTTAAAAAATCATAAACCAGACAGTGGAAAAATGAGTAGTTCATTAAGTGGAAAATTAACTTCCAAGATCATTTCCGTACCTATTAATTTTGAAACCCTCTTGTCTCATCTCATAGTAAATTATCCAAAGTACAGTTTTAATAAAAACTTTATCGAGTTCAAATTCGGGTCCAGAAACATCGGAGTCAACGTCACCAGATCAAAACCTAAATTCCCCCATGTGGTAGAATTCAACATCAATCCAAAAACAAATGAACTTATTATGTTCAGGATAGACGACAACGTGGCATGTAAAAATATGGAACTACGTCATGAAGGTCATGTGGTCCCTATCAGAACAACATTTGCATTGGACGACAGTACGTTTGATGTATTGACAAAAGCATTAATTTCCACATTTGACGCGACTTATATTACCAAGTATGTGTCTCTTGCGTTCATGATAAAACACCTTAATGACTTTTATGTATTCTTCCTTGCCAAAGATGTCCAGACAAGATTATCAGGAGTCAGTAAAATTACGTACCGAGAAAAAACACCTACTGTGGAAATAGATTTTCCAAAAATTTGGAAACAGTCCCGGACCCTGAAACAGATGCCGTGTGAACATACTTCACTCCTGAAAGAAATCTTGAAACCGTCTCCGGATCAGTTCGACAACCTTCAAAAATTTTCTGAAAAATATATTCATACCATAGATCAGATGACAGTGTGTAACATATGTGGAGAGTTCCTCCAGATGTTCAACGAGCAATTCAGTGAAATTAAAAAAATCAACGGAAAAATAGTGATCCCTGTGTTCACCAACATTTTCTCAAATGAGCCTTACTCACAGTTCGTGAAAGGTCAAAGAGTATTAAGTGACTACATCATGTCGTTTGATAATATATTCAAAACAAAACGATGGAATTACAACGGTAATATTTATAAAATGGTCCTGGATCAGATGATTGAAATTGACAAACATAAAATTGAGTATCAGGCAAGGTATAAAAATGAGATTCAAAAAGGATTGTTTTTTGTCAGACTTGCCGCTAACTTGTTCGAAACAAAATCTGATGAGTTGTTTTACAAAGCAAAAACAACCAACATTTCCGTACTGATTGCATTGGGTATCATTGGGACAATGAATCTAGATGAATTTATGTCTGTCATTACAAACAGAAACCAATTGGTAGAATACGTGAAAGCAGGTACGGACCAGAGTCTCACGGAAAGACTTTTTAAAAATACTTGCCTGGACATCATCTTTGAATTTCTACTAAAAATCAAATTCATTGACAAGGTAGACAGACCAATGATTGAAACAATCTTTGAATTTTATTATTATCATCTTACTCCGGAGTTACAATCTCTGTTTAAAATACTAAAGGAGGACGTTGTGATTGGTGTGGTAACAGTAGTCGGAACAAACATTTATAAAGATTACGCGTCTAATATCATCAGAGAAAAAGAAACATCAGAAATCATAAACATTAATGACAATTACATGATCAGAAACATTCCTACAACAGAACAAGTAAACATAGAAGTCACACCAGAATCATATCAGTTTGACAAGTACGATGGTCACGAGTTCTCTCTTAATTCGGATGTCATAGTCAAAGAGTATGAATACATCAAGTCAAACATTGAATATGCGTTATCATATAATGGTAGGATAGTCATGGATCATGGATTCACAGAAAAACAGGTTTACATCATGAGTCATAACGGTAAGAAAAAAATCATAGACAGAGAAATAGTATGTGACACGTCCCCTCTAAAATACGAAGGAAATATGTTCATGGCATTTTTAAAATTCGGAGATCCATTTCCGTTTTCCGACACAATTTCTGAAAAACATCTTAATATCAAAATGGTCGGATGGAATTATATTGCACTGAGAATTTTCAACATAGACGTCCCATTGTATTATTTTGGAGTGGAAACAGAAAACGGTGACTACATAAGAAATGATGTGGAATTATGGTGGACCGGTATTATTATGTATTATCTGAAACTTTCCAGTATCAAACAATGTCTCATTGACAACGATGAAAATATTAAAATCTTATATAAAGATTTTTTGTGATTTAAATGAAAGGACCGAATCAGACTGTTTTTTTGTCTGATATTCCGTTTATTTCGGTGATAAAGAATTGGGTCGGATTTACTTGGTCTTGGGTATTTTTAATATGTCTGAGTCTTGCGGTCATGGCATTTCAAGTTTATAACGTAGATATATTTGAAACTGTAAAACGATATAACGACATAAGAAATAACATGGGTAATTGGACTTCGAACATAATACAGATGGAAGAGTTGGAGAAAAATAAAAATTCAAATGTGGTTTTTTCTACCAGAGGTGAAATAAAAAACTGGCAATGTTTTGACGGAGGATCTTATTACATACCTGTCAGATTAGGTAAAAGTAATTTACCAGAGAGTATCAGACGAGGTGTAGGAGGAGCCTGGAAAATAAAAAAAGGAGCAGGGTACGACGAGGCAGCATTACAATTTTGTAATTACATCATAGACGAAAGATCGGATGAATTAATAACATGTGGATTAGATGCTTTTAACAAAACTGGCAATTCTGGTATGTTTGATTCGTTACATTGGTGTAAAAGCGATTGGTCTAGATTGGTTCATGAATTATCTATGTAGGACAGTTTCTGAAATTGTCCTGATCAATTCTGATTTTGTTAATTTTTTTAATGCGGTCATGACCGTGTCAGTGTATGTGGTTTGTTCAGGTAAATACACCGGTTCCCGACCATGAGTCATCGAAGGTAAATCTCTCGGATTTAAAATAATTTCATCAGGTGTAGGGTTCAGGTCTATTTCTTCAAATTCATTGTCATTAACAGGAACACTGGTCTCTGGTTGTCTTGGGAAAATAAGTTCCTCGGGTATTATGATGTCCACGGTGTTGTGTACTGTCTTGGGTCTGGGTCTTTCTTGGTATCTTTCTTGGTATCTTTCCTGATAAGGTCTTTCCTGATAAGGTCTTTCCTGATAAGGTCTTTCTTGGTATCTTTCATAAGGTCTTTCCTGATAAGGTCTTTCTTGGTATCTTTCCTGATAAGGTCTTTCCTGATGTCTTTCATAAGGTCTTTCTTGGTATCTTTCCTGATAAGGTCTTTCATAAGGTCTTTCTTGGTATCTTTCCTGATAAGGTCTTTCCTGATAAGGTCTTTCCTGATAAGGTCTTTCCTGATAAGGTCTTTCCTGATAAGGTCTTTCCTGATAAGGTCTTTCCTGATAAGGTCTTTCCTGATAAGGTCTTTCCTGATCCCTGTAAAATCTGTCGTTACCTAGGCTTATATAATTCGAGTCTTTTTCAAGAGCCCTATAAGAAGGATTACTCATGATTCTATTCAGAGAGAGCCTCGGAAGACCCGTGGTATCGTCCATGTTTACTTTGGTATCTCCCATGTTTACTTTGGTATCTCCCATGTTTACTTTGGTATCGTCCATGGATCGTGTATTTATGTCTATTTTTTTTACATTTAATTGATCATTTTCGGTCGGGTCAGACTCAGGAGGTGGGTCAGAATCAGGAGGTTCTTTTTTTCCAGGAACAATAGATTTCATGGAATTCAGTATGTCATTTTGATCTATACCCAAATGTGTTTTTTGTAATTTCATGATGTATCCTTTAATTCCTAAAGTTTTAATTGATGCTAATACGCTTATTATGGAACCTATGGCTTTTTTAAATGGAGTCACGACATACGTCACTATACTCCCTAATGCAACTCCTAAAAATCCCAAAGGTTGTGCTAATGTTTGTATGTAAGAAATGATACTTTGTACACCTGTTGAATTACCACTTTGTATGGGTGACACGGTCTGTTGTGATTGACCTGATAATAATAATATGGATGTGTCAACCCTTTGGCCTGTTGAAATGACATATGAAATGTGTGCGGATACAAATATCGAAAGAAAAAACCAGATCATTTAACTCCTTTATAAATGCAAGCCACATCTAAATTAACGAATTTTGTCCGTCAACAAAAATTCGAAATACGTTGTTCGACAAGTTTAAATGTTTGTCTACATTCTATTCTTTCAGTTTCTAATCCTATCCTGGGATTGATGTTTCTGAGTAAATTTATGATGATTATAATGAAAGAAAAAAAATGGAAGTTCAATTTGTTTTATCCCAAGTCTGTTGATTCAGAAATAGAACCAGTTTCCAAGTCTTTCACCCGGCATCTAATTATTGATGGTCTTGACCCTGTGGTCTCGACAGAATTCGTGAACATCATAGATAATAAGTTTTCCCTTCCCATGAACGAAATAAAAGATTTTAATATTATCTTACAAGGCAAGGGTGGTTGGGACCTGACAAACAACACAATTACAATAAACGGATTCGGTGGGTGTAGAATATGGGTCTGCGTTGTCGTGGTGGATCATGTAAACGTGATAGGTTACGTGGTATTTGATAATAAAAAAGTGGCGTTGTACCTGACAAATAATAGTTACATCACATGGGACTCGAGAACCATAAAACTAGATATTCCTGTGATAGTGGCCGGACTAAATAAAGTTTTTTAAAATCCTATGAGATCCAGGGTTGTTTCCTTGATGTCTTCGATGGTGCTCTTCTTGGCAACAAGTGGTAAGAAGTCGTTGATGTCTGTGTAATAGTCAAAGAAGCCTGTTCCTACTTTAATAGGTTGACACAGGAAATGACAAGTACTGTTATCTTGGACCACGTCTACTGCACCAGACACTGCAGCCTGTGCCACAGATTTATAATCTCCACTTGCCATTTTTTTCATGATACTGATTTTTGTCATTTTGAAATTATTTGCTGTTTCCGGATAATAATAATGGCACATGACGTCGGCCAGTAAATTACAACATTGATACAAGTAATCAAACCCGTTACCGTACGTTTCCAACATTTCATTAATGAGCTTGTTCCTGACAGACTCTATTCCGAATCCGAAATATGAAGTCCAAATACCAGGATTCACGTCAATACCCGACAAATCAAATTTGGTCAACATAGCAGTAGAATCCAATATCATGATAAGTTTGTACGCGTCGACTTGCTTATGTTCGTCGTGTTCTTCAGAATATTCCCATTGTTGAATTTTATCAATAGGAAATTTCACGTCGCATATTTTACCTTTGTATATTCCACCCGGAAGCATCATCGGAAGAATGTATTGATTCACAGAAACCGGTTCTTCCAGTTCGGTGATTATTCGAATTATGAATTTACGTTTGTCCAAGATCTCTGTCCAATAACTCCATTGCCCTGTGATTTGAATTTTATTGAAGAACGTTTCTATCATGATTTCAAGTTGTGGAATCTGGATGTTTTCTGATTTAAGATGTTTACGGTCGAAGGTCATTTCAATGTACATTTTTGTGTTTTCTACCCGTGTCTTTATGACCGGACATAATTGATCAAGACATACAAATTGGAAATTATTTTGTAGGATTTCCAACGGAGCCTTTGTCTTGGAAGTGAACGTGATTACCTCTGCCTTGGTATTTTTTGTCAGACTTACCAGCTTCAAGAATTTATCAAAACCAAGAGTGGCGGCGACTCCTCCGCTTTTTGCGGTGGTGTGGAAATTACTCAGGGCCTGTTGTGTGAACTTTTCAGAAAGGGTCTGGGCAAATATGACACCGACAGGATATCCAGAGCTTAAACTGTAAATGAATCTGTTTTCTATATTTTCAAACAGATCGTTCAATACCACAGAATCAATAGGATATCTACTGGGATCAAGATATGTCAACATTGTGTATCGTATCATTGTGGTGTCAGACAAGTTGAAGAAATATTTTTGTGTTATCATGTCGACCCATTCATTGACCTGCTTGAACAACGTATTTGATTCAACAGGTTTTCCTACCCTACTTTTATTAGTTTGTAAAAACATGTCAAGATTCAACATGAAACTGCATTGAGTGATTTTGTTACGTTTGTTGTCTGTGGTCAGATACGGGGCCAAGGTATTCCAGATGTGTTTAATTTCAGAATACCATTTCTGAGAAGGCTTCGGTGTAATAATAGGAATTTTTGTCGTGTCTTGTTTACTCATCTTGATGTCGTTACAAGCGAATTTCAAAATATTTTTATTACATATGACGTACCCCAATTCATTGACCACCACGTCTTCCATCTTTTTCAAAATTTTCCTGGCCAGACTTCCGGTTCTTGACGTTTCACAAACAATGTCGACGATCTGACTTCTGGCAGTTGCCATGGTGAAATAATATTCTATACCGGTCAAACCTACCAAGAGAGGATTAAGAACGAATCCTCTACATTCTGGATCAAGACTCCCTGGTAAATGATATGGTAGAATTCTACTGTTGACCCCGGTGCTCATTTTTTTCCCTCCGATTTTTTGTTGTCCGAACGTTCCGAAAATATACATCATTTCTGTCGGATTCATTTTATACCCGGCCTTACTCATGACATAAAGACTGTTTCTCGGATTGATTTCCAACTGAGTTTCTATGAACTTTGTGATACTACAGATGTTACTTTTGACCAGAGACATCAAGACAGTGTCTATGTATTTATTTTCGGTCTGTTCGTCCAGTCTGATAATTTTACCATCCTCACAATCACGAATGTATCTTGCAAAATTAGATTTGATTTTAAAAAGTTTGTCGAGATTGTTGTTGTTCAGGGTTCTGACATAAGCGTAATCAGGCAACAGATCGGTGAATATCACACCGTATTGTCTGAATCTCAAATACTGTCTGAGAAGTCTTCCGATGTCATTGATGAATTTACATCCTTCTAACCTGGATGATGTTTCGATGATCAACTTGGAAAGTGACTTGGTCTTTTGTCCGACAATGAGATCTGATCCAATGTTGTCTATGATGATTTGTCCGTCTTTCAGTATTCCCGGTAACGTAAGGTTTTTCTTGTTTTGATTAAACACAATACTCAGGACATTTTTTCCAGTGAAATATTTCTGACCTTTAGGCAATGCAAGTTGTCTGAGATGTGGACATTGTTTGAACAGGTAATTTACTTCTGTCAGGGTAAGTTCTGTCTCTGTCCCTAGGAGATGAGCACTGATAATTTCGTCTTGGATATTACCATAAAGTGGAATGCCCAGAAGATCATGTAGGATGATGGTCACGGGGAACATCAGAATACTTTGTTCTATGGTGGCCTTGGGATGTTGTTCCAGACATCCCCAGATTTCATCTCCGTCAAAATCAGCGTTCTGTGAATTACAAATTACCTGTGGGATTTTAAGACCACATCCTTCCACTCGCTTGATACAACTGGAAATGACATTATGTCTGTGAAGACTGGGTTGACGTCCGAATATCATATGATCACCTTCCTGGAGGTCGATCTCAACCCAATCACCTGGTTTGAAAGTCACTTGTCCCTTGAGCTTTTTGTCTTTCTTCAGGGTCATCAGACGGTTTGTCTGTTTGTTAAAATAAATCTTGACCTGTCCGGCCCTGAACAGGTTCACAATTTTCTCGATTGAAAAAGGATTGACAAATATCTTTGACGACAACTTTGACAAGACCATGTCAGGAACTCCGATCTCCCACAAAAGTAGTTGACTGTCCGGTCCTACCACGGTCCTACATGTCTGATCTTTTCTCCCACTCAAAATATGCCATCTCAACATGTTGTTTTTCCCTACTAGAATACTTACCAGACTGTTGTTGTTTTGTTTGACCGCCGACAAAATATTACTGTTGTCGTACTCTATCAAGGCTTTCTGAATTATCATACTGTCAGAATTTGACTTGATCTGATTAATCAAGGTCGTCATCAAAATTGTCAATTCATGAGTTTCTTTCTTCACGTCGTCTAACCAAAAACTATTAGGGGGTCTGATCAACATAGGAGGAATAGGAATATTCTTTTCATAAAAGAGATTCTCAGGACTTACCTTGACTCCGATCATCGGATAATACAAAGCCGGAATACTCTTGAACATTTCAAAAAGTTTTTGTAACGGATACTCTTGTTCGACCGTAAGTTTATTCTCCTTACTTTTCCATGTGAAACAAATTTTCTTTTTCTTGTTGAATGAAATTTTAACGTACTTTTGTTGACATGATTCGTTCCAACAGATTCCACTTTTTTTATCAAGGATAGACTTGGCCAGTTCCTTGATCTTGATCTTGTTGTTTTTATCATCATGATGTTTCAGTGCAATTTTTGTGGATGTCTCGTACGCCGACTTTAATTTAAAAACTCCACAGTGTAAACATAGATAATTTGATATTTGGATGATTTGATTGACATGACTGGGTCTGATGTAAACATTCTTGATTCCTACCTTCCCCCAATGACCGAGACAAAGAGTGCTTATACAACGACATGTTTTACATAGGTTATTATCCACGGTCCCGAGACGCTTGTCTTTCACGGTTTCATGATCGTTTGCCGATTTAGAATTTTTAATTGAAATCTCAGATCGTTCAATTTCATCGTTTGTGTAAAGACCAAATTCTATGGAAGTGATAGGTCTCATTGCTTTACTTTTATATTATATTTTTTACAATTTACCAATAAAAAAATACTACGAATATTCATATTATAAAAAATAATTGTGGCAACCTACATAATTAGTCTTATGTAAAACCAACAAGTCTCAAACCAGGTATTTCTTTCATGTATGTAATAATATCTGGATTATGAGAATCCCGGACAATGTCCCTCCAGGTATTTATCATGTCAGTCATATTAGGAGAAGGGACTGATTTATGACAATCATGACAATCGTTACTTATCCAGGCATTCATAACATGTTTGAAAGTAACATCAGTGTCTTGTCCGTTGCCGTCACACCATTTCATGTGTTTCATCTGAACGAAATTTTCATCGCATACCTTCCCGAAACTTTCCAAACTGAGAGTCATCAGTTTGTCTGATTCTGCGGCCTTTCTGTTTATTGTGATCATGTCAGTGGTCAGATCATAGATCACAATGGTCGAATCTGTCATGTTGAACGTGAAAACATGTTCAGGTAATTCAGTGTGTCCATGATGTTTCCAGGTCCCTGTTGATGTTTTTCCGTCTACCTCCAGTTTCAGTTTGAATCCTTCAAATACTTTTGAAACCAGTTGTGTGTGTAGGGCAGAGTAATACGAGATCGGGAGTGACAGTGTCTTGATAAAATAATTTATAGGGTACATAGAATACTCGACGTATCCGTCAGACAAGTCTGACTTGATCTTGTCCCATTTGATAGTTACCTGATCACATGTTGCGTTTCCTTCACTGTCCATATTGATGATCCATCCACGTTTACTTTCTTGAAGAGAACATCCGGTGCACTCCTGACACTTGAGTCTGAGAGTGGTTATTTTACCACGACCGATCACTGACAATTTTCCTGGAAATTTACTGAACATTCCCAACTCACACACTTGTCCCAGGGTCTTGACACAATTTCTTATGACTGATTCTGGTTTACTCAGGTCCAAGACATGATCGCCTTTTGTGTCATTAGACAGAGAAAGTCCAAACATTGTCTGGATTGTCAGATTCTGATATGTCCAATCTATCTCGTGTAAATCAGAACAGACAAATGTGGTCTCGGACATGACATTAGGATTCCAAGGACATGGTGTCATGTCGACCACAGACACCCGACCAGGATCGTCCAGACACAATGTTGAAGAGTCTTGTCTGATCCCGAACCTGATCGTCGGCCTGATCGAAGGAGTCGATCCTGTGTATTCTACCGTGATAATTCCCGTCGGTTCCGATCCACACATGATGTCGATTTTGTCATGTGACACGTCTATGAAATTCTCCAATACCCAGGTGTCTCCGGACAGTCGTTCAAAATGTCTACCACTCAATTGCTCAGATCTGACAATACCATCGAAACATTTGACGAGGATGGCAGGCTTACTTACAACACCAGGATGTATGTGAGCAGTGAACTTGTTCGGGGTGGTGTCTGTGAAATTATACATGGTACTTCTGTAGCTCAGTTTCATGATTGTCGGATTAGACCCGACCGGACACGATTTATCTCCGTTATGAACAGAAGAGATCCATGCTCTGTAATTTGTTTCAATGACTTTCTTAACATCTTGTTTATGAACTTCCTTGAACAGAGCCTGGATTTTGAACAATGGATTCACTGTCATGTCAAGTATCATTGCGGCCCCTAATCCCCAACGTGAACCAGATGCCAATGAAAAGTCCAAACTGAACCGGGTCCATGTAGTTGATACGTCTGCTAGATAGTCAATGATCTCGACAGAATCATCAGAATACTTACCGGCGATAAAGTCCCTGGTTCTTCTGTTGTTGTCGTCCAGAAACAAGATCATTTTATTAGCCAATTGAGAGGCCGAGAACAAAGTTTTACGAGACTTTTTAATTCTGGGGAGTTCTGGTCCGGTCAGAATCCTACCAGACCCTGACCTGGTCATGGCCTCCCTGGGCATTCTGATACCCAAGTTTGCCAGGACAGCATCCAGATTATCTCTGATCAAAGGGGGTGCACTGGGTACCACACTCTGACCATGTTCTGTGACCACGGTGAAAATCAAAAAGGTAAAAAACCACATTTTTATGGAGAATACCCTGACGGAGAATACCCTGACGGAGAATCCCAGATGATGAAATAGCCAGATGAACAATACATAAAAAGAATAAAAAATCAGTTTTCAAATCTTGATTTCCCTTACACAGAAGATCCAACTCAGTTCTTCAACCATGATTGTTGGAATTTGACCAGGACAGATTGTTCGGCTTTTTTAAGATTGGTATATTCGGTCGGTTGGAGAAGTGGAAAATGTCCACTTCTTGTGTGATCCATGTCATTAAGATCCCAGAATTGCACGGTCACATGTTCATGACTTATTGAGTTGAGACTGTCAGAGTCTGGATGTGTCACAGGGACATAAAGTTCTGGTAGATCAGACGCCCAACTGGACCAAGAGTACTGTACACGTTTGGCCCATGATGTGTCAATAGGAAGATGCCCTCCGGTCCAATCTGTTTTTGTTTCTTCAAACAGATGTTTGTTGTTGTCACGGTTGAAACTTACTCCGTAAAATATTTTAGCCTGGATCCAATGGTCGATGATTTTGGCAAAATTAGGTTCTGGATGTTTCTTTACTTCTTCGATACACTTACTTGTGTAGTGAGCGGCTTCCAGGAAAGTGGTCGGGGCCACAGATTTCAAAAATAGCTTTTCTTCTTTTCGGTCGGTCTTGACCAATCTGAACAAAACAACAGCCACAAATATATTAGGATGTGTGAATTCACTAAAATCGGTATTTCCCTTGGTGAATTTAATCAATTTAATGGCTTCAATGACTGCTTTATCATTACTAAGTTTGATATTACCAGGTATCTTATAATCAATCTTTCCATGATTGCTCGGACTCGTGGGAATATTAGAATACAATAATCGTGACGTGTTGTGTTTACAACCTATGGGGGATTTGAAGAACACGTCCCACCCTTTGACCTTGGTAAATCTAGGATCACATGTTATACAAACCCCTGATAAATCTGGTCGTTTCCACTCTGTATCTGAAAGAGCAACGAAATATCCCCATCCTTTTTCTGAGTGTTTTACCCAGATACGTGTCTCAAATTCGGTACTTTCTTTTATGACCTTCTCCGGAATAAAATCTGTGACTATATGATCTGGCTTACCATTACGTGTTGTAAACTTGCTTATTGCAAGGACATGGTCTAATTCAACGTACTCAATACCAGGTTTACCACTATAATTAAATTCAATAGAATTAGAAAAGAAAAATTTAGAAAGGCGCATTTATTATTTAGATAAAATCGATAAACAGAAAGTTACATATCATACAGTTACCATACTTTTGTTACCTGAGATAGAAGATTCAGAAGACATAGAAGATGCTGTTGATTTGGTCAATAGTTTTACTTGACTTTCAGAATGGTTTACCAGGGTATTCTTCTTCTTGGATTTGCAAATACTTACTACCAAGACAACCAGGAACACAAGAGTCAAAAGTACCACACATGTGGCCACTGTCACGTTGTAAGCCATTAGCAGATCATAATCGACTTCCTGATCTTCAGACCTAAGTACTCTTGTGATTGCGGTGTCCAACCCACTGGTGGTAATTGTTCGACGTACCAAAGGATTCTTTTTGATGACAGCATTGAGTCTGACGATCTTGTCGGTCTTTTCAAAAAGTTGCTTCAGTGCCATTTGCTCCTGACCCGAAAGAGCTTGGTAACTACGCTTCTGACAACCCAAGAACGTTGTCGTGGTCAGAGGACAACATACCTCGCTTCCACAAACTCGTGTCTGATAAACAAACACAGTGTCCTCACATTTGTCTCCGTAGATGTTAATGACCTCCTGAGTCGTTCCGTTCCATCCACAACAAACATAATCTCTTTCCATGACGTAATCAGTCCAGGTCTGACCAGTAAGTGTTGAAGTGATGTTTAACCATCCGTGCCAGATCTTGGTAAGACCTTTGTTGACCATCTCGTTCTTGTACATTTCATGATTCTCGTAGTCGTCGGAGATCTGATCCATTGTCACAAGAGTCACGATTCCATTGGAAGAGTATTCAGATACCATTGTTTTCAGATCAGACATTCCATTCTCGATATCACGTACATGTTGCTTCAGTGACAGGATCTGCTGATACACGTCCTGGTCGATCTTGACAGGATCTACAGTGTAACTGATCTTATTCAGGTCGATCACGTCAAAGAACTTACTGATCCTGACAGGCTTCCATGAGATCGGCCGGTTGTTACTTGCCTGTTGTGAGTTACAACACCATGATCCTGTGGGGAGTGCTCCTTCCATTGTCAAGGTATGTCCACACTTTGTCTTGATTTGATTTCTGATCATAGTTTCCACATTGTCTGCCTTGATACCTGACAGGGTGTTGACCATTGATTTAATACCTGCCATACACTCCATACCATTTCCCAGTAACTGAGTCCCTGAGATGACATCAGAGATGATCCCGTATAGTTTTCCTGTTGTAAGAGTCGACACGTACTGACTTACCTTGGATGATATGACGTCGCCGTTGTTGTACATTTCACATGTTCTGTCCTGGTTGTCCTGATCACAGAAGAACACACCGGTTTCCAGTGTGACCATGACATGTGAATGATCAAAGTCTTTGATCGTGCAAGCCAGTGTCAGTAGTTGATCCGACAATCTGACAGTAGCAGAACAAGAACTGACCAGTTTGACATTTTCAAATTCGAACGTCAGTGAGTCAGATACTTCTCCGAAGCCGTACTTCACATTCTTTCTGGTCCATGTTCCGTTCATGAGATGAGTACACTTTCCGTCCTCTTCTGATTTTCCAGGACATCCGTAAACAGAGAGTACCATGTCCTTCCAGGTGTTGTTTCCAGAACGAAGTGAAATCATGTTCTCTCCAAAGTCCACCACTGTAGACACAGTGAACTTGTTCATCTTGACCATGGCAACTTCTGTCCTGGCATCAAAGTCTGTGTCTGTCACATGTTGTCTGACATTGGTACCGAATCTAGATGTCAATTCAAATCCTGTCGCGGCCTTGGTGGTTTTTGTCACTCTGAATATGTCACTTTCCTTCCCCTTCGCGAAACATTGAACTTGACAATCTCCTGCTTCTACTTCCCATGTTTCCTTCCCGATCTGTTTCAGGTGACAATATGTTCCGTTATAATCAATCTGAGATCCTGGTGTGCATGTCAGTCCAAACTTTGTGTCCGGGCCCAGCTTGACATTGAAGATCCTGACCTTGTTAGGATACGTGTTCCGGACAGTGACCATCTCTGGCCAATGACAGGTGTCTGGGTCATTCAAGACTTTCAAACACTTGCTTTGACCGTCGACCGTTGTCGTGTCCAGGGTATAATTCTGTTGTCCTGGGAAGAACTCGAACACTTTCACACTTGTCTGGTTATTATCAAATATTCCAGAAACAGTGATGAATCTGTGTTTGATGTTATCATACACTGACATGTCGTACATGAGAGAACAAGAAGTCTCGTGTCTGATCGTGGACAAAGGATCGTACTTACATCCTAGGGTGGTGTAACCGATTCTCTTGAGAGGGTCTGTCATACACACATCAGACATTGAGGTCCAAGAACCTTGACTGTCTCCGGTACGTGATCCAGGTAAGAACATCATATGATCATGTGCTTCTGTGAATTCAATCTCGAGAGTGATCTCCTTTCCACATGTCAGACTTACTCGGTCCCACCATTTACTGAGTCCACTGTAATCGACTCTGTACAATTGTCTTCCGTCCTTGGACATGACAAGGTTACTGAACGCGTCAATGTTTCCCTCGGTCATCCTGAGCTTTCCTGAGAAACATTCCACAAACAAGTTACTCATGTCATGAGAAATGACATTCTTCTGAATGACCACAATTGACTTAGGGGCGTCCATCCAAGCTTTGTCATTCATCTCTGAACGATATGCCATTTGAATATGAGTGTTGTCGTCGACACCACCCATACATTTTCTGACTCCGGCAGCCGGTGAATCAATGAACTGTTTGTAGTTTACCCAGAATTCAGTGTTGATGTCTCTGACGTCTGGTCTGGCCTTGAACATTTCAAAGAGAGTGATGGCTGTGCTTCCTAGTTGTCCGACTCCCAAGATTCCTCCACCGATTCCTTGAACCACTGGACCCATTGTGGCTCCTCCGATGACCATTGTACTACCTACACTTGACAATGCTCCGAATACAACGCTTGCAATTTTCAAGTTTCTGTCTGCTCCGGTGTTGTCTTTCAGATGTGTCCAGACATCTTTCCTCCAAGAAGTTTCACTGGCCTGGAAGAATTCTTTGAGACTGACGTAACCTCCGTGATCAAGTGGCTCCAGTCCTATTTGCATGACGTCCTTGTCAATCTTCTGCTTGAGAACATATCGCAGCTGTCTAAGTACAAGTTCCTCAGTGGCTGTCATGTTCTCCATGGCGTCCTTGTTTCTGGACTCGGTGACGTAATCAAGAAGTTCTCTGGTGATGTTCCTGATCAGCTCTTTTCCTGTTTCCTCGAATTCGCTGACGTCCTCTATGATTGTCCCGTTGAAGTAGAAAAGAATACTGGCAAAGTTCCTTGTCAAATCTGGGTGTGCTACCTTAAGAGTTCGACTGTTGTCCGTTATCGGAGACTCTGGAATTCCATTATTTTTGACAAGACAAAGGTTGATACTTTTTCTCTTCAATTGAGTCATGGAAAGTCTGTCGTCGACTGTCATATTAGGAACCCGTGGGTATTTTTGTGAATTCGCCAAGGTGTAAGTGGAAAATTGGATTTGTTTGGTAGTGTGCATGTTTCCATGGGTACAATTATAACTATCCAGTAGTGCCACGACCTTTCCCAGAAGTTCCATTCCGATGTTGGTGAATTTCTCAGATCTGATCAGACCGTTTATTTTCTCAGGATCGTCAGAGTTCTTGGGGGAGATGTATTTTTCCACGGCTTCTTGAGTGATCGAGACCGTCATGAATTCCAACATGTGGTCCAACAGAGAATCTCTGAACTCTGATTCGAACAGTGGCCCTGGAGGGTTTGTACAGACAACTGTGTCAACCCATCTTTTTGTGATTCCCAAAAGGGTGGTGTATCCTTGACTGATCTTTACAGAGTCTATGTCATCGACATATTCTTGTAAGACAGAAGGGTCTAGTCTGTCAAGGGACTGAACATGTCCTAAAGACATGAACAGACATACCGTGAAGAACACTGACTTTCCCATTGTTTTTTATATGGTAAAGTAATCGTGCCGTGCTAGAAGTCTGGAGAATAATCTCTATAACTTAATTTTACTTTTTTATAAAAAATGATACTGTTTATTATTACCATAATTATATTAAACATATGAATAAAAAATGATTATATTTTCCCTATAAAATTATCCCGTCACCTAAATGTCTATCTGACCCGATCATGAACCACCACAAAGTTATCTGGGATGTCTGACCATGGCATCCTGAGAGTCTCTCGAGTTTTCGGATAAGAGTACATCCTGGACCGGTCAGGTGAATTCCTGTTCCAGTACTGAGAAGTCCTTACTTTGCTCACGAATGATTCAGTGACCTCTCCTGTCGTCTTGATATGACCATCCATAGTACACCATGGATTAATTCCTACTCGTGCCCATTCCAGGTCTTCTGCGTATTTCTCAGAAAGGGTCCATGTCCCTTGAATGAAGTCTTCATGAGTGGTCGTGGTCCCGTTGATGGTCACGGTGTAATCTTCATGTAAGACAGCTGTCAGTCCATTTGAAACCATCGGTGTCTCAAACCCACCACAATACCAGTTCCATGAATGTTCTCCTAGTTTCAGGGCCAGATTTCTATGGACGCGTCCGTACTCTGGTTTATTGTCCATGCTCAGTTGGTACATGATCGAATATGTTGTTGTGTTGATCAGGACATCTCGTTGGTCAGGCCCTTTGTGATCGTACTCGAGTTCTCCCTTGGTCTTGTAATAAGTGACCTTGGTCTCCTTACACGTGTGTGTTCCTGTGAACAAGACCACTGTGGAGTTTGTACCTTCCCAATTCTGAACACAAAATCCGTACATCTTCATGGGGATCTTGATCATGACAGTTGTCGGAATTCCCAAGAAGTTTTTGTAGCACTCGTTTCCAGAAATGGAATCACATGCTTCAGGGATCTTTGTCAATGTCACATGGTCGATTGGTGTAACGTCCAAGATGTAGTCATTGCCATCTGTGTCTTCAAGATGCTGCCCTTCAGAACTGGTAGCCAGAAGAATCTGACAAGGCATAGGTCTGACAAAAGTATCCACCTCACAACTTTCTTGGATCATCAACGTATTCCAAGGATTTTCTGTACAGAATGTTTTCATGTTTGTCCATTTTCCACCGTCCTTTTCCACTACTACTTTCCAGTCTTCTGTCCGTTGATTCATGATCAGGGTCATGTCTGTCTTGTCTGTGCAACCGAATGTCAGATTACCGTCCCAATTTTTCAGATTGACTCTGAATCTTGAAAGAGAAATCATGTCGACCTGGACCAGGTTTCCGGTCAATTGTCTGAGTGTCTGATTCACAGGGCATGTAAAGTACAGGTTTGTCTTTGAATAATCAATGTCCAATATTCCGTACATTACCGATGAGATTCCTGGTGTCAATACGACATCGACTACATCAGACACAGGGACACAGGTGTTTATTCTGTCATGATTCTTTCCGTACATTGACGTCAGATAATCTGGAATGCTCAGAGAAAAGTATCTCAGGAACACATTGGCGACAATTCTCTGTCCGAACACACCGACAGATCTTAATGCGATTGCTCCTTTGCCTGTCATCATACCTGCCGTGTCAATTCCCAATTCACTGAAATCTTCCAAAATGCCTCTGTACACTTCCATGTCGTACCTCGGAATGTCTGAAACTTCCCAACACTTTTCACGTACACACTGTCCTCGTTCCATCGTTCTCTGATTCAATTGAACAACCGTGGCCATTATTTCAGCACCCAATTCACTCATGGGCTTGAACTTACTGACCTTTGTTTTGGTGGTTGTTATTGTCTCGAGCTGTTCTGTCACGTCTTCTATCGAGGACCTTGGTCTACTTACACAACTCCCTCCCAGACTTCTCTTACACTTGCGGTTTTGATCATCTTCATGATCACCCTTGTCCTTCTTCTTAAGGAAACTTCTCATACTCTTTTTGGGTTTGGCACCTTCATGAGCGGCTTTAGCAATCCTTTGTTCTTCTGTCAAACCATCTGGATTCTGCCCGTCCTCTCCTTGAGTCAGATCTTTTTCAGACTTCTTCTTCTTGAGCTTCTTCAGACCCTTTTGCATTGCAGATGCCAATGCCCCCATCGCGTCACTTGCTCCTGCTCTCATTTCTTTGGCTTCGTCCGCAGCAGCTACTCCAGCACTTGCAATACCTAACCTGATCTGCTTCCCCTTCTTGTGATGGAGATATTGGATGTCTACAGATTGTATCAATTTACCTCTCTGATCAGGAGACAGTCTTCCTGTTTCGGGATCCACAGCCAGATTGTACATTGAACTAAGCTCCATTGTAGGAACATATTCCTTGAACTCACCCGGGTATTTTTTCATATTGCTATGTGTCATGGTGTCTACGTCAGAGACAAAGTCTAAGAAATCAGTTCTTCTGGGTATACCTCCGTCATGAAACTTGTACACGTACGTGATCTGTTTGATTTTTGTCATGTCTAATCCTAGTGGATTGACCCTTCTGTTACTACTGATGGGGACCGTATCTTTGATACCTAATCTTACCTCGATATGGTCGATATGTTCACGCGCCATTTTATCCTTCATGCTGTTCAGTAAGGTCAGTTGTCCTCCCCTGACGAAAGACCAATATACTGCTGCGTCTATGACAAGTTTTTGGTACACGACAGCTGCCTCCTGACTAGGAGGATCCGGATGGTCCAACATGTTCAACACAGATGACACAAATGATGACGTTTTTGCCTTTCCAAATGCCATGGAAGATTTGGTTCTGTAGTCATTGGCCGATCGTACCATTGATTCCACTTCTTCGGTTATGACTCGTTTTGTGTCTACCCAATTTTGTTTACTGACATGAGAAGACAGGGCTCTGTTTTCTTCGAAATGCTCTTCCAATAATGCCAATACCTTTCTTGAGTCCAGTTGCACCAATCCTTTGTTGAGTTTTCTTCCTGTATCGGAGTCTCGTGTCCAATATCTTTTGTAATCCTCAGAGTGTCTGTTCTTGTGATCTCTGATCTTTACCCTACCTGCAATGTCTTTATCAGCGATCATGGCCTGTGAAAACCAGTCTCTTACAGAATTTTTCCTACGCAAGGTACTTGTCCTGAGACGTTCTCCTAGACTTCTGGTACTCTTGGTGCTATCAATACTACTCTGACTACCCATACTTGCCATACTTCTGGTACTACCCATACTGACCCTACTTTTTGTGCTGGCAATACTGTCTAGACTTTTTCTACTGTCTGATCTCTTCAACATCAGCTGGAGTTTTTTCTCTTGTTCTACGGACAGCTTCTTTTTCTTGGGAAGGGGAGGTGGCTTCTCTGTGTCATCATCACTGTCAATGCTTCTCTTCTCTTCACTGTCTGACTCACTGTCGGCGTCTGCTGTCGCAGCTTCTGCCCTGGAAGACTTCTTCTTCTTACCTAATTTAGCAAACTTGGCAAAGATACTTGGCTTAGGAGGTGGGATGTACATTTCAAGATTTTCAACCTTATCAGACACGTCGATTTGTTTAAACATGTCGCTCATTTCGCTCACGAGATCTGGATTTTTTTTACTATTTTCCTTGTCCCATTCCTCAGCTTGTTCAATTTCCTTGATCTCGTCTGATGTCAGTCTATGATCCCAACCTCTGCTGTAAGTATTTTCCACAAAATTATGAATTTCCTCACTTGTGGGTCTTCTACCAAGAGTTTTTTCTAACCGGACAACCACGAAATCCACGAGGCGGAATGATTTGGCTTCGTTTTCTTGTTCGGGTTCCTCATTGAAAGAGAGTGAAAATGTTTCTACCTGACCCAAATTTAGTCCTTGGTCAGGTCCTTGGTCAGCAGATTTCTTGGGCTTTGGCAAGGTCTTAGGTCCGACCTTGACCTCTGGCTTGACCTCTGGCTTGACCTCTGGTTTGACCTCTGGTTTGACCTCTGGTTTGACCTCTGGTTTGACCTCTGGTTTGACCTCTGGTTTGACCTCTGGCTTGACCTCTGGCTTGACCTCTGGCTTGACCTCTGGCTTGACCTCTGGCTTGACCTCTGGCTTGACCTCTGGCTTGACCTCTGGCTTGACCTCTGGCTTGACCTCTGTTTTGGTAGCTGACTTTTTCAGTCCAGATAAACGATTCCAATTATGTCGTTGTAGTTGTCTGGGTCTGGCTCCTTCTCTAATGTACTTGATAGTGTCCTCAGAATATCCTACATTTGGGTTCCTCTCGATGGCTTTTAGAATCTCATCCTGTTCTTCCTTCAATTGCTCGGTTGAAGTAGGTTGTCTTCCACGTATACCCTCGTTCAGGATGGTGTTTCTCTTGGTGGTCATTGATTGCCATCCCCATGGATTAACAGCCTCATTACCTCTTTTGTCTGTGTATATGGTAGCTTTCCTCTCGAGAAAGACTCTGTCTCGTGTCGATTGGAGAAGTCTGTCATAACTTAACAGGTCCAGGTCATTACGTACTGCGTCAGTGGGTAATCCATCATCTCCTACATCTGGCCAGTAAATGTATTCACCTTCCTTTCTTCTGACCAGAGGAGGGATGGGACGGTCTGAGCCTTCTAGTAGACCATATTTTCGTGATAATGGACCAGGGATGGTCTTCTCGAAAATGGTCGAGTGTGTCACAGGAGCAAATCGTACTGTCCGTGTAGTAGGAGGACTGTCAGGACCTACGAGTCTGTCCTTGTCGAAATTATCCGGTAATTTAGTGAAATCGAATACTCCACCTTCTTTGATGAAATCTGCGATTTCCTTGTAATCATCACCGTTCTCGTCAAACAAGGCATCCTCATGTAATCCCTTCAGAAGTTGAGTTTTCAGCGTGGTGGTGGAACGTTCATATGCTTCTTTGATTCTCCTAAAAGAGTCACGAAGAGGAGGAATCCTCAGATTCAATGAACTGTACACGGTGTCGGCTGGTTTTTGGTCATCAGGCTTTGGGTCGTCAGGCTTCGGGTCATCAGGTTTTCTCCCATCAGGCCCAAATTCTACAGGTCTTGGGGCACCAGGTCTTGGGTAGTCGTACTCTCCAACATTTTTTCTAGGATGATCATATTCATCAGAATCAGCACTGTCTCTCTTTCTTGATTGGTCATCGTCATCGGGCTGTTCTCTGTGATGTTCTTCCTCGTCGTGTAATTCTCTCTCTTTCATCTCCTCGTACTCTCTCAACTCTTCCTCGGCGAATTTCAGTTCATCATACACTCCTTCCTGAAAGTCTCTTTCGTACACGTCTTCGGGAACGCTCTCTACTTCGGATGTTCTACGTTCAGCCCTGGCCCTCTCGTGTCTTCTACTTTCTTCCTGTTCTTTGATAGCAAGAGTATGTTCTTGTCCCCAGTCATCAGAAGAACCGAATCTGTTGTCAGCAAGTGAGTGGTCGTGTGGGTTCAATGGACTGGAGAACAATCCTGAAATACCTCTGGTTACTCTTTCGTAAGCAGTGGTGAAGGGTCGGAAGCGCCTTTCTTTTTTGTCCCGCTTTTGTTGTTGTCTGTATTTCTTGGCCGCTGTCAGTTTTTCAAATGTATGACGGAACGTAGAGTAATCCTTTGTTTGTTTGGCATGTTCAAGAATTTTACCTCTGTCTGATTTTCTCTTATCGATTATCCTACTGACAAGACCTTGCTTAGGATGTGATGACTTGTGCATGTTCCTGTGTCTGTCCAAAGATTTCCTGGTCTTCTTCTCTAGTTTTAGCATGTCAGTGGTGTCGTCGTTCATCTCATATGTCAGGATGATACCTTGATGATTCCCAGAAGACAGATGAGATTTCAGTGAGTGAGATGGTCGCTTCAATAATGTAAACTTTGACAGTTTACCGGTGTCAATGATGACCTGCTTGTCCTTTCCGTTTCTCAGTTTCATGTGTTTCAGTAGTTGTAATTCCTCTCCTAGTTCACTGTATTCACGTGCCAGAGTGGTATGTTGATCACGGTGAACAATAGGGGATTTTTCAAATCCTCCACGCATGTCTGCTTCGATGGTGAACACGGTCTTTATGAGATCTTCCATTTTCATAGTTTGGGTGATTGTAGGATCCATCATGACGGCCAATGGATGGCCTGGGTAAATACTCATCAGACCCGTGGAAAAGTCAGTCACAATACCTTTTATGGAACCGTGTAGTTTGTCCAGTCTGTGTGATGAGATTTCCCATAGATTCTTGGCCTTTTCAAAATCAGCTTTCAGTGTTGCCATGTCAAGACGCTCTTCAATTGGTTTGTGAGTTAACTTCCCTACCAAGACAACTGCGTTACCAAGTCTGGTGATCTCTGTCCCGGCATGTTTCTTGATTTTCATGAGAGCGGTGACCTCCGCAGAAAGTACCATGACAGTTTTTTGGACATAATCTGTTATACTGTCTCTGACATTTGTCTCTGCCAGTCCCGTGTCGTATTCCGTTGTCCTTGATCCCGATGATCTTGATCTGGGAAGTTCTCCCAGATAAACAGGTCCCATGAGAGTATCCAGTAACAGAGACCCTGACCCATATATCTTTCTTGTGATCGATACCGTGGCAGAATCCAGTTTGACAGGTGAGTGAACACTGGGCAAGTCGTAGAATGCTTTGTCATTGTTCGTGTATCCGTCGTCAGTGACGTCAATTTTACACCTGATGTTTCCGAAAGTGGAACCCAACGAGACGCGTCTATCATGAATCTGAAAAGGTATCAACGTTGACAGGGTACCTTTCCTCAGACCTAGTAGAGTATTCACCACGTATCTGACCTGTTGATCATCTATTGTCATATGATCCATGGGGACGGTCTCGACGATATCGGCTTCATTCAAAACGATCTGATCGCGTGGTGTTGTCAGATCAGGAAAAGGGGCAGCGTCTTCATCAAGTTTCTTTTGATACCGTTCGTCCATGTCAGAGTGTCTGAGTTGTACTTCCTTGAATCGGCTCAACATGATGTCTAACTTCAACTTGTGTACTTCCAACATTTTCATCTCTTCGTCACTGTTCTGTTTCATGATAGTTTTCACGTCAGAGGTGTGCTTTTCCAAAAGACCTTGAAGGTCTTTTTCATGGTCCTGAATTTCCTTCTCTGTTTTTGTGGTCTTGAGTGACATGAACGACTCAGACAGGGCTTTTGCCAGATCATATCGTTCTTGGGCTTTGTCCAGGTCTTTATTTTGTTGGCGTTTTTGGTCGGCCAGGTCTTTCCTTAGATTTGTTTCGAGTTCCTTGGTTGTTCCTGCCACGACTTTTGAAATGGCCTTCAATTTTAATCGGAGGACGTCTAGTTGGTGTTTGATTTCTTCTCTGGAAAGAGGAGGTTTGGTCAGATCATCCAGTCGTTCCTTCAGTAGTTCCATTTCCAGATCTTGTTTAGAGAACGGATCTAATGCTTTACGATGGTGATCGTGTTCGTCGATAGATTCAATAGGTTCACCACCTACTGCTCCCTGTGGTTCACCACCTACTGCTCCATGGTTATCATCCAATAACACAGGAGGTGGTGGTGGAGGTAGAGGTCTGTCATCAGCAGGCAATGGTGCAAAGTTTTCCGGAGGAGGAGGAGGAGGAAGATTGTCATCCATGGGGGGCGGGATAGGTGGAAGAGGTCTTCCGGCTGGATTATCTTTCGCAGGTTGTGTCCTGACAAGATCAATATGAATGACACCCGTTACAAATAGTAAAAGTAGTAGCATTGACATGTTGTCACTTTTTTTTACAATATGTAAAGGAATGTGTCCGATACCTGTCAGGTATTTTTATTTCATTTCTGGTAAAAGTCAATCTGGTAAAAGTCAATCTGGTAAAAGTCAATCTGGTAAAAGTCAATCTGGTAAAAGTCAATCTGGTAAAAAGGTTCATGTGGGAAACTTACACTTGGGAAACTTACACTGTAATAAAAAAATATAGGGAAAAAGTTCAGGAGGAAGGGTCAGTGATCACGATTCCTCGTTTATGATCATCACTGGTCTTGACTCTGATCAGTGATCCGATGACAATCCCAAAGAATCCTCCAACGAATATGGCACACAGGTACGGAACAACACTATGTTCTACCATACGTGGTTCGTCCAGTCTGTCTATGATTTGTTGTATTGTCTCAATTTCTGTAAGGGTCACGACGTCATGAGTCATGATTTCATCTGCACTGTTCAATTCTACCATGACATGTATCATTTTCAGAATGATCTCTTTTACGTTGACAATGGTGTCAAACACATCAAACAAATCCACCGGCCACATGACACTTGCTTTTTCAAAACATCCATGCAGTCCCTGACAAGACCAGTCATCTTTCCAAAACTCCAGGGTAGTTGTTTTGTTGTCGTAACAACAATACATGTCAGGGTCTGATCCGAGAGAGTGAGAAACCTCCTTCTGTAGTTTTACAAGTTCATCTCTTACTTCTTGCTTGAAGTAAGCCTCGGCTTCTTCTGCCTGGGTGAAATCATCTATGATTGCTTGGGCGGTCACGTACACCTGTCCTGGCCATTGTTTAAACTCTGCCTTGTTCAGAATCTCAGAAAATTTACTTGTTCCCAATGTCAGAAGAGTTTCCAGTTTTTTCATTTGGGAAATGATTTCGACCGGAATCATGATATGGGAATTTTTAGACTTTTCAAAAGTCATGTCCCTGAAAAGAAACGTGGTTTCTGAAATCACCTTGGGAGCGTCTGTCTTGAATTGAAACGTGAGTGGGATATTAGTCGCGACTCCTGAACATTCCAACTGTTCATCGTCTATCACGCACACAGATTCTCCAGAGTTACTTCTCCATGATCCGGATTTCAGTGTGAAGTATATGCCGCCTACTTTCAGTGAGGAGACCTTGCTCTTGTCATCAGAGTAAAGTGGATCGTAATGGGTCTTGAACCAATCAACCCTGTAGTCGGTGACCTCGACTTCTGTTGATACATCTTCGTCTCCGGATACTTTGTGAAAGGTGAACCTGTCGGTGACGAAATCAGGATCATGACATTCCATGGAAATTGTGGAAAATATTCCGTCCACGAAGATATCAACCTGTCCGGTCTCTGACACGGTCCACTCAATATGTCCCGCGGTATCGTTGATTACTCGCAGGTTTGTTCCACTGGGACAGACAAATTGAAATCTGGAAAAGTCAGCACTCAGTCCTACCTTGAATGTTCTCTGCTTCTTCTTGTCATTGTACTTCCACAGGTTCTCTGGCCAGACACATCCGTTAACGAGTCCACCTTTACAGTAAGAGCGTGCCGCCTTTGAATGAACAAAGTCCATGTCGAACTCTTGATTTTGATCGAACTCAAATATCTTGACCATGGAGTCAGCCACGATGTCTGTCATGAGAATGAACTTTTCATCAGACTTTGATGAACCAGCAAGTAACTGTCCACAGGTGTAATGTCCTTGAAGAGTGTCCACTGGATTGAGACTACAACCGGCCAGTGTGTTCCAGCCAATTTGTTTCAGGGGGTGTTCGGTACATGCACGCATGGAGTCTCCTGTGGTGTCGGTCGGCCTCCAGATCTTGACTTCTTGATAAGGTTCTCCAATGAACTTGAGGGTGGGCTCGGCTCCACATGTGAATTCCAAAATATTATGTGTCCGAAGATGATGGTCAAGATTCAAGATGTGCCAGTGGTGGATGGCTCCTTCTGTCTTGTCAAACTTTAGAATTTTATTAGAGGAGACCGTCAGAGATTTCAACATGGAATTCCAACAACCTACTCGGATCTTGTCGTTTATGATACCAGAACCTGTCGTGACTGTTACAATGGTCTGGAGTGTGTCGGTCAACATGGAACTGTTTGAGTTGTAAAGGGAACTTCCTGCGTAGACAGTCAGTGGAACAGCTGGATTGTTACAATGTCTTTGTCCGGTCTTACTGAGGAAAACCTGATGTTGATACGGAGTTTCTGGTGCCGGTGGAATTTGATTGATCTGGGTCAACAACAAAATTGCTTGTCCAAGATATCCGGCCATGCCTACTGCTCCAGACATGATACTTCCTACTGCACTTCTTGACACTGCCATTCCGGTCATTCCTGTTGTCTGTAGTCCTTCGAAAAACAGAGACAGTAGTTCTGGTCTGTTGTTGGTACTCAGTGACTTTTCCAGTTTTGAATCGATGGAAACTTGGTCGATAGAGTACAGGTCAGTGTCTGAGTCGTAATAGTTCTCGTCGTGAGAGTTCTCGTCGTGAGCTGATTGGGCTTTGTCAATCTTCTCAATTGCGTCCATGACAAATGCAGGGTACAATTTCTTATACTCTCTCCAGATATCGTATACGTTCTCCAGGATAGGAGAGCTTCTGTTGTGATAAAACATGGGATCTGAGTAGTTCATAGGAGTGTAGACAGGGATCAGTTTGATGTTGAACATGAAGTCTTCTTTCTTGTTGAGAGTTTCCCATGTCGTTGTTTTCCCAGGATCTCCTCCGATGATTTTCATTTGTTCGAACTTGTAAAAGTCATCGGGATCGTCCATACTGGTTTGAAGATTTGCCTTCGTGAACGTTCCAGAATACTCTTCTGTTTTGATAGTGGTGATCTCGGTGGTGTTTTTGTTTGTCTTGTACGTTATATCTTTGGTGAAACATTTTTTCAACAGACTCACAGGCAATTGATTTACCAGTTGCTGAATAGTTTTTGTACTTGTCTGCAGGGTCGACCAGAACAACAAAAGTCTATCATGTTCCGTTGTCTCATCTGTACATTGGTCCAAGATCCCGTGATACAAGTCAATTTGATCTGTTACATTAGGTCGGACAGAGTCAAAGTCGTATTTGTTCAGCACATCCAAGACATCGACTGACCAAGGTACTTGTAATTTCACAACTCCTTTTTTAAGGTCAGGTGATTCCACTGTTTTTTCCAAACTGAATTCAGGCTTGCCTGAGATGTTAGACCAGGCATTGGCAGGGACAATCAGGAGAAAGATAAGAGTCAGCATGATAAACTTTGTGTGTGTACGATAATATTAATTTATTATTTTTACGTTTTAAATATGATTGAGTGGCTACTGGAAAGTAAACTACCTAGTCTTGAAAACTCTGGAGAATCCCATATAAGTTATGACGTGGTTCCCGCTGAAATACGACTGTACGGTTACGAGTTGACCGGTAATCCCATGGACAAGGAGATGGTACGTAGGGCGTTCGAGATGGATGAAAGATTGTTGTTGAAGCTAAGTGACGTACCCAAGGCCAAGACATCGGTCACGAGTTATTCTATTAATTTCGGTGAGGGAAAGGCCTCTCTTTTCCATATGAAAAAGCTCTTGAATAAACACACCAGAAACATTTCAGGGTTGTTCGAACTTCGTGTAATTGTCAGATTGTGTCAGATGTTATTCGACCCTGATATCAAGGCCACTCAGATTAAAACATTCAAAGTAGAAGAAACCGATTACATGATGATCAATATCTTGCGGGAGAATCTTACAAAACTACAATGTGTCGGAACTTGTTTGCCTGTGAGTATGACATCATGTCAGGGTATCTGGAGTACAGTGAAAAATACTGCTACCACACTAGAAGCCGAGGCAAGAAATATAAAAATAAAAATGGCTCTGACATCGTCTGCTGAGGTAGACAGATATTGTATGACCGAAACTCATTTCCTGAGACCTAACAGAATATGTAGAATGTAAAAAAATACATTGGAATATAAAAAATACATGTGTGATTTTTAATCACCGTAGTTGTACATTATCTTCTGTACTTCTTCCATGATGTCATTGTAAAATTCTGCTGAAACATTAAAAATAGGTAACGTTATTTTATTCAATTCTTCCAGGGATTCACATCTGATCACAGAGAACAAAAGAATACGACATGATTTTTCCTGATCAAATAATCGCTTCACCTGCTTTCCTGACTGGACACACTTTATGGTTTTTTCCTGGACTATAAAATTCACTGCTTGTTTCATGGCCATGGAAGATGTTTCATGAAAGAACCGAATCGCAATTTCTTTGAGGTCATCAAAGTTTCCCTCTGGTAACTTATTAATATATTCTGTACATTTACGTTTGTTTATGACAGTGTCTACCAGGACCTCGACACTGTTAAAATCAGAAAGACTACGTTCGTACAATGCCACTATTAAACAATGCACGATTAAAATACAATGCTTTACCTTGGTGATATTGTACATTGTAGGAATACCAATATCATTTTTCAATGTGGAACTTGCGACACTAATTTTTTTAGTCACCTTCAACGGAGACTCTACTATGTCAGTGAGACGTCTCTTGTCAAGACAAGCCAGATAATTAAGGGATAAATTCGCTAGAATCTCTGGATTTCTATGCCAGGAATGAAAGCCTTTACAGAAAATAACTTGTTTAGAATTCGCTGCCATATCACCAAAAACTTCTCTTGATCTATTTGACAGAATTTCATTGACAGATGAAATATTAACAATCTTTTGACGGGCGTCATCTGATGTCTGAATCACTGATATCATATCATTTAAAACATCAGTATGAAGATCCAGATCAGATATGACCTCTGTGAAAATTTTCACAGAGGTTTCCTTGTCATATTTTTTAAATGAATTAATGAACGTGACCAGATCATCAGACAGTGACATAATCAATCAGTGAATGGTTCAATTCAGACAAACGTTTTCCTAACACAATTTCTTTTTCGCCTGTATATTTTTTCATTTTATATTGCCGATCATAATAAAATCTGTGTGGTCCATCTGTTTTTGACAATAGATATCCTAGCTCAAGTTTTCTGAAACCCTTTTTCCCAGGACAAATAATCCAGATCATCCCAGGGAAGATCAAACATATTTTATTATAATAAAGCATGAGAAGTTTGGTCATGTTCCATATTTCCTTTCGGGTGTTTATCATGAGTTCTATGATCTCATCCAGATCAACTGTGACAGTGTTCATGACAGGTAGGTACGAACGTAGGAAAGTATGATAAGTAGGAAAGTCGTAAGGTACCGGTATGATAGAAAGTTCTTCACCTAGATTGATTTTATACAAGGTCGTCGGCTTGTCCTCTTCTTCTGCCCAGAACACTTTCGGGTCGTCCACATGTCTATTTTTCCAAACCAAGAACTTTCCTGTCTTTATGTTCTCCCGCTCGGATGATGACTTGTACCGTCTGATATAACGTTGAAGACAATAGGCACATGTTTCCGACATACGTGTTGTCTCCACTGCTGTCTTTCTCATCCCCAGATCTTGTAAGTTTTTAAAATAATCAGAAGACTCACCGATCGGGGTAAACTTTCTACTGACATGAGTTTTATGATGTTTAGAAAAATAAACAGATTCACAAAAATTTAAATAATTTAAAGAATCCCAAAATTCCTCGTAATCAATATTGGTACAGACCCGTCCTATGAATTCAAGATACCTAGAAACTTTATGTTCCATCATCCATGTTTTTACAGTATAGTGACAATCATTGGGTATAACCGTTATGGTAGATCTATTATTAAGATATTTTGTTTTTGGCATTTTCTTCTTTGTGGCTTCTAAAGCATTTCCTACAGAAACAAGTTCATCCAATAAGACAATGCCAGAAAACTCCATTTAATTATGATATAAAAGACATATTCCTACGGATGTGATAATTATGATAAAGCCTGTGAACAGAACAATAGGTACATGTAGTCCTATATATTGTTGTTTCCAATTGAATTTTTTATTGTTCTCAAGAACAGACTCTGTGAATTTAGAATTCCAAACCACGATTGTCTGGTTATAATACTCTCCTGGATCAATGTTTGTGGGTGGTTCTATTACCAGACAATGGGGATTCCCTGCTGTGTCTGGAAAAAGACATCCTTTGGGCTTTCTGTCATTCCATGGATTTTGTTCTGCCACGGATTTACAGTCTGTGGTCATGTCAAGTTGGATTTCTCTGAGAGTTTTCCAGTCTTGTCCTTCCATTCTCAACCAGATAACGTCAGAAGACGTCAATGGTCTTTGTAGTATGTTGTTGTTGACATTGTTCAACACGGTTGTCACAGGCCCATTGTTGTTATGTTGGGTGAACGTACTCTGGGTTTTTTTATCATTGACCCATGTTGTCACAGAAAGTACCTGACTAGGTATAGTGCATGTGATGTTAAAGATCCAATTTCCACCATTGAACCAGTTACGAGTACAACTGAGTGATCTTACCTTTTTGGTATCGTCAACCCTTGTCCAGATGGCCGGTCTCTTTTTCTCTTCTGTTTTTAACTCGGACACAAATCCTTCACATTTAATAATTGTCGAAGTTGTGGTCAAGGCGTCTGTGGCAACCCGACAAGTTTGTACCGATACCATTGTGTTTTGTACACCGTAGTCAATGTCTAGTACATATTCTTTACTGAAATCGACCCCAAGTGATCCTAGCTGGCTGGCGGGTTTGTCCTTGTTCCGTTTCGCTGCCTCCTTTGCACTTTCGTCGTACCAATCAAGATATTTTTCACCATTGACAGTGATCACGTCGAGTACCTTATTATGTAGATCTTTCAGAGTTCCAAGTTCAAACCTCCAATATTCTCCATCTGTGCGTGTCTTCATGTCATAGTTTCCATGGTTAGTATCATAAAAGTTTTTCATTTCTGTCACAGAAATGACACCTGTTGTTTTCCACTCTGTTGTCAAATCCACCAGTTTTCCATCTGGTCCGATCCATGGACTGTACTCAAGATGTATGGTCATAGAGTGTTCCGTGTAAACATTTAACCCCGAAGCAATAGAGAACGTCAGTACATTTTCTTTAGCGGGAAGTTGTGATTCACTGACAGTGATTTGTAAAGACACATGAGGATTCTCTGTCTTCACCAGGGTAACTGCATATCCTTTTGTCTTGACGTCAATGTCGTATTTGTACCAGGGTAACCCATGTACTTCACATGTTATGTTTTCACCAAGAGCGGGAACAGCCCAAAGAATAGGAGTTCCACACACAATAGAAACTGTAGGTCCCTTCGCACTACGTGAACTAGATGGTAAAAAATCTGTGGAACAAGCCAAGCCATTTGAGTTCCATGTGTTCTTGATGTCAGGACCATACATGTATTTTCTATTCGTTCCTAGCTCGTACCTTACATTCTCAAAATCAAACTGGACGATCTGTGATTGACCCGACAGAAACAACGTGTGAGACAACATCTTGAAATTTCCATGATTCTTTGAGTAAGCGGTTTCTATGTTTCCATATTCCATTTTGTTTGTCCATGTGTATTTGACAGGGTATTTTTCAAAATCATGATATCCTGTCGTTCCTAGATCAGTAAACGTCTCTACGGTGTTGTCGGTCATGTCTATCAAGACCACGGTCCTCTTCAGAAGCATCTGTGATGAATCAAGTAGTGGAAATGAAATCACAGGGATCTCATCACGACTTTGATTAGAATAATGGTACTTGCCTACTACCAGATGTCTTGTACCATGTCCCCTGGCTTCTTCAATGACATCATGTGACCTCTCAAACACGTAAAACGGCTGTATCTTATCACTTGTATAAAACCCTGGGTCCGCTGCCATGAACACGGTCTTGTAGTAACCACCGGCATCTCCTACCAATTTTATGTCTGGATACACAACATTGTCGCGATACCACTGAGAGTCAAAGAGTGTCCTGGGATACGTGCTTATTCTCCATTCTACATCAATGAGTGACTGTTTCATGTTTCTTGTTGTTTGAAAGTCAATATCACGTTGTCCGGTCCATGAAGAAGTTTTTTTATTTCGTCTGTACACAATGTCAAGATGATTTTTTTTTGTGTGTTCAGAAATAGACTCAGAAAACACCTGGAGTTTATTAACCATTGTACAATCTGTGATCGTGACCACGTAAGTTTTTGCATTGGTCTTGGGGTCTGTTTTCAAAAGCTTAAACCTGACCTGGTCTGTTTTATAATTTGTTTCGGTTCCTAGTTGGTTTCCCTCGAACACCATATCTCTCATCAGCCAGGATTTAGTTTCTGGGTGTGTTTTACCCATGTACATTGTCAAGACAAGTGTCAGATGGTTTAGTTTTTCACTGATGGTGAACCAGGTCACGCAGCTTGTTCCGGTGTACAATGTGTTTGAATCCAATTCATTTTTTTTCTGTTGGTAGTTAATGAATTTACTATTTGTCATCATACCGTTCACGTCATGAACAACAGCATGAGATTCGAAGTCTCCCATATCTAATAACTTTCCTGGTCCTGCTTCATGTATTTCCAAAATATACATAGGATCGGACAAGAAAGTAAACTTCCCTTCGATGTTCCTATGATGCCAGAACAAATTCATTCGGTCTGAATACATAGGTATTGTCGTGTGTGTGTGTTCTACCTTGACATCCCAGACTTCAATACTTAGACTTGTCATCCAACCGAATGCATTGTCCCTGATCATGTCCTTAAATTTGTCTGTGACAATGAAACCTTCTAACACCGGAGAAGTCATGAACACATACGATTCGTATCCGAGAGTGGTGACTTTCATGTCTCCGGTTGATTCTTTGTCAAAGTTTCTTTTTTTAGAAAACCATACAGTGTCACCTTCACTGGGTTCATAATATTGATCAGACAACTTGGCCTTGGGATCGGGATAAGTAAGTTTACTCTTTGCTTCTACATTTCTTATCCCGGCCATGTCAATTCTGTAACTAACAGCCGTGCCCAGACCAGACGGATACGTACATCTGAAATATATCTGGGGGAGATCTCCACCGACCTTAGTTTTGTAAAACGCCTTGATAATACATTTGGGTTTTTTCCTTGAATTGATGAACGCGTTGGTTGTCCATCTAATGGAAACGGGTAAATCCAAGGCCAAAAGATGAGGGTCCACACGATATGGTGTCCCGAACACAGATGTCTGAGTCATACTGACAGTCAGATTCTTTGCCGATTCACCTAGTAAATACACAGGTCTGTTTATCACTGGGTTTTTTGATACGTACTCAGATATCTTCTGTAAGAATATCAGACATGACTGATTTTTATCCTGAGAATACGGATTTTTCCTGACATAAATACACTCCTTTTCTGACATGGAATCATCGAATGGTTTCCACAATGTTTCTGCTGTTGAATGAGCTTTTGGGGCAATAAGTGTGACATCTCTTGCGTCAGATGTGTACATAGGAATCCAAGAATTTCCATCAGATCTGTCGTGGGCTTTATTACCAATTTTATCGGGGGATTCATGTACCGGGAAGACCCAATATGAATTGGATTCTCCAGAACAAGCATAGGTGTTGTATCTACCAGTGTCTATTCCAGAACAATCCATGGCCTGAGAGATTTTGACGACAGATGTCATAATGACAATGACATTTATCAGAGTTACCATGACTTTTCCCATACATACCATTCTGCCAATAGTACAGTGATGGTTTTTTTTTAAAAGTTTAATTTCATTAATTATATACAGATTATATACTACTAAAAATTAAAAAAATTAAAAAGGTTATATTTAACGAATTCTACACTCTTGTCACAGGGACATTTCTTTTGACAATTCTTCCATAATTACTCATCAAAGGGTAACTCTCCACCATTTCCAACTGTTCCATACCACTCTTTTTCAATGCCTTCATTCTGTTCCGACGCCTTCTTGACTTGACCATTTTTGTCAAGAGCATGTACAACACAAGAGATCCGACCATTGAACACACAATGACAACAAGATTCATTGTCAGTGAGTTTCCGAAGCCTGTCTCGGTCTTAGTTGTTTCCCTGTCTGTTCCGGCGTGTCTTTCCCTACTTGCCTCTTCACCAACAAATCTCTCAAAGATCGGAGCAATGTACGTTGATTCTGTTACGTTTGACATGTACATGACTCCGTCATTACTTCCTTGACCATAGAAATCAAGATAGTCGTCGTACTTACCGAAATACGTAAACACAATGTCCATCATTTTCTGCTCTGTGATGTTTTTACAATCCATTGCCACGATTTCTGTCATCCACACAAACCCACTCATTTCCAGAGGATGGACCGTTTTTCCATTATCGATGGTGCCTTGTATCCACTTGTTAATGTGATGATTTGCCAAGACACAGTCAATTTCCATCATTCCATCCTCATACACATCCATTAACATTTCATGTTCTACTTTCTCTGTGTACTTTTTGTATTCGTCCTCGTCTCCGAAATACACCTCACGCTTGTTCATACATACCACCCATGTATTTTCATACTCGGGTCTTTCATTAAAGTATCTTGACAGACTCACGTTGCTCATCCAGTCATGTTCAGGTCCGAAGATTTCCCCACTGTCCATGTCACCATTCTTGTAGAACGCACTGGGGTCAGGGCATTGCCAGTCCACGTAGTCAGGGTAGAATTCATCCACTGTAAGAATAGTGTCCTGGTACTTCAGAATACAACATCTTCGATCTTGATGAGACATCAGCTTTCTGTAAAGATCTGTCGAAGGAATCACGTTGTCGGTGTACATCTGCTCGAGTCTCTGTAGAATCTTGGCCTGAAGTTCCGTGATTTCTTTCTCTCTTTCCACTTGCTTACTCACCAAATAGTCCACAGGAATATTCACCCTGCTAATTTCCTTTCCACCCTTTGTCAGACGGTCTGCCAGTTGATTGATTCCTTTTGTCAGAGCAGAGTTTTTCATCTCTTGAAGATTCTTCAGATCCGTGATCAGGTCAAAGTACAACTTCATGACGTCCCACTTGATGTAAAGATCATCAGGGTTACTGGGATCCACGATAGAGTCAATTGTAGGCTTTCCCATCTGACCAGGAAGGTACATGTCGAGACCGACCTTGTAAATGATGGTCTGTGATCCGTTGAAGAGATCCCTGTCAGAGTCATATACCCAAGGTCGTTCACAGAAAGATCCTGGACTGATCACTCTTTCCAGACCCAGGGCACCTTGTCTTCTGGTTTGGGTGTAACCCTGACATGTGCGCATCTGCTCACGCACCAGACCTCTGTATGTTTCGACGTATCTGATAGTACATGCAATGTCAGGTGTTCTACATTGGTCGGCACTTGTCACGATCACAAGACACATTTTCTTGTTCCTGAAAGGAGCGATAGGAATTGCGTTAGGACAATCAAATGCGAGTTCTCTGGTGTTTGCAGAAATATAAGCATGACAGTGGTCCAGTCTGTGGTTGTGTCTCTTCAGTGCCGATGACGCATATTGTCCGTTTTTGAAAACAATACCGGCGTCCTTGATACTGAAGGCGTCCTCTGCTTCTTGATCGATCCAATGCCATGTCCATGATACAACAGGTTCCACGTACAAAGGAGCCACACCTGTGTCACATGCTCCCAGTGTAAGTTGCATGCCACTGAATGTTTTGCATTTTCTTTCAATCAGGGTCCAGAAAGCAGGGTTTAGTCTCTCAAGTGTCTGGACAGGAATGACAACTTTTCCGAATCCGTTGAACATTCCAAGTTGGATGGTTTCCATTGATTCCTTGTCTGTGTTAGAAAAGAATCCAGAAGCCGGACATGTTATTCCTGGTACGTTAATTTCATGAACCTCCTCCTTGATGTTATTAGGAGTGAAATCATGTAGGCCACAGGTGGTACCCCAGGTCATGGACGACACAAGTCCTCTACGTGATTGACACAATAGTCTGTCGTTTCCGATGACAGCCCAATTTTGTTTGGAACTATGTTCCGGAGGACTGGTTTCCATGGCATCGAATTTGAGTTCGATCATGTCACTCTTGATGTTGGGACTGCTCCTGTCTTGACAGTAAATCCATACGATCAGGTCAGGGTCTGTGCTCATGAATCTCTTGGACGTGTAAAACTTGTCCAGAGAAAACTCTTGTAGAGAAGACTGGAGTCCTCTTTTGACAAGTCCTAGTGGAGTGGCCTGGACAGGACAGGTGACCTGAAGCTGATTTACCAGACTAGATCCGTCAAATGACGCATTCACTGTTGAGATGGTAATTCCGAACACCCTGATTTTGTTAGTACAACCAGACACGTCACTCAGGTACATGACCGGCCACTTGAACACGTTAAGATTGTCTTCGATCTTTCCCAGTTCTCTATGACTCGGGTTGCTGTTAGGAACCAAAGGATAGTAATCTCTGAAGTCTCTTTTCTTGAACGTCCACACTTTGATGTTGTCTCCTTCCTTGGCGAAAGGGTTCAAGATCATCCATGTCTCATTTGCACTAGACCAGTAGGCATTTCTAAATAGCTGGTCACATGTTGTCCATCCGATGGAGACGTCATTGGTGTCATATGAACATCCTGGGATGCTCACGTACAACTTTTTGAACGGGTACTGATCACAGACATCAGATGGAAGATCTGCCATTTCCTGTGGTTCATACGGGTTGCTCAGGGTCAGGACAGAAATTTGATTATTCGGGACTTGCTTGGCAGTGATGTACAAATCAACCAGATCACTACATCCTCCGGAGATGCTAGGATACATGGACATCAAAGCATGAACAGAATAGATCTCAAACGTCGACGAACCAGTGACCTGATTGGACCTGATTTTCCTTACGTAAGGGACTGACGAAACCTCCTTGAATCTCAACCAACCACCTCCGGCACACTTGACAATGATGGTCGTGTCAGATTCAATGATGTTGTTCATGAGAACCTCAATTCTGGTCTCACCAGATGATCCCCACATCAGATTGATATTGTTCCTCTTCTCGTCTGTTACCTTGTCGTTGTTGACACCGTCACGTTGAGATCCCAGGATCACTGTCAGTTGCTTGTGTGTCTGTGGTGGAAGACACCATCTGTTCCCGGCAAGTTCTGTGTTCATGTCCTTACTGTACGAAGAATACTTCTCGATCAAGAGATCATGTTTTTGTGTACGTGTCATGATGTCGTAGATTGTCATGACCGTCGTGGCCAATCCTGTGGCGAACATGAGTGTCATACCTCCGGCCATGGCAATAGGATTACCAGTTACCATCCCTCCTGTCATCAGGGCACTTCCGGTCTGGTCTGTCAGTTTCAGCACTGCCACGGCAGTGGATTTTTCAGGTGATAAATTATCGTACTTTCCACGGACGTAATCATCGAGCAATCTTTCGTTGTTCTGAGACATTTGTTGTGATACCATTGCTCCCATGAACATTCCACTTGTGTCAATACCAGGACCTGAACTGACAACAGCCCTACCACTTATGACTCCACCTTCTTGGCTCATCTGTTGAACATCGAGTCCGGTACCCATGACACCCTTGGTTCCCTTGAATGACTTCCATTTCTTATTCACGGTATCCTTGAATCGTTGCCACTTGGTTTTCGGTTGAGACTTTGGGGATTCCAATGGAGTTTTTGCCGGATCATACGCGTATGATTTCGGAACAGGACTACATACAGCGGATCTCTTCATCCTACCGGCTCCTCCTTTACATCCTGGAAGAGTAACTTTTCCGTCCATGGCTGCCTTCTCGTGTTCGACCATTCTCCTCTTTGCATCTTCCTTTGTGTCCTGTGCTGGAATAGGAGGCCCTCCTCTTGGGTTGAACTCGTAAGGATATCTCTCATGTTTTACAGATCCTGGTCGTGTGAATCGGCCTCCTGGATATACCGGTCCGGGAGCTTCTACATGAACACCGACTTGTTGACCACCCTGAAGTGAGTACAGTGGGTCAACTGGAGGCAGATTCACACTAGGACCACTACCCCCGTAGATCGGGTTATCATTGAACAAGGGAAGATCATTTTTACCACCACCGATTGTTCCTGATTTGACAGCAATATTTCCGGCAGAGCCGTACAACGGGTTTTGTTTCAGGGATGGACCTCTCTCGAGTAGATCTCCGATAGAGCCACCGGCATGTCCGGCTAGGTCGTACACGCCTCTCTGTACATCCCGGACCTGTGGTTTGTTCACACGAGCATACATTCCACTGGTGTCAAAGGGAGAGCCTGATCCGAACTTGTTAAGATCAGGAGTTCCGTATCCGGAGTCAAGAGTACTTGTTCCTGACTTGTGTCCAGGTTTTAGTCTCCTATTGACAATCGGAGGAGGAATTCTCGGAGGGGGAACAACAGAATTAGGAGGAGGTTGTGATGGAACAAAGGATGGGTTACCAAGGTCTACTTTCGCCACCCGTGTTCTGAACTGTTTCTTGGCCTCTTGGTTCAATCTGAGAAGATCGTCCGTGGTCATTCTAGGATCTTGTAGGGCCGGTGCAAGCCTGTCAGCTATGTCAGCAGCCACATTCTGAACCTCTGTCATGGGTTTAGTTGATTTCGCTAACTTGTCTGCTCCTGTGAACATTTTCTTGAGTTCATCTCCGAGACCTCTCTTCTTTCGTGTCTTCATCGGGGCCTTGTCATTTGGACTGATCTGACCTGTTACCTTGGTGAACATGTCATCATCTGAGAAACTATATCCGGCAATTGTAGGATCATCTTCTTCGATAGAACGTCTGGTCCTGGATGACTTGGATCCATGATTTCCTTCTGAAGCCAAATCTGATTTGATTTGGATGATATGAGATCTGGAAACAGGACATACCACACGCATGATTCTTCCCATCAGAGACGTTCTGTCATAGTTGCCAGACCGTTCCCGGGGCAGGTGTGTCATCCTGTAAAACCTAAAGTGCGTGGTCCAGAGCTTGTCAAATTCCTGTTTGAAGATTTCATCAGATGTCTTCAATCCTAAGGTATGGTAGTAGTACGTACAAACGTCGTACAAGCCAGTGTCCTTGTCTTGAGTACAATTAAGTCTGAAGAAGTCTCCTCCTACAATTGTGACACCGTACATGTAAGCATGCAGTGACAATATGTTGTCTGTCATCTGTCCGCAATTCAGATTCCTCTTGATGAACACGTAGTCTTGGAGTCCGTACGCTTCTTTCCAATTGAATCCGAACAGTTCTTGGACAGACAATCCTGTGATCAATGGACTTCCGTTAGAAGATCCTCCCCAGGATCCATGTACCTGAGTAGTGGAGAAGTCCTCCGGAGGATAGTTCCCCCTCGTTTCAACCACAGGTTCGTACAGACACAATCCTGGATAATCTGGAACTCCTGCTGAGCCGGTCGTGATGAAAGTCCTGTCGTCTTCTTCGGTGCCTACAGAAGATGTTACATTGAAGTAGATCAGACCCTTGTTTTTGAACAGCTTCAGGGCGTCGGCCATCTGAACAGGTGTCCACGGATACTTGCCAGTTTTGTCCTTGAGCCTTTCCCAGAGATTATTAGAAATTTTGGAAGGAGCCAGACAGAGATCTGTTGCGTATGGTCTCGCAGGTGCTTTCCGGACAAATTGAATCAGCCGACTTTTTTTGTACTGACACATTTTGTTGACTGCTTTTCTGATCAGGGGGAACAAGTGCTTTCTGTAAAAGGACTGGTACTTGACAAACGTGTACGTGATACGTTGTACTCCATGGTGTTCGGTTTCATGATTGATTGTCAGGTTGATCAGTTTTGTGATCAAACGGTCCTGGGCATCCCATGAATCAATGTACTCGTGAAAGTTCAGACTCATACGGTACTCGTGAAAGATGACCATGGAAAGATTGAAGTCTTTCCCGTATTGTTTGAACTTGCTCTCTGGGAAAACATTGGAGCACATGAAAAACGCTCCGGTCATTTTACAACCTGTGGTCGTGTTCAGATCCATGTCCCTGGGAAGAATCAGAATGAACTCTGTCGGGTACAAACGGGTCAGTTCAAATATCTTTGCGATCTCTTCGTCGAACTTGGAGACAGAAGTCGGGATCAGAAACATAGGTGAACGATATCCTGTGGTGATCTGGATGTCTCTGATTCCAGAGACATTGGCAGAGAACCATGTGAACCGAGGACCGAGATACACGTCGCCTTGTTTTGAAGCAAACTTTGCCATGAGAGCCTCTTCACATTTTTTTCCAGATGTGGCTTTGTAGATCATGTCAGGATTGGTCACGTCGTCAAACACACTGACCATGTGCTTGAAATGATCATCTTCAGAAAGAGGTTCTCTCCATTCTGCCCCGATCAAGTCGACATTTTCTCCACCGGACAAGTTCATCTTCAAAGTCTGTAGGTCTTGGTTGTTAAGAGTATCCGGATTATGTCCGAAGCCTCCATTCAGGTAACATTTTACACCGTCGCCGTTTGTGGTTTCATCATTTCTGAAGAACGGAGTGAAAGAATTTACTGTAGAGAAAACAACTACCACGAAAATGTAATAACTCAACATTTTCAAAAAGTATCTTTTTCCTCTTTTGGTCCCGGATGCTAGTTTAGAGTTTTTTTTAACTTTTGTATACTCTGGAATTTAAACATGATAATAAAAAAATAATAAAAGGTTACACGTCAGTCGGAAGCGCGTATATCGTCTCTTCATCAGAGTCAGGAAATGGCCTGATAATGTCATTGCGAGGGATAGGGTACATAGGGACCATAGGGGCATGGTGATGTTGTTGTCTGACCGGAGGATATGGTGTCCTGACCGGTTTGAAACAATCTGTTTTGAATCCACAGATTCTTCTGAACAACAATAATCCCCAGACAATAGAACAAATGATCAATGCCAAGAACAGTATGATCAAACAAATAACGGCGAGGTTTGAAAACTTTACTTGTTTTTCAAAATCGGAACTGAACAACAATTGGAAAACCTTGGTGGAGTCGGTCGCCCAATTATCAAGCTTATCTTTGAATGTTCCTGGTTCCAGACATGGGTACGAGACATAATCACCTGTACTGTATTCAGAAGTGAATTCAGACTCACTTAACATAAGAAATGGATATCCCAGAGACGTGACCAAAATACCTGTCTGGGTCAGACCTGTGTCACACACAAGGTATTTTGGTATGTTCTCATTAGGACATGAATTGCTTTTTCCCAGGGCTTGTTTACTCTCGACTTCCAGATTAGACAGAGTCTTTCTATCTTGGTCTGTCATGATAGGAATAGAATCTGCACTTCCGTACCATTCACATGACATTATGGTACTGTTGGCACCGATAAGCCAAATCTTCTCCGAACATACCTGTGTCAAAAAACCAAAAAACAATATTGTACGAAGTGGAGCCATTTTTTGTCACGAGCATGTGAGTTAATCATATGTTATTAAGTTAAAAATTCTATTTTTATTCGAACATGGTCCATAATAAAACTCCTGTCAAGAATTTTTTAGTCAGGTCCTGTTCCTGTTCCAGCAAAGCAAGTTTACACGGAGTGAAATCATAACCTGTTATGTTGTTCTCGAACATGATACTCATGATCGGAATTTTAAAATCCAAGACCTCTGATGTTTTTTTGTACAAAATAAATTTTTTCCATTTTCTTTTGTTGATCAGATCAGTGACAAATTTTATATTTTTTTTCAAAGAGTCAGATGTAGGATTTAACTTTCTTAATGATCTCAAATCATGATTACCAAAAATTACCATGTCCAACATAAAATTAAAATGGTCACATATTTCTTTGAAGTCATTATCCAGTATGTATTCTTTTAATGTGTGTTTGTATGATTCTTGAAATTCTGCCAACCAACAAAATACAGAAACGTATTTTTTATCAGAATCATTGAAAAATTTTATCAGGGTTTTTTCGTTTTTTATGTTAGGGACCCGGAAGTTCATTTACTCATTTTATTTTTTACTGCTGTCACTATGTTCTCCAGGGTTTCCAATGTCAGTTTCTCAGTGGTGTTAAAATCTTCTATGGAAGAAGATGGATTTTCAATAATAGAAAAAGGGTCGGTATTATAAAACATTTTCCTGTATTCTCTGATTCCCATGTCTCCACAATATTTGAAAAAGTGATATACCTTACACATCTCCTTGGGTGATCGCGAAAGTACCTCGTTCCCGTCTGACAGGACATGTGTCATCATCAGATGTTGAAAAACCAACGAGTACATCCCGCACTCTGCAGAATAAAGTTGAGCGGTTTCTTTGTTACAGATCATTATCTTCATGGAAGGATCAAATGCCTCAGTGACAAGATAAGATATTTCTATGGAAAGGGTATCGGGATTATGAATTTCAGATAACGTGCCTCCGGGTAATTTATCAAGTGAACAGGTGTCATAACTGTACACGGCAATCTTGGGTTTTCTTGCTATTTTATCGGTGTCGTTAATCTGGCTGTCGAAGTAAAATAAAATTTTGTGAACCTTGGAATAGATTCCTGTTGTCCAATGTCCGTTGTTTCCACATATCCAGGAAATGAATTGAGTCTTGGGATTCTGAAATTCTCGTTTCCAGCTTACCCCGAACTGTTCTGTGATCAATACCCTGGCATTGCAATCTGCGGTGAACTCTTGGTTGGTAATAAAATAGCCTATGTACGTGAACGGAGTGTTCAGACATGTAGTGATCATTATTCTTTCCAACTCACTCATTTTCATCCATGCAAAAACTTGGGGGTCTCCCGAAAGTTCTGGTGACCTAGAACTGTTTCCTAATAGTTCAAAACCGAATTTAGAACTTACTCCCTTACGGTAATCAAATGGATACGATGGTTGGGTCAGGATAGGAGGCTTGTAATAATAATCTAATGGATAACCTTGAGTATGTTTAAGTAATGCAAGTGTGGTCATGTCCTTAATTTTATGGTCGAGGAGTTCCACAAAATTAGGTGGTCTCTCTTTTCCATAATATAGTTGTGACCATATACCGAATAGTTCCGATTCGGGTAAACATGTGCTGTGTGATTTCACCTGTTTTGCTCTGTTAATAAAAATATTGTTACAATTGGTAGAATACAAACTATGATTTAAAACGGGAATGTCTTGGACGACACTGTCAATTTTCAATAGAGCCAGACCTACTGTGGTTTCAGGATTATTTGTTGTTCTGAAACTTCCTACTTTTTTACCGGATGCCATTTAGCAAAGAAATATTTCACAGTTAAATGTCTTGTTCGGAAGTAGAATGGTCTATGTTTCCAAATCAAATAACTATATTTCAGACCGACGTGACCTGGGAAGTTTTCAAGAGCCTTTGGAAACCAGAACATAAAATCCTTTTAATTTCTGTATGGCGACTTTTTTGGTCTGGTGTCAAAGGTTACTCGGTTAAGAAAAAAACTGCATGTGTGTCATTGTCTGATGACGCATTGACATCTGTTCCTAACATGTTGTGGTCACAGACAAAAAGACACTGGGTAGACAAGGACGGAATAATTTTCCCTCCCGAAGTGGCCTCGGCCTTGTATTTTAAAAATGAAGTAAATTGGGAAGATGTCGGTATGGAGCATTGGTTTGGTGTTGTCAGAGCCGCCAGTGATCTTGGTATCTTGACTTCTCCAAAAAGTAAGAAAACTTCCCTTGTGAAAATCTTGGGATCTACGACCGGCATTCCAAAGGTCCCTCTGAAAGGTCTGACAGAACCTATTCAAAAACTTATTTTTGAATCATGGAAAACAAAGAAATTTATGGTTCTGACCGGAGGAACCGGAGTAGGTAAAACAAGTCAGATTCCAAAAATTCTATTTTGGTTCAATTATTTATTCGGACCTCGTGATAATATTTGTATTCCTAGATGGAGTCCTGCTTTACTAAGACAAAGTAGACCATTGTGTCTGGCCCTGCCCAGGGTAGAATTGGTAAAACAAGTTTCCAGTACTTTATTGAAAGGATTGGGGTTGAGTATTTTTGAAGGTAGTCCTATCATTCCTAAATTTGGAGGAGTACAAGATGATCCGGTTTACAACAACACAACAAAATGTAATTACGGAATCGAAATATGTACTCATAGAATCGCTATTAAAAATATCAGAAGATACGAGTCCATGATAGTAGATGAAATTCATGAACATGATCAGTACGCCGATATTCTCATAGCGGTCTTAAAAAAGTATTCAAAAAATAGTCTACAAACTTTGATGTCTGCTACCATTGATGATGATCGTGAGCGTCTGAATGAATTTTTGAATCCCCAGTTTGTCCACATAGAAGGAAAGTCTCTTCATAAAGTCGAGGAAATACACAGACCTACCACAGGAGATCTGGAATCAAAAAATAAATATTTCAAGAACGAGGAAAAGAACATCATGGAAACCATAAAAATGTTTCCTCCGGCCCAGGGACATTGTGGCATTTTATTCATGGCCAGGGTAGCACAATGTAACATGTACAAAGAACTACTGGAACCTATGTTTCCAGGTATTGAATTTATTGTAGTACACGGAAGAGTCCCTGACGTAAACGGGTTAATAAATAAAATCAGTAATGTCGGACCTCATCACAAACCACAGATTTTGATAAGTACACCTTATCTAGAATCTAGTATCACTATTCCAAATGCCACTGTGGTGTACGACACCGGACGTTATTGGAGAACGTTACTTTCTGGCGGATCTGAATCACCTGTGAACAAGGGAATGGCCGATCAAAGAAAAGGAAGAGTAGGAAGAGTCATTCCAGGTATGTACGTCAAGTTGTACAATAAATACGAACATTGGAAAAAAATTGACGGGGAGTTTTTGTACCCGTATATTTTATTGACGTACCCTTACAAACTGGAAGTCGATGATCTTTATATTAAGTTGACTGATCAGGGGAGGTGGGAGTTAACAAAGAATTATCTGGAGTCGTTGTTTCCCATTGACAGGATCACCCTGAACATTTATGACAAATTTCAATGTAACATGATTGAATTTATTAAAATATACAGAGACCTGGACAACGATGAAAAACTTGAATTTGGTAACTGGGACACCAAACCTGACATTCTTACGATATCACCAAAGTTTAAAAAACTACTGAAAAAACTGAATCTCAGGGTCAGTGTGATTTCGTGTACATGGAACCCTACACTTGAAATGAACAGGATAACAATGAGATTGAAATTTGGTCCCGAAAAAAATATAAACGAAACCATTTATTCACAAACCGAATTAAAAACAGAACAGACCCTACATAAAATTCATAATTCTATTTTCGTTTAGAAGTAATTTGTGACAGATCTAATCCGTCAGACACCACAGAGATAATTGTTTTACCGGTCACGTCATTGAACTTGTCTCTGATCACGTTTCGTAGTTTCAGTTCTGTGGTGAATTGTTGTGTGGTATGACAAAAGAGATACAGTCCTTCGGTTTCCAGTGAACAATACATTTCATAAAGTCCACCTTGTTTCTTCAATGTCCATAGGATATCATCCAGATCATGACCTTCGGGGAACACGTCGAATAATCCACATACAAATGAAAATGGTGTGACAATCACAGAACAATCATTTTTCTTGACCGGGTGATAATTTTTAATTTCTTGAAGATCATTGACAGAGTCAATGTCACAATATTCTATTTTATCAGTACAGGGAATAAGTTTGATAATTTTACTTATGTCGGTCCCGGTCCGTAAATAGTATTCCATTAGAATTTTAAACAGGGAGGTCGTCACAATGTTTTGATTCATGATTTGATTTTCGGTCGAGGTCAGACCTCTTTCTGTTAGTAACACATGACCCTTGTGTATTTTATATCTTACTGAAAACATGCTTATGTATTGAAGTGCACATGCCAGATGTTGATCAGTGGTCTGATGAAAAACAATGTTGTATTTTTTGATTTCACTTACCAGGTCGTCCTTACCATGGAGGGTCGTACTACATAAATTACACTTGAATTCCTCACGGGTTCCCAGGACAGAATCTGTTTCTGAAAAACCCGAGACTTTCCAGGTGTCTATTGTCATCTGTGAGTCTCTGGAATTTATGTCGATGTAACCGGGCCATGCATTGTAATTGTTATTTTTTGTCATTCCAAGATTCAACATGTTAGGTAATTGAATGAACACGTTTCCGTAAATCTTGATACTGGCAGACAACATGTATTGTAAATGATCTATGTTCATGTTGTTCCGGACACAAAAGGTGTAACTGTCCCGATGAATGGTATGACTCAGGGTGTATAACAATGACACCGTGTCTGCTACATTTGTATGTCTCAATTCCTCTGTGACATAAAGAGGTTTCATCAGACCATTATAAAGATTCTTCAGAAGACCTACTGCTTCTGCTTCTGTTTTATAGTGTAACACACACCAACCCTGACCTGATAAAAATCTCAATTCCACGTTTGACTTGTAAGAATTTAGTAGAATCATTATGTCAAGACACACAGGGTCGTCAGGGAGTTTGATATGAACTTGGTAAAATGATGTTTTACCTCCTACGTAAAAAATATTCTGAGAAGGGTCTGTCTGTTCGGGTATGTTCATGATCGGATAATTGTATTTTTGATGAGATTCTGAAATCTTTCCAAATGTTTCGTTTAACATGTACACTATGTCTTCATTGATTTCATTGGTCATTATAGTTATTTGTTCGGCCCGTAATTCCAGAAATCGTTTCCTGATCATTTTCCTGATGTAATCAGTGTTCCCCATGAAGTCATTTCTTCTTCCACACATTACAAGATCCAGACCTTGTATCGGGTAAACAGGGTCTGCCATGTTATAATTATTGACCCTGTAATACCATTCATGTTCCAATTCGTTGTAATAACCATCCAACGAGTCCGAGATCATGTCCACTTTCATTCTTCCGTCGGGGTGAAAAAACCACGAAATTAACTCGTACATTGCGTCGTAAATACTAAGATGTTTACGGGCCTTGCACCAAAATACCATTCCTGTTCTTGTGGTATACCCGTTAAACACATAATTCTCTTGATCTGGTCTGATCATGATATGTTCTAATAAATGTGACAACCCACTTATGGAAGAATAATCTGATTCCAATCCAAAATTACTTATAGAAACCCAGATGTGTTCAAACACTTTGTCTTTGATGACACGTATACCATTATCAAGATAAATCATTTAAAAGATAAAAATAGTTCAAATAAAAATTGTATGTTGTCTCCGTCATTCAATGAATAAGATCGCTTGTTTTTATTTTTATCAACCACATGAATTGTGTCAGATGCCCAATCAACATTATAGCTTTCTATCATGTACTCAATAGGTAAATTTTTTATGGACGTGACCTTATTAAAGAAAAAGTCTTTGAACTTGTGACCTGTTTTGTCAAACACTATATTATATTCAAGAGGGTTCAGGACAGTATGATAATCACCGTCTGAATACACTGACGTGTCATAATTTAATTCTAACCCGTTGATCATGACAACGGAAAAAATGACCACAAAAAATAACCCTACGACCACGTAGGCAAGCTTAATAAAAAAAATCATGTATTTAATTACTTGTGTTTTTTATCCAGAGCCACTGACAATACCCTTTAGAAATTTGTATAAAGTTTTACGAGAAGGATTAATATTAAGAGTGCCGATAAATTGCTTTGTATCCAAAACTATAAGATCCTCTGATCTGATAGGTCGACCACTTCTGATCATGAACAACATAGGAACTCCGATAGATGAAAAATTCCAGATTTTGGAAAGGTCGGTGTCAGGGAGTTCTTGGAAACGTCTGAGAATGTCGTTTGTAAAAAGCTTCTCTGAATTAATCCACATGATATTATTTACAATGGTCTTCATATGAGAGCCGATTTCTGAATCAATTAGTTTATTCAACATGGTACATACCATACAACTTTTAGAATAGATTATGATAAGATCATGATCTAGTTTGAACTGATCAAAACCCGTGTCATCGACCACGACACCTTCGGCCAACTTACTCAATTCCACTGAATTTTGATCCTGGAGAAAATCATCGATACCGACACTTAATGAAACATTATTAGAATAAATATCATTGACTGTTTCTGTGTCCACGGTTGATACAACGCCTGAGTCAGTGGCCATTTAATAAGTGAAAAAATCTCTAAGTAAACAAACTCATAATGGGTATTTCAAAACTTAAAAATGTTTTAGGAGATATTGGTTTATTGAGAGTGTGTAATAGATCTTCCAATTTTGATGTCATATTGATCGACTTCTCAACTATATTTTATAGATATTTATATAGTTTTGATAATGAAGAATCCATAATTGATAACATAATTGTTTTTCTAAATCAGTTCAGACAAAAAAAGGTATACGTATTTTATGATGAAGGATGTATTGATCTAAAAAAAGAACTCAGGATCAAACGTAGTAAAGCCGGTAACGTCAAGAAGGCAAGTATAGAATCAGACATCAAAATATACGAGAATGTTCATGGTGAATTACAACATGTCAAAGACGTCTGGGATGATTTCCTGGTAAACAAAAAACTATCGGAACATGACAAGAGTGTTCTGAAAACAAATGTAGGATCGTGTGTCGGACAAATAAAAAATGATCCGTCATTTGATCCGTCAGATTACATGTACGTACCGTACGAAGACAAGATCGTGAAAACATTGTACGATGTCGATGATAACTCGGAACATGATGAGAAAGAGACCAATCAAACACAAAGAAAGAAAGTTTCTTCTGCCAGTCGGGAACATGTCAATAAAATATTGAAAAAAATAAACGTGGACAAACAAGACACGTTCTACGGAGGAATCGAAGTCTTTTCTGATCCTCTGAACACTGTTTTATTCTTTACAGAATTCACCGATAATCTGGAAAGATATGTTCCGGCAGTGAATCATTACTTTTCCAATGCCCTGGACAAAGTTTTCCTAGAGAAAAAAATCTTATGTTTCAAACAAAAAGTCAGGGATCCAAAATTTGTAAAATATCTAGAGCTTACCATGAAAGATATCATAACAAACAAATATCCAGATTATTATTGTTTTGAATCTGACGGAATAGACGCCGAGTTTTTCTTGGGTTCTTTTTTAAAAAAGAACCTGAGTATTCTATCAGGATCCAAACTCATCATCAGCTCTGATCAGGATGTTTTATTATTTTGTTCTGACATCATAGAAGCAAAAAAAATAAATGTCAGTATGGGTAAGGACGATTTTAAATTCAGACCTTCGTATCTTACAGGATTCATCTCGAGAATAGTATTGTTATTCAACGGAGGTGATTACAATTCTGGAATAAGAGGGAAAAAAATAACCATGGGAGAATCAATTCCTTCGAGTTTATTGACCATTGATTATTACACAGAAGTAAAAATAGAACATGTCACGTATTTTATTTCCGACAACATGTTAAAAACATACACCTGTGGTACCGAACCTGACATGTCTGAATTAGCAGATCTGGAGTATTCCATAGATTTCATAAATAAATACAGTAGATGTGACATAAGCTCGTACGACTACGGAAACATAATAAACATAGAATTGGTCTGGAAAAATATACTTTTGAACATTCTTGGGGCTCAGACCCCGGAATGTACCGTACCTGAATACAGAAAAGAACAAAAGGTGAACGTGATCAAGTTCGCAAAAATCATTTGTAAACTTCTCGGGGTCTCGATAGTACTGGATAGGGGATTTTACATGCACATTGATGACCCTACCAAGGCCTTGGTTCTCTTGGACAAATTACTTAAAACTGTGAATGTCCTGATGACCTGGACAAAACCGAAAAAACATGTAATAACTGATAAAGATAGTTTGTATATTACTCCTGATTTTAGATTATTAAAACGGTTCGGAAATATCTGGATCGAATTCTGTTCTGGTGCCATAGAATTATTTACAGTTTCCGGAAGTGACATAAAATCAGTGTATGAAATATGTTGTACCCGATCTGTAAACACTGTGGAACCGATCTGACACATTTTAATTTCAAGAAACATGTGTCCGGGACCTTGACAACAAGACCAAATCTTCTAAAATGTTGTATAACACAACTTTTTTCATGTACTATCCCTGTTAAGAATTACCCTATTTTACCACTACTTGACATTACCAAACCCAACGAAACAATATCTTGATTTTTATAAAAATGTTTTTGATTTAAATGAGTATGGAAACCGGTGACATAATTTTGACGACATGTGGGAATTATTTTTCCGGGACAATTGTCCCAGGAAAGTTGACACACTGTTGTATTTTTTTTGGAAAAAATCTAAAAACCCATATTAGAAATTATTTTTTATCTCCGAAGAACGTGACCAAATTTTACAATTCTGGGTTGTATGACAGATTCGGATCAGTGGCTCAATACATCAACAGTCATAATAACACCGACCTGTACACGATGAATTATTTCAGAAGAGGTGCGGTGTTTGTACCTCTGACAGAAATACTAGAGAGAGAGCGATACCTTGTGTTACGTACCCCGTATCTGGACACACCGGAACGGAAGGCCGTTTTCAATAAAAAAATAAAAACTCATATATTGGACGACATATTCAAAAGTTATTTTGTATTACCTGACGTGATTCTCTCTCATAATTACACGTACTGTTTCAAGTCAGGGTTTCAGATCCACGAAAGAATCCATAAAGAATTAGGAGTGGACCTGGTCAATAATTATTCTTATTTCATGGGAATGCCATTGTATCTGTCGACGACGTTCTTGTCAGAGTTCGACATTGTTTTTGAAAAAAACTAACTTTTTTTGACAGCCATCATTTTCAACAGATGTAGTAATTCAAGAGTGTAAAGATTGTCCATCTGAACCGGACCGTAATTGACCGGGTTAGATAAATTTTTTGGTTGTTTCATGATGTCCTTGTAATGAGACACTTGGACCTTTCCCTTTGTCTCTTCCACGTCCAATTTTGTCATGGTCTTGGAAAGTTCTTTTTCGATGATCTTATCCTGGTCTGCAAAATCAGGAAAGTTTTTATAATTGGTGAATCCTGGTGACGGGTCCATGATCGCCCTTTTCATTTGCTCATCGAGTCTGTGTTTCAGATCGTCGTTCTCTTGTTTCAACTGGGCCATGTCACTGACAATGTCTCCGATGAAATCGCCTGGAGACAGGTTAATCTTACCGATGTACTCTGTCTCACTGTCTGATGACGAATCACCTGTCACTCCGGATCCCGCAGGATCCTTGACGTCATGATCCTTTTTTTTACCACGGCGCTTCTTACGTGAGCTCTTGTAAGTGTCAGGATTTTGTAGTTTAAGAGACAGCCCAGTAACAGCACTTTCTGTAATGTCCCTGGATGCCCTTCCTACCAACTTGGCAGTTTCGACAGCGGCTTGTCTTGCCACTGCACTACTGACTACCCTGGATCCCAGTTTACCAAAAAACCCTGCAATTGCACTGACCACACCTGATCCGGCAGTGTCTGTTTTGTTTTTTTTCATTTCATCCAGTTTGACCACGAGTCCCCTGTATTTCTTGACAAGATAATTAATGTCAGAAAGGTCAATTTCCTTACAGAGAATTTCACTCATGTCAACAGGGGTCCATAGTCTGTTCATTTCACGATTCTTTCTTATGAAGTAATTTTCACTGTCGTCATAAAACTCACAGATCATGGAGTCTTTTGTTTGAATGGTATCATAATTGGTTATCAATGCCTGGGCAATAATGACCAACATATTAGGGAAAATCTTAGAAGAAATGAATGACATTATTTGTTTTTTTAGTCTTATGAGCTTTCCTAGTTTGTCTGATGAATTCTCCCTGAGGTCGTCCGACATTGTTTTGTATAAATATATAAAATTATTGATACATTGTCTGAACTTCGGGGTGAACATTATCATTGTAATTTCCAAAAGCATACATAATAAAGTTTTGGTAGACAATGGTGAAAGTTTATTATCTTCCTTGAGACAATTGTACGTTACAAATTTTTTAAATGCCAGATCATTCCCAAAATTATCCAGCAAATATTTGACATGATCTTCGTAATTTTTTAAATTTTCTGATCGTTCCAATGTCGTGTATAAATTTTTTTGTAGGAATAAAAAAAATGTATTGATGGCCTGTTCATTCTCAAATGATTTTATATGATTTTTTATGTACGATATTCCTTCTGATACAAATGATATATGTCCATTTGACATAAATATCAACAATTGCTTAGCTCCCGTAATAAACAATTTTCCTATTTCCTTATCCATTTATGTGTTTGATAATATACGTTTTTTTTAATTTGACATGTATGATTAAATGGATTCAAAAGAAACTATTACCGAAGTTATGGTCACTGTTAATTTTAAAAATTTTCATTCTGTCCTAGGAATTTTTTATGAATACAATCCGATGACAACTTTTTGTATATCACCGAGACAATTTAAAATTTTTAGCTCATTGAATCAAACCATTGCTGTCAATGATTTTAAATATAATTCTATCATTGCAAACCAGGTGGTCTTTGACGATAAAGAAATAATTGGTACAAATCATGTCACTGAGTTTGAGGTGATTCAATATACCATTAATGTAGGTACCATGATTAAAAAATTAAACGCCTGTCTGAAATCCACTGCTCTCCTCCTACGATTTTATTCTAATAATAAATTTTACATATCCAGTGCCGTTAATGAATTCAAGCACAAAAGCCAGATCACCACATCCATCAAATTCGGTCTGGAAACTAACTCAAATTACTACACTAGTATATCAGATTATTGTCCAGAACGTGGATTTGACGTAAGTGAGAATTTAGATATATTGATCGGTCTTTTGAAATCTATCGAAGCATCAAAGGACATAAGGGGAACCATAACAAAGTTTCAGTTTACACTGGAGACAATCGGAGAACAAACACAGGTGGTTCATACAATTAATAAAAATGTAAACACCCAAGGCCAAGAACCACCAGATTTCGAGTTCAAAAAAATTTCATTCAAGATTCAAAAAGAGAATCTTATGAAACTGAAGGGATTCAAGAAGAAGGTTGATTTTCTTAAAATTATTTTGGCAATCGACCAAAAGAACAACGAACCTATTGGGTTGGTATTCGAACCAAAGTTAAACGTGAAACATCAACTGGGAAAAATAAAAGTCATGATCAGGTTCGATGAAATATCTGTAGAGTATTAAATGGGATTAGTATTTGATTTTCCTCTACCTCAGTATCATGAATATTACGGCCCTGAATTTACACGTAAATTCAATGACGTCGTCCTGGGGTTGTACTCTTTAAATCCAGGTGATCATGTAAGTATAGGAATGTCACCTCCTCCTATTTCAACACCTGAATTTGACGTGTACAAAAAAAGTGAATCGTTCTGGGAAATACGAAGAAAAAGTTATTATGGTGCCCCGTATTATTGTTGTAGAATAAACCAACCATATTATTTCATGAGTAACAACATAGTAAGTACCCAATATCTCAGTAATTCCACGTTATACACTTGTAATCCCAACATAAATTGTCATAATGAACGTATAACAATGTGTGTGGAATCACCTGGTTCGCCGAGTTGTAGGATAGCCATATCACAAAACATAAGTAATCCGTATGAATTGCGTAAGTTATGGCATGTAGTGACCAATGATTGTAAAAACAAAGGAAGCTTGTGTAACTTTGCTCTCGAGGAAATACGTCAACAAGTTTTTAAAATAAGAGGGGACACCTCAGACATTCAGCTCAGTGTGGGAAATTCGGATTCGATGTCATTATTGTACGAATTGGAACAGGTATTGGGATTAATAAAAACACCTACGACCTATGTCAATCCCTGTAATGATCCGGTTCTGGCGTCCAAAACTTCCATGGAAATCACCAATGCAGAGTGGATAGGATTACGTAAATGTAAAATGTCAACAAATGAAATAAACGTGAACATCCCTACAGGGCAGAAAGTGGTCCCGGACATTACTATATTGACCGGAAATCCGGACCAGTCAAAACCGAAGTTTGATACATTGGCCGACATAAAAAGTAAATTGAATTTTTTACCAGACACAAGAAATAAAATGATAAAATATTTAATGATTTTAACTGTATTTTGTTTATGTTTTTACTTTTTTACCGCTCAATTACCAGAGGTTTACCGAAGTAAAATAGAACGGTTATTTGTAAGAAATCCAGAGTTTAAATAATGAATAACGATCTATCACAAGATACGTTGTTGGGTGTCATAGGTCAAATAAAATCGGGGATACGAATAGAGCTGCCGGTGTTTAATCAGGTCAAATGTCCGGAAATTAATTTAAGATTCAAGACCGAAAAAAAAATTACTCTGAAAACAGGAGGGATGTGGTTTGTAGGTGCCAGTAAATTGAATGATCTTTCACAGAATTCCACGAGAGAAATCGACTTACATATCAAAAATCATAAATGGACAGAAGATGACGTGACCATTATCCGACATGAAATTGAGAAAAATTTCAACATGAAAGGTCAGGAGTTCAACATGTATTCTTTTGATAAATCATATCCTGGAGAATTTTACAGAAAGGAAACCGATTCTAAAAAGTCTTCTAATTTTATTGTGACAAACAATTTTTACGTGAACTCGTATGATCTGATAACATTTGACATGTTGTTTCCTTTCTTTGACATAGTAGGAAAGGACTCTATCGCTGTCATTAAATTTCCTACCATGACAAGTGAAACAACTCTTAACATCCTTTGGTTACTGGCGTATTGTTCTGAAAAGGTCACGGTCCTGAAACATTATAAAGACAGCTGGTTGAAGGACAGTTTCATAGCGGTCTGTCACGGAATAAAAAAAGACAACATCAAGGAAGTAAAGGGGAAACTCAGAGAGTTCATAGGAAAGACCGATGTCAAAAAATTGGACGGTCTCAAATTTACTTTGTGGGACACTCTTGTCACAGACGTAGGATTTTCTACGGTCTGGTTTAAATTTGTCAACGCTGTCCAGCATGCAATTTACGTATGTCATAGTCTCCTTGTGTTGTCCATGGGAAATTCCGTCGACAACAAATACAACATGTTTTTGAACAGACTAGCTGACGGGACAAATAAAAAAATTCTAGAAGAAGACCTACCCGAGTTTCTGAAACTGAATTAATTAGAGCACAAGTACATGATATTATTACATGATATTATTACATGATGGTCACTCAAACAGGATGTTACTCCAGGCCACTGATATTTTTTCTGCAGTCATTATTTTCGGATCAGACGAAATATGGAACTCGATGCTCTCTGGGACATCATCCATGATTTTCATCTCTTCCCTACAGAACGGACAAGCCATGTCCTTCTTTGATAATTCAATCAGACAGATCAGACACAGTGGGACCTGTACATGTCCACACATGTGTGGAAAAGACATGGTGTTTTTGTTTGTCATACAAATACAACAATCTTCTTCGATCATGACAGCTCCTGGGAGATGTGAGCGTTTCTCGACAATCTCCGGCTTTCCTGTGACTTCATCGGTTTCCGACAAAACCATTTTCACGTCCGAGTTTTCCATTGTCATTTGAGTGTGGATGTACGCCAGTACCATTCTGACGTAGTCAGAATTGGGATTCAATTTTATTGCGAGAAACTCACATCCGGAGATTTGAGCCTTTATCCACCATCTGAATCCTGGTTCGTTTGAGTTTTTCCATACCATGATGATGATGTCTTTGTGGTTGGGAGAGTTCAGTGAGAACGGGATCATCTCGTATGGAAAGGTGAAGAAATTGAAGATAGAATCATACAATGTTCTGTCTTCTTGATTTCTGATACCTATCAAAACCCACGATACCAGACCGGCAAATCTCATAGATTCAGGTACCGGGACAGTGATGTATTCGGCATCCGATACCTCATTCCAATCCCAGTCACTGATTTCAACCGACTTGAAATCAGATACAGAAAACCTCCATGTCCAGTCTGAATCACTACCACAAATATCTTTTAGGTTTACCATTTTAATATAAAACTTTACCATGTCCAGGTACTGTGATTTGTCAGGGTCCATTTTCAGTGTGGTTATGTGTCCGGACACAAAGAGAATGTTACCTCTTGCATTGTAAAAGGTAGGGCCAGTAACAGCAAATTCCAGGTCCATGTCCATTTTTTATACAGAGATGAAGAAGTTAATGTATTAATTTATATTTCTATTTTCATAAATCACCATTTCCCGACCACGGACATAGGTGTTTATTTAAATCAATTATGAAGGTAGGACCCCAATAAAAAAATATCATATGTATGTATGATATTTTTCTTTTTTAAATATGAACGTGATGGGGACATATTTGCCTCTGGCATTAGCCAGAACAACTCATTTTTTACCAGACTTCAAAGATAAGCATTTAAGGGATTTTCAATTGTTGGCAGCCCGATTTTTCTTAGGTCTCGAAGAGAATAGAGGTATGCTTTTATTCCAGGATACAGGGTTCGGTAAAACCCTGACGTCTGTTTATATTCTCACCATGTTAAAAACATTATTTTATCCGCATTGGAAAATTCTAATTTTATGTAAGGCTTCTCTTATCACACGACCTTGGGCAAGTACCCTGATGGACTATTGTAAAGATTTGTCTAATTTTCATATCATTGCTTACGATGATCCGACGTTCAGTAATAAGTTTTTCACGTACGTCAATTGTATTACTCCGAAAGAAAGAGTTTTTGTGATCATCGACGAGTGTCATAATTTCATATCCAGAAATCTCACAAAAGACGGGGCCGAAAGGAAGATGAAACGAGTGTATAATGAACTTATTTCTCTTGTTCATAATCCTAAATCAAAAAATAAGATTTTGTTGTTGTCGGCTAGTCCTCTTGTGAACAGTGTTAATGAATTTTTCTTAATGATAGAATTACTCAGGCCGAAAGTACTTACTCCTGACATCACATTGTTCAAAGACAACATGCTCATATACAAGGACGAACTTGTGCGGGGGTTACAAGGAATTTGTTCGTACAAACGAAACCTGGCATTCAGTATATTTGATGACATAGTGGCAACAGATGGGTTCGCTGCTCGTAAGATCAAGTTTAAAGAAGTGACCATGAGTCCTCAACAAGAAAAACTTTATGTTCAGGCAGAATACTACGAGAAAGAAAAGGGTCTGTCAAGTTTTAAATCTGTCCGGAGATTGGTCAGTGCTTTTTGTTATAATGAACTTCCGGCCAAACAAGACATGACCGTGGAAGATTATGATAAATATCTGGACCGGATCAGAATTAGTTTTAACATGGAATTTAATGACACCATACCAAACAGAGGGTTCACCCGGGAAGGATTGGAATTGCTAAAAACAGGAGAACCGACTGATCTTTCATCAGCTGACCAAAATGTTTATAATTCATTGTTTAATTATTCTGCTAAATACACAGTGACATGTGTTGACATTATCAAATCCCCTGGGAAGTGTCTGTTGTTTGAGCCTTTTGTGAAAGCGTCAGGTATCGGTATTTTGATAGAGTACCTTAAAGTGTTCAAGATATCATACATTGAATTCAGTGGAAGAACAAAATCCACAAGAGACCAGGCAATTGATCAATTCAATAACATATCAAATATTGACGGGAAGACCTTGAAGGTGTGTGTGTTTTCACTGTCCGGAAGTGAAGGTGTCAGTTACACCGGTATTAATGACATTTACATATTGGACCTTACATGGAACGAAGCAAGTCTTCAACAGATCATGGGAAGAGCCATCAGGATGGGAAGTCATCAAATGTTGGATTCCAGTAGATGGTACACCAACGTGAATTTCATAATTTGTAAAAAATCAAAAGGTACAAGTGTAGACCAGGAATTGCTGGAAGTTGTCAAAGGTAAATCAAGACAGATAAAACAACTATTTGAAGTATTCAGACAATGTAGTATAGAAACTTTATTTGAACGGGTAAACGAAGAAAATGCTCTTCCTGATAACGAAGATAAATTAAAGGCGTACCTGTGTGAACCTATCGAGTTCAAGACAAAAACGTACAAAATGGGATTCGTAAACGTAAAAACAGTGTATTATTCATTTGACCTCATTTTGAAAAATATTCATGTCGGATACATCGGAGATAATATAATTTATTCAGAAGACGGACATATCATAGGTGACGTCACAAAGGACACCATAATCAGAATCAAGAATAAAAAATTAATTTATGTCGTGGCCGGTTGTTAGAAAAAAATTAAGAATCAGAGTCGTCATATTGTAACACTTCTGACATGCCAGTTATATTTTCGATGATGTTCTTCTTGATAAGAAGAAAAACTCCTAGTCTCCCTGGGATATTTTTATCCGCATCTATGAAATGTAGGGCTTTTATTTCTTTTGTAGGATTGAAGTTCTGTGAAATCTGATCTGATGATAAATCACTTATTCCCAAAAAAGTGAAATTATGAAAATATGCTTTTATTTTAATGTCGTACACACTAGAATATGCCAAATATTTTTCAAATATATAAATAAATTCTTTGTTTATTTTACATTCTTCTTTTGTTTCTCTCAGGATACAATCTATCATCGTGTCATCGACTCTTTTATCTAGATGACCACCTGGTAATATGTATTCTTTTGATTTTTTCACATGGAGATGTTTTTTATCTGGATCAATTTCTGTGTCGCCAAAAGACAAACTACGTTCACATAATACAATTTTATTATCTGACGTGAGCAGAATTAGATTGATACTGATGACCCTGTTATTGAACAAGATAAACTTAGTAAGATTATCAAACATTGACAATGTGATGATATTCCAAATTTCCGAATCCGTTTTGATCCTGTTCTTTTTGATTTCATTATTTTCATAATTGAATTTTCTATGCTTCATTATATGCGTTATTTTACGCGATTTAATGTGAAGCTGTTGAATTTTCGTGAAGTATTCCATGGGAAATAAATGCAAATGATTTAGTTGTTGTTGTTATATTAACAATTTTCACATTTACGACCGAATCTTCATAATAATCAATAGCGTTTTTAGTAAAACAATTTTTGTTATTTTTAATAGTTATAATACCATTTTCCTTGTATATTTCACATAAAATATCAATTCCCTCAAGGACAAGTTGTTGATTTGTGATTTTAAGTTTACCTTGGATGATGTCACCTATTCTGTAAATTTTAAATTTACCTATGATAGGTACTCTTACAGAGACAATGTCGTCCACGTTATTACCTAGGTAAAATTTGATATTAGGATCCAGAGTAAAATCTACCAACATTTTACCCTGAATTTCTTGATTCAAAAAAGTAGTGGCAATGTTATTTTTTATTGTCGCGAATAGGTCCGGTCCTAATTCGTGTAATTTGAGATCTATGTCGTACACGTAAGGACACGAGAAAGAATTGGGTCCTTCTTGATTAACTATGTTTGTTTTGATAAGAGTTTCTATGGGTATATTTTTACCATAAACCGGTTTAACATTTTTCTGGTCCGGATCTACCAGGGGTTCATCGGATTCTTCTACTGGATTTTCTCTGTAATTATCTGCTAGCTTCAAAGCAGCATCTGATTTGTGTGAGAGTTTCTTGGGTCTACCTCGTTTTCTTGTCTGTTTATAACCTCCTATTTCATCTACTATGAAATCATCTGCTTTTACAAGTTCTACTGCTGGTTGTTCTAAAAAATGTTCAATGTCAGATTTGTCAGACTTGTTTACTTTACTAAGTTCTTCCCAGAGTTTATCCATATCTCAAATTGATTATTGTGTTATTTATTTTTTTATTTTCTTCCTGTAGTTTAAGTAAATTAGGTTGGTCTAGGTCTTTCAAGAAATACACGTCAGGAATATAGTTGTCAGGAATTGATTTAAATTTTTGTCTGAACCGACTCAGTTCGGATTCTACCCAAATGTTATCAGTTATTTTTGTTAATGTGTTCACATAAACCCATGAAAGGAACACAAATGTATTGAATAATTTGATGTTTTTCAAATATTTACTTTGAACCGTAATATTATATTTTGTATTTATATGTTCAATTATGTTTTGTGTAGACCCTGCTGTGTCAATACCTAGATCTGAAAATATAAATGAATCCCCGACTATTTTATCCTGGTAAAATAGTCCAAACAAACACGGGAAAATGTTACCACTTTTTTGATAAATGACCCTCAGAATAAAAAATTTGAATTCTTCCATGTCGGTTTTCAGGGTATTTATGAAATTGATGTATTTACACAAAACCAATTCATCAAAAACCATCTTCCACTCTCCTACTAATTTAATGTAGACTGTCCTGAGCCATTTCAAAAAGGTCATTCTTGCGACATTGATAAAATCACTGTATTTTTCTTGATCGTTGTAAGCAAGATACAAGACACAGACCGACACGTATTCCAGATATGATTTTTCACAGGTGTATCCGTTGGAAAATTTAAAAGAATCTAGCTCCATCATTTTATCAGCCAGTTCATCACATAATGACATCTTTTGATCTGGTATATGACAGACCTTTTCAGTATTCTCAGAAAGTTTTTCAGTATTCTCAAATGACTCGTCCACCTTTTCAGAAAGTTCTTCAGTATTCTCAGAAAGTTCTTCAGTATTCTCAGAAAGTTCTTCAGTATTCTCAGAAAGTTCTTCAGTATTCTCAGACAGTTCTTCAGTATTCTCAGACAGTTCTTCAGTATTCTCAAATGACTCGTCCACCTTGTCAGAAAGTTCTTCCACCTTGTCAGAAAGTTCTTCCATATTCTCAAATGACTCGTCCGCCTTGACAGAGACCTCTTCTACGTTTCTCAGAATGTCAGAAAATAAATCGATAGATTTGGTAGGGTCCCGGCATACGTCTTCCATGTCTATCATAGAAAACGAAAGAGAATTATTTTTATTATCAGGACAAGAGATCATTTCGTCGTACACGTCAAATGTCACATTTTTTGTGGTGGTCTGGGATTCACTTTCTGTTGATATTTTACCACCATGAGTCTTGTATTGCTTACCGAAATAATTTGTTATTTCGGAAGAGTCGTACTTGGTATTGACATAATTTTTTATGTTGTCAAACATACTGTCCGGACCGGTGTAAAAATCCAGTTCTTCAAAAATAAAATCCTCGTTGTTTTTTTTGAAGTCTTGCATTGTTTTCGGGACCAGATTCACTAATGGTTGAAATATGAATTCCTTATTGATTTTGTTAGGTATGATATTTAACATGGGGTCCACGTAAGAAATTAAATCTTGTGACGGGGGAGGTCCGTACAGTGGTTCCATGTGTGTTCTTTTGATAGGATCTGTTATATTTGATCCTATGAGACCCATTGAAAAAGAGTCATTGAAAATACTTTGTGTCTGAAAATTGACGTCTTGTAATAGTAAAGTAGTAAGTTTACCGGTGTTCCCTCTGTCTAAAATATCCTGAGCTATTTGTAAATTGAAATTAATATCCATATTTAATCTATAGAATTTGAATAAAACTGTAAATAAATAAAACACTTGCCATTATAAAAACAAAATGAAAACATTTACCATTTCAGTACCTCCTTACAAATTCAAATACCATGATGATTGGGCAGAAATATTACCAAAAATGATGCAGGAATACTCGGTCCAAATGGAATGGATATTATCTGAAAATCCAGCAATCTCCGAATCAATAGAATCAGAATTTAAAATCTTTACCAAACCTTACAAAAATAAAAAAGTGTTGTTTGTGGTACCGGAACCTAGTAAAACACAACGTGGGTATTTACCACTTTGTTCTGATAATATCAGTTCTGACAAGTATTTGGAGATGTTCGTGAAAAAACTTTGCACGTACCTGAAAGTTCCCATGGTGAATAAAATTGACGCGTTTGAAAGTCCAGATGTGTTTGTGTGGAATTGTGCTTTTGGTTCAGACAATAAAGAAAAGTGGAAGGATTTCACCTGTATAATGTTGAATCACGTTCAACTATACATAAGTGTATTTTGTTTTCTGAGAAACACCGGAATAAACCGTACTCAAGATTTAACTCTTAAAAAAACATGTGTTGTCCAGGCCCCGTCCATGTTTAATGGTTATGACAAAATCTCAGAATGGGAAAGTAACGATAACAAAACTTTTGAAATTATAGATACACTACTTAGGTTAAAATTTGAAAATTTCCAAATGGTATCATGGGACAAATCTTTATCTTAGTATTAAAATATACTTATATAAATGGAAAATATCACGTCTGGCTTGATTGCCAATATATGGAAAACAATAAAATATTCATGTGACATGACCCTGGCGGAAACCAAGCTTTATTACAAGTATTCAAAGACTCCTACTTATTATAATATTGTGACAAAGGCCGATAATGTCAAGCTTCCATGTAGTAAGGATGAGAAGACTTTCAAGATCACCCTGGATAAGATTGTCAGTCCTGCAGAACATCCAGAGGTACGATTCTGTCTGAACCAGGTATGGAACATCACCACAGGTGTTTCAAACGTGTATTCTCTACGTAAGGGTGTCAATTCTATCGGTACGGTATTTCAACTTAATAAGAAGATTTGGAATGAAACAGAAGACGCCATTGTCATCAGCTGGAAAAGTTTTACAGACCCGGCGACTACCCTGACCGACCTGGAATATGTTTTTATTCTTGAAGAGTCTGGAGTATAATTTTTTTATTATTGTAAAAATAAAAATAAGTTTTTGTGTCGGTATATAAATTATCACTGTACATCTTGTCCTTGTCAAAAAAATATATTTTTCCCACATGAAACAACCTCCAGTCCATGTCTAAAATGGTCTGTTTACAATTTACAGTTTTTACGACCACGTAATTAGAATACACGTATATTTTTTCATCTGTTATTTTTTCATCATGAACGATCATGAGAGACTTGTTTTTTAAACATATCAATTTCAAAGTCCAGTACATTTCATTGACACCTTTGACATGTGATCGGTGTACATTCCCGGTGACTCGACCACCGGGATCTAATGAAAATAATCTGTTTTTATAAGGTACAATAGAACTTCCATCCAGAAATCCCAACCGCCAACCAAAATAAGAGTCGGTCAATAACTTGTGTGTTCCGGGAACAGACTTCTCATACAACTGGCTCCACTCCATAAATTTTCCAAAGCATGTTATCTTTGGAAATGTAATATGATTTAGTGTTATATTTGTTTTTTACCATTGTGCAGTAAATATCACAGTCTGTTGTTTCGAGAATAAATTTATATTCTACCATCATTTCCAGTTCATCCCACAAAGAATATGATCTCTTTGTGTCTTTTTTTTTAAAGGGTACCAACACAGAGTACGAATTACATAAATCATTCATGACAAAACTATGTGGTTCAAATATAATAGATGAATCCGGAATCATCATCTTAAACATGTCCAATGACATTTTTACCTTTACGTGTTTTTGATCAATGACAGGGTTGTTTGCTTTTGAAGGTGTGAGTCTGTGCCATTTTACCAAAAAACGTTTCACGTAGGTAAGATCAGAAAGTGTACAGACGACAGATGTAGGTAAGTCATTTGTTTCACCGACGTCAAAACAGGTCAGTTTTGAATCTGTGTACTCTATCTTGAATCCACTTTCTTCCATGGTACATTTTATCAATTTATGATTTGGCCAAATTATATTAACGAGGAATTCCCTGGATAAATTCAACCAACTCAACAACATGTTGATCACGTAAGTTATTTTCCAATCGGGAGAAGTCAATGACTCTGGCCATACATTATTCAAACAGACATAATGTAACGTGGACAACAAGGTCGGGACATCAAAATCAAAATCATTTTTCTCCACCGTACACAAAGACAACATAGACCCTGTCCATACCCGGTCGGGTTCTCTACTCATGGTCACGGCATTAAAACATGTTAAATAGTCTACTCTCAGACATTCTATGATATTACATGATCTGCGTTTGAATGGTACAGGTAAAACAACAGAGTCTGATGTTTTACCTGGATTCCATGAGACAGTCCCACGTCTGGACTGGTGATTTATATAATTACTTATGTCAAATCTGAATCCATGAAATATGACATCATCAAAAACTGGCAAGTGAAGTATTTTTGAAACATAAAACAACTTGTTCAGGACAAGTTCTAAAATGTTTTGATTTGATATTTTTTGTTTTTGATGTTTTCCACATGACACCAGATCACTCATGTCAACGTCTGATGGATGATCCAGATGATGTCGTTTCATGACTTCATCTATTGTCCATCGTAAAGTAGAATAACTTTCCAATTCATCTGCAAAAGTGTTGTCGACGAATCCGTACGCATTTTCATTCAATAACCACTCGACCAGGCTTTTGTCTTTTTCTTGGCAGAATGTTATTTTCTGTTCTGACGGATGTACGTACCTGTCCAAAATTATCTGCGATGAAAATGTGTTGGTAGTCCCGTAAGGATTATACAACAGATTATAATGCATGACAGTGTCCAGTAATTCCTTGATTGTTTCACAGTCGACTAACAAGTCCGTTCCGACAACACAAGGACATTTCCAGAATTCTTCTCCGTATTTTTCCAAACAATTACTGACGTTACATAAAATCGAACTTATTGCCTTGTCCATGGTAAAAAACTTAAAAAGGGGTGACGGTACTTGTCACGAACGTACTGCTGTACATGTACAGATCAATTGTATTTTCCTTAATTTCTGTTAGATTAATTTTCATATTAGCATTTCCTCCAGAAACCTCCAGGGTACACGGAACGATCCTTGCATTGGGTCCAGTGGACTCTGTGACGTAACCGAATCCATACAGTACAGAAGTAGGGAGACCCATGGTCTTTGGAATATTAAAATCCGCCATCTGGAGATACACGATCTTTCCTACGAAACCATCAAAATCAATCTTAGAAGAAACTTCCAAATTAATGGTGTTGACGTTTTTTGTGATGGTCATGGTACAAGAAGTGTCAGACTTTGGAGGGATACTGAGCTCGACGTCGTTGACAAAAAGCTTGACGCTTTTGGTACTGGTACTGACAGACTGACATGTGGATCTGAAAATTCCATTAGTAAGAGGACTGTTCTGGAGAGACTTCCACTTCATATTTTCAATTGAAAATCCACCCATGTTAAGAAGGGTTTTCATAGGTTTGGTAGGGATGAAAAAAAGTCCATTTTCCATAATAGATTCCTGGATCAGATCATTGAATACAGTGAAGACAGTAGTAAGCTTCTCTGTGAAAATATCATTTCGGAAGACTCCGTTTTCCTTGATGTTTTTAAAAACAGCAGGAGTCCAATAATTGATGACACTGGCCAAATTGATGACACTCATTTATCAATGAAAAATTTCTATATTATGAGTGGTTCTACTGGACAAAAAACAGATTACCCACTCAATTTTTCTATTTATACATCTTCTTGAATCAGTCATGGAAATCCATTCTAAATTTTTTGTTTTAATTTTTGCCTGAAGATATTTAGGCGGTACCACAAAATCCTGATGATTAGGAAACACAATATAAAATCCGATATGAGAATTCATACACTGTCCTTCGATTTTTTTAATGACCTTTTCAAATTCTTTTTTTGTGGTAGGCATGTAAATCAACCAATCACCTCCTGTCCATATGTTTAAGTTTAGTCGGTAAAAATCTTGATTGACTTTTGGTCCTTCGAGTGAATACGCCCCGGCAATTATAGTGTCAGGTTTAAAATATAACCAGGAAGCAAAGGGTGATCCGAACGCCTGATATTTTACGTTCGCAAAATTATATAGTTGTGACATTTTATCATATGTCAGGGTGAAATTACTACCTTGTTCTGTCAGTAGAGAAACCACGTAATCATATAATACGATGTCGTCGCTTTCATTTTGTAACCGATGTTTGACAATGTCATTTTCAAAATATTTAATATTTAAATTTTCAAAATGTGTCCATATGTCTGTCCTGACATTCTTGAACAAAGTAATGTCTAGTTTGTAAGATGGCATTTTTTTATAAAGAAGGTCTTCTGATATTTTAAATCCAGTTTCTAAAAATTTCACAATTTCCTGGTTACTGAATTTTCCGTATTTAAAAAACTGTGTGTTGAGATTTTTAACATGTATGTGTGGTAGCATGGAAAAATCATTGGTATTATTATAAGCACCTAGTACATTTACCCAATCACATACGACTTGCTTACTTTCAGTGGATGTAAGATCATGAGTTTGTTGTAACTTGAACCGAAACATATTTAAAAACTTCAATTCTTCCAGTCCCTTGTATAAAAGTAATTCCATTTAAATGGAACAAAACTCCAATGTGGAAAAAAAATCTTTTGATCAGGTATGTATTTTTTTAGATCAGTTTCTTGATATTTTACCAGAGACCATGTACAAAACAGAGTACATTACGATGAAAAAAATAATAGAAAAGTTAGATACTGAGATCATAAACGCCAAACATAAATATGAATCAGACATTTCATGTAAAAACAAAAATCACTAGTCCGTACAATGCTCTGTTTTCAACCTTTTTGACAAACAGGTATCGTCTTCCCAGACTCACAAAAGGTATTATTGTGTCCAACACAACAAATGCCACACACGAGGAGCTCCTTGGAGTTCTTCAATCTATCCCACTGTACAGAATATTTCTTAGTAAGTTTAAAAACTTGATCGGGACCTTTGATCAGACCGATCAGGAACATAATTCCACGGATGACGTCGCAGTGTTTTGTAAATTGTCTCATGATGCCACGGCACGACGTGTGATTACTCTCCAGGATTTCACTTACTTTTACATATCTCAAGGAAAGATGACCAAGTACGTTCCGGAAACTGATCTGGAAGAAACATTTTTCCATGTCCTGGATCCGGTCACTGTCCAGAAAAACACAAAAATAGATTTGTGTTTTTTCGTCGCAAGTAATTGGACAGAGCTGACACCTACTTTCATAGGAAGTTCATATTTAGATTTATTCTCAGACGATGAAAAACCCATGGCTTCCAAAGAATACGTTCATGTAAAACCTTTTTTCAAGAACGTGACATGTCCGGTCTTGTCTTCTTGGAGCACCGGCGCTTTTCCGGACACGCATGTAAATGTACGGTTTGATATTCTTTCCGGACAAGAAAATGAATGGAAAAAATTGATGAAGTGGATCTTGGAAGATTTGTACGAATATGTCCAAGGACGAGTCCTTGAAATGCCCACGGCTATTTCTGATGGCCATGTTTCATTAATCAAGACTCCTTCGTTCTCTAACGTGATCTTGTATGCTATTCTCCGTAATCAAAACGTAAGTTGTATTAATAATACCGTGAACACCATACCTTTTACAAAATTAGACACAGCAGGATTCATGAAAAATTACAAAAAAGAATCAGATAAACTTTTGAAAGCAATTACTGTGGCCCTTGATAATCAGGTAAAAAACGAATAATTAAATGAGATTTTCAGATATTTTTTTAATAATAAGTGTCATATGTGTTTGCTTTTTTTTACAACAGGCATGGTTGATGTGGTCTGACTGGCCAAAGATTTTGGAATTTGTTCATGCTCAAAAACAAAACGAGTACGTCCAGGACAGTAAACATGAATATTCTGATTTCGCCATATACGATCCAAATGATGTCTCATTAGAAAAAAAAGAAAAATGGAGATGTGTGGTCAGTAACTCTTTATGGTATCAGATAAATAATCACGGGGCAGTGTCAAATCCATCAGGGACATTAAAAGTTTTTTCGACCATGTCGGAATGTAAACGAAATTTATTTTTGTACAAGGGTGTTCGTATTTACATTGATCCATGTCTTAGTCACGGAGATCTTTGTTCACAGGTAATATATCTCAATTAATTTTTTATGGTTTTGTATAATATACACTGGGGGTCTCTGATTCTTTCAATAACATTTTAATTCCTTGGGCACCCAGTTGTGTTTTGAATACCTTGACTACATGTGACAGATCTGCTTCTGTGTACGTAGGATGTAATTTTGCAATGTCACATCTTGAACATGTCCAGTATTGATAACTTTCTGTTTTTGACAACATAAGGAAATCACCACACTCGTTACACATTTTTGCCTTTTGTCGGTCTTCCTCTGAATCGTGGAGGATCTCTCTCAGGGTAAAAGCAGCCCCGTGTCCGATAAGACAATCTCTTTCCATTTCTCCGAAACGAATACCACCACCTCTTTTCCTACCTTCATTAGGTTGTTTAGTAAGCTTTGTTTTCTTACCTCTTGATCTGATGGCTGCCTTGTCCAAAATCATATGTCTGAGACGAAGATAATACAACATCCCTACCATGAACTTGGATTTATATGGCTCATGTGTGTCTGGATTATACAAGGTCTGCTCACAGAAGAGTTCATCATTTACTTGTTCAGGTGTCCAATCAGGATGTGCCGTTTTTATACAGGTCGAACCGAAATCGAAATATGATTCCAGGGCCACGTTATTAAATGACGGGAAGTTGACGTAACGTACTTTTCCTTGTTCGTTGATCGGTTTATGTGTGAACACGTTTGTCAGGATCATTTCCAACAACATGGCCAGAGTTTTACGACTGTAAATACTGGTCGAGTTTATGATGAAATCTGGTTTTGTACCGTCTTCCATGTAAGGCATTTCATGATCTGGTAGAATTTTTGCGATGGTTCCTTTTTGACTTGTACGACTTGTGAATTTATCTCCCATTATAGGTTGACGTTCACTGACTGTCAACAGTCGAACCTTTACCTTGTCACTGTTTTCAATTTGTACCCGGACCGTTCTTCCCGGATATATGTCAGTGTATCCTTCACTGATGTCAGACTTGATGGCTTCCTTGGAAACTTCTCCGGCCAGGTTATCAATTACCCTGATAGAAACATTTTTACACATTGCGTCACCGGCTTCTAGTATACTATTGATCACAGGTACACCAAGATGATTCAGTTTCCCATAATTATGTACAGTGTAATCGGGTTGAGAAGCCCTGAAGTTTTCATTGGGAATGTCAAGCTGAGTTTTTTTAGTACTCAGGATGTTCATTCCATGATTGTCTAAAAATCCTTGTCTACATACTATAGCATCTTCTTGGTTCATTCCTTCGCACGATGTCAGAGCCACGTTGATATGTTGTCCGAACGTGTTGTCGGAAATCAGAGATGTGATAATTCCCATACTCACCACCAATGGTTTTTCTGGATAAATCATATGAAGACCGTTGTCAATTTTATTCAGGATATCAGATGTCAGACAACTGATACTTTGTTTTACCTGGGCACATCCGAAGATGGCACGAGGTCCGGCGTTATGATTAATTCCCAACAGACAACTGGCACTGTATCCATTTCTGAACTCTTCTGGGAAGTCACAATACTGATATAGTTTACGTTGTTCCAGAGACATTCCTTCGTACACTTTTTGATTCTCGATGATGTTACTATAAATGAATTGTTCAATGTCAATGATTTCTATTACTCCAGGAAACGTCTCTAGTAGCTCTGACCAGGTCCCGTCAAACGCTTCGATCTCATCACGGTATTTTTCCATGACCAGTTCTCCGTTGTCAATGACAAGTAAAGGTCTTACTACCCTACCGGCTCCGATGTTAAATTTAATTTGTCTGATGTATCCTTGAATATAAGTGACTCCGAAATCATTGACACAGAACATTCCTGATCGTTTTATGTTCCGGATGACTTCGACTATCTTGATAGCGAGATCAGGAGCCACTGAACAAATGATTTTATTTTCTATCATGATTGGGACTCCGGTTTTGAATCTCATCATCTGAGCAGATGTGGCAGGATCATCAGATTTGACTCCCAATATATTTTTAATTTCTCGGATAATTTCATTTCTGATCTGTTTATATTCTTGTAGTTTAATACTTGTGATGTACGAATGAAGGGCCAGTTGAATCACGAGACCGACACTTTCTCCGTGATCGGGAATGTCAGTCGGACAAAAGAATCCATATTGACTCGGGTGAAATTGACGACAGTTGAAGATTTTAGCAATTTTAACTTGATCCGGATAAAAGCCAATAGATCTGGGAATTACCACGTTCTGCATCCAACTATAATGTACGTGTGTACGGATGTGAGGACTGATTGTTTTTCTGAATCGACCACTGAGTAAATTATTGAAAGCCGAGTTGAAACCCATGGTAGTCATTGACATATGGTTCACAGTAGATCCGGCATTTTTGATTTTTGTGACAAAGTTTTCCAGTTCATCAATTGTCACCTGTTCAAAGTAACTTCCGTAAGTGAAGATACGTCTGGTCGCATGACTGTCTCTGTCGGGATATTCATGTGGTTTGATGATTGCAAACAGAAACATCTTGACAACCAATAACAGATACAATCCCTTTGATACATCATCGTTGTTGTGAATATGTGGTAAGAAATTTGTGAACATGTTGTTCTTGAATTCTTTCAGGGTCAATTTACTCCTGGAGTCGTTGTACTCTTTTTCCACAAGGAAGTTGATAAATTCCTTGACCACACTTCTGACCACACTACTTGTGGTCACTATGTTTTGGATTTTATTTTCTGCCCCGGTCACGAACATGTTGACCACGTTGTGTAAGAAATAGTCATTGACCGGATCCAGACCATTGAGAAGTTCATCTCTGATGAACTCCATGTTACACTTGAGAAGATATTTGATAAGGATCAATATGTTGACAGTGATGAACATTTTTTGTGAACTTATGACAAATGCCTCTGGGTTGTTAAAATCTAAAACGATTTTAAAATATCTGTATACCGGAGGTGTGATATGAGGAGGACTTATGGAACTAAAACTGAAAGCGTACTGTCCGGCTTTTACTTTTTTAAATTTTGGCCAGGCAGTTGTTTTCTCAAGAAGATTAATTCCAATTTTCTCGATGGATCTGTAATTTAGAAAAGTTCCTCCGATTTCATTAGGGTACAATATGGCTCCGGAACCAAACACGTCACCTAGTCCGTACCCTACCATCAGAGGAACGTTGATCATGTTGTCGTTGAATCCGGTATAATTTAATATAATGGCTTCTTTGATACCGGAATCTGTTCTTGTTTTTGAGTACAACATGATATTAAATTTCACACTACAAGTGTAGCCTTTATTTTTGAGAGCGTGTAATGTCATGGTGTTTGTCGGAAACGTTTTTTCAATGTTGTATATTTTTAAAAACATTTTGACGTCACCGGTTTTGTCAGAGTGTAACTCTCGGTCAATTTCAAGTATCTCATTGATACGAAATTCAAGAAAGTTACGATAACTTTTGTATTGGAAATCCAACGGTCTATAAAAAACACCACATTTAGGGTCAGGTTTCAAAAACAAGTACCCTATCTTTTTATCCATTTAGTCTATGTCAGGAACAGAATTAAATAACGGGTTGGTTCTTTTTTGTTTATATACTTTTTTTACTCTTTTTAAAGTATCATGAAAATCGTTAATTAGTGTGATCAATTCTTTTGGGTTTTTAATGACCACGAAATTAATGTAATTGGGTTTGTATAATTTAATCTGTTTACTTTTATTTAATTCCTTTAGTATTATGAAAAAGTCTTTTGACATTTTCATGGTTGTATTAATAATGTTTAAAATTCCCAATGAAAGGTTTCTTATCGGATAAAACATATTTACTTTAGGATCAAGTATTTTCAAAGTATCAGTGACCGAAGTCCGATCCACAGATTGTAGGCATGCTCCAAATTTAAAAAGATCAGAATCTGCCCGGACAAATATAATCTGGAACAGACAAACAAACTCTAGGACGTCCAGGATTAGATTTATAAATTCTAAAAAAGTTTCATTGTCTTTTTTAGAAAGCAGAGCATGAAATGTTCCATTTTTAAACAGGATCAGGCACGTTTTATTTTTCAATGTTATGTCTATACTTTGTGACAGACCGGTTCTTCCGCCTGATATGATCTTGTCACCTGACATTTGTAATCGTAGGCGTGTAGAGTATTCTTTGATCCACGGACTTGTGTTGTCCAGTTTTGTTATGTGATCGTCCTGGAATTCATTTGACATGATTCCGGAAAAGTTTGAACGATGAGGTTTGTTTAATACCTCCTTGTATAATTCGGTGAAGCGAGTCCGTTTCTTTCTGTTTATGGTTTTCAAATAACTTATGACCGGATTCTTGTCACGGAGAACCCAATACACCAGATCATTTGGATTATTTATTTTACCCGTTTGATATATTTTTATCATGTCATCGACAGGTTTTTTATTGGGCAGTTCAAATTGTAACCGCCCAGATTCCAAACATTTGACCTTTATGTCCGGAGACTTTGTAAGACATGATGGGTTTCTGAATATATGTGTTTTATCCTGAAGACATAAATGAATGCCTTGAATACTGTTCTTGAACTTGAATAACAAATCTTGAGGAAGTTTAGGATTGTTCCATAACGAATCCCAGTCGTCGGTTAATTCTATTTTACTTTTGAGTTCTTCCAACAAAGTTCCCAGTATTTTATCAGACTCATTCTTTATGTAAAAATTAAAAATGCTTCGGGTGTATCCACTTTCGGATAGCTCATGTAACAAGTTTAAAATGGTATTCATAATTTGGCAAACTCTTTTGATTCTATTACGTTTCTCAGGTTCATATTAAACGCGTCGGCAATATCGTCAAGTTTATTTATATATTTTTCATAATTAAAATTAAGTTTTAGGATTTTCAGGCTTTCTAGAAATTCTGATATACTACGACGCTTTCGCTCTTTATAGTCTTTCACACCCTTTCCCCAAAAATATGGTTTACATTGTTTATACTTAATGTCTCTGGCCCAACAAACCCCTTGAATAAAAAAACCATATTTACGTACCTGTGAATTGGCATACTTTGGTTGTTGTTCTACATAAACATAATCAGGAGCAAACACTGTCAAGACATAACCAATTTGTTTGTCGTAGTTTTTTGCCCAGCAATCTTTAGACAGAGACACAAGAGTGATTGTTTTTGTTGATATGTTCAGGTCCATTACACAGAATGCAGGATTTATTTTTCCTGGATCTATTGTCATGTACCTAATCACTTTTGATTTTTGTTTTGACATCGAAAAAGAAATTGTACAACGAGAAAAATTCAGAGATGCTGTCTCTGAACTTTATTATTGTAGGGTTTGATTCAAACAATTCTTTATTTACAATTTTATGTGAAAGTATTTTATTTGTCACAGGATCAAGTTTGAGTTCTATTCCTTTATTTACTTTGTCTTTTAATGTGACAAGTTGAATACCGGGAATTTGTAAGGCCCACATACTCAAGGCAAACTCTTCATTGTCATCTATTGCCTTTATAATATGTTGAATGAGATTGACATGACTCTTCAATCTAATTTTTTCTATTTGTCGACTTGCTTTGTAAATGAATTTCACGAATGTCTGGACATCGTATTCCATGATGTCATAGGCTGTCAGAAATCGAGTCAGACCTTGTCCTTGTATGTTTTGTATATTAAGTTTTTTTACCCACCAGATTACCTTGTTCATTGTCGTGTACAGATGAGCACCTTCTACCCATACATTTTCCACGAACAAAGACAACATTAAATTTTTAAATTGTTCGTTGGTCAGTTTTTTCTTAAGGGACAAATTCTTATGTATGACCGGACTGTCTGCGACAAACTTTACCTCTATCATGTCATTGACCTGATACATTTCACCACAAAGGTTTTCAAAAGAAAACATGTTCAGGGTTTTGAAAACTCTACCATTATGAGAAATGGGTTCTATCTCACATCTGGGAATTATTTTTCCGGAAGATTGTTTTTTCCACAAGATGGCTTTTATCATGGCCGGTTCAAAACGTGTTTTCTTCAGACCCACTATCTTATCAAAATCATTTGTGTTCTTACGTACCGTGATCCCGTCACAATCAAAAGTTTTATCCGTGTATTTATCTAAAAACTTTTGGACGTAGTCAGTGGACATAGTGGTCGGTTTTCTCACGTTCTTCTCAAAAACAGGTGCTATTTCTATTTTATGATTTTTTAATTGTTGTAATGATTCTGTCAGGACCCGATCTGAACCATAAACCTGATAACATACCCAGTGAATATGATTTTTATACACGTTATGATGACAAGTGATTTCTTTTCTGTTTGCCAACCCACTTATTAATTCTCTTCTCATACAAGAATCCATGTTGATCTCTATTTTAAAATGAGGTAAGAAGTCTTCTTTTATTGATATGAGTTCGACCTGATACTGTACAGATATAAATCTAATTTTGAAGTCTCCCGGACAATGAGAAGGAACGTTTATTCTGTTTGTACTACTCAATAAATTTCTTCTGTACAACATGTAACCTTTAATCATGTAACTACCTTCTTCTTGATCTTTTGTCCTACTGTATCCACTGTCGTCTTTGACACCTTTTCCTTTGATCCGTTCCTCAAAATCTTCCGGGACCTCACATATCTGTGAGGCACATGCGGACTTTTTGATGGACCGTTTAGGAACCCATACTTCTACCCATGCAGGGATCGTGAAAATACTAAACATTTTCACCGTGTGAAAATTATCTAATTTACGGTCTTCGCATTTCATACACGACTGGCATACAGGGACAATGGAAAGTTCAGGTATCTTTATACTTGTGTCAGTGGACACAGAAATGTTATCAGAGTATGGAGTAATAGGTTCATGGCCGTCTTTATATGATTCTGGATGTGTGGTGTCCAATGATTCAGGAAAATCAGGATCCGTCTCTGACACATTTCCTTCAATAATTTCAGGATTATAAACTCTCATGTATTTGGAATAGGACTTTATTCCTGAATCAAGAATCAGTTCTCCTCTGATTCCTTTATGATCGGGATTTTCCTTAAAGTACTTTTGTGCTCCGATCACACTTTCTGGTAAAAAATACTCCATCAGATCAATTTTGTTTTTTCCAAATTCATTATCTCCTCGTGTCAGAAACATCAAGCCGGTCGGAGAGTTCCAGCAGACAAGACTGATACCGTCCATTTTAGGAATTATAATATAAGATCCGATCGGTAAAGATAAATCATATTGTATTTTTTTAAAGTTTGATAGTTTCATCATATGAGCCATTTTCAGTTTACTGTTTTTTACTGTTCTGAACTTTGTCATATGTGAATCAGTGAGGATTCCCAAAGGAAATCCTCCGTATTCATACGTCAACTCCTTAATCAATACATTATACTCTTCAAATAACTTGTCTCGGATCTCTGCTTTGTTTTGATGTACTTCATTTTCTATGATCTCTGAAAGTTTTTTTATTTCATTATATAATCGTTCCACTTCTTTTATTTTCTTCAGATTAGATTCTTTACAATTTGAAAAAGGCATGTTTTACTCGGTAAAAATAACAATTATAAATGATACTATTTGCGCTGATTTTGTTTTTTCATATATTTTTATACAATTTTGTTATTCCTGGTGTGATGTTGAAGAAGAAGAGAAACAACAGAATATTCAATGATTTATCAACAAAGTTACCTAGTAATTACATATGCATAAATAACAAATGGGCAACCGTGACATTTGATTCTTTAGATATAGATGTATTATTTATAAAAACAACAAATGGTGCCAATGTCAATTGTGATGCAGATCCTAGTAATAAAAATTTTACGATGACATCTTGTTTGTCAACAGATGGCTTCGCATTACCTAATGGGGAATGTGGAAAAGCACTGAAGCATATTTTGGTTTCTTACTTGTGAAACACGGCTCCGTATATGAACTGATGATCACTGATTTTTATATTGGCATCGACAAATGCCACAGTAGGAGTCGTAGAATAAACATGGTCTATTCTAGAATTGGATTTTGTTTCAAATCCTAGCGGAATCATTGGAATTACATTTCTAAGACATTCTAACACAACTTGTTGTAAATACGTCGACTTTCCATTTAAACGCCTAATATTATTAGGAATGGTAGCAAGAGTAGATGAATTATATGAAAAGTCATGTTTCATCTTCACGTCATAAATATTACACATATGTTTGATAAGATCAACATTGTTTAATACATTAGTCAAGTTACTTTCGTCTGTGGTAGATGACAACGTGACAACATCATCATTTTTTACATAATCCCATTCCATGTTATCAGCACATTTAAATTTAAGCTCAGAAATGAGAGGGTCCAGAAACATCATGAAAGCAGGAGTGGTATGAATTTTCAAGGTCACTGCATGTGACAACACGTCATGGAAAAACCCTGTACTGTCAGTGATAGTCATGTTTTGGCCTGTGTAAATTAAATTAAAATCACCACATATGAAAGCGTTATGTCCTTTGTTTAAAATCAATTCGACTTCGTCATGAAGTTTCTTGACAATGGTAATTTTACTTTCCCATTCCACACTGTCATAACTCGAACTAAATGGTAAATACACATTGAAAAAACACATTGTGTCAATCTTTACCATTGAAACTCGTCCTTTGAATCCAGGTAAATGTTGATAATTATAAAACATTGTCCGATCTTTATATATTTCTTTAATCAATATACATACCCCGGCCCTACCGGATTGTGTAGATGAATTAATAAATAGACGGTAACCTAACTCGTTAATGTCATTAATGAATTCTTGAGTCGGATCTGACTTTGTTTCTTGTAAGAAATATACATCAAAATTTGTACCTTTGATTATGGACATGAGTCCTTTTTTAACCGATGCCCCGATACCATTAATATTAACACACCCATAAGTAATATACATCTTTACAACACGTTTATATTTAATATTTTGAAATTTCATTTATTTAGGAACTGATATGTCTTCTACCCAATCCAGACTACTCAAAGTTTCTGTCACGAGTTTAGATCCTTTTCTCATTATGTTTATCCAATTAAGTATACTAGACACATTGAACACAACAGCTAATCGTATAGGTTTTTTAGGATTGAACCTACTTACTCTTCCTGCACTTTGAATGACGTCTGTTCTACTGATCATGGGAGAACTGAAGAACACAGCGTCTAAATTTGGAAGGTCCAATCCTGTCCCGGCATATTGAAATGTAGAAACCAAAATAAAACATTTTTTCTTTTTGAGATACTGTAAAAGCACCTGTGTTTCTTTTGTTTTTTCTGCGTCTGCGACGTACACATGTTCCGGAAACTCTTCCAATAAACTATTAAATAAAATCTTCATGACATTTCTTGATTTTGTAAGAACGATCCCACAGTCAAACATGTCATCTGCAAAATAATCTTTGACCGTTTCAAGAATGTATTCGAGTCTGTAAGTGTCTTTTTCCAAGACCATACCCCTCATCATTTTATATCTGTCTTTTACAGAGTCGTACCCTTCGTATATTTTTTTGGTCTGTTCAGACATGACCGAGGACGTACTAGATAACACTCTGTACTTTTTCAAAATCTTATTGTCTTTACAAAATGATAAAATGTCATTACAATAAAAAGAGTTTATGACTCTTGGAGTAGCTGTCAGGAAGAACGTGAACGGACAAGGGTAAAAATGTAAAAATTTTTTCAATCCATTCACGTTATTCAGATTATATTTATGACTTTCATCTATGAAAATCATGTCGTATTTTGATTGGATAAGTTTTCTACAATCCCGTCTTACCAGATGAGCTGCCGTGATAATAATAATATCAGGATATTTTAAATTAATAAGTTCTAGGGTGTCAGGAATAGACCCTTGACTACCTACCACGTCAGTGATTCCCCCAAATTTTAAACTCTCCATCCATTGTGTCATCAGACTAGTACACCATAAAATAACAGCAGTTTTTATTTTTAATTCCTGAATCAGTTTTACTGCCATCATTGTTTTGCCGAATCCACAAGGCATTATAAGACGCAAAAAACATGGTCTGGATTCTTCTATTTTTTTATCTATGGTGGAACTGATTATGGAATAAGGTGTGACCTGGTAGTCTCTCAATTCGATTTCTTTATATTTTAAGTCTGGAATCAATGTTGTCATATTATAATCGATTTTCGGGTAGTTTTTCAATATAGGATTCGACCAATACCCCAAAGGAATAACAATGGATATATCTGGTCGTACTTTTGTTAATATAATGGGGTTTTCTTGTTCATTGGAATGTTCTGCGTCCCATGTTAATATGCCTTTTTCGAAGGTGTTTTTTGAAATTAAATCGATATAGTTCTTGGCTAATTTACCACATGTTCGCATATTTTTTTTACCCGATGCCATTATTACATAAACAATTTTCATATATTATATATTTTTTCTTTTAATTAAATGATGAAACATAAGTCTCGATTGATTCGTAATAATTCATCAGCAGGTAAAAATGTAATCAGTGTTGATATTTCACCTGTTAATGGAAAAAGTAGTGTACCTATCGGATTGTCAGATCCCGAAATTCATGCCTCGGAGCACCTGACTGAATCTGATAAAACCAATGTACAGGAATCTCCCAGAACGACCCAGACCAATATTTTTAATGGTCTGGAAAACGAGAGTGCTGTCGGTGGTGTCCCTGTTGTTTCGGCAAGTAATGATCCTTCCGGAGGTGTGGTACTGTTCGGAAATTCGCCGGGTACCACGGCCCAGCCTAATGTCCTCCCTACAGTAAATCCCAAGAAGGATCCAGGTCATGAGACCAAGCAGATCGACATCAACGATGTTTTGTCCACGTTGGATAATATCATCAGGACGTATCATGTGAAGACCCCGACCATGATTTACGGATATGTTGTGGCGTCTGCTATCTCTTGGTTTTTCAGTGCCACTATCGGGTTCGTGATCGTGCTCCTCATGTTGTATCTTCTGGACGTTCCTAACAAGGGGAGTCTTCTGTTGCTCTGGATCTCACAAAGATGGATCAACGCGTATTATCCTACCACGACAATTGCCCAACATATTATTATTGAAATCACTGCCATTATCAGTATGTCGTTCCTAAGCCAAATCCTCACGTTCTATTCCAGAGTCGACAAGATGTTTGGACTGTTCGGTGTGGTATTGGGAGTGGGCTTCGCCGCGAAATTTATTTCCGAGTCTCATGCATGTGGTAAGTCTGACATGTCAGGAGGGAGAAAGGCTCTGGTGAAAACCAAGAGAAAGTCAAAGACCACCAAGAAGCATCATACTCGTAATACCGCCGAGGCAACTAATGGAATCGACGTCGACGTCGACTTGTTGTTTACTGACACAGGGTTCGTAGGAACTCGGGCAAAGGACGTTGTTGATTACAGTACGGACCGAGTCGATGCTGTCCAGTTTTATTCTGGGGTCGAACCAGAGGTTCAGACAAATACAGCAGAGAAACTGGTCGAGGAAACCGACTACAATAACGTATTTGATTTCAGTCAAATGTTCCAAAAGTAATTTTTATTTTTATAAATATGGGTGTCACGGTAACTTTGAAAAAAACCGAAAACTTCACCGACAATGTCAACCTTTCTTTTTTAGAAAACGGTACAAATGAAAAACAATTTTGTACAATAGACAGGGGAAACGGCCGTAGGAAATTTCTCAATTATGAATTCTTACCTGATTACATAACCAACAGTGGAGTGTTCATTCCTGGTATAACAAACGAAGCTCTCTGTTATGAAAATGGTTTAGGTGATCATGACAAAAGTAAATACGATCTTTATGAATTTGATAATTCAGGATGGTGGGCCAATGAAATAAAATTGTTTCCTGGTTGGAAAGCCTTTAATTTTAAAACCATTCCCGATTACGGAAATGAGTACATCAGACAAGGACAAGAATGTTTATGGAAACGTATAGATCACATACCTACTCCCGATAATATTTATAAATGTTGTACTCGCAACAGTTCGTATTGTAGGTCGAACCTGGTAAATAATTATCAAAGTTCTACATGTGATCATACCATGTTAAACAAATGCATTGTTAACAATGACATATGGAATGACTCAAATTGTAAAGATTGGATGGAACAACAGGTCAGACGTCCTAATAAAGCATTTTATGATGCGGTTTTGGCCAAGGCCAAATCTGATTTTACTGGAATATGGGGACGATTCATATGGGATTTAGGAATCTACGATCCTCATTTTTATTTATTACATGACTTGATTCTGGAACAACATTGTTCAGAGGAGAGACCTGAGTGTGTCTGTAAAAATAAAAAAGGTTTCGGAACAATTTCCAAAAATCTTGCTACTTTACCGGCTCCGATAGAATGTATGGCAGTAGAATGTAAATCCACACATCCCCGGTTTTTAGGAAAATACGGGAGAGAAATTCTAAATTCTTGTAAATCAGTAAATTGTGAGATAAACATCAAAAAATTAACAGGTAACATGGATGGTGAATTGATTTTAATAAATAATTGTTTAAGTGGTAAAAATACTGTTAAAACAATAGCACCTAAAACGTTTATTCCTTCACGGTTTATTCCAGGATACATAACTTCTGCTATTCTGATACTTATTTTACTTACATTAATATGTTTGTTCTTTCGTTGAATATTTTCAACTAAATGATTTTATTACCTAATAATTCACTGATCTGTGTTTCCACGGATTTTAAAAACTTTGACTCTTTGGCGTATAAATCAATCACCGGACAAGTTGTCAAGGGTTTTTTGAACTGGTTGAATCTACCGCTTTACATACCGGATTCTAATATTCATATAATTTATTTTGACTTTTTAAAAACCTGTGATCTCGATCAAATATGTTTAAAACTGATCGAGCCGTATGATGTAAAACATGTTATGTTATATCAACCATCTTTGAAATGGGTTAAATGGTGGAATAATGTGACAAAACTAAATGTTGAATTATTGTGTGTTTGTTAAAAAAATAAACTTAATAAATGAATTCTGGTCAGGTATCTGATTTCGCTGCTGGTAAATCCGGGAGACCTAATCTACCTCCCCCGGTCAAGCCCGTGGTTTTCCATGCATGGGTTCATGAACATGCCGGGAAGATCTTCATGGGTATCGCGTTTATTCTGCTGATTGCCATGGTCGCAAATCTTGTGTTCTCCACGGACCGTACCGGTTCTAACAAGACATCAAAGACAGTGTATTATGTCAACGCTGTCATTTGTGTCGCAGGATTTATTCTGACAATGTGTTTTGGTCTGGCCTCTTTGATCCCTATCAAGAAAGAGGAGGTCGGGAATTATTATGAGAGTGTTCCCAACGAGTAAAAAAATGATTTTTTATCTTTGAAAACTTTAAATGGGTATCAGTAAATTACGAGGCGTGCTGGATCATGCAAGAATCGGTCCGGGTATTCTTGATCCTGAATACGTAAATAATGGAAAGTATTCTAAGATTATTTTGGACATGTCAATTTTCATATGGGCTTACGTAAAAGAAGATCTTGATCCTACTGACCTGCTCAATAAATTAAATGATTTGAAATCTGTATATTCTGAAATTATTTGCGTTTTTGACGGACGGGCCCCGGTACAAAAAGTAAAGGAACAATTACAACGCCGCCTGTACAACGATAAAAAAAACAAAAGATTCGGAACGGCGATTCCTAAATTTGATTTTTTCGATGACAAGTACCGGATCTTTCTTTCGAAACTCAGTAAGAGATTATCCAAAGATGATTACATTGTCTTGACTCCGTCCATAGACGGAGAGGCAGATCATAAAATATATCAGTACCTTACCATTGACGAAGACTCTCCGACGATTATTGTATCTAATGATTGGGATTTGTTTGTCAGAGGTGTGTGTTTCTGTTTACGAAACAAAAAGGCAGACATCTTGTACTCGTGTCCTGCTGGTTTGTACGATCCTAAACAAATAACATGTCCGATAAAGTGGCTTCAGTCTGTGATGATCCTAGGTTCGGATTATTATCCTGGTATAGGAAATTACAGAATGTTCAAACATCTGTTTGACAGACTTGATAACGAGAACATCTGGTTGGAAATCTTTCCTGACCGAATAAACATAAACAGAGACACTCTCAGAAAATGGCTGATCGCGAACATTGAGGCTTTTGACACTGTACAGAATTACATGGAAAGGAATTTTGTCAATGTCGTAGACGACGACGGGATGATCACAGAATCAAATTTTGAAAACACATTTTCATCCGACGAGATATGTACTGACTTTTGTCTGTTCTGTGAAGAATCCACAGACGTACAATTACACTCACAGGATTTGTATGAATCTTGGATTGACATGCTCAACTGGACACTGACTCATTATTTTATGAAACCTAAAACATTCCCGGTCGTGTATCCGTACGGATACGGTCCTGACATTTCAGGAATGATCATGCATCTACAACTTCCGTACAACAACACACATAAATTACATAACATAAAAAACAAAGAGTACGTCACCAAAAAAATATGGAAAAAAGCCCGAGAAAATAAATATAGATTTACGTACAGATTTTGTCCGAGACGCCCTGTGTATTACAGAAGTCAACTTTCCGTACATTTTTTTTATTCTTAAATGAACAACATTCTCATTGTTAAACTTGTTGTTGTCTGTGCTATTGTCATCGGTGTCGTTGTTTTACTATACGTAAAATATTCTGATCTGGAACGAGTTTTATATAAGAAAAAGTCTTCCAATATTTGGCCGAAACAGGCCGATACCATCATGGAGACAGAAATCGGTTCAAAGGAAAAGTTGGAAATCATCAAAAAGATTTTTGGAACGTTTTAGACAGCCGCGGAAACTTCTTGAATTTGGGAAATATATCTTTGTACGATGTGTGTACATTGTCTCCAATAATAATCACGGGTTGATTTTTTTGATTCAACAATTTTTTTAATATTTTCTAACGTGAGTTGTAATTGATACAACATAGAATCTGACACTTCCGTGTCAGAAAAAGTACTTGTCGAATTTACCAGACCCGTTGTGTTAGCCGTATGATCATATGTCTCGGTAAGATAATTCCATTCTCTACTGACCATCGGGGGTGGTTCTGTATTTTTTTGTCTCGACGTAGTTCTCAACAGGGTCATTTGTTGTAACAGGTACATGACACCGGTCACGACCATGAATAAAAGGCCAATCAAAAACATTTAAAAAATATAAAAAAATTACTGCATCAGGGTCCTGATCTCTGTCATTATATGACCAAACTTCTTGACCACCAATGCCTGAGCCACCACAGACTTGTCATGACGAATGGTCATAGGCAGTGATCTGTAAAACTTCACGAGTGAGTTATATGATAGCATGGCAGCAAAAAGCTCTGTCTTGAGCCTGCTATGATCCTTTGACATCTTGGAAATTGTATTGGCAACAAGTAGCTGCTCTGTGATCATGTCTTCATGTCCAATAGAAAACATGACAGACCTCGTGTAATCACTTCCTGGACCAGCTGCGTCATCATCAAGATCAGGTACCAGTACACTTACGGTCTCGTCAGAATCGTCAGACTCTTCTGTAGTGGTCTCGTCAGAATCGTCAGAATCGTCAGAAACCTCAGTAGTAGAAACCTCAGTAGTAGAAACCTCAGTAGTAGAAACCTCAGTAGTAGAAACCTCAGTAGTAGAATCCTCAGTAGAATCCTCAGTAGAAACCTCAGTAGTAGAAACCTCAGTAGTAGAAACCTCAGTAGTAGAAACCTCAGTAGTAGAAACCTCAGTAGTAGNAAGCCTCAGTAGTAGAAGCCTCAGTAGTAGAAGCCTCAGTAGTAGAAGCCTCAGTAGTAGAAACCTCAGTAGTAGAAACCTCAGTAGTAGAAGCCTCAGTAGAAACCTCAGTAGAAACCTCAGTAGTAGAAACCTCAGTAGTAGAAACCTCAGTAATAGAAACCTCAGTAGTAGAAACCTCAGTAGAAACCTCAGTAGAAACCTCAGTAGAAGCCTCAGTAGTGGAAACCTCAGTAGAAACCTCAGAAGCAGGCTCTCCCATCACAAGAGTCAAATCAGTACTCATTTTTTATTTCTTATTTATAAGGCATTTTTTTACATCGACATCGACAATTTAAAAATGGTCATGGCAAAATGTAGCATGATTTTAAAGCTGAGTTTCACAGGAGTGTATCCCTTGAATGATGTAGGAATCATATTATTACATACATACTCTTGTAATTCATCACATTCTTCGTCTATTCCCAAAAATAGACTTTCATATTCCAAATTTTTAATTATTTCACCCATTTTTACAAACCCGAACATTGATATAACTCTACCTATTCCTATGAAAATCATTTTCAAAACCATCAAAATGTAAAATTTATTTTGATGATCGGTCTGAATTTTTTTCAGCTTCTTATAAATCAAATCTATTGTTGTCATGTCACACCCGTCAAAGTCACTCTGTCGCAAGACTATATTTTTACCAGAGTAGGTCTTGGAACACTTGATTATGAAACCGACTTTTTCTGTTTTTGTGTTGGTTCCTATTCAGTAGTAGAAACTGCATCTGTGCAAGAAACTCTCCTAGATTCGCACTCAGTTCGAGTTTGCTTTCCTGGCGTAGTTTTTTATTTTCTTCCTCGAGCTTCTTCAGACGATCATGATCAGTAAATGGTTCGGTCATGTCAACTGTCTGATGACTTAAATTCACCATGTCAAAAGTATCTTGATGAGTGTCTGAAATGGACATGGTGTCTGATTCGTTCAACAAGTAATTATCTGAAGTATCAAAAGTATCATCTGGAGTCTCTAGCAAATTTTCTAGTACAGTTTCCGGAACAATGACATGACGTTGTTTATTAATAACAGCATCTTGTTTAGTGTATCCTTTAGGAATAAATTGAGGAAATGCATACTCGTCGTACATGTCTTTCTTTTTTTCAATTGTATTCTGGACAGGTTTGATCAAAGTAGATGTAGTTTGAATTTCATCCCAAACTATTTTACTCATGTTATCATCTGCTATTTCATCGTCCACGATATGATCTTCATTGTCAAAATCATCAACATTGTCTATGTCATTGTCCTCCTCCAGGTTTTCTGTGTCATCAAAAACAGAAAACTTTTCAGAATTATTATCATTGTCTTCCTCTGTTTCTTGATTCATATATTTTACAAGAGCATCTAATGTTGTAGGATTTATATCATTAACACTGAGTTGAGGTAAAGCAGGTGAATTGTCTACTAAAATACTAGAATCAGTATAATTATTATCTATATATTTATCGAAAAAATCACTTGTAACTATTTCCGAAGACATACTTATTTTTGTATTTATTCTGTGAGATAAATGATGTTCCGGTTTAATACAAAAACAAGATTTCCAAAAGCTATTGATGAAAAACATCAGCAACAATGTTTTAACAAAAAGATGTCTTCGGTGTTTACCGAAACTTCTGTAAAAAATAAACTGCTCGAGCACGTTATAGAAACTCTTCCGTATCTGGCAAATGATAAAAATTTGGAATGGATGAATACCACGTATACTCATCCTATTGATATAATTAGTTCTCATGCTACCACAGACCCTGTTCAGAAACTTACCACATTGTCGTCACTAAAAAGTTTTTCGACGGCCCTGGTCAATCATAAATGTTTCGCGGAAACAGCATCGTCGTTTCCTTATAAAATTAAGGACGGGAAAATCACTCATGATCCGACCACGGATCAAATTGTAAATTCTGATATTTTCGTGGTCCCCGACGTAGGAACTATTTCACCAGAGACCCTACAATTTCTACAGTTCAGATTCAGGCATCCTGAGGTCATCAGTAGATTTGCCGGTGGATATTGTAACGGTGATTATGTCACTCATGCAGACTCCATGCCTCATGTTTCTTTCAAGGAAAAGAGGGGACTGGGAACAGTGAACGAGGCATTGCCTGTAGGAATGTTCGCCGATGAAAATATCGGAAATAACCTGGGCATGTTCAACCGTCTCAAGGTGGACAAGATCATGAGTTCTCTTTCGTCTCAGTTCATGGTTCCCGAAAACGTCGGGGCTTATTATGCCAATGACTCAATTCTCAAGTCTGACATTTCTCTTACTATTTTGAATTATGTACAGACTGTCCTACCAGGACCGAGCTTCAATTATATTCTGACCACTTATGGATTGACCGAGGTCTGGGCAAAGTACGCTGCCATCCCTGGTATGCTCTTTCCCAAAAGTCAAGGTCTCATCATGTACGAGACCAATGCCACTGCAGTGGCAAATTCAGGTGTTGATTATCTACGTATTACCTGGGACAATCAAGTAATGGACACAAGAGATGACGCGGCCCGAGTCGCGGCTCCTTATGTTGCTCAGGCCAATGGACCGGCAAATGTTATCCCAGACGAGGCCAGATGGGAAACGACGGTCCCAAACAACAACATGGTTTCTTACAACACTGCTGATATTTTCATTCCTGGTATCGTGGCCACACATGATCGGAGGGAGGCTTCCATGGCTCACATGGTGTTCCTGTATTATTTCGGAGATTTCTTTTCTACTGCGACCATTGATTGTGGTGCCCCTTGTAGGAAAAGTGGTCTTCCACATGTAGGTTATTATCACACACATGCTCCTGCTGCCGGACCTCCAAAGAAGATTGTCTTGTCTCCCGGATACACCTTGTATCTGATGAAGTTGGATTATCTTATCGGACACGGAGTCGACATCTACAGGCATGTTTCCATGTCTCTCGGAGCAGATCCAGGTGCCGACGACAACGGTAACTTTTCCAACAACGTCACGTACGTCCAACAAGTGACCAGAGGTGTTCCGGCGGTCGGAGGTCCGGCAGCTGTCGCTGCCGTTGACCCTGAAGTTGATATCATTGATGTCCTGACCGTCTCAAATTATCCTGAGATCATGAGAGCCAAGATGTGGGAGCTTGATCAGAATGCGGCACCTGTGTTGATACCTACGGTCATCAACCCACCGGTAGCCCCGGGGGCCCCGGGAGCAGCGGCTCCACTTCCTGGTCCTCTTATCAAGATTCTTTCTCACAAGAAGCTCCTCCAACTCACACCTAATAACATCAAGTTCTTGTGCAAGTACGCTGCTCATTTCTCTGTCGCATACACTCCCATGTTGTATCCCGGATACGAACCAATCAATTATCTGGAGAAGGAACTGACTCAGAACGGAAACGGAAAGCAATTGAGTATGTTCTGGTCTGGAATTTCTGCTGAAGAGTGGACTGTCATGTGTATTTACACAAAGGGTATCATTTCCAAGCTGAGTCTGGTAATGGGATTGTACGACAAGGACGTCATGATCGATGGTAACATGAGAGCAATCACTTTCTGTGGTCCTCTTAATCAGCTCCCTCTTAATGTTAATCTGAAGAGGGTCTGTTTCCTTCCGTACATGACAGGAAGCATGACATTGTACAAGTCACTGAAGGTCATTGCAGATGACATCATGGCAGAAAACGCCACAGTGAATAATTTGTCTTCGTCCGAGTACAGGAAGAAGATGATACTGAAGTCCAATCCTAAGCTTGAAATGACAAAGCTCCAGTTTGACATGTTCATGTCAATGATCAAGGACGCGGCTTCTCCTATCCAGGTCCTGGCCGCATATTGTGTCAGTATGAAGGAGGGAGGAACAGGACATGGAGAATTTGTAAAGTTTAGTGATCTGACTCATTATATTCAGACAATCTGGTTGATTCTTACAAAGCTAGGATATCAAGTAAGTTTTCGAGACACAACGACAGATGACAGTGGACATCTCATCATCAGACCAGCAATCACCCCTGTTCATCTCCAGGCAAAGTTGAGCAGAGAGAGTCGTGACACTCCTTATGAAAAGATCGTGAAATCTCTTGTTCTTCAATCCAAGGAGCTTCTAGAGTTTTTGGCATATCCCACTAAGCTGACCAAGCTCCAGACACTGGAGACTGCCAGAGACGCTGCCGGTTCAGGTGTTCTCAGTAGTATTGTGATCAAGAACGACCCTCCTCTTTTCCATGAGGTAGACGTCGTAGGATTTGCAGAGTGTCAGTCTAGCTCAGATCTCAAGAACGTAAAGTTTCTTCAGCCGGAACATGACAGATTCTATGAAGAGGTCAGTGGAATCAGGTGTGATCCTATCAACCTTGAGGAGAGTCTACACAAGATCAGTAATTTGATTCCTACAAGTATCAGGGCTCAGATGTGTAACATGAACACTGCGTTCGGTACAAGCTTCGACAAGGACATGTTCAATGAAATTGCCAGAAAGTTCGACGCGTACGGAGGAGCTTACATTGATGATCTCATCGGGACAGACACGACAGAGGACAGAGAAGCCAGAATGTCATTGGAGATAAAGCGTCTTATGTCACTTGTTGACAGAAGTGTAGGTAGTAGACCTGGTTCATCTGGTCCTAGTAATCCTAATATGGCTCCGTTCGATCCTACTCATTCCAGTAGGACAAAGTTCTTGGGACATGCTCTTCACGGAGCCGACTTCATGCAACAGACCATGGCAAAGATCAGACAGCTCGAGGCCCAGTCGGATCTGGAGGTCGAGCCAGAAATCAAGACAGAGGTGATGAACAAGTTCAGACAATTGTTTGTGATGAACAGAGATCTTTACAAGTTCGCTCTTCAACTTGATTTCATGATCAAGCTAGTGGAGGTTCTGAGAGCAGGTGGACACACAATTGATGACACTTCATTGTCAGCGGATCTGTTCACTAATATTTATACCAAGGTCAGACCTCTGGCACAAAAAGTCTTGGTGGATTTCGACAGGAAGATTATCGGGGCATGTAGACAAGTCACTGACAATGACAGAACCGTCCAGTTCGAAGATTTTCCTCCTCAGGATTAATTTTTTTAATTTTTAAATGGCAGGGATGTCTTGTCTGAATGCTTCTGAAACTATATTACGTGTCATGCTTTCCAGTGCTTTTTATAATATATCCACTAATATTGTTTTTTTATGTCAGGACATTGTTTCCAGAAATGCAAACATAAACAGATACGTCCTGAAATATAATACCATTATCAAACCACTAATGAATATAATAATATTCCTTACTTTTGCCTTGATCATTTCCGTTATTTTCACAAGAATAAGTGACTACAGAAGTAAAAATCCAGGATAAAAAAATCAATTGACCAGGGCAATGTCCATCGAACCAAAAACCTTTTTCTTAAAACCAAAAAATGTCGACGCATGTTTTTTCTCCATTGTCCCAAAAACGTTTTCTATGGATTTGGATATCATGTCTTGGACTATCTGATTTTCTGTTTTGATCAACGTGACAAAGTCGTCTCCGAAAAGTATTTCCGTTTTGATCAAGAAATCTATGTCATCTGTCAAAATGATCCGTTGACGTTTATTCTTCAACATGGTCGAATACTCTGGATTATTCTCGAACCATTTTTTATAAGATTCAATTTTTATATTTTTAAGTTCTTGTTGGATTATTTTGTGATTTACGTTCTTTCTTTTTAATGATTCGAGTTCTCTGATCATGTCTGATGTCTCTGGTAAAATTTTATAGTCTGACCAAAAATAATCCCACTTCGGAGTCATGTTAAAGATATCGGTTTTGATCTTGTGTATGTCGGACAACGGATAAGAATGTGTTTTTTCAAATGTTGAATATTTTTCAATGTAATTTATTATGGTCTGATACGTTCTCCATATCAGACGTCCGACCATGTCATGTTTTTTTATGTTGGATCCGAATAAATCCAGTTTTGTGTTTGCAGAATATAACCTTTTTATTATATTACACAACCCGGATTCGAACCTACCAAGAAACGAGTCAGTGTCGGACAAGAACAAGTTGTCTTTCGCGGTCACAAGAGGGGATTCGACCTCCCATAATTTATGTCTGATGTCCCACACGAATCCTCTGACCAATCCCGAGATTGAACCATTTGGATAATTTGAGAACGTGTTCTCGTCAATTTCTATTTCTATGTTCTCATGAGTTTTTATGACACTGTATAAATTCATCAAAGACAATTTGAGTTTGGTAGGTCTGTACACAATTTTACAAATTTCTATGAAATACAGTAACAATATATTATCAGCCAGGACAATATTATGAGACAACAGATATAATAGGACAAGATAAATACTACTTATGATGTTATTTTTTTTAATTATGTTAACGTTCTGAAGTTTATAAAGTAACGTGATCAGTTTGAACTCTTCATCCAAAGACACAAATCGTTTTCTATGATTGAAAAACCCCAATGATTGACTACGTTCTTCACTTTTTGATATGACCACATAATATCTACCATGTGACTCTTTCATTGGACAAAATTTTAATCGATCTCTGTGTTCATTGATTCCTATTGTCTGTTCTATGTCTATATCCTCTTTTTCAAAAACGAAATGATTATTGTCGTCTATAAATACATCATCTTCAGTGTCAAAAATGTCTGATAGTGAATCCATTATTCACCCACAATTAGTTATACTTACAGGACCCGATAAAGTTATAGAAAAAATCTTATACCTTAGCCATTTCAAATCAATTAATAAAACTTCAAATGTATTTTTATTTTATCAAATTCTTAAAAATAAAGTCCCTGGTATTCCTGAGCCAGAACATGTGAATAATCATGTTTTTCTAACGTTAAACAACGCTCAAATACGTTATTATTTGATGAATCTCCTAAAGATAGACACCCCTATCATAGTTTATAATAACAGGTATAACATAGATTACAGTTACGTTGACCGGCAGGTATTTAATCCTTACAACATAACAAAAACAGGATTACAAAAAAATGACTCGTTGTTGTACAAGTTATATCCTGACTGTTATGATAATTTAATTTTATGGGTGGTCAGGTCAAGTGACATAAACGACAATGACCTCGGACAGACCGGGATATCTTGGAACATGGAACACGAACATAGTCTGTTTGAATGTGTTAAAAAGGTAATTCCTGATTTTACCATCACAAGTTTTGTAAATAATCAATTCAGGACAGAAATCACTGAAAATAAACTCAGATTGATCACGTCAAAAATCCAAAAATATGCAGAATCATTACCTACTCCGAGGATATCAGTAAATTTCTTCGTGACAGACAAAGAAAATATTTACATAACAGGCAATAGATTAGATTGTCAAAAAGAGCATCTTACCATACAGGTATTCGAGGACGGGATATTAGGAATTGTCATAGTAGAGTCCATGATATACATAAAAAATAAATCTCTTTTTCAAGAAATTTATTTCATAATGAGAGAGTATGATTACAGAAGGGTCACGTCAGAAGTCGTATTCAAAGTATCACTCGGATCACCTATTAACTCTTCATTACCTCTCGGGACCGATGTTAATTTTTTGTTTGAAAAAACAAGTACCAACAACATCATATTGACCCCTGATAAAAAAACCAACATCATCATTGCAAAAAATCTGATCACGATAAAAATGAAAAACTTTTACAAGTCCCTGGAGAAATACTTTACCATGATGATAGTGTCTTACAATCATATTCATTCACCCAATTTCAAATCAAATCCGTTTCTCGGATTGAAACCATATTATTGGAGTAGGATCTGTCAGAACACAATTGGTAAAAATAGAAAGCCTTTGATTTCATCAGAGATTTCTGAACAAGATCAGATTGACCTGATAGAACAAGGTACAGGATTCTTCAAAAACAAGTCATCTGATTTTTACGTCGACGAATACACCAACGTTTACAAATGTGGTCCAGACAACGACGCGTACAGGTACCTGGGATTTTTAAAAATATTTGCAAGTATAAACGGAAAATGTATTCCATGTTGTTTTATTCAAGATCAGTCCAGTACTCCTATTTATAAAAAATGTATTGACAAGGTCGACACCAAAAAGGCCGGATACGACCTTTACATTCTTCAATATGGAAAGTACATTCTTCCGGATAAAATTGGATTTCTAAAATCCAGAATGGACACGTTGATGAACACCAAATCCAAATTGGTAATCGAAGAGGAAACCAGGAGAATCAAAGAAGCCAATGATTACTCTGTGATCGTGACCGGTAAGGACAGTACCGGAAATCATCACATGATCAACAAAGATGAAGAAATTCAAAAGTACATCACAGACAACAAGGTCGTCCTCATGTACAAAAGTAAATTGATATATCCTGAAAATTATCATAGTCTTCCGTACACTGACTATTCATACAAGGTCCTGATAAAAAGTCTACTCCACAACATTCGTGAAATTAAAAAATCAAATGATTCTGATGAAATTGAAGTTTATGAATCTATAAACAAAAGGAAGATTATCGCGGACAATAATCCTTTTAAAATTTCTGATGAGCCAATTATTAAAAGTCATGGGATGGAACTGAAGTTCGGAAAGTTTTACGTAGACGGGGTATTATTTTCTCATTCAATAAGTTCTGATTATCCGATCAAGGTCGTCAAAATAAACATTGAAGAAAAAAACACAAACGTGAAAACAGCAAAAAAATTCTTCAGACATTTTTTCTCATGTGTGGAAACATTACAACCAGAAGTATTCATGACCACGTTTTTAACCAATATATTTCAGCTTTTCAAAATTCCAAATTCGATAGAACATATTTCAGAAACAAAAAATATTCTAGAAAAATACTTTTCTAGTTTTAATATTTGACAAAGATATTAAATGGAAAAGGTCAAGTCATGTTACGAAACTTTTGTCAAATTGACAATAGACGCGGTTCTTGGTTCCAATAGTAAGAATGAAGTTTCTGTCGAGTCCGTGAATTTTGACATGGACATGGTGATCCTGAACAGGAACATTGATGTCATTTCTATTAATTACAAAGACTTTTGTCAGTCCAAGAAACAATTGTTTGACATGATGAAACTTGTCGAATGTAAGGAATTGTCATTTGTCCAATCATGTCTGTTCGGAACATTGAAAAGTGTGTACAATCACATCGTGAAAACATCACAGGAAACAGGAGATCTGTACTCTGACTCAATAATGGAAATTGTACAATTTCTACTTGTGAAGAGAAAGCTTAAAAATGTCATCACTGACATGAACAAGGAAACAAAGAAAATCGAAGAAGATATTGAAATTTGTATGAGTGTGTTTTCCATTGTCACAAAACAAAGTTCCCTGACCGCAGCAGAAATCACCACGTGTACAAACAACATTATCAAGATCATGGACAAGATCTGGACAGATAAATTTTACATCATGAAAATAGTTAATGTGATGTATCCATCTGCCATTGAAACGCCTGAAAACCAGGCCAAGCTCCAAAGTATCACTGAGTCATTTTACATGACTCCGGAAACAATTCAAATTTTCCTAGACACCATAGTCACATGGAAGTATCCTTCTAATATCAAGACAAAATCAAAGGTCACTGACATTATCAAGACATTGTTCAAGCGATCTAGTGTACTGAGGAAGTGGAAGCATGACAAGTCTCAAGAGGAAATCGGTCAACGTATCAAGACCATTTCTATTCTCACGACCGGAATCATCAATTACACAAATTCTAATCTTTCTACATTTGTAAAAATGTTCGAGACATTTGTGGAAGTGTGTTCGGAGAAATATAATATTCCCAGAAAAATGAAAAACTCAGATGATTACAAAAGGGTCGCTCTTAGTGTCATCGAGATTGCCAAACATATCAAGACCGAGATCAGGGAATCAAATAAAAATATTTTGATCGAGACAGTGTTGTCTATTTGGAAAACTTTGGAAAAATATCTCAATATCGGAACCTTTGTCAACATGAACATCACGACTGAAAAGATTCAGCCTTTGATCGAGGAAGCGTTCCCACTTGTTGTCAATGATTCTGATGACTCTGTGTTTGATGACTGGACCAGATCATGTTCAGACACAGGCGTTTTTGATTTTATTGTCCCGACCTAATTTTTTAAATATTATGTTTTTGTTTGAAATATGAAAAAGTTTTAATGGGTTTGTTCTGGACATTCCACATGTTCACACATTCCTCCAATCTATACAATACCTGTTCCCTAGGATAATCAGACAATTTCAGATTGTAATTCATTTTGGAAATTACAATCGGACATTTTTCCAAAATGATTTCTTCCACGACAGCGTCCCATGTAGAGTTATGTTTATAATATTCTTCGGTGATCGGAAATAATGGTATACTTCCTTTTTCCAGTTGATTATGTCTGTGGGCCAAGATTCCTGTTAATTCAAAAATACCCAATCTGTTAATAATGTAGTTTTTCATGATAATGTCGTATTTAGACATGGCCTCTACTTCCACATGATTAGTTTCTGATACTTCATCTATGATAGACATGTCTGGATCTGTAGGAATTATACCGTCTACCACATCAGACGAATCATCCACTTCTTCTTCTGATGAAATGGAAAGATCATTTTCATCTTCGTACATATCATCATCTGATGAAAACACATCATTTGCACTATAGTCATCCATAATAAATGCTTTGTAGTTTAGATCAACTTGCTGTTTTAAATTATAAAAAAAATCTTTTAACTCTTCACCCGGATAAAGGTGGTAATTCAAATGATTTTATGTTTATAAACAATGCATTTTCATTTTTAAAAAACGATGAATACATGAACAAGTACAGAATTAAATACAACAATTTAATTTCTCCACAAAAATTATGTAGATGGACCATAGAACTGTCCGAGTCTGACATGTACTCGACCAAACGAAAAAATAAAATTATTGAAACTTCGTTTCTACTTCAATGTGATGAATGTACAGACGTTTATGTTTATGATAAAAATAAATACATGACCATGAACCCGACATGTAAATGTGATCAGAAAGGAAACGTCCTCAGAACATTACAACATAAAATTACTCCGGGTAACATAAACATGTTACCTATTATATTAACAATCAATAATAAACACAATCAAATAAACGTCATGATCGATTATAATTTTAAATTGAAAAATTGTAAAATAGATCATGAAACAGGAAATGTTTTTAAATTAATCAACATAAGTCATAATGATTACATAGACGGATTTACTCGACACATAGAATTACCATGGGATAAAAAATATTTACACGAGTATCATCCTGTGAATAAATTCATAAATCCTGTGAAATTCATGAATCGTGGTATTTCCACAAAAGATTCATCAGGTGATTTTTTTTTAATTTTTGTGATAAATTAACAGTTGGATTTATATTATTTTTTAACAATCTTTTTAATTAATAAATGAGTACATCTAAATGCTTTTGTGGAAAGCATAAATTCCATCCTATTAGTCTCAACAAGCTAGGTCTTCCTGATTGTAATTATTTTGCAATCAGTTCTAAAAATGACGATCATGACCTTGTCAATGACATGTCAGGTGGGATGACAACAGAAAGTAATCTACTTGACATGGACACTGCATCACTTAATAGCACACTGGACTCTGATGTTTTGGTAGATCATGGTATGTCAATGACTCAATCATCAACAGACTTTGCCCCTGTCGGTCATACCATTCATGGTATGACATGTGGGGCAAATTGTCCGACATGTGCCCTGGTTAACTCATGCAAGCTTTATCTGAGTTCTGACACATGTGGAGGGGCAGCCCCTGTCAAGAAGAAGGTGACAAAAAAGGCAGGGTCAGACACGTCCAAGAAGCCAGAAAAGTTTGCTTCTATTCAGGACCTTGCGTCTAGTATTGAAAACGTGGACGTGTCAGTGAAGAGGTTGGCAAGTTATATTTTTACCAAGCTAAAGGGTGTGGTCAGTTCTGGTAAACTGACTCTCCAACAAATTTCAGATCTTTACGTCGGTCAAGACATCAGACTGTCCGAGGAGAGTTTCAAGAGAATGGTGAATATGGTTGTCAAGATGTTCAAGGAGCAGTCTACCGGGACACCATGGAACCATGTATTGAACATCATCCGGTACAAGGGGAAGGATTCAAATGTCATCAAGACAGAGCTCAAGAATTTGGACGTGATCGCAGAGAACAATGATTATAATCAAATCACAGAACTCAGTATTTATCAATCATCAGAGTTCAGTGACATCAGTGATTTTGAAAATGGACTTCTTGTGTACGGAGGACCTATGGATTCCATCAATCCTATTTTGGTGGCCATGTTCGGGGTGAAGATGGCCGGGTTTGAAAATTGTTCGGTCAGAGGGGATTCGTACAGTCTGGTAAAGCAGTTGTATCATGGTGGAACCGTGGACGAAACCAACATTGCTTTGTTGAATTCCAGATTTATTGACACACCAGACGACAGGGTTTATCTCAACGGGACAACAGATGAAATCAGTACAGAGATTCAGAGGATCATCCTTCACATGTCTCTGCGAAAGATTCTTCTTCGGGTCAGATCCGGGGACTTCAAGAGGGTAGGGTCAATGAAGGCATTTGATTGGATTCACAAGATGACAAACATGAACGGATACAACATCAGATGTAAGGAGGACAAGACTCTTGACATGTGTCTGAGAGTCCTCGGTCACAAGAGTTTTATCATCAAGCAATCAGGTGGTGGTATGACATCATGTCCGTTCGTGACCATTCCAGTTCATGAAGCCATTGATCTAGCAAATGATAACATCGGTATCGGTAATGACGTCCTGAGTATGATTGATTATAATAATTTCACAAAGAGGTTTGAAATGAAGCCTCTTCACAAGACTCCGGTCACTTCCAATCCTGGTCTTTTCCCGGTACGATTTCCTAATGAATTTGAGATCGGTAATCAGTTCAACCATATGGCCCCACACTTCAACCATCTTCTTCAGAACCCTCTTGCTAATCAAGGTCACCAGATGCCTGGTTCATTCGCGTACAACACCAGTAACGGAAGATCAAGTATCACCGGAACAGGAACAATGGTGTTTTTCATCGAGAGACAAAAGACTGTCAGGAGTATGGACAAGGCCTGCTTCTCGTACGGACGTAACTCTTTCGGTATGCCTCTTATGTACGACAAGAAGATCACTACAGAGTACGGGACAACGTATTACATCAAGTCTGCTGTATGTTACAGACCCAAGGAGTTTTCTGGATTCGGTCAGCCCATCGTGGAGGGATCTCCTTGCTTTACTATTCTGTTCACAAAGAAGGGACCTTGGATCTATGACCCATATGATTCAGTATCAGGAACAGGAAGAGACCAGACCATGACGCGTGCATTGATGTCCATGTGGACGCGTGACACGGCCGACGGAAAGGGAGTGAATGACTACGACACATGGTTGGCACTTGACCCTCTGGCTCCTATGATCGCCGCCAAGAAGTCTGACATCGCAAACGGTAAGAAATCTTTCGTGGACGGACTCATCTCTGATGAGCTTGCTCATGATCTTATCGGATCTTATTGTTGTATCTTGATGTACTCTCAAGATGTTGATTCTTATAAGAATGACAACATGACATCCGGTCTTGTTATCAAAAACCTGACAGGTTGTTGTCTTGCTTAAAATAAGTTTTTACTTTTAAATGGATTTTGTTTTTGAAGAAGTTGACAAATGTAAATCATGTGACGTAGACGTCACCACAGCCATATTGGGAGATTTCGGTTTGTTTATAGCATGGCTAATCAGTAATAAAAATATAAATTATATTTATGAAGCCGGTGCAATATTAGATACACCTTTAGATTTTACAAAGATAAATTTTCCCGAAACCATTAAGCGAAGTTTGGGTTTCGACAGAATGAATAATGTCATGGAACAACGCAATAAATAATAAAGGATTGTAATTTTAAATTAATATTAAAAAATGGAAAATTCTTTTATGCTGGACGGTAAATTACTAGATCATGAAAAAGAGACTTCCACGTTTGTTCCTCCTCATTTACTTCGTGTCATAGAAGATCGTAAACTTAAAATGAGTAAATTATTAGATTACAAGTATTGTGATGAATGTAATATAAATTCCGTTCTTAATTGTGACGGTAAACTTTTTTGTATATCATGTGAAAAGTACACGTTCGTGGACGGGAAAGAAACCAAAACAAATTCGTCATGTTACGTCGGGAACAAATTCATTCATTTTAAAAATGTCATCAAACGACTCCTGACCAGATCTGATAATTCTGATCTGGTAGAAGAGCTCAAGGTAGAATTGAAAGAAATGGACATTGACATAAAAGACGTGGATTCTAATTTCATAAGTAAGCGTCTGAAGAATAAAAAAATATACACCAGTAAAGATTATAAAAAGGTTTTTGAAATTTTAAGTGATCTGAACAACCATCACATAGAGGACATGAGTGAGGAAATGTTCGAACAGATAACTTCTATTTTTCATTCATTGGTTTTGTTCGTCCAGACCATTCGTTCAGGGAAGTCCATAAATTATAATTTTTTTCTGAATAAAATTTTCATGAGTGTCAATGCCATATCTTATTTACATCCCCAGATGGTCAAGAACCCTTACAGGAATAATGAGAATCAATTAATATGGGACATGTTCATAAAATATAATAACGAAGAACAGCTTAAAAAAAAAGAAGACAGGACTATTATTATCATACCAGAACGATCTGAAATTACTTTTAATTATGATTTTGAATGTAGTCTTAATGTATAAATAAACAATGGAAACGGACAAGCTCATCTTGCCTAACCATCACGACATAATCAAATATATTCATTCTGATATTTTAGAATACAACAATGATTCAAAGACATGTCTTACCTGTGGAAATGACATAGGGCCTTTGGTTTACAAATTAGAAACTTTGTTCGAAGGAAAAATTGGTGCGTTTTGTTCTCCGGCATGTTCTGACATAATGGCAGGTTGTGTGTCCCATGCAATTTCATTAAAATCTCCGTCTAGAATGAAGCTTCCTCCTTTGTGTATGTACAAAAATTCAACAAGACTCGTGGAAACTGTTACAAAGGAGATGGAAAAATGTTATGGTACCCAACAACGAGTCGGTAATGGAATGGTCAGGGTCCTGATTAAAAAATTGAATTTAGATTAAACCATGAAAATTATATTAAAAAAGAAAAATGAATTCTGTTCTTATCCAATCAGCTAAACAGTTGGAACAAAACAACGAATATGAATCAACTGACATGTTCGGATGTCCTATTATCACAGGGACCTCGTACATGCCATGTTTGATTCATGTGGAGTCAAACGGAGTCGAATACATGAAGGCCACGAAACAATCCGAGCACCCGACAACTGTTTATTCTTTCAATATCAACGACAAGGAGATCAACGCTTTCAATAAATTTATTCTGTCCTTTGAAGTTTCTGAGTTGCATAGTAATCATCCTATTGCTTATGTTCCGTATTTTGGATTCAAGCTTATCAAGAAGGTAGCCATATACGATGAGAATAATAAAGTTATTGAAATTGACGGGGCAACTCTTTTCTCTAGGGCTCTTTCCAAAAAGGATAATATCTCAACAAGTGGTTATTCCAAGGAACTGAATAACTTTAATATCAACTACACCGAAAATCTCAACAATGAGAAAACATATTTTCTACCCAGTACCCAAATCAATGTCCCTCTTAATATTTTCTATCCTAATCAAGATACCTTTTCCACTATTAAAAATTTTCCAAACTCTTTTCTTCGTATCGAGGTCACGGTGATGACAGAACTCACAAATGTGATGGTGTATAATCCTGAAGCCACTATTTTTCTGGCGTATGAAAAACCTCTGGTGAATACTCTTTCTATCAAGAAGCCTGTTCTGGGAATTGTGGTTTATTCTGTCCAGAACAGGGAATCTACCAATGATGAACAATATATTATCAACAACTACGAATCAGTGGGAAATTATGAAGACGATGAACATTATGTACATGGTATTGACAACGTGTCTCATATTAATTTTGACGTAGGAAATGATCTGTCTGGAAAGAGGTTCATGGTATGGGCCGGACATGATCAATCAGAATCCAATTGGACAAACATGTATCTGAAAAAGCTTCTTACTGAGTGTATAATCATCCTTCCTAACGGAGAGTCACCCGACGTCAATGACGGGAACCTGTCTCCGAAGGCAAAATATCAGATCATGAAGAACAATAAAATCGAATTGGGAAATATCAAGACCATTGACTTGGTGATCGAACGAGTTCCTAAGAATTATTCTGCTTGGTTCCATACTAATCCTCTGGTATTCAGAGAAAACAAAACTCAGTCGACTTATAATATTGTTGAGAAGATCAACTTTGTACATTGTTCATGGAACATTCTCCAAAACAACTTTGTGTTTTATGAAATAGATCATCAAATTACCATTGGAGACATAAGTGTTCCTATTGAAATCTGGAACGTAAACACAAAGTCCGATGAGGGAGACAACAGGTCTGTTCTATGTAAGAACTCTGACGTCATCATCAATGATCCATTTTTCCGTGGAGTAGATTTTCTCAATAAACAACGTCCTATTGAAATCGCAACTGTCAAACATGGTAATGAGACATTGTATCAATCTCATTTGAACGCATGTTATTATTATCCTGATAATTTTTCTAGAATATCTTTCCCGTTCATGACCAAAGGATACGGTAACATATCTTTCTGTCATCATACAGATACAGCAGTTTGTCCTAATTACCTACCATCTGATCATATAAGAGGTAGATGTCAAATTGGTATCAAGGCAGTATGGGCTAATCAAGATAAAAGTACTCCTCATTATCATATCAGTAAAAAACTTATCATCCAATACGGAGTCGTAAGTAAAGTTTCTTCTGTTAATAAGCGGAACATCACAAGTATTTTAAATAGTAGAACTATTATCGATGAAGAGTAAAAGTCGAATACTTTTTTATTTTTTTTTATTAAATGGGTGTGAATGTCGACGTTAAAGAATTTATGCAAAAATTTGAATCTAATTTATCTAATAATTTATCACAATCGGGATCATCACAGGCCGTGGCAAATTGTAAGGTAAACATCGGATCCATTATTTTTCAGTCTAACGTGAACTGTAGTGTTAACATAACTAATAACTGTGTGGCCTCTGCAGATGTCTCTGTCAGTGCGGTAATAAACGCATTATCTGATGCGTTTAATTCTATGAGTTCCACACAAAAAACATCTATTGCAGGTTTTACAGGTGGGATCAATGTAGGGGTGTCAAGTACGGCTCAGACATTTATTCAGAACATGACAAACACAATCAACCAGTCATGTTCTGCGTCTGCTGTTGCAAATTCAGAGTTTAATCTAGGAACGTTGTCCTTCGGGTCTTGTAAAAATTATTTCGGAACCACGACCATTAATTTCATCAACACAGGTCAGGCCAGAGGAAACTGTGCAATGAAACTAGTTTCTGATTTACAATTGCAGTCAAATAATTCAAACACGGGTGTTCAAGACAGTGTGTTCTCAGGGTTTGGAAGTATCCTCACTGCATTTGGTAATCTATTAGGACAATATGCTAAATTTATCATTGGATTCATTGCTATTTTGTTATTTACTCCTATTATTTATTTGATAGTGAAGTTGTTTAAAAAAAATAAGCCGGCCATCGGTGATAACAACTCTGCAGTTATTTTCGAATCCCCGTTCATCAAAGAGTTGGCATTTAAATCACTAAACAACGAACCCCTTCACTGGAGTTTGTATTCTAAATTCTTGTAATTATGAATGATCAATACGCAAGAGAGTGGGGAGCTGTCATAGAAAATTTCACAAATTATATTCCGTACAAGATAAGTACGTCTAAGCTACAACATGCAAAGTTTATTTTTTATGACATGTTTAAATTCATGTTTAACATTTACATGTTGATGATACAGACATACATGGTAGGAGGAGAATTGAGAAGTGTCGTAGGTGAATTATGTTCCACAGAAGAAGACCAGGAAATAAACACATTGATAACAAAAAGAAAAAAACATGTTAATTTTTTAAATAAAGTTACGGACCAAGTAAAAAGTGAAACCAGGGCTCTGTTGAAAAAATTACCGTGATGGAATATGTCAAACTAAATGACCGTGATCATGTCAAATCTAATTTATCGTTTTACGTGGGTGAATGTACTTTTGTCGAAAAGGGTCTTCTCATGAAAAAAAAACTTTCTGTAGGAACATATCATAAAGGTGTTTGTAAATTGTATGATGAAATTATCACCAATGCCTTCGACCATGTCAGATCTAACAAAACAAAAATAACGGATCCCATAATAAGTATATATTATTCCAAAGAAAATCAATCCATCACCATCACAAATTCTTCGGTCATGCCTGTCATAGGTCAGGTCACCGGAACAAAAGATAATATAATTCCTAGAGTTGTCCTTACCAACATGAAAACATCTTCTAATTACGTGGAAAAAAAAGATGTGGCCGGGAGACATGGTTACGGATTGAAACTAGTATGGATGTTATCGAAACATTTTTCACTTTCGGTTTCTGACAAGACTCATTCGTACATGTACACAAAAACAGATGGAGTCTCGGACGAACAGATACAAGAGACTCCTGTAAAAAATTTAGATATTATCGGACCATTTTTCAGTGTGACTTTTGTTCCGGATAATACCGTGTTCGGTCTGACAGATGATGAAATAAATAACAACAACATTGAATTCTTCATAAAAGGACGTATAATGGAGTTTTTTTTATATTTCTCATTTTTAAACCAGTCTGTCGAGATATTATTTAATGGCTTAGAGTTCAGTACACCACACACACATGATCCATGGAAACTTGTCCTGACAGAACAGACCCAACATGTGGTGAACAGATTCACGTTCACGTATCAGGATCATAAAAAAAAGACACATGGTGGGAAATGTCTTTTTGTCCTCCAACAAAAAACCAAACGTATAAAAAGTATGAACTATTGTATCCTGAATGGATTGAACGTAGACGACGGTCTTATGTCAAATAATGTTTTCAAACTGATCAAACAAACCATTCTGAAAAACGAAATAGATGTCAAGAATTATTTCAACACGTTTTGTATAGCCAATTGTCCTGGGATAGCTTTTACCGGACAAGACAAATTAAAAATAGACGGGAAGATTATTTTTGATTTTGATCCGAAGATTGTTTTTCCCATGATTATTTTCAAAGACATCATGAAAGACATCAGTAGAGACAACATAAACAGAAAGGCAAACGTACAAAAGAACGCTCTTGATCTTGTCAATTACAGAAAACCATATGATAAAAAAAATCTTGTCCTGTGTCTGGTAGAGGGACTCGCCGCAAAAACAAGTCTGAGTAGGGCTTTTGACAAATACAAGAACAGGAAGAAAATAGGAATTTATGCCATGACCGGAAAGATCTTTAATTGTATCAGAGATCCCAGTAAAAGTAAACTCAATAAAATAGTGTTGTCCATTGCTAAAATTTTAGGACTGGGATTCGACAACAAACAATTGGAAAGTCGTTTTTCAGAAATTATTATTGTGCCGGATCCGGACGTGGACGGTGCACATATTGCATGTTTGGCCTTGGCTTTGTTCCGTGAAATATTTCCTTCCTTCATAGACAAGATTCATATACTTGAACTTCCTAGGTTCACGTGTTGTGGGAAGATGTTTTTCACCACGTCCAAATACGAGTCACATCTTGTGACCGACAAGAAAAATAAACATGACACAATTTATGCAAAGGGACTGGGTTCTCTGAAAGAGTCTGATTTTGTCAGTATTGTCAACAACATGGGATTGTACAAAAAACGTTTTGTCATCACAAAAACAGACATAGAATTACTTGATGGTTTATTCGGTAGAAACAGTCAAGCAAGAAAATTAATGTTTAAAACACAAGAAGGAGATTTCTGGACGTCCCTTTCTGACGTGTCTAAAAAACTGGTGACCATGTACGACAATACTCCTGAAATGATAAACACCATAATTCCTACCGTGTTTGACGAAGTCGAATATAATGAGATATCACTGAGTTGTTTCTTGATGGAAAGGTACAAGGAGTTTCTTGCGTATTCAAACAGACGGGCCATACCCCAATTGATAGACGGTGACACAATGGTAACAAGAAAAATAAAATGGACTCTGTTACACATGGGTCAGAAAAGTTTGAGAGCAGACGCTTTCTGTGGTCATCTGGTATGTCAGACATTGTATCATCATGGTGACCAGAGTCTTTATAAATCCGCTGCAAAACTAGGGTCTAGATGGTCCTGTGGACTAAATCAAATTTTCGTTGACATCGACGGTGAAGCCGGTTCTCGTTCAAAGTTTGGAAAAGACATCCCTCCGTCCAGGTACATTAAATTTTCTCCGAACAAGGTCGCCATGCAATTGTATAAAAAAATAGACTTCAAGGTCTGTACTCCGGCAGTGGATGAAAATCAAGAAATTGAACCCCCGTATCTTCTTCCGATATTACCTGTCTTACTCATAAACGGTTCGGAAGGTATCGGGACAGGATTCAACACGTACATTCCACCTCATGACATTACCGAGGTGTTTCACTGGTATTATAATAAGCTAAAGGGAATAGAGACAGACGTACCATTACCATCTGTACGAGGGTTTGAAGGTACCATACGGTTATTAAAAAAGACCGCTAAAGTTATTTTCCCAGAATGCGACACAAAGCAAGATTTTTTACTGGTAGATGACTCTAGTTCAGATGAAAGTTTCGTAGATGTCTGTCGTGAAACGTATTCTGACACCGACACAGAATCTTTGATATTTGAGACAGACCAAGATGAAGATGAACCATCAAAAGAAAAAGAGATCGTTCAACGAAAAGAAAGATTGTTGATAAAAGGTGTCATAAACAAAAGTGTGATTTCAGAAATTCCGTTCAACATCAACATAGAGAATTTTACAAAATGGTTAGTGGTCAACGAAATAGAATTTGATAATTCAGAGTCGACCTCAGACAGTTGTGTGTACGTCATAAACAATGACGTCGACAAAGTAAAAAAAAAATTGGTAAGTGTCAAGACCATCAATGCCAATTTCTTTGATGAAAATTGGCTCCACACAGATTGTGAACTGAAAACAATTTTTGAAATGTTTTACACAAAAAGACTTTGGTTTTATAAACAAAGGGTAGGAGTGTTGATAACAGACCTAGTGAAAGAATATGCCAGGGTATGGAATTTAAAATACCTCATAGAAAAAAGTTATGTCGAATTGCCCAAAACAGAAGACGAACAAGAGGAATTGGTTTCGGATTGTTGGTTGTCCTGGACCGAACACGAAACCGAAAACTTTGTATCGGAAAATAATTGGTCCAGGAAACAGATCATGACAGGACTACATTCTCTCAAGGTAGTTGATTGTACCGAGAAGAAAGTGAGTAAGTTGACCGAGCAACTTACTAAGATAATGATTGAATACAAAAGACTCACGACCCAGGAAAATATTCATGTCGACCTCTGGATCGAAGACCTTGTGTCATTTTCCAAATATATAAAAGTGACCTTATTGTAGGTCTACCGTTCCCGTAGTAGACCCATTGTCTCCTAATAACCAATCTATATCACTGAATACCACATGTTGTTCAGAGTGTATAAAGATCATATTTTTTCAATGATACACACACACACACAAAAAAGAGTGTTTGTATAATGTGATAAATACTAACCTGTATGTGTTTTATACACTTAATTTTCAAAAAAAAGAATAGCGTTTTTCTCCGGACAGTTTTTCAAAATGATTTTCAATATTTTTCTTGTGAGGTCGGTCATTGAACCATTGTTTTGAACCAGATGATCGTACTCTGATGAAGAATATCCGCTATTTTCCGTGTCTCTGGTTATCTTGATGACCACAGAATCGTCTAGTTGTTTGAATTGTCTTATTTCGTCAGGGTATTTCAAGTCACCTAAACAATTGATAGGATGTCTCCCGTTCTTCATCGTATCAATAGCATCTGAAATGAACACGTCTGGGACCAGAGATCTTGAAACAGATTCGATCCATCTAAGAATTTCATTTGATGACACGTTTAATCTTGGAATGATGTCATCGGAATTATCATACACTTGTGCGTCGGTCATTCCAAAAATAACTTTACAACCTTCTCTCAATTTTGTTTCTGCATTGTATTCACCAATTGATGTTTCACCAAAAATATCTTTGAGACATTCAATGGCCGTGGTCTTACCACTTCCGGTATTTCCACAGAATCCTACATATTTATAATGGTTTTTATCTTCCACTATTTTTAAGAACATGTCTCGTATCAACTCCAATTTTTCAGGATCACGAAGATTCATAGTTTAATGAAATATTAATTAATATTATTAAAAAGTATTAATATTTCATTAATCATGGGAAAAACCATTGACATTCAGAAGAACAAGAAAACATTCAAGGGATATAATGATTTTTGTACGACCAATATTCTTTACACGAACATACAAACCATTCCCCATACTCTGACACATACAACAAACAATGAAATAACAACAAAGAAAATTTTCACCTTGGAAGATTATGTATTACGTGATGAACTGGTCTACTCTAATTTACTGGAGAAACCGGATTCTTTTGTGTTACTGGAGAAACGACATTCCATGGCAGTCAGAGACATCAGGACAATATTGCCTCTCTTTGTCCTGGTCACAAAGGCAGAAAAAACTCAACGAATATTAATTCCTAGTATAAGTGAAATATGGTGGATAGCAGAGATGTTTAATGAACAGCCGTATAAAATTATGAATCGATCAGAAGACGTGACAGAGGAGGTTTTATTTTATGAAACATCAATACTCAACAGACTTGCTCATTTACATTCTAATGGAAAAACATTCAGGGTGTCCACTATTAAAAATGTATTAATGAAAACATTAAATGACATTGGAATTTCATTGGAAGAAATGGTACAATGAAATAGTCACTGACGTGTTGTATGATTTAAGAAATTACTCGGGTTACAATGTTAATTGTAACATAACAATTAACAATTTAAATCTTACCGGTAACAATTGTAGGGTGTCTTTGATAAATGTATGTACGGCAAATGCAGAATTGTTTGACAAAGTGTTTAGATCAGAAATGGCCAAAAGAAAAAATTACTTACCTTTGTATTTACAAAAACAATTCGATAAGATAATTTCCCCTGATAACATAAACAAACTGTGTTCAGGAAAGTTGACCACTGAACTGGTCGATTCCAATGTCTTGTTAGATTCTGTTGACATACATTGTGACAGTAACAGAAACAGTTACACAGAACCTTTAAAAATTGTCAACACAGGATCTGCTAATACCGACTGTAAATATCTTCAATACGCGACCTTGTTCAACAAGACCGGACAACCTTCTGATTTTTTTTCTGTGGACACATCAAGAAAGAACTTTATTATTTACACATTAGTATTGGGAGTTCTGGGATTCGGGATATTTGCCGGTATATTAATGTATTTAAACAGTAAAAATTTAAAAATTGACAACTACAGAACAAATGTAGTATATGATCCTGTATCAAGTGAAAAAATATTTAAAAAATTTAAAGTATTACACATAGCAAAAGAAGCAAAATATTTTGACAAAGAACATAAAATAGCGTTTGGACTGATTGACAATGGCCTCATTACAACTGGTAAACATGTTTAATTATCAAAATGAAATTTATATAAAACCACTCAAAACTTCAAAAATCGACCCGTTAGATAATAAATTTGAACATACTAAAATTTTTTCATCTCCGGATGAAGTGTACAAGTGGGCCAATGGTTCTAATGAGACATACGAACATATTGTGTCTGACACTTTTGCCGTTAAACTTTTTTGGGATATTGACATTTCACGAGATGATCTCACTAAATCAGATCAGGAAACATTAGAATCAAACGTTCCGTACATGGTGAAGATTTTGGCTTCACTGGCCATAGAGTTAGGAAGTAAAAAAAAAATCTTCTACATGAAAAAAAACGGTGCCGTGACCAAATTGACAGATCTGAAAGAATATAACGAAGCCGTTCTGGAAATGACAAACGCAGCTGTCGTGACAAAATCCAACAACTGTGATAAAATTTCTTACCATGTCATTTATCCCAACTTTTTAGTGGCTCCGAATGATTGGTGTATGTTGACAAAGTCTCTGGAAGGACTGGTCAATTCTCAGATCAATAACAAACATTCGACATCTCTCAAAAAGAATTTATTGAAAGCCATAGATTTTGTGGTATGGAAAGAATTTCCTACATTGAGATGTGCGTACTCTATTAAATCATGTGAAGACACAAGTGTTCACACTGTCATAATAGGAACGTTCGAAGACTCATTAATATCATGGATTCCAGAAACGACCAAGGCACAATATTGGTTGATACCTACTCATTCTGAAGAGGCAGCTGATTCTGTATTAGATGATCCAGAAATTACCTTGGAATTAAAAAGCAACTCTCTGTATAATCAAGAAGTCAACAGAATTTTAACAGAAGTTTTCGGAACTCAGTTGGAACATTATTATGATATTTACATGGAAGGCCAGACGTATCAACTCGACGTGGATTATTCGTGTAATCCATGTCCGATATGTTTCGTCAGTCTTCATAAAAATAATCACTTTTGTAAAAGACAAGGAAAGAAACTTATAATCAGTAAACATGGAAATCCTAAAAAATGTAAGAGACAGGTTCATACCCTGAACCTGAAAGAGGATTTATACCTTACAATAGCCGTTGACATTTACAGTAGAAATGACATCAAGAAATATCAAGAGGATCATTTCATTATCTGGAACGGAGTCAATTGGAGTTTTGACAAGGCCACGTACAGTATAACAAGTTACATTCTTAGAATAAGTTCGTCGATCGAAGACAGTGCGATAAAAAAGGAACTGCAAGATTACAGAAAAAGAAAGATGGTAGAAAATAATTTGATCGATCTGATCGGAGCAGAAAATCCCATCAGGGTAGATTCTATCCCGTACGTTTTGTATTTTCAAAACGGATGTTATAATATCTTGAAGGATGAATTTTATGAAGGTCCCAGTGCCAAGGAATACATAGGTAGTGTCAACACCGGTTACATGTACAAGAGTGCATGGGACATAGACGAAGATATCCAAAATGCCATGAAAGACATAGATCTGATCATAGATCAGATTCAACCCCCTACAGAGGAAAATAAAGAAGAAAGAGAATTGTACGAGATCATCCTCGGTTCATGTCTGTACGGTTCTCATAAAGAATACATGACGTTCTTTCACGGCGACACCATGAGTGGGAAGAGTACATCAAAAAAAATTGTTAACGCGGCCATCGGAAATTTCATGCTGGAAACAAACAGTAATTTACTCACAGAGGTCATAGACGCAAAACGTCCGAATCCGTTCCTTGCTCAGATAAACCATAAAAGAGCACTGTTTGCCAGTGAGCTCCCTAACACCGCGGATTCGAAATTCAAGATCAAAGGTGTCAACGTCAAGAAACTTACCGATCATAAAATCATCAGTAGACTCTGTTACAGTAACGCCATAGAGCAACAAAACTTTGCCACTTTCATAGTGGACACAAATCATGAGCCGTTCTTTGACATAGTGGACGGAGCCATAGTAAGAAGATGCCTGATGATAAATTTCAAATCTGCTTTCATCGACGAGAAAAGTAGGATTCTTGTCGGTGTCAGAAAAAACATCTTTCCCATAAGAATGGAAATTTCCAGTAGGTTGGAAACACAGGCTTACAGACAAGCGTGCTTTCTTATCCTGAAACGTTTCTTCAGAAAACATTTCCTGACACCAGAGAACACCATTTTCTTACCGTTCAAAACCACTCCGGAAAAATTCAAGGATTTCACTCTTATCCGGAAAATTCCTACGTTGATAGTTCAATCAAGTACAGAAACCATCGAGGACATTTTACCAAAATACTCTGCAAAGTACGACACGTTCGGAGACACCGTTTACATGGAAGAAAGTGATTTCAAATCATATATATATAAACACTTTTCGATCAAACTATTTGGTAATGAAATCCAAAATATGATCAACACACACTCACATACTGATACGTCTGGACATATCTGGGTCAAGTACATTGTCAAAAAACACTTGATCACGTACTCTGAAGAGTAATTTTTTATAATTAAATCAAAAGGTTTCTGACATATTTTTCCCTGATGAATTCCACTGTCTTGAAAATTTTGGAAAATGCCCAAAAGAACAACCATAGTCGACTGACTATTTTACCTCATCAGATGGCCACTGTGGATTTTGCCCTGAAAACCATCATTGATAATAAAATGTCAGCCATGATATTTCATGACATGGGAAGTGGTAAGACATTCGTGGCTCTTATATTTGCTTTATTGATATCAACAGAAAAAAATGTCGTGATCATTTTACCGAACAATAACATTTTGGAAATTTGGCAAAGTAAAATATATCAGGTACAAAGTTTGATAGGGTGTCCGTGTGACATGGACAAAATAAAAATGTACAGTATTTCCACGTTTATTTTATTGAAGTCGACCAATGACGAAATTGACACGAACAAAATCATGGATTGTCAAGACAGTGTTTTCATAGTGGACGAGGCTCATATCATTTTTGGAAATGCCACAGGAAAGTTTCTATTGACAATCAAACAAAAAACAAATGTGCTTTTCATGCTCCTCACAGGAAGTCCTATCAGTAACACACCCAAGGCCCTGGTTCATATAATCAGGCTCATGACAGGAAGTGACATCAGTCCTCCTAAGTTGATCAATCAAAAAACTAAAATCATCCATATATCCCTGAACGAGACAGGGAAAGAATTATTGGAATCTCTACTAAAGGGTCAGATCAGTTATTATAAAAACAACGGAGAAAGTATCCCTACTCCGAAATACATAGGTCAACCTGTTCTTAATATTCCTATGATTCAATGTCCTATGGAAAATATACAAGAGGTAGATTATGACAAGACCCGTGAAATGTCTTCAAATGAGATGTTTGAGACAATGGTAGTAAACGTTTCAATGTGTGCCCTAGGACAGATTTTCTTGTATAAAGTAGATAATTTCATCAATAATTTGGCGTTTACGTCATTACTTCCCAATCTGAAAAGTAACGATGGACTGTTGACAGGTCAGGACCTTGTTACTTTGGACATCAGTTCCAAATTTAAGTATTTTATGAAATACATCCTGACCGAAGGAATAGAAAAGCCAGAAAAACATCTTATATATTTCAGTAACGCAACTTATGGCACGTTGATTATCCGGAGTATAATGTTGGCAAATGGAATAAATGAGTACAAAGGAGCCAACGCCAAAGATCCTATTTGTTTCGTGTGTAAACATAAAAAAACGTGCGTGGAATGTTTATTCATAACATTTACAATTTTGACTTCCAGGGTCAACGAAAGTATCACTCCGACCCTGGAAGTGTTCAACACCAGAAAAAACAAACATGGTCATTTCATCAGTTTATTATTTGCCAGTTATGCTCTGGGTCAGTCTTACACACTGAAAGAAGTAAAAAACCTATGGTTTCTTACTATTCCTGACACGTACAGTCAATACACTCAAATCATTGGTAGGGCCATTCGTAAGTTCAGTTATGAAAATCCCAACGAAGAAGTCAAGATACGTATTCTCTCTTGTGTACCAAAAAAATATAAACATAAACAATTGAAACCTGACATGACAGATGAAGAAATTGACAAGTTACCATTTGATATCAAGAAGCAATATTATCTCGAATCAAAGTCAAATGAGTCGAGTAAAATTTACTCGATCTTCCAGGGAATATCAAAGCAGTACAAGGATCCCGTTCATAAAAATCTTTGGAGAACAATGGTAGTTGAATTACTTCGTATATATTTCAAATCTCATCCGAGAGTCAAACGTACAGATAGTAAATTCATGACGTTCATGACCTTCCCGGGACCGGACCTAGAAACATTAAATAAGATAATCACAGAATTGTTGGACGCACACGTACAAATTTTAAATGACATTTTCGGAAGTTGTCTTTTGTATTATCCATGGGGGAACGATGAGATTATCACGGTACCCATACAACTAACATTACCTAAGCATTGTATAAGTATCCCTCTCACAAAGGAAGAAAATATCGTGCTCACACGTGATTCCACAGGAATAGAGGTTTCGCTCCTGGTGTCCAAATCAACAGGAAAAATGTTAAAATATTCACTTGATGGAAAAAACATTGTGGTGAACACAGTTAACATTTCCAAAAATGCTTTGCTCATCATTTGTGAAAAACTTAAAATAACTTTACCGGCTAAACATACAAAAAAGAACACGTTGAATTTAATAGAAGCCAAACTCACCGAATTACAAACTAAAAATCCTCATCTAAAATACATAGAATATAAATAAAAAACGATTCTTATTTTTATTAATAAATGAAACATATAGATGATTATTATAACACCATTTGTGTACTAGGTCCGACCGGTAAATCCAAAATCAACGGAATTAACTATGACAATTTGACTATTGGAAATGTGGAAAATACCACGACTCCTGACGGAGCATACAGAAGACTTTTGAATTCCGTATGTGGTTTGTTTGGTCTTAAAAATGTGGATTATAATTGTCCGGTCAACATGTCATTGTATCATCCCGGTTATACAAAACTGGATGACATTTATCCTTACACCAAAACAATGACATTTTCAAAAGAATACACTGACTGGTTCGAGTCACTTCATACTATTTTCAGAAAAAAATCTGTGACGTCTCAGTCCCTATTTAAATTTCATAACAAATTGGAGGAACTCCTCTGGGTGCATTATAATATGTTGTCTCTGGAAAAAATTAATTCGTACCCGGTGGTCCACTTGGAAACTTATTATAATATTAAAAACTCTGGTAAATCATCTTACACTGATAGGGTAAAACATCTTTGTAGAGTTCATACCGGTAAAAACATCAATGATGTAATCACTCAACTTGTATCAGACTCTGGTCTGTACACGTTTCATAAATTGTCTTCGTACACCACCGTTACCACGAGTAATCCGGTACCGCACCAGCCTGTCAGTCTTAACCCGGTACCACGACCCGTTTCATTGGTTGATGAATTCTGGGACACCACGATCTCGTCAACATATACTCATACCCGTCCGACCACGACAGTGGTACAACCGGCTCCTCTTGCTCATCAACCGGCTCCAGGACATCAACCGGCTCCAGGACATCAACCGGCTCCAGGACATCAACCAAGTCCTCATTCTATTCACCCTCACCCTAGTACGTTTGATATCGGGCCCAGAACTCACCCTCACCCTAGTACGTTTGATATCGGGCCCAGAAGTCTTCCTGTACAAGGTCATACCCCAATAAGTGGTGACCCCGGGACAGAGTGGGTCAGAATTAAAACAATTCTACTTGCTAAAATTGATCTGGCAATTCTTAATTCTTTGGCCCTGGTCGTCAGACACGATTCGATCATCACGTATAAAAACAGTTTGAATAATGATTTGTTTAACATGTTGTACACAGAGAAGTTTGATTATGGCAAAGCTGTCAATTATTTATCTATCATTCCAAATCAACTACTGGCTCAATCAGAAAATGTGGTCAAAACAATGATGGTAGATAAGAATAAAATTTCAAAAACAAACGCTCTGAACATGGAATTTATGAATATGTGGACAAAGTATTCCCAATCTGATATTCAGGCTAACTCTCTTAGTGTCAAGGAACAACGTACGTTGTTCGGAGAACTGATGTGGTACGGAATAGTACTTGTTAAAATTATTGATAATATCAGAACCAATCAAACTTTTGGTTCTGGTAAGGAATTGGAATTCTGGGGGAAGGTGTACAAGAGTTGGGAATTGATGTGTGTGGAATTGATCAAGATGGACACCGGATTGAGAAGTAGTATACCATCACCTCTTAATATGTCATCGACAGATTATTGGAACATGTGCTGTGAATGGGTTCAGATCGGAGACAACATTCTGGTCACAGGAATCGAACAAGACATGAATTTTTCTTCTGTGAAAGGTAGGGATTCTTTGTATGATCTGAATGAATCACAACAACAACTTATCAAGGGGGCATTTCATAGAACACTACTGAAAAACCAAAATATTGACAATCCTGCGGTCAATCAAATTTATCTTCTTCATGAAACAATCAAAAAGTGTTGTAGTATACAGGTTTCTCAGGTCAACCAGGTCCTGTCCAAGATTAATATGATCATGTACGACAACAGTAAATCTCCTGTAGGTGACCTCAGTCTTTCAATAGATAAAGCCATGGAACAAATGCCCCCTATTTGTGTGAGAAAGGACAATGTCTGTTATGATCTGGTCCGTCATAACAAGGTCGTGGTGGATGATAAAAACTGGAATCTGGGATTTGTAGAAGAGGTCACTGATGTCCTGGGTCTACATGAAATTAATAGGATACTTCTGAATCCTATCACCATGACTAATATCGTGGACGCCTCTGTTATTGTTCCAAACTATTCAATTATTTCCCGTCCTAGACTCACTAGTCTGTATGAAATGTGTAATGTTAATTCACTACACTTCCAGAGTATGACCGCTCTTACGTTTGCCATCAATAACACGTACAGTAAAGATTTTGTTGATTCAGCAGCACAACGTCTGGAAAATTGTCTGGAAATCTTCGATTTCGATACCAAGGTCGATCTGGATTCGTGGAATAATTTTACTCCAGACGAATACTCAATCATACGTATTCTTGCAAATAAGAACCTAGGGAAATTCGTTCCCATTGATTTCAGAGGATCTAATAACGATTTCACAGTTATCAACTTGGTAAACTTGAACAAGTTGATCCAATTCATTACGGAAAGTTGTAGAAACATTTGTAATTATTCTCATTATTCTAATTGGGACGTCATATGTAGTAATGCCATCATGATCAAAGAAGATGCCGAACGCTCTATCAAGGACATGCTGGCCACAAACAAACAATACATGGAATATCTGGGATACATGACAGTTCCCGACATTGAATATTTTTGTGATAAAATTATGGTGAACGTCCGACAATTCCTGTACTGTGTTTTGGTATTCATGAATATATGGAAAAACAATGACGTGGTTTCGTACAACAGAGAAACAGAAGATACGTACGAGTCTATCAAGATTGACGGGTTTTCCAAACATGACATAGTACCTAGTTTCACGGTGTATAATTCATTTGATGAAATTATCGGACTTGTTAAAGATGTAGGTTTCACTAACGGATCTGGATCTCAATACATTCCAAGAAATGCACCTGTTGTGTTTTCCGAAAAATACATGACAGTCGAAACCAATTATTTCAATAACATTTACACATCATTGAATCCGGCCAGTGTAAAAAGATACAAGGCAATGATGGCATATGACATGGCAATGGAACGACAACTTAATACTTCATTGTGGAATTATGTCAATATCACGTCGAGTGGAAAAAATATCAATCCAGAGACTTTATTGGAAATGGATCTGGAGAAGAACAATCATGCTCAGATTTCAGGTCCGTTCTATATCAAGAACCATCCTAGAGAGTTTTGGATAATCAATAATGAACTTCACTCTGTTTATTGCCCTCTTGATAAAATTGATGATACTAAAAATATCAACATGCCGTACTCGATTAATGATAATAAAAATGGATTGGAAATATTCAGATCGTCTCTTCCTACTCCTTCTAATTATAACATAGATGATTTATATTGGTGGTTCAGATATAATCTTCTTGACATCAACGTGATTAAAAAATATTTTTCCAATAAGATTATCAAATTGTGGTTTGATGATGATAATCTTATTAATGATCATGATCATGACGAAGGTCCCGATGGAGGTCCCGATGGAGGTCCCGATGGAGGTCCCGATGGAGGTCCCGATGGAGGTCCCGATGGAGGTCCCGATGGAGGTCCCGATAGAGGAACATCACCAAGAGGAAGAAGACCTACATCAAGAGGAGGAACACCACCAAGAGGAAGAAGTCCTACATCAAGAGGAGGAACACCACCAAGAGGAAGAAGTCCTACATCAAGGAGAGGAACGACTTCAAGGAAAACTAGTCCTACTGGAATGACTTCAAGGAAAACTAGTCCTACCGGAATGACTTCAAGGAAAACTAGTCCTACCGGAATGACTTCAAGGAAAACTAGTCCTACCGGAATGACTTCAAGGAAAACTAGTCCTACTGGAATGACTTCAAGGAAAACTAGTCCTACTGGAACTACTTCAAGGAAAACTAGTCCTACTGGAACTACTTCAAGGAAAACTAGTCCTACTGGAACTACTNTCAAGGAAAACTAGTCCTACTGGAACTACTTCAAGGAAAACTAGTCCTACTGGAACTACTTCAAGGAAAACTAGTCCTACTGGAACTACTTCAAGGAAAACTAGTCCTACTGGAACTACTTCAAGGAAAACTAGTCCTACCGGAACTACTTCAAGGAAAACTAGTCCTACCGGAACTACTTCAAGGAAAACTAGTCCTACCGGAACTACTTCAAGGAAAACTAGTCCTACCGGAACTACTTCAAGGAAAACTAGTCCTACCGGAACTACTTCAAGGAAAACTAGTCCTACCGGAACTACTTCAAGGAAAACTAGTCCTACCGGAACTACTTCAAGGAAAACTAGTCCTACCGGAACTACTTCATTAAAGAGAAACATGTTTAATCCCGGTACGACAATTACAAGACGACAGAGTATGTCTCCGGTAAAACCAAAACATGATTCTAATCATAGACGTACAAGTATGTCTCCTACTCCACGACCTGGAGATATGACACTTATCCGTCCAAATCCAATCAGAAGACCACAATCACCTAATAACGTTGCTCATCAGGGAAATACTCATCAGGGAAATACTCATCAGGGAAATACTCATCAGGGAAATACTCATCAGGGAAATACTCATCAGGGAAATACTCATCAGGGAAATACTCATCAGGGAAATACTCATCAGGGAAATACTCATCAGGGAAATACTCATCAGGGAAATACTCATCAGGGAAATACTCATCAGGGAAATACTCATCAGGGAAATACTCATCAGGGAAATACTCATCAGGGAAATACTCATCCTAACACTGTACAAGGAAATGCTCATCCTAACACTGTACAAGGAAATGCTCATCCTAACACTGTACAAGGAAATGGTCATCCTAACACTGTACAAGGAAATGCTCATCCTAACAATGCTAATCCTAACAATGCTAATCCTAACAATGCTAATCCTAACAATGCTAATCCTAACAATGCTAATCCTAACAATGCTAATCCTAACAATGCTAATCCTAACAATGCTAATCCTAACAATGCTAATCCTAACAATGCTAATCCTAACAATGCTAATCCNTAACAATGCTAATCCTAACAATGCTAATCCTAACAATGCTAATCCTAACAATGCTAATCCTAACAATGCTAATCCTAACAATGCTAATCCTAACAATGCTAATCCTAACAATGCTAATCCTAACAATGCTAATCCTAACAATGCACAAGGTCAGTCTTCCGGAAGTAGTACAAGTTCTCAATCAGATGATAGTGACAGTGACACCACCTCATCAGCATCAACCGCGTCATTTTCCTTGGATAAACCAGTAAAGCCTGTATTTAACATAATAAATCCTGTGACACAAAAACAGATGACAGATGCCGAGTTGAATAAAATTTTAAAAGCCATGAAAAATCGTATCAAGTTCAAAACCAGACTCGAAACATATAAGGAAACTCATCCTAATCAACGTCAACAGCCTGAATATATCAAGGAATTCACCAGTGCTCTCAATACTAATAATGCATATTTGGCAAGTTTCACTATTGTTCTAGGGGAAATTATAGATTATAATAATTTGTTTGGACAATATAATAAAGATATGGCAAATTATAATAAACAACATTCTATGTATAGAATCAATAGGAAAGAGAAGAAGAACAATGTCCCAAATACAAAAAAAACAGGTCGTAAAGGTGTTTTCGTTCCTAATACAAATCAACGTGCTAATCATACAAACAAAAATGATAATAAGAACGTTGTTGTTCCTAACACAAGCCACCCAGGTCCTAGTACAAACCAACAAGGTCATAAAACAATGCACGATCCAAACCAACAAACATCTAAGCATACTCCTGGTAATACCACAAATCAACAAGGTAACAATCATAATCGTGATAATACAACAACTCAACAAGGTCAACAAACAACTCAACAAGGTCCTAAAACAACCCAAAATGTTAAGCATACTCCTGTTAATACCACAACTCAACAGGTTCCTAAGCATACTCCTGTTAATACCACAACTCAACAAGTTAATACCACAACTCAACAAGTTACTGTCACACATAAACCAGTTATTACTGTTGTTCAAAATCACGACCATACACAACAGGTTCATAAAGCAACTCAACATGTTAATGACCATACACAACAGGTTCATAAAGCAACTCAACATGTTCCTGTCCAAAATCATGATGCTTCTAAACCAGTTCAACATGCTCACGATAAGACTCATGGTGCTAATGATACAACTCAACATGTTCATCAAACAACTCAACAAGGTCACCAAACAACTCAACAAGGTCATCATGATCATAAACATAATCAACATGATCATAAACATAATCAACATGATCAGGGCCAACATGATCATAAACATAATACTCATACTGGTGTCGGTAGTGGATTTACATTCACAAGTGTTCCAAGTAAAAGTTTATTCACACTGAAAAAGACAAAGAAATCCAAGAACAATAATCAATCCAGTATATTCACCTTTAACAATAAGGTCGTACATGATCCGGTGAGTCCGACAGGCCCACCTCCCCCGGACAACGGAGACCCTCTACAAAATACAACACATACGGCTTTTGTGTTTACATCCACGACGCCGGTGACCGACCAAAATAAACAAACCCCATGATACAGTACCATGACGACTATCTAATTTTTTGTGTTTTTATAAAAATTTATTTTTACTACTATTACTATTACTACTATTACTACTATTACTATTACTACTATTACTACTATTACTACTATTACTACTATTACTATTACTACTATTACTATTACTACTATTACTACTGAATTTACTGATTACTACTATTACTACTGAATTTACTGATTACTACTATTACTACTGAATTTACTGATTACTACTATTACTACTGAATTTACTGATTACTACTATTACTACTGAATTTACTGATTACATAGAATTTACTGATTACATAGAATTTACTGATTACATAGAATTTACTGATTACATAGAATTTACTGATTACATAGAATTTACTGATTACATAGAATTTACTGATTACATAGAATTTACTGATTACTACTATTACTACTGAATTTACTGATTACATAGAATTTACTGATTACATAGAATTTACTGATTACATAGAATTTACTGATTACATAGAATTTACTGATTACATAGAATTTACTGATTACATAGAATTTACTGATTACATAGAATTTACTGATTGCATAGAATTTACTGATTACATAGAATTTACTGATTACATAGAATTTACTGATTGCATAGAATTTACTGATTACATAGAATTTACTGATTACATAGAATTTACTGATTACATAGAATTTACTGATTACATAGAATTTACTGATTACATAGAATTTACTGATTACATAGGAATGACCTTGATGATTTTCCTGACCCTGATGTCCGAGCAGACATTCTCAAACAGATCCCAGTGACAAACCCTTGGAAGTGTGATGGTCGCCTTGAACACCATTATGGCTCCGTTCACGTACGAGGTATGATGGAGATACCTGGCAAGATACGGGTATGGACAGAAACCTGGGTTCTCACTTGTCATCTCGGTCCTGAGGGACATGAAATCTCCGGTCATTGTCTTCTCTGGATAATCAGGAGCCCATGAAACGCACTTGTGATGACTGTCTATCAACATCAACACGTCCATGGTGATCGGCTTATTGTGATGTTTTCTCGGGAGAGCCCTCCCGACAACACTCGCTGCCTTTCCAAATCCGTTCCCGAGACTCGCGTAGTGTTCGAATCCGTTTTCCTGAAGGTGAATCATGAGCTTCCTTGCACCCAGATAATCTATTTGGTTTCCCAGGTTAGAGAGATCTGTGAATGGTTTGTTGACAGTGCAGGTAACTTCCATTTCATTGTTGTGTCCAATTATCTTCCTCTGTCTTATCGGATCGTCCATGTCTGCATCCCTGGAACACCATCCCGACAACATGCTCATGTGTTTGTGAGCCACAGTGCAGTCGCCGATTTTCTTTATCCATGCGTTGAAATCTGTCAGAGCCTTCCTTGGGGTCTTGATCATGAGCCTACCTACGTCCGGAGATTTTATCAGAAGCTTTGTCCACTCCAACTTGGTGAATGACAAAAGAGATGCCATCTGGGCAATGTCTTTGTTCATCATAGACCAATTTCCCTCGTTCAATTTCACTCCATGAATCGCAAGAACGTTCTCCCTGAGCATGTCCAGTAGAAGATTCATATGATCCATTCCTCCCTCTGTGATCACGTAAGAACGTCTGATGTGTCCGATGATGTTCTTGTGACACACACTGATCACCTTTTTCTTTTTCATGTCAAAGGTCCAGATCACACAAAGCAGAGGCTTCGGCTTCGGAGACACCATGAGATTCACTGCTTGTACCAGACAAGGAACGAGTGTGTGCATGTACATCTCATTGTAACATGGATGGAAAGTGCCAGGTAGAATGTTGTCTGGTAAGTTACAATCAGAAATCCCTCCGGGTCCCAGGACCCCTGTTCCAGAAAGGCCTCCTAACTTACCCATGTGTTTTACCATCAGAGGAACAGGTGTTGTGACTCCACAGATCAAGGTGGCAGTGTCTACGTTATCGATGATAGCCACACAATCCTCTTTGATTTTTGTGTTCTCTTTGTCCAATGTCTCAAACTCAATGTCTGGTAAGTACTCAAAGTCCATTGCCTTGTATATCGGGTCTTCGATGTCCATGTCCATCAACAACGTTTTATTCGGTCTACTGAAATCATCGTTGGTCCCCCTGACAAAGTACTCCAACTGTTCCATCATCCAGACAGACATCATCTTCCCTGTTTTAGCAGGAACCCTGATGATTCCGTCCTCCCCCAGAATAGGATGACGCTTGAAATTGAGCTCCTTACATTTGTGTGTTTGTATGTAAGGAGCCACATTTCTAGCACGAAACGGAGGTACGTATTTTGCAACAGGATCAACACGCCTCTTCTTCGTTACCACTGTGTACTCTCCACCTGAAGCCATGATTAATATATTAACTCTTTTTTGACCCTCTGTTATGATAACAATAGCGCCCACATAATTAGTCTTTATTTTTCAGAAAAGAAAAAAAACTAATAATTCACAATAGGTTTGGGCGATGGATGAATATTACATTTCAAAATTTGACTTTGTCAACGAGGTCACCAAGGCATTGATAGAATGGTCTTACGTGGATGACATAGCCAGTACCATGAAACGACTGACACCGTTTCCGTACATGTACGGAAACATAAGATTTCAGATGTTCTGGTCTTGTATTTTTGAATATTTGAAATACGCAACATGGACATTTCCTGTTGTCCTGACCAGAGACGACTTACCAGAATTCATACAAAGGGCAAAAAATGAAAACCATAAAATATCTAAAATAGCAGACCTGATAGAACAGACCTACGAAGATGAAAATGTGTCTCTGGTAGGGGTCATCTTGTTATCAAAAGGAATCAAGGTGTTTGTCCTAGGGGAGTATCCGATGTTCATCAAAACATCGGATACATTCGGGAACACTGCGTATAACATGATAATCAAAGAAAGACTCATAAGAAGTTCTTTCCAGGAAATCAAGGACAAGACCTTGACACTAGGACCCGAATCTCGTGGAGACTGTCAGATACCTTTACGTATGTGTACCAAAAATCACAAAACAGTGTGGAAACTCATGTATTCAACATTGTTGCCTTCTTTTGTTGACCTAGAAAATGACGATTGGTACGAATCACATCGAACATGGAATCGGGAGTATTTCAATAATTTAAGAATATGGTTTCATGAACTGAAAAAAGCCAAGTGTTGTGCCATTGATAAAATGATAATGGTCTGTCCACCGACCTATGACAAAATCATAATATGTGACAAGATCAGGAAAGTCAGGAAAAGACGTCAGGTCCATGACGACGTCATAAAAAGACAATGTGTGGCAATGATGACAAATGATTCATCGGTCGCAGAGTGGAGCAACATAAAAGTAATTTGTAAGAAATCAGAAGACCCCGGGGTTCCCACAGATCACATCACAGAACTGTTCAATGAACAAGACCCACCAGAGAAGTTTGATCTGTGGTTACAACATGTCGGGAAAAGAAATTTTCTCAAACACTACGAAACCACTGATTCTTATATATTGGGTTTTGCTCAAACATCAGAAGACATTCCGGTTACTGGATTTACAGTGTCTGATAATGTTTTGAAATTTAATTCAGGTTGTTTTTCAATTGACTTTTTACCATAAATGGATTATTTTATTTCTAAAATACACAAAGTAGAACCTGGTGTTTCTTTTTCAAAAATATCAGAATCTCCTATTTCTGCATGTACTTTTTTTTTCTCTGATATTATCAGACCTGTTTTTCACAACACCATATTTGAGTCGGAAACCGACAAGATATGGAAAGTCCTTGAACGGGATCTGACAATCCTGGAAAGTGAGTATTGGTTCACGTCCAGATTTCATATCTTGGTAGACAAATTAATTTCTAAAGGATTTGTGTTACATGATTTATGGACACCGTGGACCGAATGGTTGTTGGAAAAACCATTACAGCCCCCGATGTATCCTAACGGATTTGTTTTAAAATGTACCACTGAAAATGTACCTGAAGAAATTTCAAAAATATTCGAATCACTCGGATTTGTAATAAACAAAAACATCATGTCAAAAACAAACCAAGTAGTGTACGGGCAATCAAACGGAACTGTTCCTACCGATTCCATTTCATACCCATGGCCATTTAATCCTTCACATACAATAACTCATTTGTTTTACGGATCCAGACAATCAAGTAAAAACTTCACAGGAGTAGGTTACAGTATACTTTGTAAAAATGGCAACAACGAATCAAAAATTAAAACATTGAGTAAACATCACATGACCGTCAAATTAGGTCCGGTAAATTTTAACAAGACAACATACGAGGGATCAGGAAATATCATAAACGGAAGTAAATTAGGCAACGCCGAGATGTACATGTTAATAAAAGAAAAAGTGGAAAAAACTTCTTTATGGAAACATGTTGTCTGGATGAGTATTTTTGACTTGCCAGACAATGTCAACATATCATCCGAAAATAAAGGAAATTGTATTTTAATTAAAGAAATTAATAACGGTCCTTTGGCTGTGACAGTGATTTTAAAAAACGAACTTTCATTCGTGAATCGTATTCTGAACACTCCTTGTGTTTGGAAAAAAGAAAATATATTATACAAAAAGAAAATAACCGTTAAATTAGAAAGTGACGATATTTCCGTACCCGAGTTCAATCCTAAACTATCTAGTACGGTTAAACGATCCGGACTCTTGTACGAAACAGGTAATCCTTACATAATAAACTGTGACACTATTTTGTGAAAATGGACATGAACAACGCTCATCTCAAGTACAAATGTCTTTTGTCTTCTTGTAATAATTATCATATCAAGGAGAATTCACATTCGGCAGGATGTGAGACATGTCAGAAGGTTCCTGACCAACCCAAGTCATGTCATAAACACAGGGTCGTTGTCTGTGATAAAAATGAAATGCCTTATTCTGTGACACATAATTTTTCCCAGAGTAATAAAAACGGGACTCTTTATTGGGCCCGAGATAATTATGTCACTGTCACACTAAGTGACGGTTCCAGTAAAAATGTAAATGATTTCATTATCCAGGCCAAACTCTCTGTCAGTGAGAAGCCAAAGTTTGGGTCTGTTGAATCACAGTTTGAACTTCAAGGTAGAATCAAGATTCTTGAATGTAACCCTTTGTTGGTGGCATACATAAATAAATATAATAATCATAAGCATCTCAATGTACTCGGAGTTGATTCGGATGTCATGTGGGACAATACCTTATCTTTGGACAAGGTATTTTATTGTAAGGACAGTTACATGAAGGACGCTGTTCTTTATGTAGGAAATGGAGTCGGTTCCAAGAAGGTTAAATTTCTTCAGGATTATCTGATGTGTGGAAAAGGTAAGAACACGTCTAACGGAAGATGTAAGAAATTCAGGGAAATGAAAAACGTTACTTGTCAGATGTCTATCAGTCCTGTGCTATTGAGTATAGGTAAGACAAAGGTACCAGACACCAGTCCTCAGTACGTCAAGAAGGCATGTGAGGTAAGTTGTTCCAAGATTCATTTCGGTGTTAATTGGATCAGGTGTAGTGACAGTGTGACCACAAAAACCATTGATGAAAACGGTGAGGAGATCACAGTTGAGACCCCATCTCTTATGCTTGAAGATTCAAGTAATGATTCTGATTCTGACATGAAGCCAGATTCTTCTAAAATGATCAGAGGTATTCCGAAGGTAAAGGGAAAGACTGCTGCCGATAAACTTCTTTCTTATGATTCAGGTAAGGAGGATTCGGATGAAGAAGTAAACGAGGAGTCTGAGGAGGAGGTGGTGGTCAAGAAGAAGCCTTCTAAGAAGGCCAGTAAAACCGTCAAGAAGTCAAAGAAGCCTGTGATAGTGGTAGAATCTGAGGCTAGTTCCACAGAGGAAGATCAAGACATCTACGACGACGAGGATGATGACGACGAGGATTTGAAGAAACCTTCTAAGGTTTCTTCGGTCTGGGCCACTGTTCCCAAGAAGACCAAGAAGAAGACCAAGAAGTAAAAAATATTTTTTTATAAATGAAAGATCGAACCGGTACCGAAAAATTTTTGAATGCTTTATACATCATGATGATCCAGGTAGGTGAAGACGACGTAGATTTCATGATGGAATGTTATCATAAAATAGTGGAAACTTTGGCCGCTGATAAAAAAGAAAAAATATCTTAATTTTTATAAAAAATAAACTGTTGTTACATTAATAAAATCAACATAACATAAAAAAGGTTAATTAATATTGTTTGTGATATTAATAAGCCGAAAATACCAAATCAACCAAGAAATAGAAAAATTATATTTAAGTTAATAAAAGCCCAATAAAATAAAAAGTATATAAAATTATATCATAAAACATACAAACAGAACCAAAATGTCTTCCAAGAACTTCTCTCGTGTTCCAGTAATGAGTGAGGATGAGGATGAGGAGGTTCTGGTATCTTCCAGAGTTGAGTCAAGTGATTCAAGTGACGACGAGGTCGAGACCGAGGAGGTCGTGACCGAGACTGTTGTTGAGCCTCCTCCTACCAGATCAGTTTCAAAGTCTCGTGCATCAAAGGATCAGTCCAAGCTTTCTACCAACGACAGGCGACTTATTCAGAAGCAGGTCACTGTTCTCACAAAGAGTTACATGAGTGACATGCACAGACGATTCGATGAGCTTGTCTCAGATATCAACAGTGGAATTCTCAATATCAACAAGGCAGTTGTCAAGCCCAAGACTTCCAAGAAGCTTCCTGCTGTCGTACACAGGCTTGATAACATTCACCGCAAGTTCATTGACAAGTATCTGTCATCGTACGAGAAGACAGAGATCTCCGGAAAGGATCTTATCTCTACTCTTCAGATCTATGCTTTCACAAATGACGTGGTCACAAGAAGTGCTTCCAATTACGAGGCACTTAACTTCTCATCCACAGAGGTCAAGATCCTGAGTAAGCTCAGTGACAACACACATCCTCTGAACATTTTCAAGAGTGATTCCAAGACTCTTGTCACTAAGTTGGTCAAGCCTCTGACAGTGTTCTCATATGATAATGTTGATTACAGTATCGACGAGTCTCTTTGGGATAACCTGATCAAGAACAAGAAGATTTCCAACGGAAGTCAGTTTGATGACAGGTCTCTGAACATCTGTCCCACTGCTCTAGGTACAAGACTGAAGGAGTGTTTCAAGAAGAGTCCTTCATTCTCAGGAAAGCTTGTCACAGAGGAGTCGTTCAACAACTACATCGCTCAGGTGACAATGCGTTCGACCGACTTGTACTTCCCTGTTGCACTTGCAAACAAGAAGATTCTGAAGTACCTACAGGTTCCTTATGTAAATGTTGAATCTATCCTGTACACAAAGCATTCTCTCCTGACAGCTGCTTTCAACTCAAAGATCAACCCTGATACAAAGAGATTTGATGAGCAGACAGAGAGAGAACTTTCAGATGTATTTGTAACTATTGAGCTCAGTAAGATCAAGGTGGATGAGCTTGTAAACAGATGTAGTTACTCTGTAGAGGAGTAATTTTTTTTGATTTAAATGTCTGAAACAACTTTTGTTGTAAATAATATTTTTATATATTCTGAAGATAAACAAATAGATAGACTTATCACTTCTAAACCTAACACGGATCTGTCTTTTATTTCCAAGATCGTTTCTTTTTTAAGTGGATTTATTGACGTCAACGAATCATGCATTGACATTTGTATTTCCACCAATAATTATGTAAAAAAATTTAAAATACAAAATGGTTGTATTCTGGAAAGTAACGGCCTCGGAACATTGGACAAGGTAATACAACATATCTCTGACATAAACCTGACATGTAAAACCATGAAAAAATACAAAGGGATAATCATCACAAATCCAAAGGGTAGAAATATCATAAAAATGAATGAAGGATTTAAACTTTATCTTCAGTGTCCTGATTAACTTTTTCCATGAATGATCTCATGTTGTCATTGTATTCTGAAATGAATTGATCCAGGTCTTCGTCTGACGAAAATTCTTCGGCGTCGTCATGCTTGATATTTGGTAATTTAATAAATGTTATCAATCTATTAAAATTCGGTTGGTCCGTGTAATTAAGTTCTAGTCGTTTGGACATGTATCGTCTGACTCGCGGTCTGGTGTAAATTGTTTCTTCGTCCCACACAGACACAGACGGATCATTTGCTGTTCTGAATCCGAAAACGCACATGAAATTATGATGTGGGTACAACCATGAAATGAACATCCACATTCCAGAGTTGTACATTTTCAACAGTTGTGTGGTAGGTTCTTTTCCTGTGAACGAATCATTCAGAGATTCAATCATCTGTAGTGTGGTGTCACCTGGATTACCTGAACATACATATTTAAACGCATCAGGTAGTACATCATGATCTTTATCAATTGATTTAAATTTGTTCTGTAATAACTTTTGCATTTTTTTAACAGAATCATCATTCCATACTGATTCAATGTCATCTGTGTCTTGATCCATTTGTTCACACCATAAATAACATTTTTTAACTTTGACTGTATTGTCCATAGTTATTTTAAATGAACACTTCTGTATGGGGACACGGTTATTGGTTAGTTATTTTCAGTGTTATATTTATTTTCAAGAGTAATTTAGCTGTTTTAAAAAAGCTCACATGGCTAATAGTGTCTGGTCTTCCATGTGAAGAGTGTAGGGAACATGCTAAATTAAACATAACAAAAAATAACATCATGTCCTCAGAAGACTGGAATGTGATTTTATTATTCTATGCATCCCTGTACAATACATTCAAGACAGACCGACCAGACCAGACCATAGACATTGAAAAACTTAAAATTGAATTAAATATTAATAATTAAAACTGTTCACGTAAAAATGTCCAGGGCTTCGGAATTAGAATTATGGGAAAAAATGCATTTTAAAAAAAAACTGAAACCGACATTGACCACTCCGGAAAATTTACCGGAACAAGACAAGGTTTGTATAACTTTTTTAAATTGGAATATCATCAGGGACGGATGGGGAAAACCATCATATATGGCCGGTAAGTCAAGAACACAAAGTGGGGAAATAATATGGTTCAAGACATTTTTACCATGTTGTTATCTCATGTACACGTCAGACGCCGACGAATTAGAAGGAACGTATGAACAGAGATTTGACATAGGACAATTTACCATATTAGATAACACGTACGCAAAAGGAATAAACTGTGCGTTTAATTTTAAAAAAAAAAATACCAACAAAGAACTTTCATTACTGGTTTGTACAAAGCCAAACATAAATCTTCATTGCCTCACGGAAAAGAGTTACACCGGTCTACAATGGTTTTTTGTATTTAACAAGATCAACCCGGCAGGTTCGTATTCGTTCAATAAATCAGATCCCAGGATCAGAGAGGAGTCGCCAAATGTATGGAAATCTGATTTGATGGATTTTCCGTTCGAACCCATTCCTTATTTCTGTCCACCCCTGATGATCCTGAGCTTTGATCTTGAGTGTTATACCGTAGGACAATTTTCTCCACAAACTCAACCTATCACACACTGTGCCATCACATTAGACAAAATAACAAAAAGTAGAAAGTTTTGTCTTGTTGACACCAAGTCGATTCCGGACTGGAGTAATAAAATAAAACTCAGATCAGACTCTGTCTGGTGTAATGATCAGTCCGAGTTTTATTCAGTGTATAAAAAAAAGCCCGACATAAAATATTTCTACATGGTAGAAAAACAGTTGTTGTTGGTCATCAAAGGGTTTCTGGAAAGTGATCAGATAGATTATGTACTTACGTACAACGGACATTGTATGGACATCCCGTACGTTAACAAAAGATTAGAGGTGTACGGTATACCTCTGATCCATACAAAGATACCGAGTACAGACACAGAGACTCCTTTGGTTTTTAAAAAATCAAAATCATCTAACCTCCTCAGTACAGAAAGATGTGACATATATTCTGCCAACGGGACATTGTTTTTTGACCTACATAACTTTGTCAAGAAAGAAGAGATCGGTCTGAACTCGTACAGTCTTGAAGCCCTGTCAAAAAAAAACTTTAACGGTTACGGGACCTTGGTAAAAAAAGGAACCGATCATTGGACATGGGAATTCAGAAGTACAAAAAACAAAAGTCTTTATTTCTTGACAAAACTTTTGGAAAGTGCCGGCTTCATAAATTTGGACAATTATTGTTTACCGATATGTAACAAGGTAATAACTGAAACTGTGTTGTCTTTTCAGACTCCTTATTTGCCATTACACATAAACTTGGAAACAGAACAATATTTCGAATTTGGAAAAGACGACGTCGAGATTGACAAGATTTATATTAATTATAACATGAAGATAGCAGAAGAAATAGCACCGTACTGTCAACACGATTCTAATCTGTGTCTGTTTCTCTGGGAAAAATACAACATCAAGTATAAAATAAACGCCGCGTCGTTCTTGTATAAATTATCACAAGACAAAGTATTATTTTGGTATGCCACGACAACATCGAAAGGTCCCATATTGGAATATTACATGAAATCAAAAAAACTTTATCTGGAAAGGTGTGTTGTTCAAAAGACAAAATATCAAGGAGCCACTGTGTTCGAACCAGATGAAAAAATCATCAGTGCACCTGTGTTGGTTTTTGATTACAACAGTCTTTATCCGAACAGTTGTATATTTGGAAACTTGTCACCGGAAACTTTGGTATGTCATGTGTACATAACCGACTCGGTCAAACTCATTTGGTGTATGAAGAAACTTAAGGAAATTTACACATGGCCCGATTACATAGTAGTGAATTGTGGAAGTGTGACCGGTAAATACATCAGTGAGATACTCGTCTATGATCGGAGAGAGATCGGGATCATTCCGTCGTTGTTAAAGGAGTTTATTTCCTTACGTAAAGATTACAAAAAGAAAATGAAAACATGTCCGGATGATTATTTCCTTTATGACAACCTACAGTTGGTCACCAAACTTTCCGCGAATAGTATTTATGGATTATTAGGCACCAATGAATTCGTACTTAAATCCATTCACAGTGCCAAAGCATGTACAAGTATAGGAAGAGACATGTTACAATATCTGGATGATGTTTTCAAATCATCAGAATTCAAAGAAGATGGATTGTATCTGACCAATCCTATAATGCAAATCTGGAAAAATGAACCACTTAAACGGTTTTACCCGAGTCAGACAAAACTCACTCAATGTAAAATAAAAAGAGTTTACGGTGACACAGACAGTATTTTCACCAAATTACTTTTTGACACCACAGGAAATGTTCTTACAATGGCAAGTAAAATAGGAAAGTTTTTCGAAGATACCATCAACAAAGAAATCTTGTTTGATCAGTTCGTGGTCGAGTTCGAATACATACTGATAAACGTCATCATGTTTTCTAAAAAAAAATACTACGGAGAGAAATATAATTCAGACTACAAAGAAAATGATCAACCAGAGATTTCAGGAAAGGGATATAAAAAAAGAGACATGTGTGACTATTATCTGGATCTGTCCAAACAAGTCGACATAAAAATAAAAACGCTGATAAAACAAAACCCTGACGTCAATGTCCTGAGAAGACATGTCGTTCAGTTTCTTCTTGCAGAATTCAAAGCTCTGTTGACCGGGAAAGAAACAAAGGTGGAAAATAATAAATTTTACTTTACCAGAAGATACGGAGCAGACACAGAAAAGGGAGAAAATCCCAATAGTAAACTTATCAAAGAATGGAATAAATCAAATCCGAACAAGACAGTCATGATCGGAGAAAGATATTATTACACGTACGTGTGTGATCGTGAACTAAACTGGCAAACAAATGTAAAAAATAAACGCATGTACGAATATATTCTAGAAAATTCACAAGAAAAAATTCCTTCTAACATGAGGATATTTTATGAAATCATTTTATCAAGGGTCTGCGATCGGGTTTTTAAATCGTTTGATTCTGATCAGGCATTCATAAAAGGATTCTCTTCCAAGTTGTTCGGAACAAAATCAAAATTATACAACATGGCCCAGGTGGAAAATTGGTCTGATTCCACAATGGAGATTCTTCTAAATAACTGATTGAATCCATTTAGAATAATCATCGTCGACGTCTGACTTTCCATAAAAAATATATGACCACACAGACTGCGGCATACCAAGCGCCTTTGCAATGTCCATTAACGTACTGAGTTTATGAAACTCCATCTGATAATTTACTTTCCACGGAAATAAATGTGTGACTATTTTTTTAAATGTTGAATAAGGAACCGCGTCTATCCTGAAACAGGGATAAATAACAGTGTACCAAATGATGTCTTCCTGAATTATTGTCCACTCGGTGTCGTCCATAGAGGCCTGAATAAACTTCGGACTATGGCCTAGATCAATAAAATTAAAATTTCCTCGGGTGACCAGATCATTCCAGTACGGGAACATTCTAAGAAAAATCCATGTGACAAATTCCTTCCATGGAAGTTCTGACATTTTCATGTTGAGAACAAATTGTCCTTCTGCTGTATGTCTGTCATAACCGAACAAAGTACTCAGTGTGAAGAATTTTTTCAAAAGACCCAGGGTGATTTTTTCACCGTTTGTGAAATCCATGAATCCCAGAGATCCTATTTTTAATTCTATTCCGGATCCCATTCCGAAGTTGTATGAATGAACGGTCGAGATGTCCATACCTAATGTGTTACTATGAAATTCATCCGATATGTACGGGGTCGGTTTGATAGGTGTGGTCAATGGATATAAACTATTTGCAGAAACTTTGATGACAGGGTTTGTGTTGATGAAGGTACTGATTCTGTTATAATATTCTATGTTGGCTTCAGGAAAACTAAGACTTTTAAAATCTAGTGTTTTAGGAGCCATGACAGCACCTACGTGTACCAGACTGTCTTTCCATAATTGATGGAAATTAGCCAGGTACTTGTCGGCCTTTGTCTTTCCGTTCGGAGTTTTCTTGATTGTCTTGAACGCGTCCGGTGTCAAAAAAGTATCATACAATTCTTTGGTCGTGGTAATAACTTGAGGAACAGGTTTGAGTGCAGGTCTGCCTGGGCCGGGTACTCCTCCTGGTACTCCTCCTGGTACTCCTCCTGGTACTACTCCTGGTACTCCTCCTGGAGGTGGTGGAGGTGGTGGAGGGATCGGATTCACCACAGCTGCCATTTACAAGTTTAAGATTTCTTTAATTGTCTCACTTTCTTTATCTTTTATATTAAGTTTATCCAATACGGTTTTTGTAATTTTAATGTTATTCATGAAAAATTGTCTGAATTGTTTCATGAATACAAAATTTTTTTGCTGAACACACAACATGATCACTGATTGAATATTATTAATTTTATTATTACAGACATCGGTAAGGGTTCCTGTGTAATGTTTTATGTTGTATTTTAATTCATATAAAAATTTAATCAGATCGGTTTCATCATGTAGTTGTACTCCGACATTTTCAAACATGGTTGTTATTTCATAGACAATCATTGATTTATCAATCAATATACCCGGACACGACTTTAAAATGATTTCCAAATTATTAGGGAATTCAACGAATCCGTCATGATGAATCAATCTGACAGTTTCTGTTTTTTCATGGAAAATATGCCAGGCGTTGTATTCTTTGATCCAGGACTCTAATAATTCTGGTTTGTGTTCTTTCTGAATATGTGTCAATATCAGAGAAATGTCAATTGTCCATGGATTGTACGACAGTAGTTTACTCATGTTTTTTTTACTCAAGAATGGTAATTGACCTTGGATCACCTTTGTCACGAGTTGTGTTTTTGAATTTAAATTATTAGCGGTATTAAAACTTTGTGGATTTACAGAAAGAAGCACATTTGCAAGATTATCACAAAAAACCTTTTGATCATACATGTTATTATCCAGAAGAAATTTCAACTCGTTTTGTGATTTGAAAAAATCCAAATGAGTTATGATCTCTTCGACTGTTTTTTTAATTCGAGGATCCAATTTTTCCAATTTACTGTACAACCCAATTTCCCAACCTGACAACGCGGTCATTATAAAATCTTTCAGTCCGGGATTTTTTGTGGTACTCCAGAAAAATTTAAGCATGTTGTCTGTGACCACTCCTTTATTGACATAATGATCTATGATACTTACTACCGCATCATCAAAAGAAGCAACATTTCCCAGGTAAGTTGTTTTGAATAGTTTTTTATTCTTTATACCTTGATAGAAATTCACATGATCCAAACTAGAATCCTGTAGCATATCAGACATAGGTGTGAATATAACAGGAATAGACATGTTGTCATGAAATATTTCAAACAAATCATCATCGGTGTTGTAATAAGTTTTGTATTTTTTCTGTGTGTTGTACAACCAAATCATTTTCATGCATGTTTCTCTTTCTGGACATTTCTTCAACTCTGTCGAATCAATGTAAGTTTCTATGACATTATCTGATGTAGGAACAGTAGGATTCAACAGAGGATTCTGGCTTATGTCCACGTACACCGGTAAAACAGAGTTAACAAGAGGCCAGGCCCTGATTATGTTATTATGATTCTCTATGATGTTGTTGATCTTACCGTCTAATAATCTTACAAATTTAATAAGATAATCAGGGAACTCGTTCCATGCAGAATAAAATTTTACTCCCGGATTCAAAAAATGTTTGATTATTGTTTTGAATGTTTCGGTGTTTTTATAAAAATGTGAAAGTAGGATAAGATGATTTTCTGTTGCTGTGTCACCGACCATAAACCCCTGTCCTATTTTTGATAGAATAGTTTTAAGATTTAATATATGTTCGATGTTAATATCTGTAAAATCATTTGTGATGAGTAGTTCATTAAAAAATTCTGTTTCATTCATTTAGTAATAATAGAAAAAGTATTATTAAAAAATAAATATTACGGTCATATATAAAAGTAATGTCTAACCATAGAGATCTTGTGAAAAAATATAGTCAAATTCGTGTGGATAATAGATTACCATCATGTGATAAAATTCCTAACTGGGAATGGTTCGTTGACAGTAATGATAACATAACAGGAGTGACAGATCAGGACGGATTAGATTGGTTCAGACTTGTTAAAATTATCGGACCGAGAAACACTATAGAAAATGTAAATAACGTGTATTGGGTAGACGTGTCAGAGTACGGAGAGATTTTACTGTCTAGAATTGTCAGGGATAATAATGTGTATTTCAACGACGGGAACGGATGGTTTTATAACGGAGCAGATTTTGTGACTCTTCCGTTGAGATGGAAGAACGGAAGATTTATGTATCACCCGGCCTTACATATTCCGAAGATCGAACAAACATATTACACAGACCCCAGGTGTCTTACAGACATATCCAGAAAACATAAGCCTATTAATTGCCCGTCTAAACATGCGTCTTTGTGTTATCATAGAGACACCACATTAGACAATTCAAATGATACCGATTTCGTTTATGATTCTCCTAATAGTTTGTTTTCATCCAAGACAAATAAAAATAAGAAAAAATCAGAAACAAGTATTTATGTACCCATGAATAAAAAGACACAGGACATACCGTTCTATGATATTGTACTTCCTTCTCTACCTGGTCCTCCGTTGGTTCCACGTCATATGATTCCTGTTCCTCCTATTCCTGAAAAGTATCAACCCGGTCGTAGCAGACATATCCCACCTGTCCCTGCCCCACCTATTCCACCAGAGTCTCCACCACCACCTCTTCCACGTGCTTGTAGTCTACTTGCCTTACATGGTATTGTCAGACGTGAACAACCTGATGAAGATCTGAACTACGATGATCCTTATGACATTGTCACCCTAGATCCACATGCAATCCGGGCCCGGGTCTCTCTACCTCCTGGTAATTTCCACATGCCTGTTCTGTCCACCTCTGTTAAAAAATACCCATTATTCAAACCTACTGTTTTGAAAAGTTGTATGAAAATAAGTCTGGTCGAATCAGAAGACAAAGGTGTCTCTGTAGACAACGAACCTACGTTTGACCCAGAGACCGGTCTCAAGCACGTACATGATGTAAATAAATATGTTCCACCTCCGTCGTCTTTCAGAGACGCCATTCAGAAAAAACGTGATGCTTTTAAAATCTTGAAGTGTAAACATCCTGATGAAGTCGAAGCGTACGTCACACATAAAATATATCAACATAATTATGTGTATGAAGGATGGCATCTCTCTACAACCGAACAATTTTAAATAGTTAAATTATTTAATTTAACTATTTCATGTGATTTGAATAGTTTGTCAGATACTAAATAAAAAAATGAACAACAATTATCTTACGAAATGTGAATATTTCAGGGATGTTATTTTTGAAAATAAAAAAACAAAAAATTTTTCTTTACACAACTGGCCTGATGAATTAGCAGATTTTTATAAAAAACTTCAGACCAACACCTTGATCAACAATGACATCGAGGAAGCTTTCACTGATGTTTTCAAGGAGAGTTTTATCAACAGGATAGACGAGTTAGAATTTGAACCTTCTATATTTCCTGACCCGATCATCCCGAATAAAAAAACAAACTCTGTCCAAGATCTGATCATTCTGGATGATAACATAGAAACTGATTTCATGTCGTTCATGAAAGAAGCCAGACATACCATGACAGAATGTCATGTGACCACTGATTTTTCTAACAACACGTTCATCCCTTATGAATTGGAATATGAATTGACAGACGATTTCGATGACAACACAGAGACCATAAAAAAGCTCTTGACCGAAGCCGTAGAAAAATACGGACTGACAAGACTCGGTAAGTTGGTCAAAGACCCTTTGTGTAACAATACGGTTGTACCACCTCCACCACCTCCACCACCTCTCCCTCCTATTATTTCTCAAGAAGAATCTGATATTATTTCTCTACATGATCAAATAAAAAAGAATAAACAATTTATAAAAAGACTAAACCCTGTACAAGAAAGTGCCCAGACCAAAATAAACGACGAACTGAAAAAATTGTTCGACACATCTCGTGGTGCAAAAACAACTGTGTTTTCTATTAGACATATATTAAATGGAATATAACACCACTGTCGTGGATTACATTGCTTTGATAGATTCGGCATTGAATAAATTTCCGGAGATCAAAGCAAAATTAAATAAACCCGAAGATATTGAAAAACTATCTGATTGGCTTAAATCTTCTGTGGAAAAAAATGCCGTTTTGAAATTTTCTGAAACCAAGCAGGTCTTGGAAAGAACCAAATTTTCCAACACCATAGACACCGGACTTAATCTTGTCCTCAGTGTAAAAACAAAATCTGCGTTCCTGACCGAACCCATTTATGATCAGAGTATGAAAATGGATAAATACAGTCAGAGTATTTTAGAATACAAGAATCAAGAAAAAGAAGAGTGGCAATATCTTATGTACGCGTTCAAATGTATACTGTTGTCCATCGAGTACGACGAAAATAAGCTGGATCTGGAAGATGATTACTCTTCATATTTTGGAACAGAAGAACCTACCATTATTGCTGCGTGTCCACGATGTAAAAAAACAGACGTGGACATCAGACTAATGCAGATCAGATCCATAGACGAAGCAGCCACAATCAAGTACGTATGTAATTCATGTGAGCATAGTTTTAATCCACCTAGTTTCAATAAAGTCAGATCTATTATTAAAACTTGATTTTTTATTTTTAAAAGTATCGCTACTTCTAATAATTAAATATGAAAAAAATTACAGCAGCAGACCCGTATTTACATTTACAGACCACTCCGGTCATGTCAAATAAAATACAAACATTGACTAATTTTAACGTCGGATGGATAACAGAAAAGATCATTACGTTACATCACAACAGAGTAATACCAGCATACAGAAAAGCTGCCGTTACCATCAAAGATAATAAAAAAAGCATGGAAGAACTACGTGACACGTTCACAAAAGAATTGGAATATCTCATTACTCCCCATGACACTATAGATCCAAAGTTTCAAGAGTTGTATTCCAATCATGGAAAACTAGCACATAGAAAACATAATCTTCAGACATGGATATCTCAATTGAAAACACACATGGAACCTCCTCATATTTTGACCGACGACCAGGTCAGAGAAAATGTCGAGAACTTTTTCATATGTCCTAGACCCGACCCAAGTACTGATCGGAAAAATAACGTGTTTGCAATAATTGATTTCAAACACACTTTATGTAAACAGTTAAAATGGATCGTGGACAACACAGCAAAACTACCGGATCTACATATTAAAAATAAAGTAATCCCGTCTGAACAGACATCTTTCATAATGACAAAAGTAAAAAAATTCATGTCAGAACAAGGTGAGTCTCATGTTCAGGTAAAACCATTTGAATGGATATCCGTGTTCATGCGAGACATAAGTTTATGTATAATGGCAGTGGACAAACATTCTGTGGCACATGGTTCGTTCTTGGCCGGGTTACTAAATGAAAAATGTAAATACGGAGACGTTGATTTTTACAGCCCGGTCGGTGGGTTGTTGTTGAGCTCTTTGTCGGTCATTGCGTATCTTGTAGGTCTGGGGGATTTTAATATTTTGGCCGTGCCTTTTATTAAAAATTACATAACCATGAAAGATCAATATAATCTAGGTGTGTTTGATTGTTGTGTGTACACCACATCTTTTTTAGCAAATATACCGACCCAGTCAATCGGTAATTTCAGAACAGTAGATTCGGTAATTACCTTGATCAACATGTTCAGGAGTTCAGGAGTGAAAGATCGTAGACATAAAACATATGAACAATCAGAAAAGGTCGTTGTCAACGGATCGGTTCTTCTGGAACATGTCATCCAGAAACATTCCATCGATTTAAAAAATATACACAAGACAAGAAATCAAGTCATGGACGTCTTACAAAAAAGAATCATAAAAGAAAACACGGTCGGGAATGTCGTGTTTGACATTTCAAAAATATGTCCGGGCTTCAACACTTTCACGGTCATGTTCGGACCAGGGATTCAGTTCGTGGAAACATGTATGAAAAAGAACGGTGAATTCAGTAAAACATTCAACAGTATTCTTGATGAAATGTGGTTTGAATCATCGGACGGACACGTGTACGGAACTCATTATTCACTGGAAACAGAAGTCAAAGATGATAAAATCACTGTCAGAACTTGTCTGGTCGCCCTGTGGAGTCTTTGTATATACATGTTTTTACATGGGAGGACAGTCTGCTGGAATAATTTATTTATATTTTGTCTGAGTCTGACAATCTCTGATTATGATTGGGACGTAGACAACATCAGTTTACTTCCTAGATCAAAAAAATCAGGGCATCATTCCGGTTGGTCATTAAAATCAAAAACATTTTATTGTTACGTCGGGAAAGATTTAAACGATCCGTCTTGTCCATTCATAAAAAAAGAAAATTTCATAATGACAGAATAAAAAAATCAATCGTCTGCGTTAATGGTAGAAAGGAAGCTTGTCATGGCACTCTTGTGAAGAGCTCTCTTGGACTTGACACTCATGTCTCCGGCTCCCAATCCTGTCCTTTGTCCGTAAGGAGTAAAAGAAGAAGATGGCTGATGGGTCAGTACGTCTACCTGTCTGGTAAGGGGTAGTTGAAATGAGCTCTTGGTGTTGATCAGAGGATCTGTGTCGTAATTGAAATCTTCCTGAAGATAATTAGAAGGCAACGGAAGAGATTTGGGTGAGTCAAAAACCATGTCCTTTACTCTGACAATAGGATTGAATTCTACCCATGCCTGTTGATTATCTGGGACGACCCGAATCTCACTGAGATAAGCACACTCGGTCACTTGCATCTCTGCACCGTTATTAAACTTGATGACAATAGAATGAGACATTTATCAGGCCAAAAAATTTGTTTTCAATGCCCTCTTCAAATCATCCAAGGTCAATGTTTTTGTCCTTCTATTTGTTTTGTACCATTCCAAAAACTTTTTCTTTTGTTGAGATCTACTGTAGAATAAAAAATCTAATTTGTATTTACCTTTTACCGTGTCATGATTTGCTCTGTCCTTGAACACGGCTTTTGAATTATCTTTTACCAAAACAAGAGGAGATCCTTTCAAAGAAAAATGTCCTGGATCTATGGTGGCTATCATACGAAGTTGACTGTCACATACGCTATTAAATCCGGCTTGACCGGTGATGATTTTCCTGGATTTTTCGGAAACTTGTCCGAAAAAAAATAAATGAGAAAGTTGATTTCTCCACATGGGTGGGATCTGAGTGAGATCTTGAATCAGGACAATTATACTTATGTTGACATGTCTACATCTTGTTAGAAAAGTTTTTATACCTTCGTTTTTTGTCAGAATAGAATCACAGTCATCAAAAATTATCAAAATTTTTGTGTTTTTTTCAGATCGTTCAATGTATCTTTTTTTTACAAGGTCAGCTGCAAAATTCATGATCTCTTCCAGGATAGATTGTAAGACAGATGATACTCCCATATCCTTTCCTGATCCCAGAGAAAGTCTGTCATGCGCTATAAATTTATCAGGCCATATATGGGACGAATATTGTTTAATAAAATTCAATTCTGTAGAAACACAGTATACATAATTAAAATGATTTTTTATATCTGTGTCGAATAAACTAAAAAGATAAGTTGTTTTACCAGTACCAGAGGAACCCAAAAACGCCGCTCGGAAAGGCTCTGCTTTTAATAAATTTCTATCAAATTCGCTAGTCGTCATTTAAATTAACGAATTATAAATGGAAATGTTTAATCTTGATAAGTACTTATCGGACATAAACAAAACCTCTGGTTACACGGATTTAGAAGAATTATTATCTATAAAACCCAAAGGTGAACAAGTCGAAATAAAAGGCGATTCCATTTATTATGAACAACTAGTTTCTGTATTGGACCTGTCACATGAACTACCTACCGATTCTGAAATTATTAATAAATTTAAAAGCTCTTGGAGTTTACCGTACCTTGTTAATATCGCACAATTACAAAAAAACTATAAAAAATCAGGATCACTGATCGCACCCATTTTTTCATCTACCACCGGTTTCGACGAACTATATTTTATTCAAACCGGAGCATTTGGTATGGTATTTTATTACAACAATCACGTGGTCAAATTTGTGTATCAAGATAAAAACACAAAAATGGAAAAGTGTCCCGAATATGATATTCCCAACATGTTGAGCCGTAATCTCTTTGATTCTGGTTGTTCTGATTTAATCAGTAAACCCAAGACAATGGTTACCAACGTCAACATTTCATACTTGCATAGAATGTATGAAATAGTGGCTTTGATGATTTTGTTAATTTATAAAACTTGGAAAAAACAAACAATCACCGGAGAAGACGGAAAACATGTGGATCAATCGATAACTCAAAAATATAAGGAACTACTGGAATGGGATTTATTCCATTATCTTATCGGACCTGTGTACTTTAACCTGATAAAAATTAACATAATCTTTAATAAAAATCTTTCCAGTCTGTTTTACTTTTTCCAACATAAACGTACGACAGATTTTTCCACAGGTACCATTTTCATTTATGATAAAGCAATAGGAGGTCTGGACAATCTGACATACTTACCTCAGACACAAACCATCGGATTAATCACAAAAAAACAATCACAGATTAACTTGATGGAATCACATCCTACCATGTTAAGATCTTGTTTATTGCAATTGTTGATATTAATGTACAACGTTTATGTGAAATATCCACTATTTTTACATTATGACATGAAACTTAATAATATATTGTTGGTAAACAGTAATGATTTTACCTTGACCATTCCTGGATTACCGACCCATGTTTTCAATTTTACCAAGTGTAAAATTAAACTACATGATTTTGATTTTAGTATGATCACCGGTGAATATTTGAATGACAAGTTTCCACTTGAAAGTTTACATGTTGATCCGAACCAGTGTAATTGGTATTACGAAATGCGTAAATTTGTAAATAATCTGTTAAAGAATTTCACGTTCATAACCAAGTCCGACAACGAACTACGAAATCATTTATGGGATTATTTTAAAATCCTTCCGTTCAGTTCTGCTCTGACCGTCAAGAATAAAAAAGAATTGGAAAAAACCAAATCGTTGGAACAACTAAAGAGTCTTATTTTATCAGACATGTACAAAGAATTCTTGGTATCATTTGATTAAAAAATCATGTTAGATCCAGAAGTGTTGATTATGTATCCGGGAGGTGTGGTCAGAAGACTTCCTGCAAAATACACCTGTCGGATGTTAATGTCTAGAATTTCCAGTGCTGTGTGTTGGACCATTGTCCCGGGTGAACAACCTGTGACAATACGTACCATACCAGCGTTGTCAGGTTTTGTTATTGTGATACCATAATAAACTTCGTTGATCCCAGCACTGTACAATACCAGGGTCCCAGCAGATTGATTGATTGAAATTCTCTGCATGGACGAGTTACGTTTTTTTGTTTTGAGTAATGACAATGTCAGGGCATTCAGATTATCCACACATTCGGTGGTCAGAAGATGCATTATACTGTCATATTGTAGTGTGTTGTCGACTCCGATCAGATCGACCCCGATGAACAAATCCTGGATTATATTAAGATAATGATCATCCTGGATTGTCCCGTCTACGTATAATTCAGTTTCCGGATTCAAGAGGATAATATATTTTAGATTCTGCATGTACCATCCGACGTTATTATGGAAATACGAAATATTAAAAGGAGTGACTTCCACTGCGTCAAACACAGGTTCTGTCATAAAAATACTGTTGTCCATACATGTTTTGAACAACATACATATTTGAATCAGGGTGTTTTTGTCACTGAATATATTTGGATTATTGACAGCTGTCACATTTGTGAAAGTAGGTTTTTCAGTAAGTAGAGTGGTGTAAGTAGGGGTTTCCACGATTCCACATACAAGTGGCATGTTGAGTAATTTTCTTGATCTGACAGCGGCACTCAGTGCAGTCCATAAAATTGCCACGTTTTTCTTACAAACTGTTGCCTTGTGACATTTTTGTAATTTAAATTGAGGATCTTTGTTTGCGAACTTTGCCAAACGCACTTCGTTTCCGTTAAGAGTATTATTTAAACTTCCTATTTTACTTTCTTTACTTTCCACAGATGTAAATTCCATTTAGTACATTAAAATATTTTAATGTACTAAATGGAAAATTTTTTGGCCGGTGTCAAATTGATTAAAAATCATGGTATTGAAATTCCAGAGTTGACCTACGATAATCTAGGAGCAGGTAATACGTCCATGACAGGTAAAAGTGTTCTCAGTACTCTCAGAATCAGACCAAGAACAAAAACCAGAAAAGGTCTGACCTCACAAAAAATGACTTCTATTGTGGCATACACTATTTTGTCTTGGGATTCTATTTGGAAGTTTATTAATAATGGGGCTCCCCTAGAAGATTCTTCCATGGGGGATCTTCTTAATTATGTCAACTCCAGACAATCTTATTCTTTTCTTACAAATGTATCAGACCTCAGTGATGTTTCTGTCAGGGCTCACAAGGATGACACCGCGGAAAAGCCCTTGGTAAAGCCAGAAAATATGACCTTTGTTGTCATTCTGGATATCAAGACAGATGGACTTCATTGGATTGATCCTACACCTGTCACAGAAACCGAAGTGGATTTCACAGAACTCACAGACAAAAAGACCGTCATGTCAAAATATCTAGGAAACAAGTTGTGGCTTCTTGACACTTATAATATGACAAATGCCAAGCTGATCGACGTGTATCATCTGGTCAAAAATAATAAGCTGGTCAAGATTGTTCCGGATACATGGAAGACTCTCATGACCAAAAAGTCAGAGTCCGTGGAGCTCAACATGAAAAATCTCCAGGCCATCCACAAGGAGCTAGCACCTAAGCTGACCAAGCTGACCGTTCCTGCTAATCTGAAATCTTAACTTTTTTAATTTTTTAAATGACCGTGCAGATAAATCATATTTTTCCAGGACCGGTCCTGGAAAAAAATAATTTTTCCAATAACTTTATTTTTAACGTCATAGGAAGTATAATAATGGTCAGTCAAATAATGGTCATTATTATTTTATTACTTAAATATTACAGGCCTGAATTTTTATTATTATATCAACAGATAGTGACCGGAGGGAACGTGTCAAATTCCAGTCTGTTGAAATCTTTCTTTGAATACATCATTCCGGATTCGGACATGTTCACGGACTACAATAGGTTGGAAACTTTTAACATTCTGAAGTTCATCACAAACGTCAAACAACTGACCATCAGGTGTGAAAATAATAAACCTGTTTACACATGGAATAATGTCAGTAAAAACTTCAATATACCGATCAGAACAACATGTTTGGATTTCGTCGACGGTCTGAAAACAAATTAATTTTAATTTTAAATACAAGTATGTTTCATGGTTTTGAAAAAGATGAGTCGTCATGTATTCCATCTGATGTTCTGGCACAACTGACAAGATGTGCCATAGGTAATTCAACTCCTGTTTCACATGTAGTGGACGATGACCCAGACTGTTCTCCTGATGAACTATTGATAAACACAGCAATTTTATCTCCTGTGACTTTTATCAACATGACAAAAAACATGACTGATCAGGACAAAGAAGATTTTTATGATCGGGTATCTCTGCAAACTTCTAATGTGTTGAGTTTTATAAAGCGTCTTAACATAAGTTGTAGGAATCTTGTAGGGAAGAATTTACCAGGTATTCAAACTCAAGAAGAAATTGGATGGGTCTTCACTGATAAAATTATTCCAAAAGTTCTGGAAAACACATGTGTGGTTCCGGAACCCGACATCAAACATATTAGAGATGCCGACATGTTCACAAGATCATTAATGAAAAATTATAAAAATAAAAGTCCAAAAATAAACAGCGTGTCGTTTTGTCCAGGACTTAACTTTGACAATATTAAATTGATTGAATCACTTCTGGAATGTCAGCTAATCACAAAAAATTCAAATCCCTGACCCTGGAAACATGTCCTATAATGTCGTTTGACCAGATAACCAAACAATTAAAATGGGAAAAGAACATGGATAAAACTGTCTTCCCACATAAAACAAATGGCCAGTTGAAACTTCTTCTCGGGGAGCTTTTGTTTTTCACGGAAATCACAAGAGACACTCCGTTGTTCAACAGGGAAAATGTAAACTCATTTGTGGTGGTGTACGTCGGAAGTTGTCCGGGATTTCATGTCCCTGCCATAGATTATTTTTTTCCTGGGTTGACATGGGAATTAATAGATCCTACTCCCATGTCAGTTACATTGGAAAAATACGTACATAGACATAAAAATAGATACACGTACACTCGTGATTACGCCGATGTAAAATGGGCTCAGCATGTCGTTGACAAATATCCCGGAAAGAAAATTGTCTTAATTTCTGATATCAGAACAAGTGGTGACGGTGAACCTACCACCCAAAATCTATTGGACGATTATGATTTGCAAGAAGCAATAATCAAAAAACTCAAACCATGTGCCTGGATGCTCAAGTGGAGATGTCCATTTCCCGATTCTTGGCCTACTACAAAAGAGGTAAAGATTCCAGTAGGAAAAATTTATGTCCAGGCATTTGCAAAACCTACTTCTGCCGAATTAAGAATCGTTAACTTGACCGGAAATTTGACCACTAACGTGGTGACAAAGCAAGAAGGAGTAATATACGAAGAAAAAATGTGTTATTTCAACCAGGTATTAAGAAGATCTCAAATAACAAATGGATTATATGATTTGATATTTCATGATAAACTTTATGCGTTTGAAATAGCCACCAGAATTTTCAATTATGCATGGACTACTCATGCACCGGTCCTAGGAAGAACATGTGACAAAATTTATCATATTTACACGGCCCTGTGTAAATGAAAAAATATAACTTATGATTATTAAATATGGATTTGCAAAATTCTGTCAAGTATTTGGGAAACATATTATCCTTGAAAGTTGTGTTGAAAGAAAATCCAACCATGTTAGTTTCCTCAAAAATGTTAAGATTTTGTACAAAAAACATAGAAAGTATAGAGAATTTACATAGGATAGATATCAATTATAATAACGGAGCTGCCAAATATTCATTTTACGTGACAACATCAGAAAAAACAATTACAATTCCAGACCCTCCCGAAGGTTACACAAACTGGCCCTCGGTCATCAGGATAGGATTATCGGATAATGTTTTATATTATGATCCTAACACGTACGGTATCAAATCATTATGTTTTGACGTCGTGAACAGCTCTAGTATGTTCATACCATTTAGTCCGTTGACGGATCCAGAACAAAAAAAACTTTTGTCAAAATCAGTGAAAAAACTCCAATTACCAAAAATGCACTTTTCTGAATTACCGTGTAAAATATGTGAAGGGGCCGTGAGTTCGTTTAAAATCATGGAATTTTATCTTCCTAATATGGACAGTGGAATTGAAAAATACTATAGGAAAATAATATATTGAAAATACTATATTGAAAATAATAATATTGTAGACCTCTCATAATGAATAAATTATTCGAATCTGTCGACGACATTTTATTACGTATTGAATCAAAAAACATTGTCCCGACCGGAAGACGGGTTTTGGTAATTACAAAAAATGACATGTCAAAAGTAATATATCCATGTCCTTTACATTTCACGTCGTACATAAAATGTACGACATGTTATGATTTGATAAAATTTGGAGTCGTGACCCTGGACGGGCCCGATGCTAAAAACATGCACAAGATTCTTAACATGTCAGATAATAGATGTTTGTTACCTGTCAGAAATTACATCATGACAAATTCTTCCAGGTTATTTGACCAACTAAAAACCAACACCGGATACATTAAATCATTTAATATATTTCCTGGATCGGTGACATGTATAAATTGCGTAGAGACAGAATGCAAAATTAACAATTGGACCATTTCATTAATGACCCCAGAACAGTTCCTGGATGATCTTAATGAATTTAAATCAAAAATAGAAACAAATTTAACCCAAAGACACAAGGACGTCAAAGAACTTCTTGCGGATCCTAATCTGGATCCGAGAATGTGTGTTTGTGGGACATGTCATAGATTCCTTTATTGGGCAGACTCTTGTAAGAACCTACTGTGTCCCGGATGTAATACATGGGTCTGTGCACAATGTTGGAGACGGACGCATAAAGAACAAGATGAACCACATGAAACTACCTGCTCTGAATCGAATCGATGGGATAATTATTTGATGAACGTGCCAATCCGATTTGATTTAACTAATACACAAAGTTCCTTTAGTGATCACAGGATCACCGACGAATTGACCGGAAATAAAATCATTGTATCCTAATCCAAAAAATATCAAAGCAATAAATAAAAATGGCAGTAAATATATTTTATATCTTGTAGGAAACGTTTCTGTTGTTATTATTTCTTTACTCCACGAATCGGCGGTTATCATATTTGAAACCTCCGCTTCTGCTCCACATGTGTTACTGATCAATACATCATTGGAATTAATATTCATGGAATTAATGTTCACCGTACAATTTACAATATTACAATCACCTTTGTCTTTTATCATTTGTCTTGTCATGACACTGTACCACGGACACACATTTGTGTCACATAAAAAATTTTTACTTTTTTTATCGTAATTACCATTATAATATTTTAACATACATGAACAATCTCCTCCTCTACTTTTATTAAAACAATAGTTTAAGTTATCAATGTCACTTTTTAACATTTAATTTAACATATTAAATGACAACTGTTAAATCAACTTCTTTGTTGATTGTGGACAAACCACGTTTTTCTGTGGATATTTTATCCAATACCGTAGTCTCAGGAAATGGTGAGACCATCACAAATACCATTGTCCAACCTGGCCCTGTCGTGACCAATCCGAATACTCTTGTCACCAACACTCTGGTTACCAGCTCGGTCCCACTAAATCCTGTGGTCCCTAATACTTCAGTTGCAACTTCAGTTGTCACTTCAGTTGCTAATACTTCAGTTGCTACTTCAGTTGCTAATACTTCAGTTGCTACTTCAGTTGCTAATCCCGTACTTAATACTTTGGTCACTAACTCGGTCTCTCTCAATCCTCTCCAACCTGACAGCCCTCAGGTTCCGACAGGGTCCACCGAAAATACCTCAGGGAATTCAGATATTAAACTTTTTATGGAAAATGTCTCTCTTTCTTCGGTGACATCAAACATTAAAGATAGAAAACCAGAAACTGGTTACAAACCAGATGAATACACAGACACAAATCTAGATAATATTGAAATTGATTATAATTATATCGATCCGGCAGTGTTTTCATCTGTATTGGCAGGATATAACAAGACTATTCAGAAGAAAAAGACCATTAATTTTACCCTACGATCGGACACGTTCAGTATTTCTCATGATAATATTCCGGATACAATCATGTATTATCTGTCTAAACATTCTACCAATTACGAGATGAAAAATATTAATTGGACAAAAATTCACTGGTATTACATCGCAGATATCTTGATCGTTGATTATATTAAGAACAAAACTACCAGAGGTAGTTTGGAAATCAAGATTCTAAACACTATCACTGTTTATCTTACAAGAATCAAGTCTGTACCAAAGATCATGGACATCTGGAATGAATGTGTGGAGTTTATTGGAAATAATGCGTTCATGGACGATTCTGTATCAAAGTCCGAATGGATTAGTCACATAAACGACCATATAACTACTCATATCTCAAAAAAGTCTGATCAATTGAAGATTCTCATTTCTGATTTTTACAAGTGTATCATCACAAAAATGAGTCCTAACATCGTGATAGGTCATGTTCTCACTCAGTTGGAAACACTGATGTCTTCTCTACGTATCAAGAAATTTTCCACCATGGAAATTCTATATTATTTCTGGAAGTCATGTAGAAATGTCTTGATCACCAGTTACACCACGGAGTATTTGTACACTGCTTTCACAAGTTATACAAGTGAACTAGACAAGTTTTTCAAGACACCATCGGGAAATCTCAGATCTATCGATGACGGCATGGGAAATTTGTACGCTAATTTTATTACAAATACACCGTTCTACTCAGTATTTGGTGAAATGAACATCGCAGATGAAACTATCAACATGATTCATTTGTTGTACATTTACAACATAATGCTGCGATATCTAAATGACGGGTATTCTCTTGACGGTAGTATTTTCTCTACTGTGAATTCTATCATGACAACATATTCCGGATGGGCAACACAAATGTTTCCTATTCCTGTAGATATTTCAAATGTGAAGAGTGTGTACGAGTGGTGTGACAACGTCAGAGACTACTTTTCTGATTTTGAAAACATCAGTAATTTTATTACTCTTCCAGAATTCACAATGGAGAGGATCGAAAATATTTTCACCAGAGAGGTGAAAATTACAGGCGTTCTGAATTTCACACCCAAACCAGCAGATTCAAGCCAAAATAGATCTGTCTCTATTTCTAAGAATACAATGCTCACTGGTAATTTTTAATTTTTTTAAATGGGACAGGATAAAAAATACATAACGTATGACTTGTGGACCATAACCGATCAAAATAATTTAATACCATCGTCAGAGTTATGTGATAAAATCATGTATTGTGTCCTGACAAGTTTTTTTATAAAACCAAACCAAGAATTAAACTGTTCTATAAAAGCCCTCAAGGGTGATCCATGGACAGACTTTCAAAAACAATTAATTTCAGGTCGTAATGATTCTGATGGTAACCTTTTGGTAGGTTACAGTAACGAAAACGAATTTTTAATATTACATGGATTGAGTCGTTATATCTTTACAGAAAACTTAACGTACGTCGTTCATCTGGTGATCACTCAAGAAACAAACATCAGTTCTGTCATAGGATTCCAACATGTGATTAATAAAGATGATCACGTGGAAACTCGTCATCATTGGATCAAACTGGACCTACATAAGCTCAGAGATAAATTTGTGAAAACAGACATGAGGTCTTTCGACGTCATTCCACATTTCATCATTCCCCAAGTTGACTTGTGTGAATTAATATGTGGAGAAAATTTCGGGGTCGTAGAGTGTAAATCTGATACTATTTTTGTGAAAGATAGATTGAGTAGTCCTATTCATCTGGAATATCCGTTCACGTTTAAAAATTTTAATTTTTCCGGGATGGATTATTTTTCCAGTTATTCATCTAAAGGAGTATCTCTTACCAAAGGTAAGATTGATAATAACATTGTACCTACAATTTGTTTCAAAGGAGTGGTAGGACCTCAACATCATGTAGACATGTTAAAGTCTGATTTTTTAAACTATGTACTGGATGTTTTTTCTATAGAAGACATTGAATATAATCAACTGACAGCTTATCAGTTGAACATAATCATGAAAGAAATAAAATGCAACGAACTAAAATCATATATCGAATACACGGACAGTGTGATAACAGGATACAGACATAGAATAACAGAATCTGTTATTCTAATAATAGAATATATAGATAAAAACAATAATAAAACAATAATCGGAGGACCACTATTACACACACATTTGGGAGATCATAGTTTAAGAATACAAAAAAACTATATTAAATACGTTGATAAAACAAAGAAAATACCATGTCTAAAAATACAGTCCAGCCAGTCGGGAAACTCAGTCCTAAAATGGCTTTCTTCCTAAAAATATTGGAATCAGAACAACAACAAACTACAAAACCTAGTTGGTTATCTGTTTGGGAATTTATTTTTGAAAATAAACGAATTTTTGAATTTGATAACCAAATTACTGATGACCCTATTAAAAAACATGGTTATAAAATTGATAATTTCATAGGGTACCATGATACTTTTTTTGAAAAAATTATTGTCACGTTGATAATCAATGACGCATTATATAATAAATTTATTAAACCTGGTGACATTTGTAAAATAAAAAGCATGTATCATGTGAAAAAACGTATCGGGTCCATAAATGATCTATGGAAAACATTATTTGATATTTATGGATTGTCGTATTATTCCAATAAGGTGACCGTGATCATGGGTGTGTTATTAAATACGGACATAATGTACGAATTGGTTTTGATACATTTACCGATCGTGTTCGGGTTTGACTGGTTAAAAGAAAGAGAGAGAAATCTACTGTATCTTTTTCTTGTGTCCATGACCGATCCTTCAGTGACCGGACTATTTAAAAAAATAATGGGGGAATACACGTATGATATTCCAAACAACAGAAAACAAAGAGGTCTGTTCACATGGAACTATGATTATTCCAATTCAATATATGATTGTAAATTGAAAAAAAAAAATAAAAATTATTCAACGACTTGTAAAGAATCGGGAAAAAATGGACTCATTAACAATCACGGTAGGAAATCTTCAATATGTACTGACCGGGACAGCAGTTGTCAACAGGGTAGAAAACAAAGGAAGATGTCAGATAGAGGGAGTTGTAGGAAATCACTTTATTCCATCCCAGAACATTAGACTGGACACACCTCAGTACGAGTCCAGAAAACATTTTAATGAAAGTAATGGAAAAAAACCTGTGTGGGAACAACAGAATTCTGGTATGCAAAAATTGGGAAAGTTCGGAAGAATCCGAGAAAGACTGTCTCATCAGGATTGGGAAAATGCATACAATGAGATAATGGGATTGTCTTACATAAAACTACCCCTCATGAAAGAGTTGTATTTTTACAAAGCACATTCTCTCATGACCTCGTTGTCAAAAGAACCTAATTTTAAGAATATGGTCGAACTTCTCCCGACCATCATACGGGAAAATGTTGACATTGACATCACTCTCTTTGGAGTTTTTGACGATTCTATTTCAAATAATATTATTCAGGCAATACTAGACGTTGAAAATGGCCATGTTCTGATTCCACACTTCTTGACAGTGGTCAGCCCTAACTGGATGGCTGGGTCATTTAAAAAAAATCTGAAGCTCTGTATGTCAACTCCTAAAATTAAACACATGGTAGAATTGTGCAAGGGGGTAGATCAAAATTATCTGACTGACATCATCACAGAAATGACAAATGTCAACATCAATATATTCATGCATGTGGTTCATTCCATTATGACAACAATGATCACAAGTCCTAAAAACAAAGATAGAATTTTGAATTGTGTATTAGGAAAACTCACGGACAAGAACGTCGCACTTGTCAACATAGATTCTTGGGCAGTGTACTGTGACATGACAAGTACATTGATAGACACTCATTCTGATTTTATCAAAAATCTGATGAAACAATCCCTGAACGCACCTGTCGTAAAAACCGTTATTTTCACAGGATCCCGAAGTACCGTTTATTCGAATCCAAAAATAGACTTTTTCAAAATATCTTCTTCTCTGGTGACAAAAAAAGATTTTTTGTCCATGTTGTTAGAAGGTAATGACGAGACCCAACTATACGACACAAATCAAGAATTTTCGTTTGTTTAATGTACAAAAAAGACATGGGGTTTCTCATATCTTAAACTCTGATCTCGGTTAAAAAATAATGCAATTTTTTTTATAATATGATAATATTCATATTGAAACTTTTCAACAATATTTCCATCTTTTATTCCTATTAAATGGACGCAAAGACCAAAACTATTGTTGCAGGTGTAGGAGCAACTATCGGGTTTATTATCCTTGTTGTCGGAATCGCCCTTGTGTACAAGGCATACAAAGACGGAAAGTTCAAGGCCTTGTCAAACAAGTTCAGCACACTTATTTATGGACCTATGGTTTCACGACTCGAGTTTTCAAAGGATACCGGTATCATTGAGATCGTGAAGATCGTTCTGTTGGACGCCAACGGTGCTGTTCTTAATAACAAATCTACTTACACATTTGAGTTCAAGGGACTTTGGGATAATGCCGGACCCGAACATATAATGAAGACAGACGGTGGTGCGTATCGTGAGTTTCACTCTGCCACAGACAGCCCAGGCCAATTCCTCACAGTTAAATTTGGCACACCTATTCCCAAGGTGGCCTCAATCGTGGTCTATGGTAATTCTGCTTGGGTCACACGTATTCCAGGAACTCGTCTGAAGGTCGTTACCGCAACAGGTGCGGTCTTGTTTGATGAGGTGACTACCAGTCAGGCCTCTGTCAGAACCCATATGATTCCTTCAAAATAATTTTTTTAATTTTTACACAAAACTCTTGTTATATTTATTTTATTTGGTTTTATAAATGCCGACCATCGAGGAATCGGAACACGCCATAGAAATCATTAAAAGAAAAATATACATAGATCAAAAAATTAAACCAATAATCAAGAAAGTGTCTCTGGGATGTTTGCTTCTTGTCTTTGTTATATTGATCGTATTACAAATTATTAAAAAGTATAAATGACAAATGTTTATGTATTGATAGGAAAAGCACCCTGGGTAATATCCCAGGGGACAGTTAAAATGTTTAGAACAGAACAGAAAGATTTGTTACAATATAACCCTGACAGTGACACGATCTTGAAACTATTCCCGTTTTTTTCAAAAGACTCTGTGTTCCCATATAATTCAAGTGGAATACCAGACGTCAATTTTTCATGGGAACTAGGAAATATTTTAAACGAAAATATCAAAGGTGGAACTATTATAATTGACATATCAACTACCATGCCGGTCTCTCCTAAACTTTCGACGTACCCATGGAACATAGTATTGAACGGATTGAAAAAGGTATCTGAAACACAGGAAAACTGGAACTTGTCAGGAATCTTGATTTTTGACAATGATATTATTAATTATCCAAATTTAAAGCCTCTGTGTAATACCATGATCCAAGATTTTACAAAATTGTATCCCGGGACCAAAACACAAAATCTAAATATTTCAGTGTTTTCAAACTCAGGAACGGAGTCTACTGTCAAGGAAGATGGTATGACCTTGTTCAGGATGAACAGGCTACCGGGGAATCCGTATTATACAACAGAACTAATATCTGATTTTACAAAATATTTCAAACTGATTCACAACGTGGATAAAATTAAAAATTCTCCAATGTTTGATAATTTCCTTATCGGGAGTGTGGCCGGAATATCTACTTTTTTGTTTTTTTTACTGCTGTTTTTTGTCGGTATGGGATGTAAACTCGCATTCAATAAATGAACGACAGTATAAATCCTGTCACGTGTAACATAGGAGAATTAGACCCATGGTTGTTTACAGCTAATGGTCATATTTATGGAGGTATCAAGCCTCTTAATAAAACTACTTTTGTAGGATATTGGCCGGCTTACGTGTACTACGAGGAAATGTTGAAAATGTGTGGAAAGGTCGGATACATAACGACATGGAAACTTCTCAAGACATGTAAGCCCACAGAATCCATTGCTAAAAAAACTCTTTTGATACTACCTCTTTCATTGATCAACTCTTGGTCCAAGACTTCATTCTGTTTCTGGGTAAAAAAACTAGATGAAGTAATTTTGATAATTTCTAATGACATAAGTGCAAGACACCCTAACGTGAATTTATACGGAATGACAAGTGAGGTCAAGATGCATAAAATAAACAAGTACAATAAGGTTGATTACATCACGGATCCTATAAATTCCAATATTGGAATCCTTGGATTTTTTTCGGTAAACATGTTGGAGGTCAATTCAAGAAAACTCCTGGTAAAGAGCAACACTTTTGAATTTCCTCTTCTACAATCTTACAGAAATCCTGACATTAAAAAACTAGAGGACATGTCATTGACACTTCCCAAACTTAATGGTCAAATTGAAATTAACTGCGGGGTCGGTCCTGTGTTGATTCCGGTAGGTCAATACGTCTACGGGTTTAATTCGGCAAACAGTAACGTATTGATCGGTCGGTACGGAAAGGGACTCTTTATTGCTGTCTCTGGATTATACAATTCTGGTACGTCCGACTTTTTCCTTACGTTGTTACAAAATATTTCCAAGATGTATTCTTTGGATGTCATGACCGCTCTGTCTGACCTGAACGAACTAGGTACCCCGAATCAAAAAAAAATTAATTACAGAAGGGTCACGTATCTCGTAGGAGAAAACGAAGTCGACGACGATGCAATGTTCATTGCCGAGGGGAACGTGATGGTTTTTAACGTGTCAGGAAACTGGTGGGAACCGGCTGTCGGTAGATCCACTACTGGAGCATTTGAAAGACTAGGATTCATAGCGGCTCCTGAAAATCCTGTCATTACCACAACATCTGATCCGATCAGTGTAAATTCTTGTATGGATATTTATACCCTTACCGGAACAAAAGTGTTCGCAGATAAATATTTTCCGTCTAAAGTTATTTTTATATGGGAGATCCTGATTCAATGGGCATTCGAACATTGTAAAAGTTATCGTTTTAACAATTGGAAATCTTTTATCAAGACACAGAACTCTGTGGAATTGGTCAACAAGGTCACTAATTTTGGAGATTTTAACATTCCTATGACAGCAGAAGTCATTCAGTACGTACTGTACAAGAATTTATGGTATTATGACCAATCCGTAAAAGACCGGTTCATCAGTCTGGACACAAATGAAAACGTAACACCCAGGACAATCACTTGGAAACCCACAAAAGTGTATGATTGTCCTGGTCAGATTAATGGAACAGGAATGTGGCTACTCCCTGGAACAGAACATACCGTGACCATCAGTAAAACATTTACTACAGACATGAGAATATACGCGTCCATGTCTTGGGACAATCTATATCTGGAACCTACCACAAGAAATCTACGTAGAGATCATAGAAATCATAGGAGAGAATACATCATAGCCGCCGGACAAACATCTATCACGTTTAAATATGCTCATGCCGGTGTATTGGCATTCAGTATACGTGAGGTATTTAACACAGACGGAACATTTAAAATAACGTGTACCAACGTTTGTCCTCATGCGTTCTATTCTCATAGGTGTTCGGACGCAGAAAAACCTGCAATGTATGATCTATTGGAAAATGTAAGGAAAGACAGTACCAAATACCCAATTTCCATGCTAATAGAATCAAGGCACCATAGCTTTGTGGGACCGTCAAGATTCCTGGCGGGTCTTCCTGGAGATCTTAAACTGGTTTTACCAGATATTGAAAAACGCGTGGATGACATCATCGAAGATTATTCATGGTTGTCAGGACATGAGAGGACCGGACCAGCCCATCAATTTGCTCAATCTGATTACGCAATCAGTAATGGTTGGCTACATGCCGGGTATCCATGGGCATCAGCCCATGATGGAGGAGCTCTTTTATGGGACTTTTATTATAATAAAAGTAATTGGGGATGGTATCACGAAGTGGGCCATAATCACCAAATGGGCTCATGGGATCTCTTACCTATGGGGACAGAACAAAGTAATAATATTTATTCAATGTTCTTCAGTGCCAGAGGTGACACAGAAAAGAAGTTTGAATTCAGGCATGATTCTGGTTACATAAGGAATATTCCTTATACATGGACAGACGCCAAAAACAATTTTGCAAAGGATCCGCTGACTACCATGGACAAAAACACAAATGGTCAGTGGTGGAGAGATTTCTGGGTGGCCTTATGTCTTGAATTTGGTTGGCAAATTTTCAGGGAATATCAGATTCCGTACGCCCTCGGTACTGCTCCGGTGACCGGTGGAACATATGAAGAAAAAACCAGTAGAATGGCCCCGGCTCTTTCCAAGATTATCAATTACAACATTGCCCCGGCTATGAGATTGTTTGGATTATACATTTCACCGGCTGATCTGGTGAAATGTAATGCCTTTCCTGCCTGGACCATTCCTGCATATTTCTTTGACACAGAACATCCTGAATGGAAAAAACTGAAATTTAATAAAATCGGAAGGAACTTCTCTAGTTAAGCATGGAAACATTAGTTCTGTGGGTGACTGACATTTATGACAACTTGTATTTACTGGACACCAGTAAAAACAAGTATGATATGATACTTATCGTGGTAGCAACAAACAATCCGGTTTCGCTACGAAAATATCAGTTGGAATGTTTCCAACTGATAATTTATTCAGGCAACGGAAACACCTACGGAATAAATAATGATATCAGACACACCTTGTTTATATCAGGAATATATCCAGACACAGACAGTCTACGGAATCCGGTGCCCCCGAGAAACGTATTTTTTGATTTTGATGATTTGACAGACGAAGTGATAGAGAAACTTTCTATCAAATATCTTCTCTGGGGTAAAAATGTTTCCATGAACCTGTTGACGTTTTACTTCAAGTTACTGTATCCAGAAAACGGGACAGTTTTCAATTCGATGCTCGGTGACGCCATAAACTACAAAACACTGGAAAAACAACTGGACGTCTTGAACCGTGTCATAAGCTCGTGTAACAGTGGACTGGAGAGTAAAATCATGGCCGTCAACGACGACAAAAGTCAAGCGCACTTTGTCGTAAAATTAAAAACATGTGAGGAGACCAAGACAATCCTGTTCAGATACGTCGAATACGGTAGTTCAGAATCAAGAAACAAACTCCCTCCTCTTGTTCCGTTGTCTGTGTACGACAAAGCAGTACCTTACATTTCAAACTGGTCAGAGTTCATGAAAATGGCAGCCCAGCGAGCAGAAAATTCAGGACCGATGAAACCGTTTATTCAAAGTCCTCTCAAGCAACTGTGTCTGTTCATACGTTTCTGTGCGAAAAGTTCAACAGTAGAGGACCACTATTGTCATCTTCCTGTGACAATAGAAAATGACGTCGCAATGATCACATGCCCGTATAATGTGTGTCCACTTGGAATAGAAAAATAATCTAAAAAAACAATTGTCCGTACTGATATACATACGTATTAACCATGTTTACACACGTGACGGAAATACACAATGTGTCCCTATCAAAATTCGTTTCCGTAGTACCCAGACTCGTGCATAAAACTTCCATACAGACAGAGACATCAAAATACATGAGTTGGATATCGTCTGACTCCACAGATGAGTCTTTGGCATTAAATCAAATTTCGGACGAGTCTCCGTATAAAAATATCATGTGTGAGATCCCTACACTGGTATTGGAAAAAACACCGGTTCTTGACCATGTCATGGACCCGCACCCGTTTGATCCTCTTTTACAATGGCTTCGTTACGCCGTGAAAGAGTTGTGTGTTTCGACATACAACCCGTTGACAATGTACATGTTACATAAAAAGATGGGCCCGGAAATGACGTCCAATGTCGGATTTGTGAAAGTGTCAAAGGTCAAGACATTTGAATATCAAGACGCTCCCCCTCTCAATTTCTATTATAATAACAACGACACAGAAATTAGGACCGGGTCGACTCTTGACATCTCTTTTGTCGACAATATCGATGAATTGAATTCATTGGTGTATCTGAGTCCTACGTCAAGAATCGACGTAAAGTACAAACATCCATGGGAGAAATCTCCCAAAAACAGATTTCTGTCCACGTTAGGTTCCACACTTTGTTGCTTGTCCAAGACCAAAAGGGAGTATAAACTGATACCCCTGACCATGCTTCTTGTCAAGTTCGGATTGTTTACTTACATAGAGAACAGGGAGCCGAACTTGTTGCTCAATCTCAAGGACATGGAAGACACAGAGATGGACGTTGACATTGTCATGAAAACGACCAAGAGTGATGATCACTCCATGATCATTGAACCACACAGTAGTAAATTTAGATACGCAGCAGAGAGAATCAAGGAAAGAAATTTTCCTCCGAGATCCCAGATCTCGTATTTCTCATCTCATGTGGCAAAAACAGACCGAGATAGATTAATTCAAGCCAGGACATTACTCGAAGCAGATGACGCGTCAACGACCTTGACAATGATCAGTAGATTAAAAAATCATTCCTCTGAGAACACGGTGTTTATAAACAGTGAAATGTACGATGCGTTCTCGTTCATGTTCGACGACACCGGTGAAATGTAAAAAAATGTTCAGGGAGTACAACAGGGACAATCTTCCGTCTGAACGCTTTCTGTGGGGACATACTCCTCTGGCTCGGCCAAGACCTCAGCCTCACCATCACCCTCTGGATCGGACTCGGCTGCTCTAGCAGAGGCCCTGGCCCTAAGAGAGGCCTGCTCATGGAAATTTTCTTGAGTGGTGGTCAGGACATAATACGCAGACAATAGGACAAGTCCACTGAGTGGTACACTATAATCATTAAGAAATTTACTCAAAAACTGTTGCATACGTGCCTGTCTCGGAGGCATCGGAGACTCATCACGTGATGATGGGAAATCCGCTGGGTCAGCCTTTCCATTTGTGATATCAATAGATCTACATGTGTTCTCGTACACATAAGCAAGTCCATCTGCGAAGAAGTGTGCTGTTGACATGATGTTCTTGACAGAAGTTGCTGTCATGTCAATGACAGAAGTTGATGTCGATGCGAAAATTCTCTTGAAAGCATCGATTCTATTCATGAGATATTGACTCGACTCTTGATTGAGTGACTCAGCCATTATGTTTTAATGTTTTTTTAGTAGATACGATAAGCCAAATAATGAAAATTATCCAACAAATTATCACAAATATTAATAATAATAAAAGTTTTTTAATTATATTTTTACTCATTAAAGCAACCGTGATAATATTTAAATCCTCATGATCCTTCATTTAAAAAATATAAAAACAATAAATAATACTTAAAGATGTCTTATGTATGGAACACATATTTTAGAACGTTGGCAGTGACAGAAATGAATCAACTGATTAAAGTATACGAGAAAAATTATGATAGCACATCAGACAAGTTCATGATCTTAAAGAAAAAATTTAGCATAATGGATTTCATAAGTGACACCGTGTACGATCAGAAATTTGATTTATTAAAAAACTTGTTCGGACACGAATTGACAGAAGATATATCAGAACATAATAAAACACAATTGATGATCAGTATTTTTTCAGACTACCCAGTGTATTACAGAACCGATGATACCAGACCAGTACAAATACAAAATGTAACAAACAAATTAAAAAATGTTTTTATCGTTTACAAAAAGAAAACAAACAACACAGAAATATTTCATGACCAAACGTTTTATGAAACATTGAGTAAATCAGTCGACCATCGACATAATTTCTATTCTATTTATTATTGGATGACCTGTTCAAATAAATAATTAAATAATTAAATATGTCTTTATTAGGACGGTCTGATTTATTTTTAAAAAATCATCAAGAGGTCCTGGATCATGAAGACACTGATTTTCAAAATTTAGATTTTTTATGGTGCCCGGTCAATAGATTGTTGGACAATTATGTGACGTATTGGATGAAAGATGTCCAGACATCATGTCCAAAAACGTTAACATTTTATTGGGACACGATGTTGAGATCCATACCTGAATATTCAGAGCTCCTTCTTGACATCACAAAAACTGATCATCCCACTCATGAACGGATAAGTACCATAGTTTTTAAAAATACATGGAAGAAACTCAAACGACATGACATGATAACTCCTGAACTTTTGAACGAATTATTCGTGACATACATAACTGAAAATATATTTAAAAAAAGTATAATAACAACTTATTTTGGGGAATCTTTTAACATTTCTTTGTCTTGTAGATTAAGTGATACTATTTTAAAACTAGTACGATCCGACGGAACTTATAGTTATAAAGAAACTCGACCTCTGACAAAAACAGATATTAACTTAATAGATTACATATCAAAAAAACTAAAATACAATGGATTATCTTAACATGTACACTCCTGACAGAATTCATACTGATTTCCTAGAACCTCTTTTGATTTTCTTCAGAGAGTTGGATATTCTACGTAGTACGAACTTTTGTATTTATGTCGTTGTACAGCTAAATATTTTCTTGATTTCATACACTGTCATGATGATGTATTATAGCATCGTAGATTATATTTGGTCAAAGACTCCTTGGGCCACGACAGTAGTTGAGAGACCAGACCTTGTTCATCTCACAGACCTTGTTCAAGAGACCGACCTTAATTATTATACTCCTGAACAAAGCGACTCAGAATCTGATTCAGATTCTGATTCTCCGTATGAGATCATTGAAAATACCCCAAATAAATTTGTCACAAACGACTCTGAGTCAGAGCAAGAGTCAGAGTATGATTCCACTGATGAATATGATTATAATAATCAACAAGAGGAGAAGCACATGAAATCAGAGAAAACTTATTTGACAAATGTCCTACAGAAAAAATATTCAGGGAACGAGATTGTTAAAACAGTGAACGCTCATATCATCGGACCAAAGTCCAATAGAATGAACATGTTCAGAACAGGAACACCCTTTAGTGTAGGAATGGACATTGTGTTCAATCAATCATCAGTTATGATTCCACCAAGGAAGAGTGTATGGATTTCTCTGGGTGTAAGTATCATTCTGGATTCCAACAGATACTGGTTCACAGTTGTCCTGAGGAGTCATGCTCTTAAGCATAACATTGTCATGGGAAATTTCCCTATCATTGATCCTGATTATGAAAATATTGTGAGTATCATGCTCACAAACATCGGTGATAAGAAGGTATACATCCCAAGAGGGTCATCCTTTTGTCAGGTCGTTGCTTTTGAGAGGATCAGCATTCAAGGTATTCCACTTTCTAGCGTGGTTGAGGAACAACTTGATCGTAGAGAGATCAAGCGAGGAGGTTTCGGGTCCACGGGAATTAACATCACCAGTTAAACAGGTGAGTTCTTTTTTAAATATCTTTATTTTTATACATGGAAACCTGTGATAACGTATTGAATTATATTTTTTATTTGTTCAAAGATAAACATGTAGACATGTTTTTAAATGAATTGAAAATGTTAAAAAAAGGAACTGATCTGGAATCTGATTTAGATTTTGAGATCGGATTCAGATCTGTCATCGGAAAAATATCTTTGGAACATAAGGTCACGTCTCCGAGAAATAAAAAAACATTAATGTTATTAATAGGCTGGTTGTCGACGTATGTCAATTATTTGTTTTTGGCAAACATTGACAGATACCTCATGACCCATGATAAAATAACGGCAGGGATCACCAAGGAAAAACTAGTGAAAACCATATTGGAACAACTTCCGTTCGGTGAACTCCTTGTTCAAGATACATTTATGTACTCTCAATTTAGACAAGACATTGTCAAAGAATTAGATTTACAACTTTATTAGTTGCTTACCACATCTGTATAACGTATACGGATTCAACGGAGGTGGGGTGTCAAGACTTAAATTGTCAAAATCTATCTCTGACATCCACTTCATTTTTTTTATTTCATTAAACTCCGGACGTCCGATAGGATTCCTTACAAGACATTTTGTCAAAAAATTCATTATCACCACAGGAAGAAATTCCGGAAATTTAATAACCGATTGTTTAAGAGTTTGTTTAAGACTGAGTTTATCCGGAACAGTTATGGGAACGACACCGGTGACCAGTTCATATGCTAAAACAGCATACGACCACCAATCTGCAGAAAATCCATATCCTACACCAGTTAATATTTCAGGAGCAATATATTCAAGTGTTCCACATATACTGAATCCTAACGTGGTTTCCGTATCCAAATATTTACTCAAACCAAAGTCCGTGACCTTCACATGACCGTTTATATTAATCAAAATATTATCAGGCTTCAGGTCTCTGTATATAATTTTATTACTATGTAGATAATCCAGGGCCATGCCTAGTTCAGCCAAATAAAACCTGGACAGTTCAAATGGACAGACCACCATTTTTTGCATGATCTCAAATAAGTTTTTACCCAGAATATATTCCATGACTATCCATGCTCTGTCATTCACGTACTTGAAATCATACCCCTTTATAATAAAATGATGATCTAGATTCTTCATTATGTTGGCCTCTTGTTCCAGTCTATGAATTTCTCTGTACGTACTTCCTTTTGCCTGTATTTTTACAGCAAAGTTTTTATTTTCCTTGTCCTTTACTAACAAGACTTTACCAAAATATCCATGTCCTAAACTTCTTAGAATGGAATATTCCATTATTTATCCAAAGGATTATGAAAGAAATCTTTGTATTTTTTTACAAACCAATCAGGTCTCTCACTCCATGCTGCAACAAGTTGTAAATAAATTATTTCAGTTTCGTCGGTTACATTTTCAGATAGCATTACCATGGTTCTTAACATACATGTATCTGTGAATATAATAAAACTATCTTGATTAATTACGTCCACAAAACTCAATAATGTTTCTGTAGGCATTTTCCTAAGGACATCTAATTCATATGCCATTTACAATGAGTTAAAAAATTAAAAAACCCACCTGTGTTGTTAAAAAATCTATTTATTATAAAAACGAGAACGTACGTAGGTGACAGAAACAGATCTTCTTTTGTGTATTTTTCTATTATGTCTGATGTAATATTTAATTCTTTCATTAATGATTCGCTCATCATAGAATCTTTAAATAGTATCTGTTTGGTGTATGTATGTATCAACTGAGGAAAGGCATTTTCGTTTTTCTTATGATGATAATTATATTGTATGGTTTCTATACCATTAATTGCCAACATGGCTTTTTTAATAAATTTCTTTTTTATTTTTATGACAGAATTACAGTAACTAAAATTCAAATAACCAAGAAACACTGAATACCATAACCTGAACCATTCTTGATGAATATCATGAAAAGGAGGTTCAAGGATATTTTGTTCGGACATGACAAAGTTGATCCATTCCGTGTTTTTAGTCGTTTCCATTTATGTATATCATACGTTTATTACAGAACATGTTTATTACAGAACATGGTTATCACGGAACATGTTTATTACATATATAAATAAACCATGTTGTCCAGTGGGTTTATTATGAAAACAAAAAAATAAAGATAATAATATGATATTGATCTACGATGGATTACTTGCGTAATACGTTATTGAGCTGTGGTTCTACGGAAACAATTGAATTGACAGGTGGAAAAAACTTTGAATTGTGTAAAGATGAGGTATTCGGCAATGATCAAGAAAGTAACATAAAAGAATTACTTGATCATTGTTGGAAAACATACAAACACCAACTGGACATAACTGACCTCGTAGAAAAGAATAGTTTCCAGTTTTCAGGATATCATCCGGACACTGTTCATTATGTACAATTTTGGTTCTATGACGCGTTTCTCAGATACATGTGGGACATTTTTAAATCAGAAAAGGAGGTCCTAGGTCGTCATCCGTGGTCAAAGTGTGGTAAGGTACATCCTGGAGTGTTGAAGAATTCGTTTATGTAATTGAAAATATATTAAAAATATAAACAAAACATCTGTTTTGTTTATAAAATATCATCATGTTTTATAATACATTACTTTTATTTCTATGGATTCTCTTTAGTATGGGTTTGGTAATAATCACTTTAGTCATAGTACAGCTTACGGTAGAACGTATAGTAGAAAGATACTTCAGATATTTATTTAATAATATTATTAAATCCCTTTGTTTAGCGCCATAGATGATTTTTTTTTTAACGGGATTACTTGTGGTACTATGTAGGGTTTCATCAGATGATTACGTACATGTGACGGTATTTGAAAACACAGATATAGAATTACCATGTTTTCAGGATGAAGAAGGGACATATGTGAGAGAAACTGTAAAGTTTTGGACAAAAGACTGTAACGGGTCATTACAGACAAATCAATGTGACATTGTTTCTTATAATAAAAACTTTTATTATGATAAAGATCAAAACGACAGACACAGAATTGTGTTTAAAAATCAACAAACAGGAGGTCCTGGAGACATGAGTCTTATGATACACAAGTTAAAAATATCAGACACCGGTGATTATTTATGTGCGGCTCGACTTTCTGTCATATGGCAATGGCAGTGGAAGATTGTGATTTTTAAAAAATACAAAATACATGTGATTTCCACACAATTTATAATGTACATGGTCTTGGTAGGTACATGTTGTGTCATGTTATCTGTAGGGGGAATGTTCTTTTTACATAAATGGTACGTTTCACGAAAAGAAAAAAAACATAATGAAGAAAATAATTCAATATCCGAGGATGTCGGGTGATTTGTACGACACTAAAAATGGGTTGAATGGAATAATGTCTCGGATACACGACATGGCTAATAAGATACCTGTGAACAAATCTAGTTTTATACATGTTCCTAAAAAAAAGAAACAGAAGGTATCAGTGACCACTGATCCTAGTGTGGCAGAGCCTGAACATCCGGTGATCAGTGAAAATAAAAAACCAAAAAAACAGACATTACCAGAAGGGCCCTTCACAAAATGTATCTTTTTCACAAAGGAAATAAGGTCAACCGAACCGGAACCGGAACCTATGGAAATAAATTAAATGAATAAAAAATAAATATTTTTATAACATATAATCATGTCTGCACTTTTCATGATAGTCATTCCGTTGTGCTGTGTGACCATCATCTATTGTTTGGCATGTGCATGTTTTCGTAGATTCAGATGTGATCAAAAACGTGATGTCTTGCCGTATTACATTCCTGTCAATGACCTGGCTGATCAAAACTTGTACGAAAGTGATTACAGATATTTTAGTACTTTCGGTACGTATGACATAGAATGACATTTTTTAAATGTCATGTTCATCTTTTTTTAAAATGAAAAATAACAATATAAAATAACTTCAAATCTCTCAAATAGTAAAGGTATAATGGAATCTATTGCATCACTAGGGTGGGGATCTGATTTTTCCAGAAGATTCGAGTATACTCCGTGTATCCCTGAGAGTGATTTATGCAAAGACCATGACACTTGTAGTAGATTGGGTTGTAAGCGACCTATTCTTTCGGATTTGATCACCAACATCAACAACTTTCTTGAGTTACTGACAGATGACCACGACATGACAACGTACAATCCAAGTCATGCAACAGTCCGTTCTCAACTGATCAATGCAGTGACACATAATGTCAACCTCGGGAAAATTAAATCTATCACGGAAAATATGATAATCCTTCCATTCTCGACCTCTATAGCCGATCTTCCAGAAATGTTTAAAATGATAATTTCAAACATTTTAATTCGCGAACTTCCGATCTCTCATCCTCTTTTCAACATGTTGCATTTCTCTGTGACAAGCGATGAACTGATCAATGACAAATTAAACCCGAAAACGACACCGGCAAATCAGACGACCATTTGTCTCAAGAAAACATTGGGGGAATGTAATTTCAGAAACCATATGGAATATATCATGAAAACGATCCAACCAGGCACCATCAAGTACGTGTTGTTAGGAAATACAGAAAAACTCTCATGTGTACAAGCAGTCACTCTTCAGAAATACATGGTACATGTCAGTGAATCGATGGAGCCACATGTGGAGACGTACATACTGAGTGATGACATCAGGACCTGGATCAACACAGTAATTTCCATCAGAAAACAAAAAACAGAACACTTACAGATTTTCGTCAAAAACGCAAGAGCAGAAAATCTATTCTTGCTCAAGAATCTCAACCACTGGATAACCGGCAAACGAGTGGTAGTTTACATTTATGAAAATCCAGAGACACTGAATTTTCCCGAGACCTGCCAGATCGAAGTCGTCAAACCCAATGATTGGAAAACGAACCATTACGTATGTACACGAAAAACGTCTCAGGAGGAAACCTACGACATCAAGAGAAGTCTAATGAAATTTCTTGACATCATGACAACAGTCAAGAAGAATTGTCCTATTCTGATCATCACCGGAGATCCGGCCTTGAGTAATTTTCTTATCCAGACATTGGTCAAGACCATGACAGTGTATGACGTGTCATCAAATGGAAAGAAGTCTGTGTATTACAGAGGGGAAAGACCATCTTCGGCACATGTGATAATCTCGACGTATTATCCTATGAAGATGACGCATACCATCGAGATGGTAATACTGTGTGCACAGACCAGAGATCTCAACAATGAACTGGTCTACATCTCTGGATCTCAGGCATATTCTATCATACAAAAAGTCCAGTTCTCCAAGACCATCCAAGATAATTATATCATTCTTCATTCTCTCCGACCTGCTGTGTACATCAGAGACCAGGAGACAGTGTTCGGAATCCGAACACCTGATCACATGACCATGGGACAATCGTTGGAAAATAGTATCCTGAACAAGAAACCGATCAGGAGATTATTCTTACCAAATGATCTGAGTTCTTTTGTCTACGACTTCACAAAAGATAAGGAAGTGAACAAGTTGATAAACATACTGATGACTCTTGTCAAAGACAAGTCACTGACCACAGACATAGATGTCTTTGAGATGTATGATCTCAAATACAGACAGCCCATCACTGACGAGATGAAATGGAAAATCAAACAGACACTCGCAGACATGTCTGTAAAATATCCGGAAATTAAAATATCTGACATACAGAGAGATTGGTTCTTGGACGATGATTGTCCGGACATGAACCTGGTGCACGGTGTCTTGCTCAAAAGTGTGAAATATCATCCTGATTCTAACAACATAATGTGTGCGGACGTAGGATTTTGGTGGAAGGTTTAATTTCAAGAGTTCATGTAAATGGACGAATATATTAGTATTAATTTTATGAATGTGTTCGACAGTATACACTCTATGTTGTCAACACAGAACACTACCGAGGATGTCGTGGACATAAACACAGAACATCCTGATTTATTATATTATGGGACACCTAGTAAAATAAACACGGTCCTGACCGTGAATCACTTTTTATCTAAATCATTTTTATCTAATTTTTTACATGATACAGGGGCATGGAAAACTGTAGGAAATAAACCACTCATACCGTCAACCTTAGAGTCTTTACAAGATCAGATAACAAGTAGTTTATTCACTGTGTATTGTGAAACCAAAAAGTCTCAATATGATTATCTTTTGGAATTTACTGAAGAAATGATGTCCTCTGACAATATCAATGTCAAGATATTCGCATGTTGGTTACGAACTCATCCGAACATGACAGAAATATTAAATATTCTTTTCACTGAAATATTTTATATTGTGAACACAGCAGATACAAAAACTGGGAAGTTAATAGATTTGAATATATCAAGACCGAACAGATCAAAGTTTAATTATTTACCTCTTCCTGAAACATATGCTATATTAAACAAGGATCGTTTGTTGAGTAGATATTTTTTATATTACTGGAACAATATTTCGATTGAAATATTGATGAAGATATGGAATGAGTTTTTACAACAGAACGAAGAGAAAAACAATCCTTTTATAATCCTGATGAAAGAAATGAAATTGGTGTTTGGATCAGGTCTTGTGGATTTGACAAAAAAAACAATTCTTTCGGAATTGACTTTTTCAAAAACATATTTTGCATATTATGTACTGACCCTTTATAACATATCAAAAACTGATGAAAAAGTACGAAGTAAAATTTTTGATATTTGGAGATAATTTTTTATTATAAATGGAAATTGATATCGGGAAGGCGTATTCCATGTTCAACACATGTAAAACAAAATTGAAGACAGACGTTGCGGCCGGGACCTTTGTCAATAAAATTGCCAGGGTACTATGTAAGGAAAATTCAAGCAGAGATGATATCCAGAATATGGTCGCGATGTACACAGAAAATTTTACGGCCATGCTTCAGGATCAACTCGCACATGTGAGGAACGAGGGGGTCAAGGAAGGTAACAAGCAGGGTCGTTCAGAGCTTTCCACAGAGATCAAGAACAACAAGGCAGCCACAAGTCAGCCAGATGTCGTGGATCCCATGGGTGGAAAGAAGGTCAAGCAACTACTGAAGCCACTGCCCAAGAAGATCGGTCGACCTAACAAGAGTACCGAGGACTCTGTTTATCTGAATGTAGCAGACAGTCCCGGAGGAACCAGGGTCCTGGCACACAAGAGTACTGCCACGACAAAGGGACGGGTAAATACAAAAACTGTGACATTTGACATGACTAATAAAAATACAGATGAGGCCGGAGGGGCCAAGGCAAAGGGTGTGAAGAAGACCACTGAAAAGAAGGTGACCAAGAAGGCAAAGACTCCTACAAAGACCACCACCGAAAAGACTCCTACTAAGAAGTCAAAGAAGCTTCCTATGACAATCGATCTGGACATCGATGATTAAATGAACATTTGTGCTTTTGAGATCGTGTGATTCAATGCCAGAATAAATCCTGGAAATCTGGGTGTGATGAACTTCACAAGTTGGTCATTGACTTGCTCTATGCAAACGATAGAGTCTGGATTATTCATCACGTACACTATCCATCTGTGCAAGAAGAAGAAGATCAGGTTGACTTCTTGGAGAAGAGATTTGTACAAGATTTTTTTATATTCGTCCTGAACGAAAGTGTTGTAGCTTTGGATGGTGTCGACAGGTATGTATTTGATTTTGTTAAAATACCCGATGTCTGAATGATGTTCGTACGATGACTTGTTCAGGTGCCTGTAGGCTTCGATCGCAATTTTTTCAAGTTTTCTGAGAAAATCGTTCATTACTTCTTTGATCCTCGGACTGAACACATCTGAGATCTGACCAAACAGTACAATCTTGAAGAGGTCTGTGTCGATTCTGTGCTCAAAAAAGCTCAGGGGGATCAGGTCATCAAAAATGGTGAAATCTCCATAATCAAGAGTCAGCTGTACCTTGATCTTGTTGTTTGTCAGTTGTTTCATGTAATCGGTCAGTTCTCTGTTTTCACCACCGACCCCGACATCTCCGGTCAGCCAGTTGAATTTTGTATTACAATTAATACAGAACATGACGTCACATGTGTTTTCTACTTTGGATATGTTCACAGCACACATCGGACATTTTCTTATCATGATGTTGTTTCCTTCTGGTACGTTCTTTGGAATGCACACATGTTCGTTTATGACGTTTTCTGCGTCGTTGTCTGGTCCGTTTTCTTTCGGAAAATCAAACAACCGTGTCAAGACATTCGGGCAGTAGATCGGGTTTTTCTTGACAGCACTGACAGTTTCAGAAATCTTTACCTTGATGTCTTTTCCTACTCTGTAGTCTAGTTCCTGTAGTTCTCGAGAGATGTTCTTGAGGGTCTGAGACGACAACATCAGATTGTGTGTGATCATAGAGCGTTCGTTGAGTATGGTCTGGAAATTTGAAGTGTCACTGAAATACTTCAGTATTCCATGGTTGATAATGAATTGCTTTTTTTCTTTTGTGTTTGCCATGTTGTAAAACTCTTGTCTTGATCGTATGTGTCTACATTCTGGATTGTAAGAATACATCAGTTCGTCGAGTATCTTACCATACATGCTGTGGTGGTTTGTCGGTTTATTGACCAAGAGTTTTGTGTTACACTTGGTACAGAAATGAGATCCACATTCCACACACTTCTTTGTGATGACGTCCACGATTCCCTTGACACAGTTCGGTTCCGGACATGGAATTCCAATGATGTTGACCGAGGATGTTTTCAGATCTGAGACTTCGACGTTGATACATTCGTCCAGGAGGTACGAGATTTCATATATACACTCTGAGAACAATTGTTCAATGTCCAGGATACATGCCAAGATGTTCTCTGGTCCGATGTAATCAATGATTTTCCGGACGTACATTTTTGTGATCTCGGTAGTTTCCTCTGTCTTGTTTCCTGTGTAGTATTGGTAAATTGCATTACGTTCAGTGACAGAGAAGTTGGATTTGTAGAATGTCACAAAGTGTTCCATTGATATGATCCCGGACGGTTGTTGAGAATATTTCTCAATGTTGTTGGGATGCCAGATGTCAATCAGTTGGAGAATGTTCTGTTCGTCAAGAGATGTAAGGATATGCTTTTGTTGAATGTAGACCCGATTCAGATCAGCTCGTTTCTCTATACAACTCAACAACTCCAGAGACATTCTCGCAGTGTATTCATGGAATCTGGTGTGAGTGAATCCTCCGATATGTTGATTCAGTAGTGAATCAACAGTGTTTTTTGAGATGTCCACAAGACTGTCAGTGTCCACAATAAATTCCAGTTTGTTTTTGTTTTTGATAATTTGATCGATGTCAGTGATGTCAATCTGCGGATTCTCAGGGTTCTGGATGTAATTGCCCATGTGTGAAAAAACAGACCATTGGACAGTGTCTTTACTAGGACACATACATACCGTTTTATTTACCTTGTTGAACATTTCTGAACAATCACTACAGTAAATCTTTTTACAGAATCCACAAGAATGAATCCTGATGTCTGTCATCCCACAGATGTCACATTCCAGACTCGAGATGTACCTTAGCATGTCATCTGAAAAATCCTTAAAACTCAAGGTATACATACCTTTAGGATCATCAGTGGCCTTGTTGATTTTGCGCACATAATCATTGAACGTGTTCACGATTTCATCCATTTTTTTTAAGTGGACGTAACTTACTTCTTTATATACTTTTTCTATATTAATATATTAACACATAAATGGCTGACCTTTTAAACGACATTAGTGTACAGATGGGAGTTGACGTTTTAAAAAAAATACTACTTGACATGTTAAAACGATGTTCGTCTAAAAAAGGAGAATCCGGTGGGACTTTAATACAAAAAGAATTATCCCAATGGGACACGTCAAAAAAAGCCATGTTAGTATGTGCCAGTAAAAACGCCATAGTATGTAATAAAAACATAAGTAACAGATTGTTAAAACCGATAAATTACATGACCGGGTTCAATCATGTTTATTGGAAATTACAAGAAGAAAGGGGACGTATGATTCATTACTGGAAATTCACCGGGAAAACAGTCCTGGACATTCCTGACCACATGTTCGGGTCATTGACTGAAATATGGATTCATGCCGTCGACGAAGACGAGTTGTTGTTGTGGTTGTATCATTTTAATAGTATTTTTATTAAATCATGTGGGACCCTGATAATTCAAATGAATGTTCCCTCCGGTAGTAACTGTAAAAAAATATTAACCGATTTTTTTACAAAAATAGGCACTGCCAAAGAATGGCTTTTTTATTTCCTCACCGATCCGTACGAGTATGGTATTTCATTTGTTCCTAAAATAACATGACATGATTAAATGAGTTTTTGGCGTTCGTTTTTTGTTCCACCAAAACAGGTCCCTGATTCTAAACTTATTATATCTGACATTGTCACTGATGAATCTTGTCCGAAAAAATTAAATAATGGTTACTCCTGGGTCGAACACGTTTTATTTGATGATTGGAAAAACCTCATTAAAAATAATTACGGTATAAATAAAAGCTGTCTTGTTGTTTATTCTGATCAGGCATTACTGTATTGGTATAATTTAGATTCCACCGTTTTCATCGGGATTTCATATGATGGAAAATTGATCGGGGCCATTTCTGGAAATATAAAAACCATTTGGATAGACTCGGTACCGTTTCGGGGGTTTAATATAGATTTTTTATGTGTGGCATTTGAACATAGAGGTAAAAAAATGGCTGGATACATGATCGAAGAAATTACCCGCTATGCTAAAAACAACGGTATATGGTTGGGGTTACACACAAGTACTAAAAAGTGTACAGACAACGTCAGTCAGTCTAAATCATATTTCACGTCGTGTCTGACCCCGGTACCGAAAAAAAATTTACATAAAAAAATACGACTGATCCAGGTAGATTCTATCACGGACATGATAACATCAACGGACATTTCAAACAATTGGTTAGTAGAAGATATTCATCTACCTGACTCGTCCGGATATCCAGACGTGTGTTTTTATAAAATCATGTACGACAATACATTAAATGGACATGTCGCCACCATTCCATTCACTGTGAATCGTCGTGGAAGTAAAACAAAGGTTTTGTACGTGTACATCATAAAAACAAATTTTTTAAAAGAGGTATTATACCATTTAAAAAACATAGGATGGGAAAGAGGCCATGATCAGGTAAATGTTATTTCTGGTAAACATCAAAGTTTTGGATCACACTGGAAACCACTGGGTGGTACTTCCTGGTTGCATTTATATAACTGGAGTAAACAAGACATAAATAAAAAAAATGCCAATGACAGTGTTTTTTGGACATATTAAATGACAACGGTTCAACTTCCAAAGGGTATTCTTAAAAACAAAAACAGGGAAATTATATATTCTACCATAATTCATGACAGAACAGGTGGTGATACTTCTACTAATAAAGTGACACCGACCAATCATGTAGATGATGGTAAAACCGTTCCCGAGTATTTAAGTGATCAGTCCATGTTGAAATTTGAAACGTTCATGAACAATATTCCTGACGCGTCAGGCGAACGAGTTCATAATGATTATTCTGATGACTTCTCTGATGACTTCTCTGATGACTTCTCTGATGACTTGTCTGATGATTTTAATTATCATGAGACAGAGACCAAAAAGTCATCAGGAATTTTTAAAAACATTTCACGTAAGACCATTATCATCATCTTGGTTGTTACCTTGGTGATTTTTTTCATCTTTGTCAGTATTTTGGTTTTTATTGTTTACAGGAGAACAAATGTTGTAAAAAATTAAATATTATGACATGATCCATAACATGCCACTTCATGATGTCTATTATAATAAACTTAGATATCTCAGACAACAACGAATACGATATATCATGTATGGATGACGTAGTGTCCCTGGTGTTGTATAAAAACACCAGTCTGGTAAAAGTAAGATTTCATAAATCTCTCATAGACCACGAAATATTATTGTACAACAAGTTAAAATCTGACGGTACGTACGGATTGATATGCACCGATCAAACAATAACTTTGACCCTTAGGTCAAAATTAAACAAAACAACAACATTGTATTTACCGTACGGTTATTTTGATGTTTTCTTTTTGGTACGCGGTTGTGATGAAAAAATCATAAAACCATAAATTATGAATAAATCATAAAAGCAAAAAGGTGACATTGATAATAAAAATGGATTTTACCACCGAACCATTGAACATTTCAAAAAAACAAATTACCTGGGTGACCACAAATAATAACATAGATTATCCAGGAAACGAAAATGAGCTATTGAATTATCTTAACGAGCATTGGTTTTGTAACAGGATAAAACATCATTATAATTTCACACGGGCAGTGAACGGCACGTTCGAAATAAAATATAATTGGCGAGATTTCATAATAAAAGCTTGGTTTTTCTTAAACAATCACATCGGTTTTCTAAACGCAAGTATAGTATTTAATTTATTACGAGAGGCCTACATAACATTGAAATTAAAAAATGTACTTTCCGAGGAAGAAGAAGAATATTTTTTTTATGTAGGCATGTTGTTGAAAAGTCCGGATGAGAAAAAAGGAGAATTCAAAGAAATATATGACTTTTTATGGAGTATAATAATTAACAGAAACTATTATTATAACGAGGAAAAAAAGCTGGACAACATGACAATAGAGGAATTACTTCCGGTCGTGATCAAACGAAAAGTACCAAAGAAAGAAATAGATGAAATAGTGATCATGACAAAATCTGTTAATTTATGTTACGTGTATTGTAATTATCTTTCTAGTATAAACGAGAAACATAGATCTGACGTGATCAGGTCAACTATTAAATTATTTATCGAACAAGAAAATAACAAAGCAAATGTGGTGAAATTAATATAAACAGAAAAATCACACCATAAAAAAAATCTTATTCCGTCATGGAACTCTTGAGACATTTTACCCTTCCTTCGGAAATAAAATGTCCGGTCAGTGATTTATATTATTCAAGTGACACGGTAGTGACCATAACAGGAACCAGTCCAGAAAAATACATAAACATAGGACATTCTAAATCTTATTTACATGCCGGAGAAGTCAGTGGTCTGACCACAGGAGAAGTAAAAGTCACTACAGCCCATGGTAAAAAATCAATCTTGATAATATCCGATGGTAAAAAATATATAATATGGTACAAAATAAACCATGACAAAAATCAGGTAGAAATAAAATCAGAAACGGACACAGACGAAATATATTTTGATATACACAAAAATATGACAAGATTGTATTGGACATTGATCCCGTGTGCATCAAAAGTCTGGACAAGTATATTTGCCCATCGTCTGTGTAAAAAATCCTGGTACATAAAGACATGGGTCGTGGATTGTATATTGGAACCTGACAAACATATACCAGGATTGACAATACCGGATCGACAGGCACGTATGATTCATATGTGGTATGAAAACAAAACTCCGTTATGTTGGGTAGCAGACTGGAGATTTACCAACGTAAGTTCTTGTAATAAACGGATCTCGGTATATAATAAAACAGGAGCTCCAGAAGAATGGGAATTATTTTCCAGAACATTGAAAAAATACGAAGGAACCATTTTCATGGCAATGACCAACTGGAATACCTGGTCCAGACAAATCAAACAAAAATCAAAAATAATGATTCCGATGCATCATAGGAATCAGGGGGATTATGAAGAAACTTTGGCGTTCTCTTTTAAAAACTCTTGGAAATCATCCATATTGGGTATCGGATTGTATTGGACAGACGTGGTTTACATCTGATGGTTTTAGACCAGGGTTTATGTAATTGAATTTTTATAATAATATAAGTAATGACACAATGTCTAAGCGAACAGCAAACGGTAGTGTGGTCGCAACCAGAAACGTCATCACACACAATTTGGATCATTCAACAGATTATTTGACATCAAGAAATCAATTTGTGGCAACATACGGAAATGATTATTTGATGAATGTTCCATTCACAGAAGACTGGTATCATACCATACATGATGTTGTATTCATGATTGAAGAGTACAGTTATTGGAAAGACCAGATTCATTCAGAAAATCAAAAATGTCCCATAATCAAAATGTCATTTGATGACATAAATGGTGGGATGATAAATGTGTTTACCAATAGAGATACCGGGAATATGACCATGTACGTCACGGTACACGAAAGTAGAATTCATGACATCGGATACATGGTACAGTTTTTGCCCAATCTAAAAACTTGTAAAACCATCATGGGAGTCAGATGTATGGATTACGTGATTGATCATTTTAACACTTTGGTCAATTTCAACGAGGTCATCATCAAAGCCAGTAGTGTGAAGGAAACAGGACAAGTGGAAAATAAAATCATGTCAACATGTTTCATACAAAATGGGTACGAGGAATACATGAAAAACATCGAGGAGATTCGATGTCGGGTCGAATTTATGTACAACAGTGAATCATTTGATACTCTTCTGGAAACATTTTGTTTTGTGGTCGACGAATTTTGTAAAAACAAAGAATCTGACGATCCAGAACATTTGTTTATAATATCTGGATTCATAAAATCTCTGACATATTCTATTGAATCTTTCAAAAACAATCTCTATCCCGAACTGACAAAGAAACAACCATGTGTGAATAATCAAATAGAGTGTAAAGTATGGAAGCATATGAAAAGTCCTTGTTTACAAAGGAACAACTCTGATGTTATTACCATAAGTAAGACAGACTCCAGCATATTTACAACAATGTTGTATTATAATATATACTTGCTCGAAACCACATTTAATTTAAGATTCAGGAAGGAAATCTGTGATTTCCTTCCTGACATAAATCATATGACTTTCATGGAAGAAGACATCAACAAATTTGTCTTGTTCACATCAGTGGATTTGCTGATGGGGGCTTTCTTGTATGTGTCAGACCGACTGTTCAATAAAGCCATGGGACTCAGACATAAGAATGTAAGTATTTTTACAACAGACGACACATGGAAACTCACAAACTGACACGAAATCAACTTATGAAGTCTGAAAAATGATTTTTTATTATTTTTTTCAACACACAATCAGTGTGATATCTTACCACGATATCATATATCTCTAAACATGGACGTACTTTGTACTTATAGAAAATACATTCACACCGGGATCTTAACAGAAAACACAGCGTTATGTACCATAACGAAGATCATTGTCTCTGATGAGGACGTTCCTTATACGACAGCATTCAACATCATGGTGTCTCTTTATGGGATGAAGAAACAAATCAACAACTACATGATTTCAAACAACGGATACGTGTCAAGAAAGATAGCGGTCTTCAGAGATCTCGAAGATAATGGTGAAAATTGGCTGATGCTCCGAGTAGAATCATGTGATGATTTTGTGAAGGATCTGTACACTTTTGACAAGTCCTTTGAGAATTTAAAAAAAATCTTCATCCTGACTACAATGATATTACCAGAATTGGACCCGAGGATTGAAAAAGGTATGGTCAAACAAATTGTCCATGCGTGCAATTTTGATGCTATTCCTGTAGGTAGTTGGACAAATGATTTGACAGACGGATTCGAATTTTACGTGGATCATGATAAAACACATATCATGGAACATAGTCAGTCCGATCCTGAATTGTTCATATGTGACATCATAAACAACTTGTTCAAGGATTCCGCAGATAAATCAGAGTCTTGGTTAGCAGGACTTTGCTACGCAATGATTGTCAGATTGAAATACACTTACGTGACACGGATGAAATCGATGAGCATGCAACTGGATGACATAGCTTATCTGGATTTCAACAAAACACGCATAGAGAGAATGTTTCCCGAAGACGTCTTAGCTGTTGATTTTGTCGACGTCGCACAACAGTGTGTGAGACCCTGGATAGAAAAGATGAATGATTTTTTCAACACTGCCTACGATTACAAGGATTTCATAAACATCAAAAAGAATAGTCTGGGTTCTGTGTTTTCTTACATCCAGACGTATTTCAGCGACACGTACAAAAAAGAGTCTGAAGAGTTCAAACGACAAGTTCAGAAAAACTTTATCATCCTGTTGATAGAAGCCCTGACTGAATTCACCGACACCCTGATGACAAAAATCATCAACGAATCGGATGAAATAGATTCCCGTGTTTACCTTATCACATCATGTTTACACATGGTCAGGGAAAACCTCCTGACAGAAATGATATACAATTAAATGAGTGTAATAAATGAGTGTCAGATATTTAAATATCAATCCTTTTATGTTAAATATGAGTGGGTACACATTGATATGTCCTACTAAATTAAACAAGTCAGAAATTCTTTTATCGTCTGTTTTACAATATTACTCGGATCCACTCTCGGAATCAAAAAATAGTAATCTTATATTGAAACAATTTCCTGTGACAGATGTTTATATTGTGTACATGTTAATGAACAATGCCCCTGGGGCAATCAAGGAATTAATAGTTTTTTCTAATACCAATAAAATAAAGAAAATTTGTTTACCGATGTCTCCTCTAATGAGAGATTACTGGGACATGATAGAAAATGAATTTAAAAACATTCCAGACCATGACATCATAATCTGTTACACCAACGACGACGTTCAATTTGTCCGTGATCGTTTGGTAAAACAACACAACATGTTCCCGGGGATAGACCATGAATTGCTGGTCCCTACCGAATACAATCCCCAGACACCTGTGTCTGTGATTACGGATTCTAAAATTGTACTAGATGATTTTATAAACCCAGAAGCTCTGTTGACAGTTTCTACCTTGACAGACACGGATCTTGAGATAATTAAATTGTTGAAAAATAATAATACCAAGTAACCAATATGATGGAGTTGTTTCATGAATTGATGAAATATGTTCCTTCGGTGTTCCTGACAAAACACAAATTACATCAGCTGGAAAATGTGTCTGGTCTCCTGATCACATCAAACGATTGTTGGGAAAATGAACTGATCACAAGATTGTATTCCAATGCAGAAATTGAACACACGGCCATGAGAATAAGTCCTAACACAATGAGGTTATTCGACGGGATCGGACCTAATAATAAAAATATGTTGATACTGAAACTTTCTGACACTGACGACATATCCTCTCTTAATGAACTGGAAAAATACTTTCCGTATCTCTCTCAGATAACATGGATGTTGAATAAAAACAATGAAAAACAATTTCGCATTCATGACACGTATCCGGTAAAAATAATCCTACATAGAAATACCCTGAAGGAATTGGTGACGTTCGCACCACATCTTCTGAAGAAAGGAATAGACGACCTGATTTTTAATATTACCACATGGAAATTAAACACAGGTTCTTCTGATGACATCGGATCATTTTTAACAACCATCTGTAAATTCATAGAATTTACAAAAAAAGACGCGGAACCGGCGTATCTGTCCGGGGTATTTTATGGTCTGTCTGTGATACTTGACATACTGTACATTGACAAAAAAGAAGTCATGTACGAAATGGTCTTTGATCATCATAGAAAAGATCTTGGAATACTCCCACCGTATCATAGAAGACCTGCGTTACAAAGTACTGATCCGGGATACACCACAGAACAAGAAATGTACTTGTGGTTGGAAATGATAAGTATCATGACAGAGACCGAGATAGATCATATGAGTTTCTTACCTTCCGAACCAGAAGAGTCTGGTCAGTCAATTTTTGAAAAGGTCATCAAAGTTGCCGTGGCTGTTTTCAGAAACAAGGGTGACAGCATACTAAGTGAGATGTTGAAACAACTCCATGGAAACATGGACATTTCCATGATTTCATCGGGTGATCATTGGAAGTTGAAAAACTCCATTTCAAACTTTGTATGAAAACATTCGGTCCGATAATGGGTAGAATCCAATAGTGAAATTTTAAGTTTATTTTTAACATGTTTAAGAAGGAACCAATAATGGGTATGAGGAAATTGATACTGTTATTGCGCAAGTGCCCGTGGACAATATATTTACCACATGATGTATTGGGGCTGGAGACAGGTGTTGATCCGTCAAGAGTACAGAAGTATCTTGACAAAAACTTTCCAGAACACGAACAGATACCACGCAAAATAGTACTGACTGATCTACAAAAGAAAAAGTTGAATATGTATAAAATGCAAATGATTCATATTCATGATGAAAGGGTGGCAAATCGCAGACGATCAAAGGCTCAATCGAGAAGGCTCGCTGCCGAGGCAAAGCACGAGTGTTCAGAGGATGTAAAACATGTCAATACTCCTGATGTAGAACAACCAGAGTACTCAGAAGAGGAAACAAGAATCCTCTCCGCCAACGAAAAACACCAAAGGGACCACCAACGGAAAAAGACCCAGAAAAGAAGAACAAAAGAACACATGTCTGACGTGTTCTATAAAAATGTAATGGTTAATAATTATCATAATTTGTTCACTTAAAAAATAATAAATATTTTTACCTATTAAATATGTGTGGTGTTACCAAGTTTGTGCACTTTTCACAAGCGGGGGTTCCCTCGCTGATCATGCTTACTCTTATTGTCATCGTGGTAGTCAATGTCCTTTCTTTTTATAGTAAAACTTTTCGGGAGTGGATCAATAACTTTGTGAATGTTTACGTTTACGGTTACATCCCTGTTCCTCCCACAGAAGTCAAGTAAGTAAATAGAAAAAATAAGTACAAGTACTTAAGTTTTTTACTTTTATTGTCTTATCACAAACATGAGCATCCGACTTGTCCCTGGTAATTACCGTAACGGAACAAATTGGCTGGTAATAAGCAAGTCAAATAACAACAGTACGATGATCCTGGATAAAGATTACACCATTGAATTGGACAGTTATTCAAAGACACTTAACTCTGTCGACAATGTCCAATATACCTGTGAAGTCAGCCAAGACAACAATAGATACCTTATATACTCTGGTGATAAAGTGGTCATCATAGTAGACACAGAGCAAGCACAGATAATTGTTCCTGACCGAATTAAAAAATGAATATTAATTTAAGTAAATCAACATAGTGGTTTTTAAAAATTAATAATGTCGACTATTATTACTTTTTATGACTCTGATTTTGAATCTGACATGGATGATACCATTTACAATCTTGACAAACTAAACAAAAGACTCGAGATCTTGAACAGACAGTCGGCAAATCTCATCAGAGAACAACGAGTTTTGTCAAGCAGAACGGCTTATTGTCAACAGGAGATTCAGTTCTTGGAAAAGAGTAAGGAACTCCTGGCCAGAGAATTGGAAATTTACAAAAAAGATCGAGAGAATCTAGAGAGAGAGAGAAAGGGATTATCATACAGATATGGAGTCTGATTCCGGTACCGATACAGGATCCGAGAAGACCATGGTGTACAGTATATCAAAAAATGATCAATTCATTAACACGTACGACACCTGTGTGGGATTGATATATTTTGAAAATATCTCACTTAATGTTTTTGAGTTTGGGTTGTATCTTCCTAAGCATTCTAAACCTTCTGGTATTTTTAAAGTCATATGGAAATCAATAAATAAATCGTTACAATACAAAGTAGAGGAAGATAATGTGTTGATTTATGTGTCTGATGTAAACGTCTCTTTAAAAACTATCATACAAGACGTTTATGATATAATTTACCCAGACACCAACAAGTTGTGTCAATTCGGGTTTTTCACAAAACACAAAAATAAAGTCTTAAAATTATCCTCTTTAAACACACCGACGACCAGCGACCCAGATAGCGAAAATGTCTGTCACACCTGTTCTGAGACAGACCCTGACCAGGACCATGATGAATCCGTCCCCTCATATGACATGTGAAATTATTATCGATGATGGTACAAATTTCCAAGTATCACTGACCAACCCAGAGGCCGGAGAGAAGGTTCTCGTCGACGATTTGACCGCCGACATATATAGAATTCGCCGAAGCGATGAGGACAATCAGGTCTTGACCCGGCTCATATATGATTTTGAACGGTCCAGTTATCTGTTCTCTGACAGATCCGGAAAACCCATCATGGAGATCTTGACAGCACCCCTGTCATTCCGTGTCCATATGGCTAAACATCAAGTAAAGCAGAGAAGGACCAGAGGAGACAGACAGCGTCGACTCGAGCTCTGGCTGGCATTTGTGGCAACAGGCAAAAAGATAGAAGACATCGAGCACTTTGAACAAATTGGAGACACTGTTGACGGAGATGAATTTGATGGATCTCGACCTCATCCACTATGCATATGTAACTGGTGCATGAATAACCTCTTTGATTGAAACTCTTACAGTTAAACTTTAATCTTTAATCTTTAATCATTAATCATACCTTTTTATATATATTAATACCTTATGTCTGATATAAATGTATTTTTTTAAATTAATTGAAATATTATATTTATATTAACAAAAGCTCCTTGTAATTTAAAAGATCAGAACTATAAGAAAGAACTCGTAACACTTCTCAGAAAAAATGGAATTCGCTAACTTCTTGCTCGGTAACTCTAGCGGTGTCCGTTTTGATAATGTAAGTGTTGTCGTGTTCATTCAGAAAAACCAGTTGAACATGTTCAACACATGTTTCATTAATTCTCTGAAGGATCTTGCTGCTTACAAGAAGACTCAAACTTCAGAGATAGTGATTCAAGCCGGAAATGTAAAGTTGTACAAGGGATTGGGAACACGAGGAGGCGATCTCTTGACTCAATGGATCGACGAGAAGACAGACTTTTCAGCCATGGGCGGTTTCCTAGAGAGTTTTCCTATTCTGTCAACGGTTATTTACATGATCGGTGACTCAGATGATGACAGGATTGTCATGGGTAGTAAGTTCCCTGCTCCAACAACATACAGTAAGCACGTCTATTATCATTCAGACAGAATTAATCGCCGATCACGGGAGCTATATGGATACAATGATGGCGTTGACAAGTTCACCACGTTGATTCCTTTCATTGATAACGGAGATGTGTTGAAGATTGTCTCCTTGACAAATGAGATACTTGAGAAGAAGGAGAATGGATTCGCATTTGGGTTCATGACAGCCGCTTCCAACTACATTGCTCGTAAGATGAACAAGAAGAGGTTCTCTACTGCCATGCCTCTTGTTGATTATGTCAACTGGCCAGGATACATGAGTCTGGACGCGAGCTTCGCAAAGCATGAGCGCACATCATATGGATTCAGCGGTACTTCAGCAATGACTTTCCTTCTGAATCAGGTCATCACAAAGGCAATGGTAAAGAAGTTTATCGCAGACAGTCAGGACACTGACGTGAAGATTCGCGGATGTGATAAAATTAACCACGAGGAGGTCAATGACACAGATGACTCACAAGGTGGGAACATTGATGACTCTTCTGATGACAACACCACAGAGAATTACACAAAGGTGGTTTCGCCTCAATCAGGAGCATCTTCTGATGCTGCCGGATTTGATGGGGTCGAGGATGACTTTGAGGATGACTTTGATGAGGAGTTCGATGATGACTTTGAGGATGAGTCAGAGGACGATGAGCCACCTACACCAGCACCAGTTGATGGAACTCCATACGTGTACACAGAGACAGAGACGACCATGTTGAAGTTGCTGAGTTCAGCATTTTCTGTGGCTGCCAATCTGGAGAGTCGAGTTGTTGTTCGACCTGACGGAAGCGCCATCATGGGAAGGCCCACACAAAAAGACGGACAACTGGTGTACGCTACAGGTCAGACAGTGTACATGAAGATGACCACTCCAGACATTTTCAAGTTCACAAGCAATCTTGAGATGCTTGGATATGATCTGTTTTAAATTAATATGTTTTTTCTTAGTATGTTTTTATATGTAATCGTGTCATAAGTGAATAAAAAGTATTACATTTGATACTTTCGTTGAGCAACAATGTCATTTTTCAGGTACGGATTTTACATCGGTGATGACCTGGGAAATACACAGGTGTCCATTGATCAACACTGCCCTGATGAATGGACAATTGAGAGTCACGTCGAGAACCTTCTGGCAACAAGATGCAAACTCACGTACTTGAACAACTCGTGGTACCTGACAAACTTGCGCAGTGACATACAAACAACAGATCTGGTGACCGTGGTCGAAATGACAGAAAAACACATGGAGGGTTTCATTTTCCTAAATCAGGATGATGAAAAGGTCGCAATGTTTGACGGCCACAAATGTTTGTTTGTTATTTACTGAATCTCTTTTTTTCCCCCCCATGAATTTCTTTTATGTTTCTGAAAAAGTATAATTAAAAACAACTATTACATACCATCACGACCAGGTTTACATGATGTCATTTCATGTCAGTAACAGATCCTGTAGAAAAAAGATCCTTGAACTTTCTGCACGATTAGGTGATTTACTATTGGACATGTCAGAAGTATTCAGAAAACATTTTTATAATTCTGACGCGTATTGGACATGGAAATGCAACAGAGAAGTCAATGATCAGGCGATTATTCTGACAAGTGGTTCACCGTTCAATGTAGAATATGCCGTTAAAAAAAATAACCAGGTCAGGTCAGGAAAGTTTACTATCAGGATCAAAAACTCTCAAGTGATATTGACTCGACATTTGTACGCTAAAGGGTCAAATAGAATAGAGAGTTCTGTTGTATGTGACATACATACATTGATATCTAATGGATTACCACCGGGATATAAGTGGGGAAATGAAGGAAGAGAACATCGGGTAAGATATTACGGGGATTTAAGAAAAAAGTTTTTGGACATTGGAAGTTGGTTCAAGAACATTGATCATACCTGTCTTAATTTTAATTCCAAGTTGGTAGGTACAGACAATTACTTGTTTAGTTTCAAAAATGCTGATGGATATCATAATGTGTTTGTCCAATATTTTTCAGAGGCGTTTCGTTTCACCACAAAACGTTTTGATAAAGATACAAATAAATGGACAGACCTGACAATTGTGCCTAACGTGATACACGACAACGTGCTATTTGAGACAACAAAAGAAGGGAAGATACATGTGGTAAGATTAATATATGACCGAAACTGGGGGATTGATTACATGTAAAAAATAGTATGTATGATTATTGACAAAAACATATGAATTAAAAAATATGAATTAAAAAAAATCAACATGTCAGGAAAAAATATAAAGTTCACCCTGTTGGAAAAATGTGTGATTAACAAATCACATTTTTCACATTGTATTTTAGATTGCCAAAAAGGACATGTCACTGATCATAATAATGTGATGGTCTACACAGGTGATTACAGTACCGTCTCAGACCAATTAATAGAACGTGGAATATTTACCAAATCAGTGATAAAAAACAGTAAAGTCGCATATTCATGTTTTGACCATTGTACCTTGGACGGTCAAACAATAATGAACTCGACTTTGATCAACTGTCATATCAGTAATTGTCGATTGGAAAATTGTAAGACAGAAAATTGTCAGGTCTGGTCGACCACACTTGAAAGATGTACATGTGTGAAAAATACATCACTGTGTAATTGTGGCATTACCCTTTCTGTAATTTCAAAATGTGAAGCAAGTCAGGGAAAACTGTCACGGTGTACTCTCATGGAATCAAAATCAAAAAAATCAACTCTTGTGGAATGTATGGTCCACTCTTGTGTAATAAATTATACCAGGACAACAACTTCTCTCGTGGAAAAAAGTACGTTTAAAAAAAGTCAGATCATACTTACTAAAATTATCAACAGTAAAGTCGTGTGTTCTGTCTTGGAAGATTCCATTTTGATCATGAGTGACACGACCCTTTCCATGATTGTACGATGTAGAACAGACAAGAGTACAATCAATGAATCAGAAATTAAACTTTCACACTGTAAATTTTCAGACCTGATTCTTTCTGATATGAAACAATCAGTGATTCTTAATAATGACACTGACCTGGGAAATGTCATTCAATGTACTATGACAAATTGTACACTTTTCAAAGGTAATGTCACTGACTCTTCCATGTCTCAATCATTTGGTGAGAGTATAGTCGTGACAGGTTGTAATACCACAGACTGTATCATCACAGGAAGTATCATAAACACAAGTGACGTCATAAATTGTATGTTGGACCATGATCTGATAGAAATGTCCAACATGGATTATTCTGATCTGATAGATTCGGACGTGATTAAATCAGTTATCAAAGATTCTTACATTTACAAAGATAAATCAGAAGATGTGTTATTGATGACATGCAAATTGGACCATTGTCAGATCTCTGATCACTATCTACAAAATTGTATGATATCTGACTCAATATCAAGGAACAAACAAAACTCAGAAGATATACCAAGACAGCCCAACGTGGAAAATTCCACGTTGATATTTTGCGTACTGATCAATTGTCCATTGAATAAATGTATCGGTGACACACCTGTCACGTACATTGATGATCTGATCTCAGACAGATTCGATCCTGACAGAGAATTAAGATTTAATTCGTACCGGGAAATGTTCATCGAGTTACCTAATGATATATGGGCCGAACCATTTTATTTCATGCTGGAAAAAATGAACACAATCTGATCATGTATCAAAAAAGAAAAAACAATTTATTTTTTTTTAATATCTCATATAATGGATGAAATCATAGATAAGATGCGGTCCATGAACACCGAAGATTCAAAACGAATGATTGAAAACCAAATACTGTCAAACATTACTTTTGACAATAAAGTATTTTATAATTGTACGTTGACAGATTGTGTTCTGTCAACCTGTGTGCTGTCAGTGTGTAAAATAAATCATTGTGAGTTCATAAGTTGTACAGTAGTAGAAAGTGAATGTAATAATTCGAAGGCCAATGACTGTCTTTTTGAAGATGGTACTTATGACTCGACCATGTTCTACGAGAGTGTGGTCGAACAAAGTAAATGTGCAGACTGTACTTTTGATAATTCAAAACTTAAACAATGTACCTTGTCAAAAATTAACTGTGATAATTCCGTGATTCAGAAATCACTGGTCTCTGACTCTTGTGTGAAAAAATCAAAAGTGGAAAAAAGTAAGTTGTACACTTGTCAAATTTTCCATACTTCTAAAATCTCTTCGGAGAAAAAACCATCAACAAGTTGTGTCGTGGAAGACAGTGTCGTGGAATACTCTGAATTGACAGACGTGATAATAAAGGAAAGTACATGTATCACGTCCGAACTTTTTAGTTGTGAGATGGAAATGTGTTCGGTCAAAGAATCAGAGGTCGCTGATTCTGATTTTAAAAACGTCATCATAGAACATTGTAAATTGAAAAAGAGTAACGTTGTCAAATCAACAATCTCTGGTTCTGAAATAAATGGTTCTGACATTGATGATTCTAATATTGACAATTCTGATTGTGACGACCTGGTCTTGGACACGTGTAAAATACAAAATGGAACAATAGAGTCATCAGAACTGAACTGGTGTAATTTGTTTATCGAGACAATAAAAAATAGCATACTTAAAAATTCCACCGTGGACGAGACCGTTTTGAACATGTGTACGGTGTCGACGTCTAAACTGATTTCTTCACAACTGTCAAAATGTAATCTGACAACATGCGAGACATCAGGAGAGATATGTGACTCGTGTCTGATGTCGTGTGCAATAAAGAAATCTGATCTGTCATCGTGTGTTGTCAAGGATTCATCAGTGGAGGAATCTAATTTGACCAGTTCTGAACTACTGAGATGTGTCATGGAAATCAAAGTGATGGAACAATCAACCTTGACTGACTGTGTCAAGGTTGATTGTATTTTTGACACGATCCCCAAATGGCAAAAAGAAAAGTTGTTCCCAGAACAATAAAAAAATAGAATTTTTATATACATACGTCATTAATTATAAAACACATTTGTGTACAATGGCCGTTTTCATCCCGGATCCAAAATATCCGAATGACCGAGATCTTGATGATGTTGCGTTTCCAAATATAATGTGTAATGTCATATCAGTATCAGAGTTAACAGATAATACCACTACCATATTATTTGCAAGTATGACAAACACACATGCTCCGACTTTTTTGCGTATGATATTTCATGTGGCATTTCCGTTACGTACTAAAAAATTTGTGATCACAAAAACAGGAACCTTGTTCGGAGGGATGGGAAAAGATGAAGGAAATTTACTGGTGGTCGGGTTATCCAAAGGAGAATGGAAACATGCCAAAGATCTTATATGCTTTTGTACAAAACTTCAGGGGGTATATTTGATGCCTAATACAGAAAGTAATCAAGAGGCCGAGGATGCTTTGAATGTTAAACCACATATCACGATGCTGTTTAAACATCATGATTGTATAGACACAGAGACCAGTGTGGATTTTCATGAAGGTGTCAGTGACGCATGGAACATAAACACGCACATGAAACCGACCAGTATTGTACGAACTGTCATGTCAGGAATAGATGGGAAAATCAAAGGCAAGAGTAAAGAATACATCCGAGGAATATACACCGCGATGGGTGTTAAAATGCGTATTCTGACCTCCATGTACAACATCACAGAAGGTATATTCACCCATGACGTAAGTACATTACCTAAATATTATATATACACATCCGAACGAGAGTATTTTGACAATCAAGAATCTTCTGATGACGTGGATAAAATCATCAAAGATCAAATGGGCATTGAAAAAAACGAAACCCTGGTGTCCAAGAGAAAATTTTTGAATAGATTCGGAACAATGTTGGCAATACTAGGAACACAAAAAGGTCAAGAGAATAGAACCTTTGTTGTCTCGACTCCTGATTACTGGAAATTGTATTTTAACATCCATTGGAATTTCTCTCCGTTTTGTGTGTTCCCGGAAATATTTCCCCAAGATGAAACTTCATCGGATTCCGATTAAAAAAAAGAAAAAACATTAATTTTTGTTTAATATAATATAAGATTGAATAGTGTAATAAGAAGACCGAGTTTGTTATAATGACAGAGACCACCGAGTTTGTTATAATGACAGAGTCAGAAGAGGCAACAGAGTCAGAAGAGACAACAGAGTCAGAAGAGACAACAGAGTCAGAAGAGACAACAGAGTCAGAAGAGACAACAGAGTCAGAAGAGACAACAGAGTCAGAAGAGACAACAGAGTCAGAAGAGACAACAGAGTCAGAAGAGACAACAGAGTCAGAAGAGACAACAGAGTCAGATCTTGACATTGATCTTGTAAGTGACACCACTCTCGACCTTGTAAGTGACACCACTCTCGACCTTGATCTCATGACCGCTCTTGGTGACAACACTCTTGACCTTAGTGACTTACATCTTTTGTTGTTCACGACCAAGACAACAAAGCATGCTCCTTTATTCATCAGTGGATATCACACCTTTAATAAAAAGGAGAACATGTCCAGACTACAATTAAATGATTCGGTACATGTTTTTAATCAGAACGAAACCGACAAAACATATCTCATGGTACATTATGTTGATTCTCCGATGACAACAGACGACTGGGATTTCTTGTTCTGTAGGTTAAATAATTGTATTGTTATTTATTTGTTTGACGAAGACTCTGATCATGCCGACAGGGATTACTTAAATGAATGTGGTGCGAAATATAACAAGAACAAGGTAAAGATTCATAAGTTCATTGGAAAGTCTAGTATTCCATTGCTACAGATGAATCAGGCCAAACGTAAGGCAAGGCATGATTCAGAAACATTCATTGACTACGTCAATAAAGGTCAGGCCTTGAAAATACTGAAGGCAATTGTGAAATTTCAAGATCTTGTGGAAATTCCACAAGTCCATACGTACTGTGTGTATTTATTTAAATACATTTCTGGAATCATTGATTCCAAATATCACCAGAGATATTCGCCTACTGAAACAAGAGAAGATTTTAACAGTGACCTGAGTGTACTGGATTTCGACTCCACGTATCAAGCAGACATCAAGATATTTCCCAGTACAAAATATAATGTCTTGGGATATTTAATGAATTGGGCGATCAATGGAGACCTGTACAAAAAAGGATGTATGCATGCCAATTATGTACGTCAGGAATATGACGATACACTGCGACTCCCAACGACAACATCGAGACATCTCCATAATTATAATATGAAAAAATGTATGATGATATTGTCGGCATGTCTTAAGATTACCAGTGTACATTTACAGCATACACTGGCGACGTACAGTAGACATATCAGTATATCCGAAGTGTACGTCATCACACCCGATTACTGGAAAAATTGAAATACCTTACGAGTTGATCAATATACACTAAAAAATTTACTGAAATATAAAGGTAAATAATTGGTGCGCATGACAATATAAACAACTTTATTGACTTGCTGTTTTCAGAATGTCTTTGATAATGATATCTCTGAACGAACTTATAATGCTACGTTCTCATTTGGATAGACCAGACCCTGGAGGAGAAGACCCTGGAGGAGAAGACCCTGGAGGAGCAGACCCTGGAGGAGCAGACCCTGGAGGAGCAGACCCTGGAGGAGCAGACCCTGGAGGAGCAGACCCTGGAGGAGCAGACCCTGGAGGAGCAGACCCTGGAGGAGAAGACCCTGGAGGAGAAGACCCTGGAGGAGAAGACCCTGGAGGAGAAGACCCTGGAGGAGAAGACCCTGGAGGAGAAGACCCTGGAGGAGAAGACCCTGGAGGAGCAGACCCTGGAGGAGCAGACCCTGTCGTATTCATATGTTCATATGTTTAAGATACTCACACACATAGTCTCAATTGTAAATCACACACACACATACATAGTCTCAGTTGTAAATCTCACACACATACATACATATGTAAATACATATATTTGTAAATTAAATACATCCAATTAATGTCAGTTCACTTGTCTGACAATCACTGAATATCGATCTTGGGTGGCTCGGTGTTTTTCATAAATTCCGAGCCAAACAAGATAAGGTATCTTTCGGAGATTGTCCACAAGTGTACCGACATCTATTTTGATGATATTTTTCGTGTATCTGTAGTAATTTCATTGTATAACTTAGTAATTTCATTGTATAACTTAGTAATTTCATTGTATAACTTAGTAATTTCATTGTATAACTTAGTAATTTCATTGTATAACTTAGTAATTTCATTGTATAACTTAGTAATTTCATTGTATAACTTAGTAATTTCATTGTATAACTTAGTAATTTCATTGTATAACTTAGTAATTTCATTAATGTACATGTCATGTTAAACATTTTTGATATTTAGAAAGTACCGGCCTTTTGTCAAAAGGCCGAGCGTTCTGTGTAATAGGTAAGTACCTAATACAGAAAGAACGAATATACTTCCTAAATATTAGGATTGTTTTTACATGCACATGCTACATGTTCATGGTGTATATATTATTATGTTGTCTGTCATAAAAAAACAAAAAAGCCCTTCCTGTTGTGTCAATTTCCCATATAATACACACCTTCCCTCCCGTTCCCGTATCCCACCAAAAACATTTTTTATATACCCTAATATATAACACCCCCTACCCCGTCTTTTTTTATTGTTAAAACATAAAAAATATGTTTAACTAACCATGACCTGAATAATGGCTCGTGAAAACGATTTCACAAAAATTCAAATTTCACCAGAGGTGATCAGAGACACCACCACAGTGTTGTTTTTCACAAAAATAGAATATGCTCCGTACTTGTTTCTTGAATCTTGTTTACACTCAGAATTAAACAAATCATCATCAGAATGTATTTTTTACACCAGACGAAGTCATATTTGTAACTCTATATGTTCTTATAATCATATCGGGTCGAATGGTGGTATGCTACTAGGAGTAGCCATACACAAGTTTGCTGAATGGAAAAATATAAAAACTTACATGACAAAATTTCCTAATGCAAACGCACTTTGTATAATGCCGTACGAAGAATATGCTCTCAGTGACATAGATCCTATGTCTTTCAATGTGTACGTGATAATTGAAAACATGACTCAGTTGAAAACACCTGAATGTACCGAAGGATTTAACGCATGTTGGGAGTTGGATAATAATCAAAATTTAATTTACTCAATCGGCACTCTCATACAGAAATTAAAAACAATGACCGAAAACAAAAGTCCAGACTATATTCTGGGATTATATAATGGGATGGGAATTAAATTATTACAATCTGCGAATGCAAGAAACCCGCAAATAAATAAATTCAATTCAAATTCTTTGTTATGTTTTGAAAGTTTAAAACACTCTGTTAACTCGTTCACCGATCACGATTCATTGACTGAATTATTAATCACAAAAATATTTCAAGGAGATTATCATCTGAACACACAACTTTTGATATCTGCTATGGCATCTGTGTTATCAATAATAGGTACCATGAAATCAAAAACTCCAGGGAACCCTACGTTCGTGGCATGTCTGGATTTTTGGAAAGTAGGATTCAACATCAATGATATTATTAATTGAAATATAAACATTTATAACAGACAACAGATACAGACTTAACCACAGGAGATATCAAAAACATGGCTGACAAAAATGAGTTATTGGTGGATCTCTTGAAGACACTGATGAAAAACATCAGTGATCTGCGAGAGTTTGACAATGACTCATTGTCAGTTTCCTCTGTTTCATCATTGGGGGATTCAGAGTGTGATGAACATAATGATGATGAAACAGAGGAAACTGACAACATATACGACCCCTCTGATTCCTGGCCTCCGGGTTCTTCAGACTCTCATGTTAAATACGACTGCTTTGTGTTACCAGATCTTGAAACCGGTATCATAGACACCCACGACCATATCACGCGTGAACATACCATCATAGACATAGACATAGACATAGATGACATTTAAAACCACGACACTGTAGTAAACACGACCACTGTAGTAAACACGACACTGTAGTAAACACGACACACTTGATCATGACAAAGTAAAACATAAAAATCAATAACTTTTTTTTAATCACATATTATTATGGATCTACCACATATGTGCCCTGACCAGTCAGATGACATCGTTTACTACGACGGCGATGACGTTGTGTTTGAACGAAAATGTCGTAAGTTTTTTAATAAACCATATTCATCATTTCTTGATGTTACCACTGTTGTTTTTTCCAGTGACAGAGATCAATCTAATAATCTAATACTTTCATTGTTGTACAACAGTGTTTATCCGTCACTATGTTGTAAGTTTTTTCCAAATATGAAAGGAAGTCATAAACAACCAGAAATTTATAATAACATTGGCAAAGATACAGGGGCCCTTCTTAATGTACTTGTATATGATCCAGACGATTGGCCATTTATAAAAACAGTCGTGAACATGTTACCTAAAGTGAAGTTGGTCGTGGCCATCATGAACGAGGAACTCAACAAAATTTGGAACGAGTCTTTGAACAAGTTGAACATTCCAAATTTTGTTGTTTATGTAAAAGTTGAACAACTAAACGAACTGAGTTTACCTGATTTGTTTACCGGCGTCGACCATAGTTGGCCTATAGAATGGGATTATAATTATAATGAGACAATAGACAAATCTTTGACCATGTTAGAAGATAAAATAAAAAACAAAAGCCCAGGATTCATATTAGGATTATACGTGGGCATGTCCATAAAAATGATGCTCCACTTGTCAAGCAATAAAGTCAACAGAGCTTACGTGTACAAACAATTACCGGGGATTTTACCCACTGATCAATGTCTTGACACTCTTGAGTTTGATTTACCTGTTGGTATCAAATATGAAAACTCTCTGATGACGGACTTACATCTGTTGGATGAAACCAGACCTTTTTACAAACAAAAAAAGTTTTCTGTCATGTTGTCCACGCTAGGAACACTTAAATCAAAAGAAAAAGGTATGCCTATTTATGTGTTCACCCATGATTTCTGGAAGTTAAGATGTAACTTGATAGATTTTGTTTGACATGTCGGATGAAAAGTGATATTAAAAAAAATTATCTTTTTTTATGTTTAAAAACATCATGTATTAAATAAATAATCACCCATGTTTATTATTTAACAAGTGAGTGTTTTCTGATACATCTTCTTGTGACATGTCACTTGCTTCTGTGATGTATGATCGTACCAGACTTACAAAAATAAAAGTCCAGATGATAATATTCATGATAACGTTTTATTAGTAGATATTTTTTATTAGTAGATATTTTATTATAATTTAAGTTTTCAGAATCTTACTCAAGATACATCTGATCAATAGAACATTTTTTTAATCATGGGAAATAACTTGGGTCAGACAAGGTCAGACAAACATTATCAATGTGGTAACACATACACATATAAAATAATGAGGCATAGGAACCGACATCAGATACATTCTCATTTAATTATAAAAACATAAAAAACAATACCATAAAGAACTTTATCAGAACACATAAAATCATGGACATTTTTGATGACAGTAAGATATCATTCAGTAACTTACGTCTGAAAAACGTAAGATGTAACATATTGAAACAAACTACCACGGTCGTGTTCACGTCAGAACACAGAACTTTTACAAAAAAGTTCACGACGTCCATGTTTTATTCTACTGTCAGACCAGAAACAATATGTACATTTCATGTACCGGATCTGACAGTCGGAGAATTAGAAGTGTACAAATACACAGGTATGACAAAAGGTAACATGTTGGTCGTGACAATGGAAGGGGCCGGGATGTGGGAGCACACCAAAGATCTTGTGGATGAACTACCTAATCTGAAGTTGATTGCCAGGATGGTGTCATTGCCAGACTGGGTCAAGATCAAGGACCGTGATCATCCCAGGCCGGACCTGACCAGGACTTATATAAGTGTCCAGAATCTAGGTGACATGGGTTCTCAAGATTTTTTCATTGGTATGACCATGGTACCTCAGATTGACAAAGAAGACACGGTCCTGGAGATCTTGGAAAAGCTAAGGAAAGAGTCCGAGGGGAAAGGAAAAGACATGATCCTTGGAATGTACAACGGAGCCGGGGCTCAACTAGGAATCAAGTCAAAACTTCTTCCTTACAGTTCTGTCGTGGACTTTTCATACGAACAAGGAATCCTTGGGATGTCAAACTATCAAAAATCTCCAGATTTATACAACAGAGACACAGAAGAAATTACCGTGATGAAACAATTCAACCATACCACAGGTTGTTGTCCAGGAGGACCTGGTTGTCCAGGAGGACCTCTGGGAGGAAAACCCTCCTGGAAGAAAATCATGGAACCTCAGGTCATGTTAGAAACTGCAGGGATGTTATCGGTCATGGGTTCTATCAGGACAGAAAGACCAGGGGAACCTACTTATGTGCTCACTCCTGATTACTGGAAGATAAAAAATACCCTGAGAGTGTTCAAATGACCCGGAGGAATGACCCGGAGGAATGACCCGGAGGAATGACCTCCAAAGGAATATACTTTTTTTAAAAAAGAAAAATACTTGTTAATTATTAAGGTTTTTACCACTTACATACAAGACCCGACAAGATCACCACTGACAAGACAAGATGGCCACTGACAAGACCACACTGACAAGACCACCACTGAGATCTCAGTACACTGTCGGAGAGTTCACCAAGAAGTTTTTCCCAGAAAATCACCAGGAGGATCATGGAGGTGACTCTGGGTCATATCTTCGGGATCTTCTTGATGATCCTGTAAGTAACACAGAGCTCCTGGAAGTCACCACGGTCATTTTCACTTCGGTCTACGGTTCTTACACGAATTCCCTGGTCAAGTCCATGGGATACACCAAGAAAACGGCTACTTCTCTGCTCAACTTTGTGCCGAGGCCTGTCGGTGCCAGACAACATGACATTTACAAAGGACTAGGATACGACGGGAAGTCTCTGATGGTCGTCGGAATCGACAATCCTGCTAACTGGTACAGACTTGACCCGTTCATTGACTTCCTGATCAATTTCAAGCAGGTCTTTTGTATGATCTCGATGGAACACTGGGTAACATGTGGTTCTCAATGTCCAGTTTCTGTCCGAGGTCACTTCATGAAGGTGTTTGTGGATGTTCACAACAACCAAGAGTGTAACAACCCTGACTTTGTCGGAGGACTCAGGGACTCTGATACATTCTGGGATAAAATCAACCCAGCTGGTCCAGACGTCTCAGCAATGATTGACACGACAATGGAGCTCTTGAAAGATCTGGAACATGGTATTCAGACAGACACCCAGATCCGTGATTCCTTCGTACCGGGTCAGGTCAGGAGATCTCCTGCTTACGTGTCAGGAATCTACAACGGACTGGCTTCTTGTTTCATGAGAGGGTCGAGTCTCAGTCGTTCCCAGGGAGTGTTCCCCGATGACATGATACATCCTTCCTGTAGAGACACCACAGGACCTCGGTCGTTCGGAGAAGATTTTGATGACTATGATCATGATCACATGCTCCTGGATTACACCCACATGACCATGGAACGATTCGGTTCTTTTCTTGGGTCACTGGATTCTTACAACAATCTCAAAGCAGGCAAAAACCCGGTGTTTGTGTTCGGGACCGACTTCTGGAAACTGAAATGTGTACTGACTGTCCTGGAAAGTCACTGCCCTACCGACTTCATGACCGGTCAGTTTGATGAGGATGGCATTTATGAACGGGACCGAGTGACTCCAGAGTCAGATTTCATTTGCCAGTGTCTTGATTGTATCGGGTCAGATGATTACCAAGAGCATCAGGATAACAATACCGACCACGAAGATGATTCTTCGTATGATTCTGAAGATTCCGGACCTTGTATGGCCAGTCCTGAAAACTGTGTCTGTGGAAAGGCCCGCCAGGAGACAGAGACCGAAGAATTCAAGGACGCTTCTGATCAATGGACCGACTCTTCTGTGTCTGATCAGGAAGGAGCCAGAGGAAGTCCTCCTTCAAAGAAGCCCGCTTACGACACCGCAGGACTTGAAAAGACCTGGTTCTGATCATCATTTGAGAAACCATTATTCTGATAATGGAAATTTTATTATATTTTTATAAAAGTCATACGTACATACATAATTGTGTCAAGGTTCTTTTTACAGAAAGTAAAACCAGCCAGTAAAAACCAGAAAGAAAATGTTGTGCAAGTACAGTAACATTCTTGTCAGGGACGAGCCTATTGACAGTCGGCCTTTTCCAACTGCCACTGAGCACGATCTGACCAGGTACACTGATTACCCTGGTCTGTTCAATAACGAGGTAAACACAAGAGATCTGGAGAGAACAAGTACTCTTGTACTCAGTTCCAAATACCATACGTACACAAGAGAATTTATCATGTCAATGATTACTTCTTGTGTGACAGAGTCTGCCACGTGTATCGTGGAATACATCGGAGTTGATCCCAAGGAGGCCAAGGTCTACAGACGACTAGGAAAGGGAGGTGGTAACATGCTGGTTGTCGGTGTCGAGAAGGATGCTGACTGGACATCACCTGCTATCAATCGGTTTGTCAATGAACTTCCTTCTGTCAAGCACGTTGTCATGATGATGTCTTCAGATCATTACAAGACAGTGGGTGTTCCGGTCCTGGACCGATCAGACATTGTTCAGGTGTATGTCTCTGCCACTTGTGTGATGCACGGTCCTGTAAATAATAAAAGTTTCGTCGAGGGAACAGAAGCGGCCTGGCCTATTGCTTTCTCAAGTGGCGATTCAGTAGACCATGTGGTCTCGACCACATTTGAAATGTTGAATCAAAAGACCCTAGGACAAGACCCTATGTTTGCTCTAGGACTTTACAACAACCAAGGAGGTAATTTCAAGATGGAAGCATACGATCGTGATCAGGTCGGGATCGATAATTACTCTCACAACAACGGAATTTATGCCAATAATTTTGTTCAGGACAGTCCATTTGAGCAAAATAACTTCTTGGTTTATTACACTGTCCTGCAAGAGTGGAAGGGAGGAGTGTTGCGTGACAGTAAGATGGACTTTTGTGACATCTTCGGGACAATGTTGTCGATCAGAGGGTCGTATCTTTTCAGGGACGGACCTACCTGTTTTATTTTTACTCCTGATTACTGGAGGAACAGGTTGACCCTGGAAGAGTTTTTTTAAAAAAGAAAAAAGATGTTTTTTGTACATGTTGAAAAATGTTGGTAGAACACGTTGAATTTCCTGGTTTGATCAGGAGCGGACTCAACACTAATGTTTTAAACAACACAGAGATAGTGGTTTTCGGACCGGTCAAAAACATTTTTGTCCAAGGACTGATAAAGTCTGTTCTGTATCGTGCCAACAAACATGTTCATACCTTCATAGAAACACACGGGGAGGTCAACTATTATAAAAAAATAAAAATGTTGGTCATTGATGTCCTGACTCATAAACAGTGGATACTGATAAATTATCTGATACCAAAGTTACCGAATATAAAATTGATTTTGTCATTGATCCCGTCTGTACAACATAGGGGGAACCTCAGTCCAAGATATAACCCGGTCAAGGTAAGAAAAGAACTCTCTAGGGTATTCATCTTACATGACCGGATCACAGAATTCACAGACTTTTCTGATTTTCATTTTGGGATAGTGGACTCTTGGATCATGGACAGACATTGTACGGACACCCCTTGTATGCACAGACCTTGTATACATGGTCCGACCAGGGAGCCAGTAATTTTGTTTGACCGGGCCAAGAACATTGTAAGAACCGGCCAAGGGATGTACAGACTAGGATTGTACGTCGGAGTCGGAGCTCAGTTTAAACTGTTCCAGAACAAACCAGATGTCCCTGTTAAATTATCAGATTTTACTTTTGGTCCCGGGATATTTCCTGAAAACAATTCGGTCCTGGACAAGAACAAGTCTGTTCCTGAGGTCAATGATTTCATAAAAATGGTTGACCCGGGAGATCCAGAGTTCTTGGAAAAAATGGGTTCTTTATTTTCAGTGGTCGGATCTTACTTGTCGTACGAAGATAACATGACCGACCTGTTCACTCCGGATTTTTGGAGATGGAAGTTTGTACTGGACCGGGTCATGACCTCTGAAGTTTTTAATGAAAAATAACTTTATAATTAATAATTCTGTTTATCCGAACAATAAAAAATGGACAATAGAACTTCATTCAGAGTCTGGACCGAGAAGGTCTTACGAGATCGGGTTGATGACTTACGCTCGACCAGTACATTAATCTTTACCAGTACCAGGAACGTATGGACAGAAGACATGGTAAATACCATGATCACCCAGAAGGTCCAGAGTTCCATGTTTGCATGTATCATTCATCCGGACATGGTCGGCCAAGACATGACAATCATGAAACATCTTGGAGTAGGGAACGGAGACCTGACAATTGTAGGAATAAAATCATTTGTCAATTGGGTAGAGGTCAATGCGTTCACCAATGCATTGGCAGAGATATGTCCGGGACTTACCAAGATCATTTGTATGGTAAGTGTTCTTGACTGGACCCAGTGTCACAAACCTCTGATAGAAGAAAGGAAACACCAGACCAAGGTCTGGGTCAACATGCGTGGACGTAAACACGATGACCTTCTAGGGGAACAGTTCAACAAAGGAAAGTATGACACCCAGGGTCTTTACTCCAGGATCAAGACATCTCAGTCTGTCCCGGACATTATTAAACATGTGATGTACACCTTGGTCAGGGGTCATGATACTTCTGAGGAAGATCATAAAATGTACTGCCTGGGTGTTTACACAGGATTACTTGATCAGATCAAACACAGACATAACGTTCGTACGTTTGAAGAGAGGGCATGGGAATACAACCAGGAGAACCCGATGGTCTTGTACGAAAAGAAAAAAAAGAACCATGACAAGGCAATGAAAAATCTCATCGAGACCATGAGAGAACGACTCCTTGATGGTAAGACTCACACGGTCAACAAGTACACTCACGAGTACTGTACACCTGAGATGTTAGGTATTGCCCTTTCGGTCATTGGTTCTCTTTCACTGACTGACTCGGTACACGGACATGTATTTTCTTGTGATGTCTGGACCGACAAGACTTACATCAAAGAATTCATCTGAGAGAACTTGTCCTCTGGTCCGATGTTTTTTAACACAAGATCATGGTCATTGGAAAACCAAAAACCAAAACATATTTTTTTAACACTGAAGGTCATGATCATTGAAAAACCAAAACATATTTTTAGCAGGGGAAGGTCCCGACCATTGAAAAACTAAAATATATATTTTTTAACACTGAAGGTCCGACCATTGAAAAACTAAAAACATATTTTTTAACACCGGGAGGTCCCGACATTGAAAAACTAAAATATATATTTTTAACACTGAAGGTCTGACCATTGAAAAACTAAAAACATA